TCAAATTCACAGAAGTTTACCAGTTTCCAATCTTTTTTGAATGAATTTATGCTTTCACATGGTAGTTGCAAATGCCTTGAAAGCGAGGAGTTTTTAAAATTAAGAAAGGTGAAAACAGGTAAATTCTAGAATAAAGAGATTGCGCAATCCCCTATAAATAAGGGATTTTTATGAATACTGATAAAAGCATAATTTCTTCACTATTTTTTCAACCAACTTAATATCCACTCTACTGTCGGTTCATTCCAACCATTACCCATCATTGAATATCTTTTCGTATCACTTATTTTTCTTCCATTAAGCATTACATCTGTATATTCGTCCGGTAATCCCTGTAATCTTTCATATTCAATAGGTGTTAATTTTCGTGGTCTGCCATGATCCATGACTTTCTTTTCATGATATCCACCATTCACGCAAGTTAATGTGCAACATTTGAATTTTGGATTATAAATACGTCTATTCATCTCCATAGTATTAACCTTCAATTCTGCACAAACACGTTTGTTCATATCAATGATTTCAAAATCTTTTTTATAGAAATATTTCTCATTTACATTATTCTCCATCATATCTTGTAAAACTAATGGAGATTCTTCAGGCAATTCACCAAGTGAAATGTTTGTCCAATAATATCTTTCTCTCGACTGTGCGCTAAAAATTGCAGAGTCAACAAGTAAAGGATCAACGCCAATACATTCTGTCATTGTATTTAAATCCTCTTCTCTACTCGGTATTACATTTTCAAACATGAAATATTTAGGCTGAATTGCCTTAAGACATTCGATAGCCTTAAAGAAAATACCAGATTTTCCTTCAAGACCGTTGTTGACTTGTTTGTTTTCGATTCTAACCCTGCTCAAACTTTGGCAGCAAGTCGATACCAATAACAAATCAAATCCTTTAAATTGATTAAAATCCGCTTCATATAAATCACCATGATGTACCACAAACGGAAAATGTTGCTGAGAAACTGCTATAGCTTCAGGCAGAATCTCATATGTATGATACTCTTTCACTGGAATACCTAACTTTTGTAAAGCATATAACCCAGTTTCTACTCCTCCGCAAAGACTTAATACTCTAAGTCCATCATTGGAAGTTTTTCTTTCATTTGTATTGCTCAAATTGCCTTATTTTTCAAGGCTTGTACAAGCATATTATCTAGAATTACTCTTATTTCCTTTCATATGTAGTTAATTATCTGCTTCTTTCACGCAGCATTCATGACTACCGAATGAAAGAAAAATTTCAAATTATAAGTTTTCAACAAACTTCATCAGTTCTTTAACTTTACTATGCGGAACTGACACAGTTACTTCTTCATATAAATCAAGATGACTTAAATATTCGTTGATTTCATTCTGTTCTTCAACCCAATCAAGTCCATTTGATTCGTACAAATCACGTAAAGACCATTCAAGATAATCTCCATCGTGCGCAATATCTGCATTCTTTGCGTAATATTCATCTGTATAGGAATAATCTTGTACATCAACTTCTCCCATTACTTCACTGTGTTTCCCATCTAATTCACCACATGATATTTCTTCTGGGAATATATCCATTAATTTTTCATATGAAGATTTTTTGATCCAAATATTATCTTCATATGTTCCTCCTGAATAATATCCTTCAGCGAATAAATTTATATTAACTAATTCCATAACTATTTCCTCCTAAAATCCATACAATTCTTCATACCTTGGATCTACAAACAACTCTTCTTTCGGTCTCGGATCTCTCAAATCGCGACTATCTATTCTAAGGCGATTACCATAATATCCACTCCACGAACCACATCCTCTTACGTTTACATATCCATCGAAATAAATACGAATAATTTGATAAGCTGGCTTGTCACAACATTGCCAATAACTTATTCTGAAACAGTTGTCCTTATTTATATTCTCTAAATGTTCTGGTACGTAAGCCCAAATCTCACACTCATCATTTATTTGTTTTAATGTGTATCCTTCGTTAAGCATTTCATTGGCTTTTTCAATTCTTTCGTGTCTTATTTCATGTGCTAATGCCATTTCAGGTGTGTCAAATAATTCTCCACATTCAGAGCATTTGTATTTAATTACTTTCTCCATAATTACTTCACCACCGCTAAATTTCCACATTTCGGACATACTAAAAGTTTTCCAATAATGCCAACGCCATCAGGTGTAAAAATCTTATTTTCTAATCTTTCAGTACCATCTTGTTTTCCAACTTTATAAGCTGCTGATTTCATAATTGTCCTACATACAGGACATAACCTTGTCACTTCTGCCATTATTACATTACCACCTTATTCTCCACTCAGAATCTTTTATGTTATCCGTATAAACATTCCATTGCAATTATGCTTTTTAATAAAATCTGTAAAGAATGTCGATTCTGTATACTCATCTGCTTCTTTGCATTGGTCTTCATTCAAGACGCAAACACTGTTGTAAATATCTAAATATTTTTCACCAATATATTGTTCGTAATATCCAATGATATTGATAGTGAATGGCACATTGTTATAAAACAACAGTCTTTCACATGATACAAATTTGCCACTATCCTGTTCTTTCATATCTGGTGTATACAAAGTAAAGCAATAACCCATTTAAACATCACCTCACGTATTAAAACTCCTTAAATCTTATCCAAATAAACAACATATCCATACTGCATGGCATCATGATAATACCAAGCATAAGGACTGATCCCTTCATTCATAATTTCTGCCAGTTCATCTGCTTTTTCTTGATGACTATGCGCTTCATTTATCATGGCTATTTTCTGTGAGTCAAAATGAAGTTTGTCAACTCTACTCATATAATATCCATATAATTCAGATTCGCTTATGTATTTCTTTATCACCTTTAACATCTTTGGAATGTTATCTTTAAGGATCTGCTCATCTTTCAATTTTAATGGATATAAAATGTACACGTCTTTCTCACCTGGAGATGAAAGGATTCTTTCATACACTACATCTGATCGTAGACAATATTCACGTATTCTTTCTTCAAACGTCAACTTGCTTCACTCCTTTGTAATCATATCCAAAAATAACAATTCATCCCTCTTCAATGTAATGTCATAATCTTTCCACTTTTCAATAAGCTCTCTTGTATTAAAACCATGTGGAACTACTATTGCATAACCATGCGGAGTTTTATATGCTTGTATATCTGATAATGGAATACCAGAAAATATAATTACATCATGGACAAAATCATACATTAACGACTTGTCATCTACATCAAAATCAAACAACCACTTGCTCTCAGCTTTGTTTTCTGCTTGCTGTGCAACTGAAGCTAATGTACGATTCAGCTTTGTCATACTTGGTTTATCTCTAAGCAATCTAATAATAAGTTCTTCCCTTATCTTTTCTTCATTCCTAAAATTTACAGATCGATACAATCTTGTCTGTTCGCCAAGAACTCCATCTGCTGCAAACTTGTGAAATTCTTTGATTACTCTATCTTCATTTTCTTTGTATTCTAAGATAGTCTTTTCACGTTCCTTGAAGTTAGGTAGATCCTTATTGTCTTTATTTCTTGAACGAATTAGGTATACATACAAATTAGACATTGTTTTCACCCTCCTTTGTATTGGTATAACATGCAACATCTTTGATTCAGTTATCATCCATGACTTCACGAATATCATTAATGATACTTTTTACTGTTGAATAATTACCGCTAAAAGAAGTACCAGTTGTTTTTACTTCATATTTATATATATTTGATAATTTTACTGGATAATCTTGATACAGGACTGTACCCTTTGGAACTGATATATTAGAATACTCATCATGATAGTCCTCTTTAAGAACCTTTAACCATTTTTGACAACCTTTATTGTATGATTTGACCTTGGATTCGCTAAAAGATACTCTGAAATATTTATCTTCATCATAGATTATTCTTTTAAATTTATTTACAATAAGCAGCACACCATCTACAATTCTGTAGACATCTTGATATTCTGTGTTTGCCAATACTTCCATTTACTCTTCACCTACTTTCCATGCAGAACTTGCGTATAACAACGTATTATATGGCACAATATACTTCTCAGGTATATTCGCAAATGCTTCTATAACTTTATTGAACTCTTCTTTATCAGCTATGAAATCATCATAAACTTTTAATTCTGCTCTAAGTCCTCTCGAATCTTTCTTAATATTGTTCGTACTCATCTCTATAAAACTCCAATGCCTTAATTGTTATTTCCATCAATTCCTGCTGATTTTTTGCTTTCTTTTGATGCGCTTCTGTACTGCCGGAATTGGCTTTTAACCGATATATCCTACATTTAGCAGATTCAATAGCCCGTTCTACTAAATCGTATTCCGTATTATAATTCCGACAATCTTTACAAGAATCTGGATGACCGTCAGAGTTACATCTATCTGGTGGGACTAAATTATCTTGAAGTTCGTATCCCATGTTACACCTGTACATAATACTTATTCTCCATCCTCCAAAGTCTCAACATCAATACATAACATATCATGCAGATTCTTAACTTGTTCTTCCGTTGGTTTTTCCCATGACGTATAATCCGTGACAGTAAAAGTTATTGCTCCGCCACATAATTTAATTCTTGCAATTGTTTTTGGTTTAAAAATTTTTGCGACATCATCTTCTTTATCGTAGATATTTAAACCTGTTGATTTAGAAATGCTTCCAACGTATCTATTTACAGAATCTTTTTCTTCTTTTATTGCTTCTCTCATCGAATACTCAAATGCTCTTAATTCATCCTTCCCAAGCCAACGTTGCCATGCTCCACAATCATCACAATATAACCCTGTGTTATTACCTTTTACTTCTGTATGTAATGATGTGCTTCCACATTTTCTACAGCAATTCTTATACATAATTTCACCTCGTTTAGTAGTTAATTATAATCATAAGCAATATAATATCCATCATCTGACAGGTTTTTGAACCACTCAAACCTGCTTCTCATATCAATATTATCCACTTCTGTCCCATTCAAAATCATTTCACAATACGTTGATATGTCTGATGGTTTAATCAAATTAAGCTTATAGTCTTTTGAATCAATCCATTCTTCGTTTGGCAATTTCGGAAATGAAACACCTGTAGTATTTTCAAATAAATCACATACAAGACCTACATTATAATAACTATGAGATGTTTCATCCGAATCAATAAAATCAATTGAGAATTCGTCATAATAACAAGATCCAAACACTAAATACGATTCTCTTAATATTTTATAATCCTTAAACCATCTAAAGCCTAATCCCATTAATATCCTCCTTCCAAATGAAACAAAACTTTCAATCACTAATTATCAGAATCTAACACAATTTCATTATTGCACTGTGGACAAACGATAGTTTTATAATGCTTCTCACGTATTTCCATTCCGCATATACCAATTCCAGTACGAATATTCATATCTTCATCGTCAAAAGAAAACAAACATCCACAATCTTTACAGCGTATTTTATGTCTTGTTCCTTTTTCAATAATTTTGACCATAATTAAACCCCTATATGTTCAATGCGAAACGATTTACCTGATTTCGGTGATTCAAATATAATTGAAGTATCCTCGTCCATCATTGGTAAAACGCAACCAATTAGAAACTGTATTTTTCTTGCACAATTTAGACACACATCTTTCTCCTCAGAACCTATAGTTTTTGTTTTAATTAGAGGGTTGCCGTATCTGTCTCTTGCATAAGTATCTTTCTTAACAGGAAGACAATATTTATTTGTTGAAGCTTCTTTGCCACAAATATCACAATATTTTTTAATCATTTTCTACTCCTCCATCTTATCAATTGCTCTCTGCAAAGCATCGCAATATTTCTGTGCAGCTTCTTTGCTCAAAACTTTTACATTGCATGGAACAATAGCAGTTCCACAGTTATCAAAAATCCCAGCACCATCCCATGCCTTATAGAATTCAAAAACAGTACCAATATTTATATATTCATTGCCAGGATCAAACTGAAGAACAACTATATCGCCTTTATCTGGATGAATCTTTCTCAGCTTAATCATGTTCTTCTTAATAAACTTCTTTTTCTGTCTTTTGTTCATTCTATTTATTCTCCATTTGAAATATTGTTTTCATTCATCTTCCAATCCGATTAAATCCGCAAACATACTTAAGCCACCAATCATTGCATTCATTTCATCGCAACTACCATTCATACAAATATCATTTGCTACGCTTGATGCTGCAATTCCACAATTGAAATAGAAGTTATTGTCGTGATCGCAAGCTTTTAATCTTAATTCCAATTCTTCCACTGGAGTATCTGCATCTACTTTCATACTTTCTGTAATAATTCTATCTGCTTCTCTCACCATGTCATCATAAGACCATTTAGGATTTCCCATTATTACCACCTTATTCATAATCAATATACTTCCACTTAACTACATTCCCATATTCTGCGTAAAAGGGTTCATCTTCATTTAATGGATTAAACCATTCACCTGTGCTTAAATTCATATAAGCAACCATTAATGTGTCATATTTATCTGTTTTCACCAGAAGTTTATCTGAGAATTTGCCATGCTCAACTTCATAGTCTATAAATATTTCCGGCAAATTGTTTGGGTTGTTTTTTAAATCATGCCATTTATATCGTTCTTCTTTTTCTAACGCAGAAATTGCTTCTTCAATCGCATAATCTTCAGGATCTGGATAAACATACTGTTTTCCATAAGCCCAATACGGTGCGTCAATCAATTCTGCATAATCTTGCAAAGGACTTTGAATACCCTTAAGAAGACTAATTGTTTCTTTGATCTCCACTTTATCACTCCTTCTTTTTACATCCACATTCAGGAAAGAATCCTTTAATATCTCTAATATAATCCCAATATGAAGCCACACCACGCTCCAAATCATTAATCCAATTAATTAGTTCATGCAGTACATTAAAAAATTCTTCCTCTGTCTTAGGTCTATATGCATATCCTATATCGTAATCGTCATAATCACATATGGTTACATCAATTTCATATTTATTAATATAACTTGCAAAAGGTTCTTTATATGCCTGTAGTAATATCCAAGGTTGTCCACAAAACACACTTTTATCATCAAAGTGCAATAAACCTGTTACTGTTAGGTATTCGTGATAGTATTTCTTACTATTATTAAAATGTCTTTCTATATTCATTTATTATTTTCCTTATAATATACATCTATCTCAAAAACATAATATCCTTAATCTCTTCCCATGTTCTAGGACAATAATTGATCCAATCCATCATCGCACCGACATTATAAGCATAAGGAAGATTCTTGAATTTCTTCACTTCTTTATTCTCTATATTCAATTGTCTTACTTTATATCTGAGCTTTTCCAGAGATTCCTGATAGATGTCATCATCGAAATTACCATGTGTGTGACCATAGAGAAGAACTGTATCTTTATAACAACCATTCCACGAAAAGATAGGATAATGTGAAAGAACAATCTTCTGATTAATTCCTTTATGACTATCCGTAAGTTCAAAATAATCAACAACTGAATCAAATAACTGTTTTACCCTATAATCTTTCAAACCGGATTCGTCATGGTTCCCCACTATTAAAATTTTTCTTGATTTGAGTCTTGAAATTACAGAACATACATATTCATTGTCCTTATTGCTTCCAAGTCTCCCAATATCTCCAAGAATAAATGTTGTGTCGTTATTATGAACAACTGAATTCCAGTTCTTCACAAGAATTTCATCATGATCTAAAGTGCGATGTTCAAAAGAGTTTGTGCAGCCAATATGTAAATCTGCAATATATCTATACATCTTTGTTTTCTCCTAAAATTCTTCCTCTAAATGCATTCCAACCATCGTCATAACCGTCACAGTATTCGTCCAAATAATATTCATTATGTTCTTCTTCTAGCAGTTCTTTTAATGGACACCATTCCGGTTTGTTTTGACAATAACCGCCATCACACTGAATATCTCTGAATAAATCTTTATCATTTTCGTCAGACACAACCAAACAATGAGCGGCAATACCCTCATCATGCTCGAAACAAAACATGCAGTCCAAACATGTTTCTGGCGTGTCCATAACTAATACTGACTTGCTCATACTTTACAATCCTCTCTAAATACTTCATCACAATAGTTAGTTAATATACATTCATTTGCAACCTGCGCAGCAAGTCTTGATACCATTCTCAATGACTCTCTGATAATAGTTCCATTCGGAGTTCTATGATTATCCACATAACTTGAATAGAAATCACGTCCCATTGTTTTATCATTTTCTTTTCGCAAGTTATATTCTTGTGCATACTTAATCTCATCTTTCGCAAGATATAATGACTTAATCATGTAATCTATTTTATTTAGCTGATCCACGCCTATCACCTCCACTAATGAAACACGGCTTTCATCTGTTTAATTTCTATCTTCTACCGAAATAATCATATCTATGTTCGTTAGAATTTGTCTGATGTTCCAAGGTTCTCCATGAAATTCTTTATCTACGCCAACAAATCTTTCTACAAGATCTCTAATCGGTACTGTTTTATTTTCGTCAAGCATTTTCTTTTCATAAAACATATCAACGTCTGTATTTTCATACAGTCCAGTTGACATTAGATAATCAATGATTTCTTCGTTTTTCATAATTGTTATTCTCCATCTTCTTCACAAAGACCGTTTTCTATAGCCCATTTTTTATTAAGATCCATAAGTTTATCAACCGTCATATCATCTTCTCCAAGATATAACACTTCGATGTCACCAAATCTTTTTGTAAATTCTTCAATTCTTTCTGGTCTTCTTTCGTATAAATCGCTTTTTGCAAAATATTTACAGGAACAAAGATGACTTGCCAAGCATTCACCTGTTTCTGCTATAAGATAATACATTCCATCGATACTATCTGTTCCATTAGCTGCTCCTGACATCACATATAACTTCATATTTTTATCCTCCGATATTCATTTATTCTCTATTTTTGTACACTACAGGACAATATACAATTGTCTTTCCTGCTTTCTGTGCTTTGCGAATTGTAGACCACACACCACCAGATTTAATTCCATATATCTCCATCTTTTATATCATCATGCGTTTCTCCGTCAGAATAGTAAATATTCCATCTTCCAAAGATATCTTCTAATTCATCAACATCAATTTTGTATTCATTACAGTGTGTTATAGCAATTGATTTCCTGTCTCCAAAATTCATCACATCCGTAGCACATCGAATATATAAATCTTTCAAATCAAGCGTCCCGTATCTTAATGTGTCCTGGAATGGATTCGGAACATTTGTCTTATCATACATTGACTTATTTATTCGATTCTTGCGACATTCAGATGGAAATTGTCCTGCTCCATGCCTTGTTAAATATGTTCTTGACACATAACATGTCTCAATGTTAATATCATCGTCCCATTTCACATTTTCAATTATTTTCTTTGGATTTTTTATTCCTGTGTTAGAAGGTGTAAGATGTGGATAATATTTCAGATTATTTTGATCAAGTAAAAGACCTTGTGCAGCTTCAAATACTATATTCTCGTACTCATTGAGAAAACATTCATCAGAAATCGTTGTTGCTACTTCGTTCATAAAATCCCAATCTTCTAAATAATGATCGTAAATTCCTGAATCATTGAACAAATCTTCCCATTTCTTAGTTAAAACAATTCCTTCTCTATCGAAAATTTTTAAGTAATAATCTCGGATATAATCGGAGACATACAAAGTAGTTACTCCGGCTTTATATCTTTTGATTGTCTCATAAATTCCAAGACCACAACTCCCATGCTTATTCTTCCCACGATTCTCTTCTATAATTTGATTAGCCATCATATCATATGGAGTTGTTACCATACAGTTTTGATTTATATAGATGTTCGGATAATATCCTAAATGTTTTAGTTCATTATATTCTTGTCTGAAAATAATCGGATTGCAGATAAAATCCTCTGATAGATATGTACTTGCCCCATTAAAAGTTCCAGATCCAAAATGATGAAAGACATGTCTGATTCCAGTTGAGGTAACTACAGTATGTCCTCTTTGCGCTCCACCATTAGAACACACAACAATACTATTCGGTTTTTGCGAGAAATAATCTGCCATAAGACCTTTTCCTTCGTCGCCCATGTTTCCGCCAATCATCATAAATGGTAACATTGCACTCATATTATTGTTTGAATTAGCCATACCCATTGCATTGCTATCGTTTCCATTCATCATCTGAGAAAGCATCATATATTTAAAGATATTGTTTTTACCTTTTTTACCTTTTACTGCGTCATTTCCGAACATTGAAACAATCTTTCCATAGAAATATGTATTACCCATAAACACATGTCTTTCAGGAAGAATTGTGTCAATTGTGGAATCTTCGTAATTTATCACAGTAATTTTATTCTTTTCTGCTTCAATAACACATTTTGGTTTCCCATTTACAAGGATAATGTCTCCTTCTGAAACTTTATTTGTAGGAATCACAAAGAAAAATTCCTCTCCAATGTTAAATACAAAGCTATCGCAATTTGTGAGTCTTCCGGTCTTTAAATTGTATGTTTTGTATCCACTAGATGTTTTTACTGCAATGTTGCCATTCATTGACAGTCTGCACATTCCATTTCCAACTTTTCCAAACATTCCATTTAATAAATTGTTCATTATATTCTTATCTCCTTTTCTTTTTTATATGTCATTCTTTAGGAGACGATTAGATTTGAAGCTAACCGCCTCCGACATATTAATTTAATTCAGCGAGCATTTTATCCAAATCTTCATCAGACATGTTCTCCAATGCTGCATCCTGTCGTTTTGCTTTAATCTCTAAAAGTCGCTGTTTCATCTCTGCATTTTTTCTAGCGTTTTCTCTTGTTTTCTTCTCTTCAAGTTTAATATTTACAATATATTTTACAATTTCAATCTTATTAGAAAGTTCTTCGTTCTCTTTGGATTTTGTTTCAAGAAGGCTTTCTTCTTCTGATTTTTTAGCTTCTGCATTCAATGTTTTAAACACTGAATCAAGATTTGTAAGAGATAAATCCCAAAGATCCTCTACCGAAATCATTCCTCTAAATGGGAATCTCATTTTATTGCGAGTTGCTGTTTCAAATAATTTTCCTGCTTCCATGATAATATTCTCCTTTACATTTAAAATTTAATTTTTAAAACTCTTTCTACATTACCAATTACTTTTACGATTACTTCAGCTCTTTTATCTGTTGCAAAACCAACTCCTGAAAGTTGGTCATCTGAATCCTCTACTCTCATTTTAGAACTAAGTGCTTCCATAACTTTTCTATGCTCATACAAATCTTGCACTAAAAACTCATTAAACATTCCAGACGGGTTTTCATCATTAATGCAATTTTTGAGCATAAAGAATACATGTCTATGTCCAGTTTTATTTTTAACATTCTCCCAATAATTAGGACTGTAACAGATCACACTTACTGGAACAAAATCGTTTGTTTTTATATTCCAAACTTCTTTTGATGAAACATTTGATGGGAGTAATTCTTTGATAGTGAATTTTCCATTTTCATAAGTTACTTCTGCTACATTTACATCTTCTCCACTTCTCATTGAATATGGATAATCAAACGAATAAGTCTGTCCGTCAAATTCAATCTCTGCTCTGAAACCATTTTTGACTGAACCACTAAACTGACGCACAAAAAACAGATACTTTCCATTTTTCATTGTATTTCTATTTACCCATGCAATATTTTCTACAGCTATATTTCTGCCAGGATGAATAATATCTACATCAAGTTTGCCATTTGTGTCTCTGTCAACTTTATGGCTATAATAAATTTCAGTACATGGAGTTTTACAATGTGCATCCAAATCACAATCATCTTCTCCACTTTCATTCCACTGTAAACTAAATCTCAAATCTCCTGTTACATTACCACCAGCAGCTTTAACTCTATCTCTCATGCTTGAATCTGTAAGATTTCCAGAATAAGCCCAACTAAAATTATTTCCCCATTTAAACATAGATTTAGAATCAATATTTTGTGGAGCAATAAGAGAAACTAAATTACTCAAATGTTTATTCTCTAAGTACAATTCAACCTCATTTGCTGTAGGTAAAATATCATTGATAAAACTATTAATAGTCACTTCTTCAACTTTTGAAAATTTCTTTGCATTTCCACCTCTTGCATTCTTCGCAAGTTCTCCAAAAATATCGTTTGCTCCACTGATTCTCTTTGCTGAATCTCTATTGCTGAACAAAATATCATTGACTGTAATATCATCAAGTGTTGCATATCTTCTTGATAAAGAATCCATATAACCTAATTCAACAATCTGCTTCTGAGCCTTTTCCAACATTGCCTTTGTGTAGATTGGTTTGCTTCTTTTATAATTAGTAGGTGCTACAATCTGTTCGTATTTCTTAACTGCTGTGTCAAGATCCATTCCTTCACTCACATTAATAAGAAGAGTTCCAATAGAATGATTTCTAATTCTACCAATAACCATTCCTACAGTTACAGATTTTTCCCATGCATACAATTCTTTTTCTACATCTGATGACAATTTTTCATATTCTTTCTTGTACTTCTTAAACTCTGTAAGTGCTGCTTTCCATTCTTCACCTTTGTAAAGAGTATTAGAATTAATAAGTTCAAGAATTGTATCAAGTGCTTCCATAGTAATTTCATCAAGTGAACGCTTAAATACGTTTCTTGTGTCTCTAAATTGTCCTTTCAATTCTTCATTTGATTTATTAGATGTATTTACAAATTTTCTAGGAAGTTCCAAGAAGAAATGATCCCAACGATAATGATCCCAACTATGATATTTTCCGTCAATTTCTTCAAAGTTATGGTCTGTTCCAATTCTAGAAAAACTTGTCGTATAAATATCTACAACAGTGTGAGATTTCACAAACGCATCAAGTGCATCACATACCGGCTGATAAGTAGTATCTCCAAGATTAAGTTCCCAAATTGTATGAATCTGATTATCTTTAATCACTACAGCATTTCCAATGTTTTTAATAAACTGCCTACAGCAGCTACAATCGTGTTCTCTTCGTTCTCTAAAAATATTGTTTGTTCCGAGAGGAAAACTATCAAGATATGTATTCCATAATTCATCTTTATCTACGTTTACCTCAAATAAATGTGTTGCTTCTTTCTGCATTTCATCAAAATGTTTCTGCAATTCCAGTTTGAATTTAACAAAATTATCCATAATCATTCTCCTTTACGTCTTTGTTATTTTCTTATTCTTAATCACATAATCCTAATTTTTTCATTGCTCTTTCCATTAAAACCTTTTCAAGTTTTTCTTGCACTTTGTCTTGAACTCTTTCAATAACATCATCTGTAATCGTTGCAGTAATGTCATCAGGATCAAGCAAATATTCATATGACGCATCCAGATCATCTTTTACACGATCAATAATTACATTAACAATACCTTTCTTTAATTCTTCTACATTATCCTCCCCAAGAAATCGGAAGAAAGGGTTATCTTTTATTCTATTTTCAATCTTTTCTTCTGTTGATTTCACAATTCATTACCTCACGAATTCATAGATATAATCATCACCAATTGTCTTGCATACATCAATTCTTCTGTTGTCAGATACACTTAATATACTATTATAACGTTTAATTGCAGCTGCAATGTTATTGGCTAATTTTCCTATAGTTTGACTTTTAATTTCTAAAATTGCAGATTCGCAAGAAATTTTCTTTTTATCTTCTTCAAATTCATTCAATGCAACAAGGATTCCACTGATTTCAGCTAGAGCCTGCCAAGCGTTAAAGCTATATTTTTCATAATCTTCCGGACTTTTGATAAGACAAAATATATTCTCAATATCTTTTTTAATGAGGAACAATGTTCTCTGATTCATTTCTTCTGTGGTCATCAATGTAATCTCCTTTCTATACTTTCCCTTAATGTATCTAAAACAAAGTTACAATTTTCATTATCCTCAAACCAGTTCTCAATTACTTCTTCCATTACTGTTCCCAAAGAACTAAAATCAATCTGTTTCTCAATCTGTTCTTTAATCTTTGATCGAATGATATAATCCAATTCTTCATCAGTGATTCTATTTGCAGCTTCCTGGAATCTTTCTGCAAGTGGCTTGAGTGATAAATAATCTTCTGTTTGCTTTCTCATAATTATTATTCTCTCCTTATCTGTGAATAGCTGCGCAATATTTGACCACCACATAGCCAATTTAATTACATTGTGTACATCGTGTAATATTTCTTATTATCAAACGAACTGTAGATATCTTTCACAACACTAACAGCTCTATCCATACTTCCATATGTAGCCATGTGGTATCGTTCGCCATAATATTTAGCATAGATATCTACATCTTGACTTCCTTTGAAACTTGTTGGCTCAATTGTAAGCACAACATTATCATAAGGAACGTCTATTGTTTTATCCTGGCTAATGATTCTCATATTAATTATTCTCCTTTTAGTCAATGGTAACTACAGTTCTCGCAGGAATTGTTACCTGTACAACCTGATTAAGCTTTAATATTTGTATTGGCTCTTCGTTTGAATAGTAGGAAGTTGGCATTTTTATATCTTGAGTGACAATCACATCATACTTATGAAGTTTTCCTTTTTCATCTATACAACATAATAAATTGATATTGGTTTTATATTGATATTTGCAAACATATCTATTGAAATGGATAGAATTGTTATCATAATGCCAATTACTAGAATCAATCGTATTGAGAAAAAATTCTTTGTTTCCTACTTTTATAGTTCTATTTTCTTCTTTCTCCCAATCTTCAGTATCAGACTTAACAATTATGTTTTTAACATCTTCTAAATCCATATGCTCCAATTCATTGAAATCAATGTCAAGCTCCACCATAATTATTCTCCTTTACGAATTCATACGTTCCATCTTTATACGACTTTATTCTCCAATCATCTTTTAAGTCTACTAACAATTTGTATCCATACTTCTTTAACCACTTTTTATTGATTCTTTTCTTCTTATGTTTTCGTCTCTGGATCGGTTTTGTAAGTAGAATACTGTATGCGTCTGGAACATTAGATGTATCAACCCCTAACGCTTTGAACAGATCTTCTTTATTAGTAATATTAGTGAACGACAATGTTGTTTCGCCTCTTTTAATATTCTCTACATTGCCAAGAATATCTTTTTCTTCAGTTACATTTGAAGTTAGATCAAGTTTATTTACATTATTTAATGCAAGAACATTGTTGCTATTTTTATCTTGAAAGAATAACGTTCCTGTTTTCAATTCGTACATAATTCTCTCCTTTTAATTAACTGACTCCCATTATGAGAGCCAGTTTAAATGAAACCAAAATTTCATCATGATTTTATCACTATATATTGTTTATACATGCGCTCTTATATACTATATATAGTATCAGCAGTACAACATATAGTGGTCATGTTTTATTTATTCTCTATATCTATACCATCTCTGGATTATCATCAAACATTTTGAGAAATTTCATCTCGTCTTCCTTATCGGAACACCACAGCTCAAGCTCATCACCATGCTCTCCGACTAACGCTGCAACAGCTACATACTGTGTTAACGCAGACTTGAGATTGAATTTATCTCCATACTGTGATGTAAGAGTTACATCACCTATACATTCGTTTACTACATTGAGGAATGTTTCTACGTCTTTAAGGTTTTTAATCTTCATTATTTTATTCTCTCCTTTTCATCCATCATTTTTCTAAATTCCCTGTACTTTCTTGTATATTCATAAGAATCCTTGAAAATATTTGTTACTGCTTTATACAGTTTAGGTTCATACTTCTTAATTACATCTAATTCATTCTCAAAATCTCTACCATAAGGGCAACCACAGCAACCTGTACGTTTTAATCGATATTCCGTATAACATTTGCTATGTATAATCCCATATGCTCTTTCGTAATCTTCTTTGTCTGAATCTTTGTACCAGAATAGAGGTCTATAATTGTCAATTTCGCTATTATCATCAAAGCAGGATTTGTACGCAGTTGCTCTTGCGCCACCTTCAGCTTTCCTTACTCCTATTATTTGCAAATCGAATAACTTGTCATTTATTCCACACTTCACAACATTATGAGCTACATCTTTCTTGGCGTACTTGCAACATTTATTTGAAATGTTAAATGTCGGAGGATTTGCAAGCATAAATTCTTTTAGCCATTTATTTCTTGTGATATTAAAACAACTTTTATCGCCTTTGTTGCAACACCACCATTCTAAGGCAGACTTGCATTTTGGATATTTCTTATATAATGTGTCGAAATCTTCATCTTCCCATTGAAAATTATGCTTTTGTAATCTTTGGATAAATTCACTGACTTGTTTTGACAAGAATGGTTGTCCATATTCCTTACAAGATGTAGGAATAGGTTTTATAGCCTTATAAGAATAAAATGTAATATCATATTTTTCTTCAAGATATTTCAAATGATCTTTTGTGGCTTGATATTCTAGTCCTGTATCAAACCACACATAATCTACTTTATTATCTTTGTCACATCTCCAAACGATATCTAACATTACATCACTGTCAGAACCGCCTGAAATTGAACAAATAATTTTCTTATACTTTGTGTTGTTAATAATTGCCCATGCACGAATCAAATTGTCACAAATCGTTTGATTCACAGGACAACCATTTAATAGTTCCTCGACAGAAGTTGCTTTAACAACTGTTGAATTAATTTTTTCATCTGCGCTAATCAAAATCTCTTGTATTTACAGAGATTGTACAATCTTATTTATCTAGAATTACCGTTTTGTTCCTTTCGTATTTGTTATAAATCATAGAAAACAAGCCACGTCTGGCAGGTCTATGAAAAAATTATTTTATTAGGCTATGTACATCTCACCTAACAATTACTTATTCTCTACTTCGACAAAAACCGAATGAAAAATTAATTTCATAATTAGAAGCACGTTCATTTTCGTACTTCTTGAGAGCATCCTTATCCCTAACTTCGTGAGGGTTGCGGTTTGTTCCAGAGTATTATATTCTGAATGCACAGGTTCAACTCATACGCTCATCGGTTGACTGAAGTGTTACCAACAGCCTCCACCTTTACCTTTTCACCATCTCAGGCTTTCGGTTCTTTTCACCGCATTAATCTTTTTTTATTATTTTATTTTCCATTCAAAATACGGAGTATATCTTCTACAGAAAAGATTGCAACATCTTTCCTTATATACAAACTTATTATTCTCAAACACACATTCTCTAACCATATGCTTTCCGCACATCGGACATTTCTTTGTGGTTTTACAATTTTTATTGCCAATTTTCACTTCATGCCCATGTAATTCATGCATAAATTAATCACCTCTATAGTATTTATTCTCTTATCTCAAACAATTTTTCTACAGCTTTCACACGCTTATTGTTATCAATTGTTCTTTTTACTTCTTGTTTCCAAATACAATCCCATCCTGAAGGTGCTTTATGCTCACTAACTAGAACAATATTCTTTTCACTCATTTTTTCAGCCCAATTCCAAAATCTATCATAATCAAAGTTTTTGCTTGTACCATATTGTTTTACTCCGTAATATGGAATATCACAGTAAAGTAAACAATCTACTTTGTCAGAATATAATTCTTCGTAATCTCCACATTGGAACTGAATGTCTTTTAACCGTGGAATTTGTTCTAATAAATTTCTTCTCGCTTCATCATAATAATTTCTTTCAGTTCCGGCTTTTGTATGTACAATGCCAGAGTATCCGCCATCGAAGAAACGTCCATTGTAACTTGCAAGAAAACCAACAGCTCCAATATACCAATATGGATATGTGGTTAAACCTTTATTAAAACATTCTCTTACATTTGAATAGTGTTCTTTTGTAATAAACTCTGGAAGTCTTTGAATCTGTTCTCGATTCTTGAACATTTCTATAAGATATTTATGATTATCAGATGCAATCTTCGTATCACATTGAATCTTATCAATAATATTACATCCGCCACAGAACGGTTCTATGTACGTTTTTATATCATAATCTTTTATTCTCTGTTGAATAATCGGAATTATATATTTCGATATTCGAGATTTTGATCCCATGTATTTCATTAATTACTTGGAGTAAGGAATTCCTTCTTGTGTACACGAACCTCGTCTCCTTTCTTTAATTTTATGTTGCACTTGCTAACATATTTTGGTTTATATATCATTCATAAACTCTTTTTCGACCAACTTCAAAAATGTCTTCATCTTTTTCAATACAAATATAATTCCTATTTGTATTCATAGCTGCAATTGCTGTGGTCATACTTCCGGCACATGAATCTAAAATAAGATCTCCAGGATTGGTATATGTTTTGATTAGTTCTTCAATCAAAGCAACTGGTTTTTGCGTACTATGACATGCTGATTTCTGAGTATCTTTTGCAAAAGTCCATATAGATTTCGGATACCTTTTAGTAGAATCATAATCAGTCCAGCCACTCTCACCATAATTTGTAGTATCTTTGGCAGTTACATGATGTGATGCTTTACTTACTTTTCTTTTATGTCCGTCTGTCATTTGTGGATGGTAAGTTGGAAGTTTTTTATAGAAAATACAGATATCCTCATGAGAACGTAGAGGCATTCTTTTAGCATTTAGAAATCCTGTCGGTTGTGTCTTCTCCCAAATAAGATTGTATTTCCAAAGCTTTTTATTACTTTCCATTAAATCTGCTGTGAACATCCCATTGGCAAATAAGATAATTGCGCCATTATCTTTAATAATTCTTTCATAATGATCCCATAAATCGTCAAATGGAATAACTGAATCCCATTTATTTCGTGAAGTTTGTCCATATGGAAGATCTGTTATAATTGCATCTATTGACTTATCATCAATGAACTGCATTTTATGTAGACAATCATCGTTGTATAGTTTATTAATTTCTATCATTTTTTATTGGAGCAAATCATGATTTATGCTGCAGCAAATCTCATACTCCTTGTTTTAATCTAATGAAAATTCAATTTCATAATATATTTATAACTATATATAGTGCAATTACTTAATTCACGCCACAGCATATAGCGCATATATTACCATATACTGTGGTTTCTACTATTAAATTATCAATATATCGAAGCTTTTAATACCAAAATCTAGTAATAGTTGTTGTTTCAGACCACAAGCTAAATGTTTCATTTTCACCGTATGATCTTACCGTTACGGTTGCATCATCCATGCCATCAGCAAAAAATTCATCTGTGTAATTTGTTGCATAGAATGATGTATATGTTGTATCGAACTCTTTATAAGAACCATCCGTTTTTGTAACTCTTACTTTATATGATGTAGCATTTTCTACTTCATTCCAATTTGTTGAGAACGCTGCATAATTGAAATATCTTGATGTACTCTTAAAATATGTAGCGTAATTTACAGTTGGCTTATCAAGAATACACTTTTCAATCCAATTTTTCGCAGCGTTATCAATGGCATCTTTTAAAGCACCATCAGGTTGAAAATGGATATCTGGAATTTCAACAGACGGTGTTTTTAACGGTGGTGTACAAGCATATACTGGGATAGTAGAACTTGCAATCATCATTGTTACAATTAAAGCACTTGCTAATTTTTTCATAATTAATACATCCTTTCTTTATTAGCATGTTTACATTGTTTCTATATAATAAGCGATCACTTATATTTATATTATTCTCTTGTTTCAATTGGAAATTTTTGAGCAGAAACGCTCTAAGAAATTGTTTTGAAATTACTATTTAATATCTCCATTCATTTTTGCATTGAAGATAGCTTTCAGATATTCTTGTGGATTATCTTTTGCCGCCTGGAATCCTCTTTTCTGTCTCTGGATATCGTCTAGCACAGGCTTATATTTTGGACTATTACTTACTTCATTTCTATATTTTTATACCTCTTCACGAGTTACAATTTCTTTGTCCACTAGAATTCTCAACACTGTTTGTACATCAATCAGTGCTTTCATAATAGTTTCCTGCATCTGTAATTCGTGCAAAGCTTCATCTGGTTTGTAATAGGAATCATTACTTACCGCCAATGTTTTCACCTCTAATCTATATAATCCGTGAATTCTTTACCACAGCATAAGCATTTGACGGTCTGACATTCTACAATACCGCTTGGCAAAAATTTATATACAAACTGTTCTCCGGCTGTTGCATGTGACACACAACCGTTCTCTTGATGTTTTTTACACCAATTGTCTAGTCTTTTGCTTGTCTCAAACTTCATTATTATTTCCTTTCATTCCTGAGTCTGTAATCATATCTACAATATTATTTAATGCATCATATGAATGTTTTCCAATTCTTTCTACTGAAGTAAAACCACTATTTCTATTCTCAGCATTTTCAATCAATGTTTCAATACATTGATATGTTACATAAATCAGTGTTGAATTATTTTCAGCCCTTATTTTATCAATTGTTGAATCTCCTGTCGGTTCTGTATATCCAATCAAACGAGACAATACTTCGCAAATAACTTCTTTATCCATTTATTTCTCCTGTAAACATATTTTTATCTCCAAAATGAAGATCTTTACAATCAACAAAATCTTTAAAAGGATCGATCAATCCTGCCAGTGTATACTGCTCCCAAACATTCTCCGTCGTTTTGTATACGATATCAAAAAATACCGGATTGCGAATAATACGTTCTTTCCTCTGCATTCTTCTTTTCTTGCCACATCGCTTAACAGGAAAACCAAGTCTTTTTAATGTATTGTTATTGAATATATATAGGAGCTGATCATCCGAAAATTCTTCGCTATCATATAGTTCTTTTGTTAATTTATTTTGATAAAAATACCGTTTGACATAATCATGTTTGGATAGATTATCGCGTGGCAAGATTCTGAGCTTATTAAATTCTTCCATATAATTTTCGTCCTTACATCACTCTAAATACTCTCTACTCAGTCCTGCGTCCACCATAATATTCTCCAATGTTTTTTCATCAAAATCATATGCATTCGGATTCTGATATTGAGCAATACGCCAAGCAAGCGAGTGAATGACTTCCATAAGCTCTGTTTTACAATCATCAAATCCTTCTACATATCCGATGTCCTTCCCGTTTATGTAATACATTGTTTCATTACTATCTATCATTCACTACAGTTCCTCCATCTCTTCATCGGAAATTTCTTTGTATTCTACTTCGTATCCAAGATACTTTAAAAGATCCAACCAATCGTCATCCTCAATTCTATGTCCTTCTCTAATAAAATCTTCATAACGAAGAATTGCATATTCATCTGCTGTTGTAAGTTTAATTTTGTTACTTGCCATAATTCTCACCTCATTTCTACTACACCAAATTGCATTGTATCATCACAGAAAGTTTTTCTTCCACAATACATTCCACAATATCCACTTGTATTAGCGCCCATCAGCCCATCACTAGAAAACCCTATGATGCTTGTTAATTCGGCAATCGTATCGCTACCCATAAATAAGTATGGTTTATATCCGTTTATAAGTTCATAGTCAAAAATCTTTTCATTCAGTTTTTTGAGATCAAATTGATTTGTTCTAATTGTAAATCTATCGGGCTTCATATTTTACTCACCTCGTTTCTTTCTTTCGATTGCACGTTGCTCTTTTAATAATTTGCAATTTCCACAATTGTTTCTGTTTTTACAGAACCAACAGTTATCATTATCTAATGTCCACCACCAAGGAGGCTGTGGACGCATTTTTCTTTTTGCTTTACCTATACTTCCGAAGCCTCTTTAAGTATATCGTATACAGATTTATACTTACCGTCTTCATTCTTGATGTCTACATCAAATAGATCTTTAAAGAAAGTCTTATAAGCTTCCATTCCCTCTTCTGGTGAAGACAACTCTGGTGGTAAATTTATAATTTCTATTGCTCTATTTATATCCATATTTATTCTCCTGCATGTTGTTCATAATTCTCCAATGAAAGAGTGAATTCATCACGTCCTGCTTTTTATAAAGTTAATAATATCATCAATCATTTCTTCATCAAATTCTTCGAAATCATCTACTTTAACTGTTCCACATTCGAACGCTGATTTATCTCTTGTTAGATTGTAAGCATAACAATCGACACCAATTCTGAAATACTCCATGAAAAGTTTCTTTAGAAAATCATAATTAAGCTCAACCGACTGATCAAATTTTTGATCTATCATTTCTTTAATGTCTTCTTTTTTGATATTTATAGTTGCAATACATTGTGGTTTAACTGTTGGTTGCTCGTCTAATAATTGTCTAATACCATGTACGCGACTCGCATTCATAGATCCAAGTACCATACGAATATCTTTATTTGTAATTTTATCCACATCAATTATTCTCATGATTTACTTTACCTCTCATTTCCAATATCTGCCAATGAAGTTCTCTTAGTAACATTCTCTGTAACACGTTCCTCAAGAACATAATCTGTGATAGGTTTCAGCAGGTCACATTTGCTAGGTTCGCAACCTCTTCCTTGCCATAACTTACATACATAACTACCGTGTAATCGACTTGTACATTCGGAAAAGATGCATCCATTTGATTCACTTGGCATTTCATCTACAATAATCTTCATGAATCCTCACCTCTAATCTTTTTCTCCAAAATATATCCATATTCGTTAATTACTTCTTTTAATAGTCTTTCACTTTCTTTTCTTGCTTTAATACTATTAATAGCTGATAATTTATTCTCCAACCTTATACTTCATGATTTTTCTCCTTCCCTATTTGTCAGTCATAATCAAAATCTCTCAACTCAACTTCTTTATCACACACAGGACACTTATAGACAATACTTTTATTTGATTGATCCATAATGATTGGTCTTACATCTTCTTCGCCCAACTTTCTTCCACAATAAGGACAGAAATTAATTTCTATTTCCTGATGTGCAAAACCATCATCATATTCATCCCATTCGCTTGTTTCTATGTCGAGATAATAATTATCATTTCTCTCATCATAGAAGATTTCACATTCATATGAATTTTCATCACAATACTTACACATAATTATTCTCCATTATGAAAGTTCGATTTCATTCGACCTCCAAAATATAACCACCACTTCTTAACTTTCAGATTAATCTTATCTTCTTTAAGCTCTCTGATCTTTTTATTGTTTTCTTCATATACGGAAATCTGTTCCTCTACCAATTTGTCTGATTTTAACTCTGGATACATAGAAACTAATGTAATAGAACTTTCTGATTTGAACTTCTCATATGTGTTAGATTCATAATTCATATAATTGGAAACCAATGTATCTATTTGCTTTTCTATTTTCGTATTTTCTTCTTGGTACATTGAAATCTTTTCGTCTATGGTTCGTCCATTACTTACAAGAACGCCTAGGACTATAGCAATTACAAATAACACACCGGAACATGCTAGGAAAAAACCGGCAATATCGTCTTCAATTACACAAGATATAACAAATCCTATGATTGAAATTATAATAAGTAATATGATCATTTATTTTATCCTCCTTTGTTTTATAATGAATCTGCATATTCCTTTACTTTCCTGGCAAGATATTTCATAATCAGTCGTCTTTCTGCTAATTCTCTGCCCTTGAAAAGGTCAAACTCGTCTTCTTTACAACAAGATGCATTCGCTCTCAAACTTTCATCTTTTAATTTTACTTGTACACGTTTTCCGTTTTCTCTATAATAAATATCATCTTTAATACATTCTCCAGTTGGGTTATAAAAAATAATATAATCAGGTTTCCACTTGCTCCAAACTCTTTTTACTGGTTCTTTTTCTTTCTTAACCAATTCAAAATACTTCTCGTATTCATCGAATGACATACAACCAAGATGACTTCCATTACCGAATTTGAAACAAATTACTCCACCATCATTTATATCTGTCACTTCACAAATTTCTCCGATATTGTCAAATACACCCATTTTTGCTTTAAGTCTTATTTTGTCTCCTTTAATCATGCTGCCTTAATCTCCTTTCCAAATTTCTTATTGAACTTATTAATTACTTCTTTCTGTTCTTCTGTTACATCATCGTTGAATCTTCTTTTAGCCTGGACAATCTGATCATTTCTAACTTCTATTGTTACAAGACTTTCTTTTGGACTGTTCTTTTTTCTCAAGAATAAGATATGACAGTATCCATCAATAACCTTATCTATATAAGAACTAACACAATTACTTTGGCAGGCTGCCTCATCCTTGATATCTTGAGTAGACCTAGGATAGATAAATACATATTCTCCAAATGAACATTCATATTCTTTTTTAATTCTTTTTCTAAATAACTCTTCTGAAAATTCTTTCTTCATTCTGTCATAATTTCTACATGCAATTTTATGAGTTGTAAGAAAATGTCTTGGATACTTGTCGTACTTATTACTAAGCTGCCTCATCATATCCGCATAATCACATAATTCACGAATAAGGAAAGCCATATCTTCAATTGCTTCAAATGTCTTTATTCTATCTATGTATAGCCATAAATCTTTTGCATTATATCCGTACTCATTTACAAGGATGTTAAAATATGATTTTGCGTTTGCATCATACATGTTTTCTGATGTCTTCCATATTTTATAGATGTCGTAATAATCCAAACTTAAATAATCTAACTTATAGGCAATACAATATGCGTTCGGGTTTTCTTTATAGAATCTAATAATGTCGTTGGAAATTTTTATAGAATGTTTTCTACATATTTTAAGAAGCGATTTAGGAATGTCTTCAATAGAATATTTAAAATTTTTCAAACTTGTTTCTCTTACGTCAACAATATCATCTATACCAGCAGAAAATAATTGCTCAAATCTTGAATAAAATGGAACTCTATTAAGTACAGTTCCGATATTCCAAATTTCATGATATGAAGACTCTGCTCTCATTACAAAATTTAAGAACTTTGCATACTTCTTATCGTCACAATTTTCAATTACTTGATTCATTGAAATTCCACTTAATTGACTTCGCAAATTTTTTACAGGTTTCCCTTTAATTCCAATCGCTGTCTTTGTCGCAAAATCATACTTAACATTTCTTCCATCTTCAAAATCAAAGACAAGAAATTGTTTGTCTTTATATACTCTCATTTAATCACCATACTTTTTATCGTTATAAAATTTCATCAACAATACCATACTTGACTGCTTCATCAGAATGAATGTAGAAATCTTTCTTTTTCTCACGAATATCATCAATAACATTTTTTGTGAAATTAGTTCTATTAATCACATATTCTTCAATTTGTTTATTCAACCAATCATCTTCTTCTCTATCTTCGACAAGATCCTGATATTTTCCATCTCTCCAACAATACATCTGATGATACATGAACACAGAATGTTTGTAACAATATCTTTTATGTCCTGCCAAAAAAATCTTAAACGCAGCACTCATAGCATAACCAGTACAATATGTATAAATTGGTGTCTTACTATTTAGAATAATATCAATCAATCCCCACATGTCATAAATTTTACCGCCATACGAATTGATATAGATTCTAATTGGCTCACGTTTATAATCTTTTTCTTTCTTGTCTTTCTCATCATCTTCTGCAAGCTGATGCAAGATGTTCCATGTAAGTTGTCCGATTGATTCATGGTCTACATCGTCTGATAGAAAATATAATCTCTTTCCTGTGTTTGCATAAGTATTATCTTTAGTTCCCATTGGTATGTACTCCTTTATTTTTATTTCCAAACAGTTACGGTTCTTGGTTCTTTTCTTCTTATTCGAAATGCTTCGACGGGTTTTATCTCATACGGAGCAATATCCTCAACTTTCTTAAAATCTAAATTGAAATTCATTCCTCTACATCCAGCAATACCTGTTTGTAATCGATACGAAGTTACCAATCCATCAAGATTTCTCATTACTTTTTCATCACATAATATATATTCCCTGTTATAACAACATGAACCTACACCTTCATAGTTGTTTATTCTCGTAACAACCATAGGCTCTCCATCATCTATCGTTACTACGTCTCCTACTTTTGGGAAATATTTTTTCGTTTTTTTCGTTATTACCATAATTTAATTCCTCGTCTTTCGCACAACTCTTCTAGCACATTAGCCTTTTCGCTAAGATACTTTTCATATTTTTCTTGTTCTGCAATATCTATTGGATCATAACCTCGCTCATATATTTCTTCTGCTTCGCTTCCAAGACAATCATAAACTGCATCATAATATGCATCTTCAAAGTCTTTATCAGACAATTCATCTGCCCATTTGATCAACTGTATTTTTTCTCTTCTTTTCATATCTCTTACTTTCTTTCAATGAAAATGAACTTTCATTCAGCTCTTAATGTTCCTTCACAAAGCCAATTGTCTCTAAAAGATTACTCAATTCTTTATAATGCTCTTCTTTACATTTACTACATAAATGCCCTTTGTAATAATAAGGTGTCTCATTTACAACAACACGTTGAGAAATATATCCGATTTCCTCATAATATCCATCATAATACTCTTCGATTTCACCTAAATATTTTCCGCATTTATTGCAATAGAATTTATGAATTTTTCTTTTTTCTTCTACGATTCTCTCTTCTACCTTCTCCATAATTTTCTCCATTTCTCAACAAACACATTAAACTCGATCCATATCTTTTGATACCAATGTAAGGTTTCCCCATACAAATCTTTTATGAATTTATATGGATTCTTTTTATAATAGTAAATAATTGCACGTTTACTTCTTTTACAATCATTTAATTCGATCGATTCCAAAATACTTCCATTTTTAAATTTGACTTTCATAATAAATTATTACCTTACTCCAACCATTCATTATCGATGTAATAGAATCCAAACACAGCTAGAACCATTACAATAATCCATACAATCCAAAAAATTACAATTCCAATGTCTCTCTCTAATTTATCCTTAGTTTCTTCAATAGATAATTCATAAAAATGTGTACTGTCAGAAATTGTTTTGTCTTTCAATTTTGTAAAGATAGTTCCTGTGTATTTTGTCTTTGTACCATAATATTTGTATCTGACATGACTAGATTCTTTAATTGTGTCAATATAATCTGCGCTTGGAAGTTTTATCTTATTGCTGTCAAAGACAACGCCACAGAATGATACTTCTTTACATTGCATATCTTCACTGCCAGCGTAATCCCACGACCAATAAACTTCTGTATGAGTCTTTGTGTGACCTTTTCCATCGGTGGTTGTATATGTTCTAGTATGTCTGTTGTAGTGTTCCTCAATTTTCTCTACATACATATATTCTCCGCCGATTTCTGGATAAGTAACCGTATCAACCGCTTTCAATTCACCATATACGAAAGCATTTCCAACATTTGTATTCATTCCATATTGGAACAAATCAGTACTTTCTATCTTTACCGCTTTATTATATTTTGCATTTTTATCATCTTGGATCTGCGAAATCTTTCCAGAAATCACAAATCCAATTAATAACATCACAGCAATAATAGAAATACTTGCAAGAATTTCACGATAAGTAATTTCAAAATCACCAAAATCAAAGCCGTTATGTTTCTTCATTTACTTAATCCTCTCCGAATAAGTTCTGTGGAGCATCTTCACCAACCTGGAAATCTAATAACTGATAGTCTTTTGTCTCATAGCCAAGCATTCCAAGAAAATTTCTTGCCGGAAAACTTCTAACATATCTTTTGTATGTCTTAACTTGCGTATTATAATTATCTCTATAGCTCGCAATTAAATTTTCAGTTGTAGATAATTCATTCATTAGCTGCTTATAATTTTCATTGGATTTTAACTCAGGATATGCTTCAGACACAGCGTTGATTGCTGTTGTGATATTTTCTGCATCTACTTTGTCAGACGTTCTACCATCTACAATTGCTTTTAATGTTTCCGACTCATGTTTATCATACTGTTTAACACAATCAGCAAGATTATATACAAGATCAACTCGTCTCTTTTCCTGCACTTTAATACCTGACTGTGCTTCTTCTACCTGTGTTTCATAATTAATTGCCTTATTCTGGAATCCTTGCACTCCGAAAATAATCATCAAAATTACCGCAATAACACCCACTCCAATAATTACAGGAACTTTCCAATTTGTATTTTTCTTACTCATTTTTTAATTCTCCTTTATTAATTAATTCTTCATTCCAACCGTAAATATCCACCGGATCAATCTGCAAATATCATATCCAATCGAAAACGGAAGAGCTAAAATATGAATCACAGAAGTTATAAATCCAACACCAAACCAATTTAGGCTTGTCCATCTTTTATAATTTGCTTTATAGCTAAAATATGTAAAATTAGAATTCATAAACCCCATGAAAATAATCCCAGTGGCACAAACATATGCCAAAATAATCAAAATATAAAAGAATTCTATAGCAACATCTACTTCCTTTCTTCTATAACACATGTTATAATTAATACATCCATTTTTACACAGGTGCGCAGAGTTATATATTACATATTCTCTACGCACCTACTACCATTTACACTCTTACGTTCATATCTTTTATCATGTTCTCAACAGTATTTTCCGAAATTTCACAACCACAAAAAGCTGATTTCAAAGCTTCAGCATAAATCTTCGCTGCTTCTTTTGTTTCTTTTAGTTTTTCTTCTGCAAGTCTCTCTGCCCTTCTCTTTTTCTGAGCGATTTTCTTTCTTTTCTTGTTAGCTCTGATACGTTCTTCTTCCTCATCAAGAGCTTTCAGTTTCTGCTGAATCTCGTATACCTTCATAGCCTTTTTGAGCTTTTTCATATTCGATTTATAATAGTGGAATCTGTCTGCTTCATACTCAATTCCTTCCTGTGTTAAATTAATGGCTGAACTTTTTGTATAAGCAAGGATGATTGCTTTCTCAAGACTGAATTCATCTTCTTCGTGACACTTCATTACATATGTAGAGTTAACAAAATCATTCATAGTCACTTTGACAACCTTGCCAGGAACTACGATCTCAATTGAATACACGTTTGAATCATCCTGATACTTTTCCAACTGTTCTTCTAATCTTTCTCTCTGTGTTTTCTGTTTTTTCATTTTTTTCTCACTCTCTTTCTGCATTTTTGGTGTGCCAATAATTTTATTATCTTTCAATTCCCATATCGTGTCTTCAGTTTCTAGTGTTGAAGAATCTGATGTGTATGACAATGAATTCACATCTTCTAGCATTGAATCTGTAAAACACCACTCAAGTACTTCATTTTCAGTTGCTAAAATGTAATAATATAAACCCGTGTCGCAAACTTCATATGTTTTACCGCAATACTGCTTCATTTCTTTAACGAATAAACAGCCATTTATAGGAATATTTCCATTATTAACACCAAATTCTTTTGCCATATCATCCCACTGTCTGACACGTACATTGTCTCCTACTTTGTATTTCATCTTGTTCTCCTTATCCAAATAAATATATTGCTTCATTCACAGCTAATGCGAGCCAGCAAATCATTGTCCCAAGGCATAGAATAAGTTGTATTTTATCTTTTCGCACATCCCAGCAAAGCAATGCCGTGATTATCACGAGCATAATGTGAAAAAACAATGTTAGTTTTGTCATTTGCGTTCTCCTTTTCTATTTTTATTTTTTATAATGAAAGAATGTTTTCATTCGGTCAATTTTTGACCATTTTTGCGTTTTCTCCCTAATTCTAAGCATTTTACTAAAATACCACTCTGAAACACCGCAAAATCAAGGAGAAAATCGCTCTAAAATTTCCATTTCCTATTTTTCCAAGGAAATTCTGATTTTTCACTTTTTTAATGAAATCCACATTTCATTATTAGTATTATTCTCTACGCAGATTTCATTCTCATCTGTATGGCTTCAAACTTCCCATAATTCTTCTTCATATATTCAAATCTTTCTCTCTGAGACATATCTGGCATTGTCTTGTGGCTTACTGAGAATCTTTGTAACCATGTCGAGATGTTTTTATCTTCCTTCTCTGACCAAGCTAACATTGCCATCATTGAGTTTTCATTTTCGGGTGCAAGCATCTCTGAATTTCCCTTAATGATTCTTGTTCTTACCAAACCATTGATATAATCCCAACATCCATCAATGTCTTCTTCAGTGATTTCGCTATCAACATACTTTCTAACAAAATCCAAAGTTTCCATTTCAGTATCATCAATAGTTTCTTCGACTTTCTTTTCAAACTCTTCTGTCTTAATCTCATCAACTTTTGACTCTACTACTTCATTATTCTCTACTGAATCATCTTCTTTAATATGTAAAAAGTCCTTCAGAAGTGATTCAATATAATCGACTTTCTTTAACATAACTTTCTTATCTTTCGTATGTTTATCCTGGTCAAGCTCGATCCAAGTTGTATCGTTCTTTTCGATTTCTTTCATATCATTAAATGCAAGTAAGAATCTTCCGAAATCATAATCAGAACAATATTCTTCTGCTCTCTTAAAAGCCATCATCCATACAGGAATATCCTTTGAGACAAATAATTCTGCGACTTCAATGTTGTTTGCTTTGTCAGAATAAGGAATAAGTCTGTTGAAATAATCATTTAAGCTGTCAAACTCTTCTTCTGTTGCATTCTCATTAAGATAAGAGCAGATGTCTCTTGGATTCTTCTTCCAATTATCGAAATGAAACATTGCCATAGCACATTCTGCAATAACTCTCTGCCAGTTTCCCTTTTTCTTATCGTTCTCATTTAACATAGTTCCATCCATAAGGAATCTATTGTTTTCCTTAATGAGTTTCAATTTATTTGCATACTTTCCAATATATGTAAGTGACTTCTGGCTTACATTCATTGCAATTGTTGAGTTATAAAGCATAACCAAGTCGCTTGTTTCTTCCTGTGTACAATCCTGATAAATTGCTGTTGAAAGTACGCAGCTATTAAGTCTATCTTTCAACTCTTCCGGAAAGTCTTCAAATTTCTTTCCAACAAGGTCATATTCTTTCATTTCATAGATAGGATCATTGTATTCATCAAGTATTACATTTCCGTTTTCATCAAGCTTTACGCCCTGGTACTCTACATATCTGTTTCTGATTGACTTTGTAATCTTATGACCATCTTTGATAAAGCGTCTTAATGCTTCCGTTCTCTGACCACCATCTACAATGTATGTGACCTTTGTTCCATCTTCTTTGTTCTGTTCTGCAAGAATGATGTTAGGAATATAAATTCTTTTTTTAGAAATCGTGCTAAAAATAAGATTGTTAATCATTTCGTTTGACCAACAGAACTCTCTCTGAACATCCTGATCTGCTTTAATTTTCTTCTTTTCCACCTTGTCAATGTACTGACCTACACTTGTTGTTTCAATTCTGAATTCATCTAACATGTTTATCTTCCGTCCTTTCTTGTCAACAATCTTATTCTCTTTATATCTTTTATTGCTCTGATACTATCCGAGTACAATTCTTTTGAGATGCATAATGTACTTACTATTTCTTCTTTTTCAAATCCATTTGCAACCAGTTTGAGTACTCTTACCTGAATACTGGATAATGATTCTAAGTATTCTTTCATTTCTTTGGAGAATTCATCTTCTTTGTTATTCTCTCTTTCGATTAATTCATTTACGAAATCTTTCTTATATTCAAATGATTCCCAAATCTCACGTCCATCTCCACTATTGTTTGACCTAGAACTTATTTTCTTTGAATACATTGAAATGTCGAATACAGGCTTTTTTACTATGTTTCCGTTCTCATCTCGCTTATAACATCCATGTTCATCATCCCAAACCTGTTCCCAATTACATCTGGATTTCCTGGTTTTATCTCTTCCATATGTCTTAAACTTTCTCCAAATGTTTCCAATAAGATAAGTCTTAAATGACGCTTCTCTCTTTGGATCATATGTAAACATGCTTTGAAAGAAAACTAATTGCCCAAGACTTCTTAGATCATCTTCACATGAATCAATAACTCCCTTTTTTTCTACTAATTTCTCTATAATAGATTTCAGGACTTTCATATTGTTATTAAGATAAATCTTTTCAATTTCTTTCGCTTGCTGTTCTGTCATTCGCATCCTGTCATACTGTTCTTGCGTAAAGTACATCATCATCACCACCTTACTTGTAGAGGATATCTATCGCAGCTTGCCAATAATCTGTTCTGCCTTTATATTCTCTGTTCTCTGTTTTGCTAAGTTCCAGTTTTAACTTTTCGATGGTGTACTTATATGTATGAGCATCTTTGAAGACATCGACATATCTCATACATTGTTTCACACGACCTCTTTCATATCTTATGTTGTCAAGAAGATAACCAAACTTTGCCATCTTATGTGCCTGAGCTTTCTTTCCGTTATGATCTGTTTTGTATTTCTGCAAAGCGTGTTCCAAATCAGATTCAGCAGAGTCATAATAGGAAAGATATTTGCTCAATTCGTTTTTGAACGTATCTAACTGAATATCACTCCAACCTACAAGTCCAAGCATTGTATCTACTTCTTGCAAGATATCATTTAACATTTGATGATTGATCGTAATTCCTTTATCACCAATATAAACACCTGCATTCCCTTTGTAATTGCTATTAATCTTTTCTTCATCACCAGTTTCACAATTTAAAAGCTGGAAATTTCTAAATTTTGTATACTTCTTACCTTTTCTCTGTGTTAATCCTTTTGCCTGTTTGTAAGAAAATTTCTTGGCGAATAATGGTGATGTTGTTAAAAGATATTCACCAACTTTTGTAGGATTCTCCATTACATAATTCTTTCCATCTGTCAAAATATAGTCCATCTCGACCACTCCTTTCTCTTTAACTTCTTATTCTCCAATGTAAAATCTAAAAATAAGCGCACTTAATAAACCTTTGAAAATACATTTTCAAAAATTAGAAGTTGACGTATGTTCTATGTCTATAGAGCAAAAAACATACCTTATTCTGTTTATAAAAATTTAATTGGGAAAATTATAAAAGATTGTTTAAAAACTTGACTATCGCACGTCAGATGTGCAATAATGTAGGCACATAGATATGTCGCCAAACATATTTATGTGTTTTGGATTTCAAGTTTTTTGAAATCTTGTGCTATGTATTTGAGGGAAAGCTGTGATCGCCAAATCATAATCAGCTTTCTCTCTTTTTTTTATTTCCCTTACAAGTTCGATTATAAACCGAACGTATGTTCGTTGTCAATACTTTTACAGAACATCTGTTCGATTGTGTTCGAACATTACCAATTTATCTGTTCAATAAAAACACCTTATCCTCCGAAGATTATGTCGTGCATAATGCCCTCATGCAGAATATTTTTTATGTCCTGATTTACTGAAAACAACTGCATATGAGGAATGTAAGTATCTTCATTCATAATGATCGTCTTGGATTTCCTAACAAGCAGACATCCTTCTTCCGGTGTGGTAATCTTTGTTGACTCTTCATCAGAATCAAAATCAACCGTACAGATGATTACTTTTCGTTTTTTGTTTTCCTTCTTCAATCTCTGCAATTTCTCAATCGCTTTATCGCAGTCCATACACTCAAAAGTTTCTCTCATTGCTCTGTCCTCCTTACAGTAATGCTAAACTTGTTTTAATTGCTGCCAAAACTTTATTGAGATCATTTTCGCTTAGTCTTCCGACTTTATCTTCTAATCTCTTCTTGTCTATTGTTCTTATCTGCTCAAGCTCTACTGTAGAATTGCAGTCCAAGCCATTACAAGAATCTTTCTTAATGAATACATGAGTAGGTAAATATTTCTTCTTTTTGGATGTTAAAGTCGCAACGATAGTTGTAGGACTATACTTGTTCCCAGTATCATTCTGTATAATAAGCACAGGTCTATACCCCGATTGTTCACTCCCCAGATTCGAACCGAGATTAACATAATAAATTTCTCCACGCTGTACCATGATATAGTCCTCCTTTCTCTTAATATGTACTCCACAACTAACATTGTGTCTTTTGTTGTTTACTTTTTATGCTCTTATTGTACACCTTGTTTTACACTATGTCAATACATTTTTACATTATGTAAATAATTAATCGCTTTATGTTTATTAAAAAGTATGTTATTATAAATATGTATCCTTTACATATACGTAAGGAGGATTAAAATAATGGAATTTTTACTTTCAAAACTATTAAGAGAAAAACAAATTCGTCAAGAAGATTTAGCTGATGCTATTGGTGTAAGTCGTCAAACGATCAGTAAATTATGCACTGGGAAAACAACAAGTATATCTTTTGATAATTTAAGAAAAATATGCAAAGAACTCAATTGCACTCCAAATGATCTCTTTGGATACAATAATAATGAAAGCGATCAACAAACACCAAAAGTAATTTTATATGATGCTTCCGAAAATTTACCTCAACAATTAAAATCTATCGGATTGGCAAGTATAGTAAATGCTAATCAAAAAAGTAATACCGATGAACTTTTGCAATTAATCGACGATCGAATAAATATTGCATTCAAAAATCGAAATAAAAAAGACGACACAGAATAAGTGTCGTCTCATTTATCGTTTTCTGCCAGTCTCCCAATTATAAGGAGACTTATATGTGCGCTTTCCCTCATAAGGATCAGCATATACACGTTTCTCTTCTACCTTTAATTATTCAACACAAAATCATCTTCACCATTCGAAAAAATACACATTCTTTCCTGATTCTCAAATATCTCTTCATCAGAAATACAAATATAAGCCAACGTGATTCTCATATCGGAATGTCCAAAGATCATCATAAGCTGTACAAGAGCCTGTGATTTGTCTTTCGCAGCTAGATAATAAGAATGTCCATAAGTCTTTCTCAAGCCGTGTGTACCTATCTTCTGCTTGATTCCAGCTTCTTTTCTTGTAGCTTCCATTATCTTGTACCATGATTTTTCCGTCATGCATTCATTCTTGTTTGAAGGAAAGATACAATCATCTAATTCCGGTTCTTCACCATGCTTTACTAACCAATTATACCAATTAGTAATTGCCATTCTGAAATCACTATCATATCTTAATGTGATAAGTTTTCTCTTAAAAATATTTCCACACTCATCTTTCTTAGTTGTTTTTTCTGGTGCAAACGATTCTTTCTTTTTAATAATCCAACCGTCATCAAACACCTGATTCCATTTAAGACTACAAAAATCTCCACCACGCAGACCAATATTGATTCCACAGATATACATGGTAAGATTTCTCATTGCCACTTTCTCTTTGTTGATTGTCGTAGCTGTTTCTACTTTATCTGCAAGTATCTTATGCACAAGTCTAATCTGTTCTTCGTTATAAAGACATTCCATTTTCGTTGATATTGGTGGCTTTTTTATAAATTTCCGAACTTCTGTTCCATCAACTTCCAAAGAATGTAAACTGCTTTTCTCTCTGTAAAAAGGAATAACCGTTGCTAAATTTGTATTCGTCATAAAAATCTACCTCCTAACATATTATTCTCCGTTTACTGCACAAAAAAAAAGGAACTAGCATTTAACTAATTCCTTTTACGCTTCCGTTTGAAACTAAATTTTCATCGGTTCAAAATTCTTTCTATTTCATCAAGCGTATATTCTATTGAATCTCTTAGATCTTTTACACATTCCTTACCTCTATCGGTTTCATATCCAAGTCTAAGAACTTCTGATATAGTATTAATAATTTTATTGTCGATCTCGTTTCTTTTATTCATTAGAAGATTTACAACTTCATTTGTTGTCATTTCTGATTTGTCCATCAAACTACTCCTTTATCTACTCTCAATATTCAACAATTCCAATTTGGCTTCCCTGAGTTAGAACTACTTTCTTTTCTTCACCATATTCCCAATCATCTACCGTAAGCTCATCCACATCATCAAGTTCTGTGGCAAAATTAGAACCATAACTCTGAATCATTCCGATACATACCGGAAGATCTTCGTCATAATCTTCTAACGCAGCTTTTAATTCCCCAACTACCATACTTACTCTCCTTAATGAACTTAGTTACTTTTTAATGGTTTGTCTGATACCTCAAAAGATACAAGAGCCTCCTGTTTGTAACACCAATCAAAAAACAGATGTTTCAATGCAGCTTCTAAAGTATCAAACTTTGAAGAATTTCCATAATTATTAAAAAATATATATTTGTCATTATCTGTTAGTTCAATACGCTTACGATGTCTTCCTTCATAATCTTCCGTTATCACTTCTATATAATTATTATTCTCCATTTTTAATATTTCATGATATGCCCTTGTTTTCTCTGCTTCTCTTAAAGACATATATACATTTGATCTATTCTCTTTTGAATCCTCTATAAGAGTTTCTATTTTTCTATATGTTATTTTATCTATTTTTCCTTTCTCTTCAATTGTATTTATAAGATTTTTGAATATATCAAGATTCGGAGGATCAATTAATTCGAGGCGTTGTTTATCCAACCATTTCTCGTGTTCATAACTATTGATCTTTTTCTTTACAGTCTTATATAAAATAAATCCTGTATCTTTTTCTAACCATCCTTGTTTTTCTGCAACTTCCATAAAGACATCATTGCACTTTAAATCATTAATTGTATAGAAGAATTCTTTAATAGAACCAATATCATGTTTTATAAATATCTCTAAATCTTCATCGTTTAAATCAAAGTCTTTACGAAATTTTAATTTGTCATACAAATCTCTATTTGTATTATATTCTTTTGCTCTTTCATATAATATGTCCATATATTCTTCTTTATCATGATTCACACGTCCATTATATCTTGGTGCGTAATAATCAAAATGGCTTCCACCACATGAACCAGCAATAGATTCACAAGTTGCTCCTTGTATACTCATAAAAATACCTCCTAATATTTGATTACTTCACTCAAATCATCAAAATTTTCTCATTTTCCAATTCTTCTTAGATAGTAATGTCCTCCATCCACGGCTACTAATCCACATTTACAAAACTTAAAATCGTGAACAGTTTTGCTTTCTATAGTATCTCCACATTTCTTACAACGAATTTTATTTACTAAAATTTTCTCCATGGTTTCTTTCTCCCTTTTTAATATAAAAACCGTCAGTAATTTCTTACCAGCGGTTTTGTATGCGCTATATATAGTGCATAGCATTATATTCTGCCACTATATATTGATTAATTTTTCTAATGAAATGTCTGTTTCATCTTTTGAATAATATTAAGTTATCTTTCTCCGTTTAAAACTTCAATTAAATGTTCTTTACATAAACTGCATGTTGACCCATCAGAATATTTAATTGTATAACCACCATACGTATTTATCCAAAAATCCACGACTTTTACTTCCATGCTTTTACCTCCATTTGAAAACAATCTTTCATTGTTTCATCAAATCCATCACAACTTTAACTCCGAATCTCTCAAATGCTTCATAAGTTCTTTCCAACTCGTCCGAAGTTGCCTTACTTAATCTGTCTCGCATCAGCATTAAATCATTTTCTGATGGATTAATTTCTTTTTTAATCTGATTTAATATTGCATCCCTATACCTGCATTTTATTGAAAAATCACCAACCATATTTTCACCTTCATTAAAACTATAATACCACCCACAGATTTTGTCCATAATATTCTTTTCTCATATCAGGAACATTACTATCAATTTTCGCCAATTCGATTTTCTCAAATTCTATATTCTTGCAGCACTCCATTGTTCTGTTACCAAATCTATTTTTGGTACATTCAATTCCATCTGGAGATTCTTCTACCATGCAAAAAGTAACTTCTCTTAAATGTTTAATTTTTAATATTTCTTCATATGTCATATAATACAAATCACATCCTTTACATGAAAACAATTTTACCTTTTTGTCTTATACTTTGCGAATCTTGCTTCTCCGTTATAGCCTTTATATAATTTTCTCATTGCAGATCCAAGCCCATCATCCAAATCTCTTTCTGTTTGTTCCCATGTTTCAGAAGCTTCTCCTAAAATTTCAATTGCTTCTAAAGCATAATCCCTAATTTGCTTTAATTCTTTATCTGTAAAATAAATACTTCTTCCCATTATTCCTCCTTAATGAAAGCAATTTTTCATTATGCTAATCTTCTTCCATTTTTTGCCTGATATTCAGCCCAACATTCATTAAATCTGTTTGGGTTTATGTCTTTACTCCTAAGAAATCTTGCATATTTTCTTTTCAATGGCTGCATTTCTTTTTTATAGATTTTTTCATTAACCCAATTCCAAATATCCATATATGCCATGTCATATTTTACACCACGTTCAGGTTTCCATTCAAAAACATCTGCACATATAATATTGACTTTTTCGTTGAAATCGAGCTGTGATGCAACCATATCAATAACTTCTTGGTTCTTTTCGATCACAGTAATACTTTTTACTTCTGGTTTATCTTGAATTGCCATGATAATCATTCCAATTCCAAGACCGCCAATGATAATATCCCCATAAGCCTTTGAACAAAATCTTAAATTTGTGCGTTGTTCCATATCCGTGTCGGACATAACACACTCTCCATCATGTGTTAATCTAATATATTTTCCAGGCATAATACCATCTAACATTGCTCTGAAATTACCTTGTTTAATTTCAACCTTCTCTAATTTCCAACCATTATTTTCTCTTTCTTCTAGTAATTCTGACATATTTTTATACATTCAATCACCTACTCTCCGTACTAATGAAATCGTCATTTCTTTTCAGAAATAATATCCTGTATCTCTCCCATACAATCTATCCAATGTTCAAATAATGCCACATTCTCATCGGTTGAATTTCTCGTTACATCTCTCACATAACTATCAAATTCCCGAATACAATTAATAATTTTTCTATCTGTGGCAGAACTTTCATACTCATACAACTTCTCCAATGGTTCTTGCATTTCTTGATTTGCTTCTACAGATGCTTCACCATACATATATATTTCTGTTTTTTGAGAACCAGGTAATTCCCATTCCACTTTTCTTACTAACTTGGTCAATATTATATCACCTCTACTTATTTGCTATATGCAATTTATATTTCCCATTGCAATTATGAACCTTTTCGTCATAATGATCTCCATACAAATCAATCCATTTACCATGGTAACAACCATATCTTCCATTGCATATGGTTTGATATACGGCGTCTTTGCCATCTTCCCATGTTTTTCTACTTCCTTTGAATATTAGCATCGGATAAATATATTCTTCATATTTCGGTAATGTTTCAATCTCATCACATCCTTGCCAAGCAAAAAGCCATATGTCTTCCGGCTTGTTTGCCTTATAAATAATTGCCGGTTCAAGACCAATAGTAATCTTCTGTCCGTTTATATCAATTATTCGTTGCAAACCAAAACATAAATCTAATTTTGCATTTCCATCGTCTTCATCGTCACAATAATAGTCGTTATATTCTGCCTTGCCATTCACAGTATTGATTATTTCTTTTGTTAATGTATCCATAAGCTTGTAGTCGCTACACAAAATAACTGTGTTTTTGGTAAATTCAATCAGATTATAATTATCTCCCTTTTTAAACCTGTCGGCTTTAAATTCTATTGCTTCTAACATTGTATCACCTCTAATCAAAAATATGTAGAAATTATACGCATTATTTGTATTAGTTTCTACATATAATATTCTCCGTTATGAAAGTTAAATTTCATGTTTCTTTACATATGACCATGTAATACATTCTGGCGGTTGACCACAGATTTTAAATATTGTTACATTCTTACACCCAGATCTGATCAATCTATTTGTCTCTATTCTACTCTGACTTATATCATCAAAGCCGTCAAAAATCCAAGGTTCAGTTTCTGTAAATCCATTTCCGTTTTTATCATTATAAGCAACTGCATACCTTTCGTTTTTCATGATCTATTCTCCATTCCATTTTTGAAACTTAGATTTTAACTAATCATTCTCTGTATCTTGTTATAATCAATTTGCGTATATAATTCTTTATTAAATTTTTTCAATTCTTCTGATTTCTCGCATTGTTCGCAATATTCATCAACGTCTTCAAAGAAATCATTTTCTGTTTCCATGAACCAATCACACCATTCTTTCTCTTCTTCATCCCACATCTGAAGACCACCTACATTTGAATAGTCTGGTTTTACATTGTTTTGCAACTGAAACAAATCATACGCTGCTAAAATATCCATCATTTTCTTACCGTCTTCTACTGTCTCCACTGGAATATAAAACGTTTGTCCAATACCTATTTGTGGAATCCACCATACTCTTAATTTGCTCATATTACATTCTTCCTTTCCATTTCATGAAAACTTGGTTTCATCTATTTATTCTTAATCATTTCTTCCACAAGTTGCTTCATATAAGAAATTTCCGACAAATCAAATTTCTCTTTTCTTTCGTACAATTCTTTAGACAATGGAATAATCGACATTTTCTCAATTGCTCTTTCCATATATTCATATGCTTCATCTAAGTCGTTCCAAATATCTTGTAAATTACTCATCTATATCCTCCCAATAATATTTTCCATTTTCCAAAAAAATACTAATATTTTTATGCCATTCTTCTCCGTTCCATTCTACATCTGTTGTAAAATTACAGTTTGGATTAACACAGCAAAATACAGAACATTCCATGCTTCCAACATCAATTTTTCTTGAAGTCTTAGACAGTTCACCGTTCTTTTTAATTTTCTTTCTTATACAATACTGATTAAATTCATCAGAATATAGTTCTCCTCCGCATATAGGACAGCCATTTAATAAGTGTTTCATACAATCACCTCAATATTATATTCTCCATTATATCAGAAAAGTACTGCCTTTGTTAATATATTATATAAAACCTCTCAATTCGTATCCATATCTTGAGTAACGAATATTTTTATGCTTAAATCCTTCATCAGACTCGTAATTTCTACTGTTTCTATAATATCGAAGTTCGCTCAATCTTCTCTCTTCTTCTTTTACTTCGCTTTCACTTGAAATTGTTTCAAATAAAATTTTAGACTCATTAAAGATATTTCGAATAATATAATTATAAATAAGGATTATCATCCAATCTCCTGTGGTTTTATATTTGCTAGGAATTAAATCTTTTAAAGTAACAACACATGTTTTATTTAATTCGCTTGCAGTTTTTACTAGCATTGTATTTAATTTTTTCTCAATTTTTTCCTTGTCTTTTAGACATTCCTCGTATTTCAAAATTTCTTTTTGAGAAAAAACATCATTAGTCGCAAAATTATATGGATTTACATATTCATCAAAAAGTGGCAATCTATATTCAAAATCAAAATTATTAAAAAGACTCTGTATAAATTTATTCTGATATTTTACAATTATTTTTTCTGAAGGTAATTCTTTAATTCCGGTATAATAGTCTTTTAAATTTCTTTCTATCACATCTCTAATATAAGAATTACTGTATTTTTCATAACTAAATACTTTACAAATACCTTCAATGCTAAAATAATCACAACTTTCTATATATTCTCCTATCTTTAAAGCAACATTTTTTCATATTCATCTTTTGATTCTTTCATAGCATCGTTATATGCATTCTTTATCATTTCTCTATCTATCATATCATTATTCCTTTCTTAATAAAAAATAAGAACTGAATTAATCAGTTCTCATTTTCTGGTTTTTTATAATCCCAATCTAAGTTTGTATGAAGATCGTTCTTCATTAATTCAATTTTAACCAACATACTGTAACTTGGCAAATAATCATCACTACAAGCTAATGTTATAGCTTGATGATAACAAAATTCCATTGATTCAGAACAAGTCTCAATTTCTCTTGTCAAAACAGTTTCTTCTACTGTGTTATAATAAGTTGCTTTAAATTTCCAAATATACGTAAATCCGTTCATTTCTCTCTTCTCCAATTAAACTATTATTTCTTTTACGACCTATGGTCTTATTTTGCATAAATGAAATAATTCTTTCATTCTATAATAATGTATTCTCTTTTCCAGTCTCCATACTCGTCAAAATACTTATCCTGGTTCTCTGTGACCTCTTCAACCAACATTTTCCATGCTTTGCGTTCAGGATCAGCAGATAAATCATTGTTAAGTCCTCTATAATACGCTAACCTAACCATATTATTCAGTGTATCAATTCTCTCTTCTATGCTGTCCACTGTTCCTGATATACAAAATACTGTTGGTTCTGCATACTTTCCATTTTCTATTACATGAGCTGCATAGTATACTTTGCATTCCCTATTGGAATAAGATATTATTGATTTCCTGTCGAAATCTACTTGTACACGATCTCCGCATGTGTTTACAACATTTACCATTTTCATACTTTGTACCTCAATGATTAATTCTTATTACATTATATCAGAAACATTCGTTCTGTTCCATCTTATAATAGTCTTTTCTAAGCTCTTTTGCTTCTGTTAATTTCTCTTCATAATCATCAAAGTATCTAACTTCTAGTGTTTTCACTGTATCTCTGCATCTACAACACCATAGATCTTTGATATGATTCTCGTTCCTTTGTCCATGTCTACGCTGAATTCCCTCGCCTGTTACAAGATCACTCTGCAAACAATTCAAACAGATAAACCTTGAACTCTTGCGAGGGTTTCCAACTTTAATCTTTGTTCTTCTTGCCATTTTATTATTTGCAAATCATACAATAAATCCAATAGCAAAAGATTGCTAATACGATTGCCGGGAAAAGCATAATCTTCTACCTCCTATTAATAAAATCTTCCATTGCACATCCAATCAAGTAAAATATAGCTCCTACTATAATTACTGCCATTATCTATATCTCCATTCTTTAACCCTAGAGATCCGCTTTCCATTCTTGAAGAAAACATTCTCGTTTTCGTCATATACAGCAACAGATTCCTTAACAATTCCTTTCCTGCTGCGCTCTCTGACAACAACTACACATGACTTTCTTGGCATTTTACACATAACATCAACCACCTTTCTAATATCCAAAACAGATCCAATGAACAACTGTACACAGAACAACCACGAACATACAAACAACAACCATATATGCTGTTCCATTATCTGTTATTTCATGTTTTCTTTTTCTTTTTGGTTTCTTTTCTACAACACTAACCATCTGATATCTTCTTGAGATATCAATCAAATCAATACTTTTAATAGTTTCTACCACCTGGAAATCTCCAAAATCCGCTAATACTTTCATAATTTTTCTCCTTTCGTTTGCCTTTTTGTAAGATAAAAGAGCTAGGAATATCTCCTAACTCTTTATTCTCTCTTCATATATTCAATTTCTTCTATTTGTAATTGTAGATTATATCAATTACATGACTTTTTATTTCCATTAATTCTTCATTCGACAATTTATATTCTTCCGGAAGCCTTCCTTTCTCTTTTGCTTCAATGACATAATCTTCAAAAATATCTGTGATCTCCGATACTCTTGCTTGGAATTCAGACAGCTCTCTTGTGAGAACCTTTGTAACAAAAGGTGCAATATCTTCTGGAATTTCCTTATCGCATTCCCATATCTTATTATGAAATTCCTCTCCAAAATATACGGTCAAATAATATTCTTCATTGTTATAGAAAAGTTTATAATTTCTATAGTTTCTTGTTCTTGAAACTTCTTTTAGTGTAACGTTAATTTCCATACTATCAACCTCCAATTAAATACTGTTTTCATTTACTCAACAATATGTTTTCTAATTTCTTTTGTCTCTACATCTTCTATAAAAAGTATCGTCCCTGGCATAAACCAATGTTTATTTCCAATATAAACCATATCAAAAGAGGCTGCTGATATAATTTTTCTATGTTGATTATAATAGAAATAGTATGTATTCATAATTGCTCCTCCAACATTCCAAGTAAATCATTCTTTACTTCAATTATTGTTTGTAATCTTGATTTAATAGCAACTACTGTACACATTTCTGAATACGTAATTTTCAAACTATCCTCAAGTCTTTCTATTGCCATGTCAAGCTCACTAACATATTCTTTTATCTTTTCTCTCATATCTGGCTGATTTTCGTATCGATATAATTTTTCTAATGGTTCTTGCATTTCTTGATTTGCTTCTACAGATGCTTCACCATACATATATACTTCTATTTTATAAGAACCAGCCATATCCCAATTTATTTTTTGTACTATCTTGTCCATATCATCAACCTCTAAATTCATTAATAGAAAGTTCCACATTTTTGCTAATTCACTATATCTGATTCCTTTTTAATCCCATTCAATATTTATTCCACAACAAGGACATTGTGGAGTTCCTTTTGGAAAAGAAAATCTCTTGAATTGTTCATCATCCTCCATTGCTTTATTCGGATATGACTTTGATAAATTTTCACACAGTCTACAACCGTATTTTATATACTCCGGTTCACCGTCTTTTTCATAATGATGCTCGATAGGTCTTAACGAAACTTTTTGATTATGAACATATTTTCCACCATGTACTTTAAACAATACACTACTACTTATTAATGTCATATAATTTTTACCTCCGATCAATCATCAATATCTTTTATAATCCTTTTCCAAAAATACTTCTCCGTTTGTATCAATAAACTTCTGAATAATTTCCTCTGCTCTTTCCCGTGTTACAATTTCGCTTTCATATTCCCAATCACAATATGGATGATTCTCAAAAGAACATTCAGCAACAAGTTCATCAAGCTGTCCTAAAGGCAACTCGTAAGATTTTTCCATTGCCTTTATGCTATCGTAGAAACCACAAATTGCCAATTCAATATCATTAAATGACATTTCTTTTAAATCTTCTGTATTTGCCACTACACAATATTCATTATCTCCATCCATCCAAATTTCCTGGATAAATAAGAATTTTCTATTTCCTAGATCTTTCCGGCATTGCATACAATCATCATCTGTTACTACAAATCCATTTTTCATTTCTAACATAATTAACCACCTCTGTTCTATCCACAATAGTACACATTGCAGTAATCAAGTACCTTATAGATATTTACATTGTATTTTTCAATTTCTTCATTCGTAATCAATGGTTCATTAGAATAACTATTCATTATTCTTGATTCATCTCCATTGTATTCGCAAGCATACCACCCATCATTATAAAAATCCATTTCTAAATCATTATCTCCAGATACATAACTTTCAGCAGCTTGTATATTCTCGATCAATTCAAGTTCCCGTTTATTAAAACCACTTTTATTCATAATTCCACCTCTTGAAATGTGCTTTTCATTGTCTTGTATAATATGCTCCATATTTACTTTCAACTCTCTTTGTAAGTCCTTCTACATCAAAGAATTGCGCTTCATCTTCTGTTACTTCCATAACACAAGTACAATTTTCAATTAATTCCCTTTCCCATTGTTCTCTTGGCTCTCCAAACAGAATTTTCAATGCAACCTTATCATCAATTGTAGGTGGAATTTCTGTTTTTATTACATAACTACAAGCTTTATTACTATCATATTTTTCACTTTCTGTATCCTCATCGCCAAAGAAACATAATTCATACCAATATATATTTTTATCCATTTTATTTACCTCCAATTCAGACTTGAAATTTCCGTTTTATCCATATTTTATTTTCTCCATGCTTTAACAAATCTATCGGCATGATCTCTCCATTCCAAATTTCCATATTTCCCTCTTACAATCATATCTTTGGTAATATTTCCATCATCTAAAAGAACTTTTACTTCTTCATATGCGCTTGGTAATTCATCATCTTTAGATATCCATTCATTATCATTTTCTTCAATCACCATTGCTAATCCATTATTAGTCAATACTCTTTCTATCTCAGCAGGTTTTGATTCTTCACTTAAATAATCAGAATCCATCACGTTCATAATCTCTTCTATAATAATATCCATACTTTCTCTTGTAATTGCATTAATTGCTACCATTCTTATCTACTCTCCTTTTTAAAACTTCCATTTCAATATAATTTCTATTGCATTATCTAATGGTGTTATTCTCTCAATTTCTTCATCCATATATTCTCTAAGTGTCTGATTTATATATGGTGTTTCACAATCAACAAGAATATCATTTTCTCTTGCAAGAACAACGCTGTCAGTATTTAATACTTCTAATAAATCTCTTATTTTCATATTGTTCCCTCCATCCTATCTAATACAATTCATTAAAAGCATCTATAATTTCCTGTCGCAGCTTTTGTTTCTGTTTAAGCCTTTCTCCACTGCACAATTCCATTCCGTGATCTGCACTTGTTACATAATGTTCTCCATCTTTCCGTAAGTACACATCTATTTCTTCAATTCTTTTATTGTCTAATCTCATTTTCATGTAAATATGAGTTCCATATGTATGTTCTATTAACTTTTTAGGCATATTATTCCTCCTGGAATTTTAGTTTCCTTCTGATACTTCATACATCACTGGCAATGCTGTGAGAGGATATTTTACAATATCATCTACATACGGAAAATAATTTCCGACACAATTTTGCCTACTATATCTATTCTTTGTCACTTTAACTGTCATATAGAATTCATCAATATCAGTTACTAATACTGTTCGTTCAGTATTAGTAATTATCGTAAATTCTTTATTCATGTATTTTTCTCTCAAGCTATTGATATTCATCTTTTTACCTCTCTTTATATTCCATAGGGAACACGCATTTACAAATTCTCAATATCACTTTTTACATTGGCAATATCATCAATGAGATTGTTCATATCTTCGTCTTTTCCGTATTCCATATTTTCATGCATATACTTTGTAAGCTCATAAAACATTCTAATTTTCTGTGTATCGTCCATTTCATCAAAACACTTCTGCATTTCTTTATTCATTTCTATCATCATGTCTATTCCTCTTCCTTTCTTCAAGTGAAACACGCATTTATTCTGAAAATTTTGTATTGCATTATCATAATCTCTGTTTACCTTTTTAGACTCTTATGCAATAATTTGTCACATGTGTATTTTTTGCTATTTCTCTTCACTATTTTTCTAAGAAATCTACGTTTCATTCTGTTTCTTTTGTGTAATTTTTGCATTTTTCTTCATTGCAATGGAGAAAAGGAATAACTTCTTGCCTGCATTTTTCACAAGTGTATTTGTAGTCAGGATGGTCAAACACATCTCCATGATAAGATGTCACATCTTCTATTAATAAAAATTTACAATCCATCATATATTTTTTTAATATCCTTTCTGGTTAAATCATCGTTTATCAAATTTTATACTTTGCAACCGCATACTCCCAATTGGCAATGACACAGATTTTGTCAATTTCTTCAGCAATTTGCTCTATTTGTTTTACCGTATTACCAAACGTATCTTTAAGACCTCGACCGAAAGCTAGTTGTATATCATCCAAAGTCTTTTCCTTTTTTAATTTTAAATTGTACCTTCTAAGAAGATTTGGCAGTTTTTCTTTGTTAATAACTCCATAATGAGTATCCCATTCTAGCCATAATGCTTCTGCAAATAATTCTTGTGGTAATCTCATTTTGCACCTCTCAATTCACTTTCTAAATCATCGTTTCATCTTAAAAATGTACATATTCTGTTTTAAAAATATGTTCTTTTTTGCCACACTTCCAGTTACGAATAAATTTCTCTGCCTCTGTCATCTTGTTTTCATTTTCGATAGTTACCGTTAATTGATTCCTTAAACCAATATTTATATAAGCTTTTCTGTAATTACACCTATCACAATTACAGAGTGCGTGCAACTCTATCATTTTATTTTCTGGCTTTACAACTCCATGTTTATAACATACTCTATCAAACACTAATTGTCCCATGATATTTCCTCCAATCATTCTATTGAAAACCTTGTTTCATACTAAGTCTTTAACATTTTAATTGCTTCTTCCAACGCCTTTTGTTTTTTATCTAATTGCTTCTGTAAATCTCGTATCGTTGTTTCTCTTTCTCTAACCATAAATTTCAACTGTTCTTTTGTGGCATTATGTATAGTCAACCTTTTTCCTTGTTCCCATTGATTATGTGTCATATACCATCACTCTCCAATCTCAAATCCTACAGTTTCAATTCGCTATACTGAAATCCATATCTTTCTAAGAATACGTCTTTATCGTTCTCATATCCCTCCAACAAATCATTCAAATCTAAATGCTGCCAGTCTACATAATTAAATAGATCTTCTGCAAGATTTACATGATCTTGCGCTTCATCTAGGAAGTCTGCTGTTGTATAACAATTTCCCAATACATTTTTTATTTCTCTTTCTGTTAGAAAATCCGTATCAATATCAATGTCGTTGAGAAAAATATCTGGGATATAAATAATATTCTCTGCATTGTCTAAATCAAATTTTCCTTTGTAAATGATACAGTCTTGACCATCTGTAAAAGAAAATATGTCTTTTAACGCTTTTCCGCATTCAAGTTCTTTTCTAAGATATTCCTTTGTAATTCCATTCATTTACTTATCCTCCAATCTAACTTTGTAATTCTTCTATCGTTTCACATAATGTAACAAGTACAATTTTGATTGGATCGTCAATTTGTGACAGGCTATCATATAGGAGCTTTTCTACTTCCTCTCTATTCTCTTCATCATCATACCCATCGGACAAACAATCAAAAATCCGTTTTGCTAATTTTCCATTATCCATAGCTCAAACCTCCTCATAATCTTCCAACAATTCTTCCAAATTTCTCTTCCTCCACCTATGTAAACATCTATCTCCAGTTAGGTTCTTTACTGGTTTTGGAAGTGGTTCGCCTGTGAAAAAATTTCTTTCCCAGTACATATACTGTTTGACTGTATTGTGGTAGTGTCCATCATTATGTACTTCTATGTATTTGTTTCCATTCCGTTTATTTCTATATATTTTTATAACTGTTTTCATAAAATCACCTATTCTTTTGTTTCTCTGAAATACATACTATATTTGACACCTGCTTCTTTTAATTTCCATTCAACGGATTCATGTCGGAATAAAGATTAATACACTTTCGTTCTTCTACCATAATTATTCTCCTTTTCTTTAATAATCTTCATTAATGCATTCATTTATTTCACTATAATATTGACCGTCATATCCTTTTTCATCAATTTCTCCCAACAATCTTTTTCCATATTTTATTCCTTCCTATTTGTGTAATATCATCTCCATTTTTCCATCATTGACTACTATGTCTAAAAACCATACTGCTCTATATCTACCTATATCATTCTTGTGTAATTCATACCATTCTTTATGATTATGATCTACACCATCTTTTCTAAACCCAAATACAAAACTTTCCGTACTTATACTTCCATCTTCTAATTTTTTGTCTATTCTATAGGTGTTCCGCAAACTGTAATTTCAAAATGTTTATCATTGAATCCTTGTAAATTTGTTTTCCATCTATTCTTATTTCTCTTACAAGTTGTGCCATTAAAATCAACTATCATATAATTACCTTGCATTTTTTAAGTTACCTCTGTGCCTCCAAGATTTGTGCCATACGTTCCTGGCTCTATTAGATGTAAAAAGCTTGTTGTCATTTCTAATGTCATATCATTTCACCTCTTCCCATATATCAATCAATCCAGGCAGTACATATCCAAGATCAATCCATGAAAATTCATTGTATTCTTCAAGTTCTTTTAATTCTTCTTCTGTTGGAATTTTTGCTCCCATAATTCTCAGAACATCATTTTCGCTTCCACCAGCTTCCAATATTCTATGTAATGTCATTTCTAAAGCACCTGAAATATCAGTACTTCCTTTTTGTGCAATTGCATTCCGTGTCCAATATTCATGACACATGTGAAATTCAATAATAACTTCATCTTCTTCTAATAAGTCTTTTAATTCAATCATTTTGTTCACCTAACCTTTCTAATAATTTCTTTGCATTGTTTACAAACTGCTCTTCTGAAAGACCTCTCATACACATTTCTATAAAATATCCTGTAGGAATACCACATTCCTTTGCATCTTTGACGGATATTTTATTTCCCTTTTCAACAATTCTCCGTGCAAATTTTCTCCAATTATCTTTTGGTATTTTCATTCCGTGTTTCCTCCACACCCATCTTCAAATGTCCTATTCAAAAGTTTCATTTTACATTCTCTCTTCTAACAAATAAGACAGATACATCTCTGCATCTGCCTTATTATTCTCTTTATGAAACTAATATTTCATTTGCTAATTTTTTCGATTTCTCTCTGTTTTCCATGCTCTCTGATATGTTCGACAGTATCTTCAGAAGCTCCGTTCTGCTTGCATCTTCTTACTAATCGTTCCCACATATCAAGATTTTTCCACCGTGGTTTATTTTTCTTCATTATTTAACCTCTCTTCTCCTGAAAATCTAGGAATAAAATACCCGAAATTTGTTACAGGAAAATCATTTCTTACAATATTATTAATGATTCCATATAAATCATGAGCAAAATTAAATTCATCTGCCTTTAACCAATCATCTAATCGAAGGTTAAATTTCAGATCTGCACTTTCAATGTCCATTAACAAATTTATTCTATCGCCATGATATAATCCTCCTTTTTCTGCACGTTCTGCAATTTTTACATATTTCTTATATCTTTCTCTATATTCTTTATTTGTCATAACAATTTCTCCCTTCTAAATTACAATTTCCATTGACTACATTTCTTCATTATTATATGTATAATCAAAATCTCCATATTTTAATTCAGACTTAATAGTATCTCTTGTTTCTGTTTTCCAATCCTGTCTGAATAGTTTTGCCTGCTCTTTTGGAGTATTTTCTTTGTCAACTAACTTAAACTCTCCATCAACATAATCGTATCTTGTAGTAACAGGTTTATATTCCATATTGCCTTCTTCAATCTCTTTCGAGATTTTCATCTTTAACTTCTGTTGAGATGTACCAATGAATAAAAGTCTCATGCTGGAATATTCTTTCCATTCATTGCAGCTATGCAAGTAATATATTTTCTGTGCCATATAATCACGCCCCAATCTGCTAATTTTCATACCACTGAAACGCACAATCATACATCATTCTGCCTGTTATCTGGTCTTTAAATATAGGGCAATGCCAATCCATTCCATAATTATTTTCCTTGCACCATTCTTCAATTACCTTTGTTGTAAGTGGTGTTACATATACATACAAGTCAAAACAATAATGATCCATTTCTTCTTTTGGATAACCAGCTTCAATTAGCATTTCCATTAATGTTTTCTGCATAATTCTCAATCTCCTCACTTTCTAATCTCAATACCAAATCAAGTATTTTATCTCTCCATTTGATATACTGAGACGATTTACGTAATGTCTCCTTTTCTTCAAACTCGTCTGGGATAATTTCAATCCCATATTCTACAAGCTGTTTTGTCGCTTCAAGTAACAATTCTCTTGACTGTGCATCAGGACAATATCCCTTTCCTCTTGGATCTGCAATTCCTGCCTTGACATATTCCGGATAACATAAGTCAATGAATCTTGGCAACTCATTATCCAAATCCATCATATAAGTCATGCTTGGCTCAAAAATCCGTTTTCGCTTTCCATCTCCGCCTCTTTTCCCTATCATTTCTGCGACTTCTTCTGTCTCATAGAACTCATTTTCCAAAAGGATTTTTCTTTCGATTTCTTCCGCAGTTTCTTTGACTGTTTCATAGAATGCCTTTGCGTTAAAGTAATTGCTTTTTAACTTTGCAAGAAACTTTCTGTCATAATTAATCTGTGGTAACATAATTATCTCCTCGCTTCCATCATTCTTTTTCTATAGTCTTTAATTTGTTCCATTGTCAACCATTCCGGCTTTTCGTCTTCGGCAAATGAGTTCCAAATCCGTTCCATTTTGTCACAAATCACTTCTACACTTCCACCATACAGATGACCTTCGTAACCGTTTCCATTCCCGAGAAAATAATTACAATCACTTTTCATTCTACCCAATAGCATGTAATCATTCTCCCTTGGATGGCGAATAAAAGGATCGTCGCATTCCACTGGTTCTGTTACTCTATTACATGGTTCACCACAAATTTCATCCCATTCTGTTCTGTAAGCACCTGTGTAAAGGTTTAAACCATTTCGACCATCATTTTCATCGAAATACAACTTTCCGTTTTCATCCTCGTAACATGGAACTTCCATATATCCTCCGAATCCTACATATTTAACTTTCATATCAACGACCTGCCTTTCTCAACTCTTTTACCGCCATATATGCACCGTATAAAACATCTTTACATGTATTAGCATTGATATAACCAATTTCTCTTTTACCATTCTTTAAGACATGGAATTGATTTCCACCTTCAATACTAATTTCCACAGAAATATCAAATCCAGAATCTTTGATTGTACAGAGATATCCGTCAATCATTCTGCATTTCTCTTTTTCTAAGTCATCTAAATAACCAACAACTCCGCCTTGCCATTTGATATGTTTAAAATCCATATTAGCCTACCTTTCTGATTTCTTTCAGCATATTTGCCTTGCACAACATCAGATTTTCTTTCATTTCTATGATTCTCATATCAAGAAATTCTTTAACAGCTTTATCAAACTGTTTTTCTGTAATTTCGTGACCATAATTTGCAACAACAATATCCATGATTTCTTTATATGAGAATCCATTAAACAATGTATCATTTTCATGAATTGGCAAATTATAATCAAATTCTTTTCCATTCCGTGAATCCGTCTCAGGATCATATAACCATCTACTCATGTTAATTTTCCTCCACAATTCTATTCTCCACATTGCTCCAATAATATTTCTTTCCGTTCTCTGCGTTCTCAAAAATCACTGAATATGAAAATGCTTCAAATGGTGTGAATACTTTTCCATTACAAGTGTATGGTATTTTCTCTGTATTCCAATCAATACCAAGTTTTCCATTTTCTTCACGAACAACAAATATCTTGTCGTAATTCCGTGTCTTAATTTCTCTGTTACAACTGTCATACATATGTACTTTTACTTTGTCATTTACATTTAACATTTTCTCTTCTCCTCTCAATAAAATAAGACAGCTAAAGAATTATTCTCCAACTGTCTTTAAATGAGTTTCTTCCTATTAGAATGCAGTCAAGATTTCTCCTAACTGCTTCGCTTCTGAAATCTTACAAATTGCTGTTGCCTTTGAATCCTCTGAACCATTCTTCCGTGTGAAGTGATTCACAAGATACACTTTATCAGGCATTTCTTTGCCTTCAACTGTGTAGTGACCAACTTCTACGGTTGCATCACCGAGTTTTCCAAGTTCCTTTACCTTTTTGTAGATAAATTCTTTAGCCATTTTATTCATCCTCACTTTCCTTAAAATTATATTCTGGGTAAACATCCCCAATGTTCCATCCATCTTCAAACCAACAATGGTCTGAAATCTGTGGAATGTCCACAATGATGTGATCGGCAAAAGTTTCTTTTACTGTGCCTTTGTAAAAGACCCCATCAAGCTTGCACCGAACTTTCTGTCCTGTCGAAAACAAATATTCTAAATTTGCCATTTGAAACCTCCTAATCTTTCAAATTATATTCCTTGCTAAGTCTCTTTGCGATTTCACCACAAATTTCTTTATCATGTACTGGAATCGACAAAGACTGTTTCCGTTCCCAAATTTCATGTCCGGTGTTAGACCGTGAGAATTGAAATCCATTCTTTTTCAGTTTCTTGCGAAAATCATTCGTAGAAACTGGCTGCAAACGTCTACTCATGTGTATACCTCCTTTCCATATATTCTTTTGCTGCTACACAAGACCAATACTTTTGCACTATATTTGCCTTACGAACATACAGAAGAATTTTCTCTTTCTCTTTGTCTGTCAAATCAGAAACGTTATGTTTTCTGACTGTTCTACAGATATTGAAGAAATTTTTCTTCTGCGTTTCTGTTGTGAAGTTGAATAGATTATATTCACTCACAACATTTTTTCTTTGATGATTTACTCAAATCGTTCACCATGTCAAACATGGCTAATAGATTTAGCTTTTCCAATGGAATTTTCTTCCCCATCAGACCACCTCAAATTCCTTGAGGATTATGCCTAACAGTTCTTTGGCTTCCGTTCCACCGTTCTCAGAATCCTCTTTAAGATTCTGAACTAACGCGATCATGTCTTCGGAAAGTTTCCCTCTCCGTTTTGAGCGTGTAAATTCTTGAAACATCTCCATTGAAGAGTCATGCAATTCCTCTTCTGTCATTTTGCATCTCCAATGGTTGTTGCTGTAAGATGCAAGCTTCTTGAAAAATGACAAGTCTAACATTTTCATTCTCCCTTTCTCTTTGTAATTGGTTAATAGTTACATTAATATAGCCAAGAGAGCTATATTGTTATATTCTCCCTTGGCTATATTGTATCTAACTATTATGTATGTATTAAACTGCTTTAGCTTTCGCCTTTGTCTTTTTTGTATTTTTATTGACAACGAAAGGATTTTCCATTTCATATTTAACAATCTGAGACAGAAAATCAAAAATCTGTGCCTGTGTTTTTGTCATGATATTTTCTACAAAGAATTCAGTTCCTTTACATTTTCGAACCAGTATCTCCTCCATTTCTTCTGTTCTGCCTTCATAGTATGCATACATTGATTTCAATGCACGAATAATCTTTGCTGTGTATGCTTTTCCGTTATATGTATCTGCATATCCGTTCCATTCCAACTTACCAAGCAAAGTAAGCATAGAATCAAGTAATTCTGCCTTACCACCTTTAATCCATTTGATTCCATCGGAAATAGATGTGAAAGTTCCAACAACATTGTCCGTTTCATCATCTCCCTTGATTGCTATATTATGTTTCTTACAGATATCATGTAATGCAACATATTCTGGCTTTTTGGCTGCTAAAGCTGCATGGTAAATATCCATTGGTTGCATTTTTGCCCTGTCACTTGACTGACTAAGAAATAAATCAATAGCATCTTCAAGTGAACATTCCATAACTTCCACAACTACACTCTCTTTCTTTGCCTTGAAAGCACCATAAATTCTGTGCTGTCCATCAATACAAAGAAGAATTCCATTGTAGAGTAAAACCTTTGGCTCATCCCATTTATATGAGTTATAATTATTTCCAATCGAATAAGCTCTTTCAAGTTTGATTCTTCTCTGCCAATCAGGGATGTGGATCTGCATTGGATCTATAACCATGAGAAGTTTATCTCCAATCCGTGAATTGTTCTTTGCAGTTTTCACCAAGTTTTTGATTAACAACTTTTCGTTTTTACCTGTAAACTCATTGCTTTCTCTTACTTCCTGCATTTCCTTTTCTGCTTCTTTCGCTTTCAAATAAACTCTTTTACACATAATTTCTTCTACCTCTTTCTTTAATTTTTCTTTTTTATTTTGCATTTGCGGAATTTTCCGCATAAAAATAACACCCTACGTTGTGTAAGGTGTTATGATTGACAGTTTTTGTCTATTTCTTTTAACTTTTTTAATTTACATTTGCCTTTTTTACAAGCTGAACTTCATATCCCAACGCATCTATAATACTTGAGAACATATTCATTGATGCATTGTGAGTCTTTTTCTCAAACCGTGAAATTGCCTGTTGACTATTCCCTGTCATTTCTGCAAGTTCAGCCTGAGAAATGTTTTCGCTTTTGCGAATCTCAACAATTTCATCAATCAACTTATCATTGTTGTCTGCCACATAATAAGTTTTTGATGGCATATCTTTTCTTTCTGTCAGTTCTATGTTGCCTTTTTCAATCTCGACAGCTTCAAGTAAACCTCTCATTGTATCTTCAAAAAATTTACTCATAGATCATTCCTCCTTTAAGAAATTAACTACTGCCTTAAATGCCTTTTTCTCATCTGGTGTAATATCAGATTTTTCATCTTTACTGTACACATTGATAAAGTAAATTTTATCCTTTAATTCAATATCTACATATAATACTCTTGCGCCACCACGTTTGCCTTTTCCTTTGTTTTCCATTGGAACACGAATTTTTCTTAATCCACCAGTTCCTTTAATGGCATCTCCTGCTTTTGAATCTTTTAATAAAATATTCTCTAATGCCCTTAAGTTTTCATCGGTTAAACCAAGCTCACGCCACTTTTTAGTAAACATAGGTACTTCAATAAATGTTCTATTCATATCATTTTACCTTTCTCTTTTGTATATACATATTATACATCATATTTGATGTATTTTCAATATGCAACTATAGAACAATCCGTGTTTCTTCTATAATAATGCAGATCACCTCCCTATTACATTTTTCTTTTGCCTTTTCAGGTCTACAGTATTTATCACAGAATGATTTCGCTTCTGCAAATTCTTTATCCGTCATAAGACAAGAAAAATATCTGTTCTTCTCGTCATGTGAAGAACTTATGGTGTCAATGTCATTTCCGAGACAGAAATATTTGAATAATTCTGCCTTTTTGTTGCTGATGATGAACGTCCGTTCTTTTTGTTCTTCGTGGTTTCTGATTGCATCATAGAGTCTTGCAGAACCATCTTTCATATAGATTTTCATTTTATTTCCTCACTTTCTTCTTCTCCGTTTGCCAACATTTCAAGCTGGCGTTTCAGCCTCATCAAGTTTGCGTTTGCAGCCATGATTTTATTGTCGAGTTCCTGTGCTTTCCGTGCTGTTGGAATCATGTCTCTGATCAGACGGATTCCACCTATCTTATACAGTTGAGCAATTTGCGTTTTGCCTTCTGTATTTGAAATTGACGGATGAAAAGTATAGACAAATTCAATGTCTTTATATTCCTTTTCTGTTACCTGGTTTCCGAGTTTCTCTTCAAATTCATGCTTCATCATGATTATTCACCTCCTTAAATTCCTAAAATATACGGCATGATTAATCTATGAGCTTCGTCATACCGGAAATTTTCTTCGTTTCCATTGTAGAATTCCGGCACTACTTTGTCTTTTGCCTTTTTGATTGCAAATTTTACCAATGACCGTGGTAATCCGAAATCATCAGCAAGTATTTTGATTTCTATTTCCCATGATTTCATTTTGCGTTTTCTCCTTTCTACAGCATTACTCCAAAGTAATTAAACATAATTACAATGAGAATGTATCCAATTATTAATGTTACTGGTAGCATGAAAATTTTAAATAACTCACTTTTTACCTTGCGTCTGAATCTTTTTTCTCTTGCGGTCATTTGCTTTTCCCTCCTATTTTTGAGTATAAAAATAACAGCCTTATTTTTGGCTGCTAACTATCTGTCATATATATTCTCGCTTTTCGTGGCGTACAATTCTGTTCCATCCGAAAGCATAAAAGCAATTTCGCTTCCGTTTGTATTCCAATCAGTAATTTCTAAATTAGAATACATATATGGTAATGACCAATTATTCTGCTGATACCGTGTAGATATAATAGTATCATCACGAATATCTTTTGTGTTGTTATCATTCATGATTAATGCACAACCATCGCCAACTTGCCAATCTTCTGCGCCATCGAATGACCAGAGATTTCCGTTTGTATCTTCAACGGTTACTGTGTCATTTTTAATCTCCGTTACTGTTGTTGACAGCGGATAGAGATGGGAAATCTGATTTGCGTTATAGAGCTGACAGATTGTTTTATCTGCCATGGTTGCTAAGATTGCAAGCGCAATTATTATGAAAAGTGTTTGGAATTTTGTGAAATTTTTCATGGTGTCTCCTTTCGCTTTTGTAAAAATGGGTATAAAAATAGCACCCTGGCTTGAGGTGCTAAACTTTTATAGGTTTTTTAGTTTCGCTTGAAGCTCTGCGATTTGAGCTTCGAGTTCTATTTTTGCCTCTTCGTTTGTTTCAATTTTGATTTCTACAATTTCTTCAATTGGGCATTGTAAGTACTCACATATCCTACCTAAAGTTTCAAGAGTTGTAGATTTGTTTTCCCTAAATTTTTGAAGTGTACCACCTGGCAATTTGAGATCTTCTCTAAATTGTTTTTGTGTTATGTTTTCACTTTTTAATTTTTCAAAAAGTCTACTGTAATCTATTTTCATCTTATATGCCTCCATTTGTATATTCACCCCCATTTTAGCATATAATTTCCATTTTTCAAAGATAAAAATTGCACTCTACTTTGCATTTGCGTTTCGAGTGCAACACGATTAGAAACCGAAGCCGGAAAGAGTCTGTTTTTCTAAAGTACAGACCATGTAACAAAATAATGCGTTCTGATAAAGTTCGTCATCTTCTGCTATGCGTTTCCAATTTGCATTGGTTTCTTCTTCCGTTGGTTTCTGTCCACCGCCGTATTGTTTCCAGATAGTATATCTACTGGCACAATTCAGTTCAGACAAAAAGATATCCATTTGCCTCAAACTTTCTATTCTGCGTTTGACAGACCATTCGTTGATTTTGAGCATAGTTATGCCCTCCTTTGATTATTAGGCACACTGTACCTATTACAATGTTACCATACAATCAACCTCCCTTCCAGTGCTAGTACACACTAAAGAAAAGCAGACTATTCCTATATTTTGCGTTCTGCCTTTCTGTACTGAATACTATACTATCTATTGTGGAACTTTCAATGTAATTCATTGAGGAAATATTGCAATGTTCTCCCTCTAACTTTCTAAGTTCGCTTGCCAATTCAGACGGATTGAAAGTTTTGGCAAAATCCTTGTATTTCTGTTTTGCCATGTTACTTGTTACTTCTGCTGTTATTGCGTTTCTGTTCATAATGCTACCTCTTTTTTATTTTGTCTTTCCATTGCCATTGCCTTTGCTGTTGGGAAGTCTAAGATTCCTTTTTCTACATAGTTCGAAAAAAGATATTTACATTCTTCCCAATCTAGCCAATCTGTTACGTTGTATATGCGCATGATTGTTTCAATGATTATTTTGTCTTGCTGAACAGACATTCTGCCCATTCCAACATAATCCTTTTCCATGTTATTTAACATTGTGTTGATTTGTTTTGCGTTCATAGTCTCTCTCTCTTTCTCATTTTGTCTTTCCATTGCCTTACCATGCGATTGCATAGTTTAATTCTGTCAAACGGATTAGAACTTTTTCGTTTTCGCTTTCAGGCTCTTTATTAATGTCAACGCCAAGTTTTTTAAATTGTTTTACAAACTTGAGAAGTTCATCATAAGCCTTTTCAAATTCCTTTCCATAGTGTGTGCGACTTTCCAGGAATCCGACCGTATGGGCGGAAATATCCTGCAATTCATATTTTAAGTTTCCGTTTGCCAATTTTATTTCGGTTTCCAATGCAATTTTATCCAATGGAGTTTCCATAAACTCCTTTACTGATTTAATTTCTAAAAACATGATTTCCCTCTCTTTCATCTATACAGCTATACTATTTCCCACTACACTTGCATTGCCCTTTCCATACCAGTGTGCAATTTCTGTTACTTCATTCCAACGAAGAGATTCATTAATCTGATTCGTGTTGATTCTCGAACCAGTTCCCTTTTTATGTCTGGAATAGGTTTTCATGAGTTCTGCTGCTTTTTCGTTCCAAACTTTTTTATCATCTACAACTGGAATAAAACCGAGCTTATTCACGGCATATTTCACCCATTTATAGATTTTACTGTTTTCTCTTGCTACACGGATAGACCATTCTCCATCCACGTTGACATAAACGGAAAGATTTCCATTTTTGTCTGTTTTGAAATAGTCACAAACCCAATAAACCGGATTCCCTTTGACATCTGAAAATCTACCATAGATTGCACCCTTTGGTGCTACGAAATCCAGGACGTTTGCTTTACATTGTGCATAACGCACGTAGAACTTCGGTGCATGTTTTTTGGACATGATTGTATCCCTCTCTTTCCGTTTGCCTTTTAGAAATTTTTTCATAGAATTAGCCTAGATCATTCTAGTTGTCCACCCTAAACCTCGTGGCGGTTTCTATGCTTTAGGGTTGACGGATTAAGTCCGTCACTCTCTAGAAACATTCTTCAAAGTCGCAAAGAACCATTTCGTTATAGATTGCGGTAAACAATCCGAAAGTTTCAGCGTATACTTGAGCGAATCCGGCAACTGCCTCTTCTCTCGTTCTCATACCTCTGCGGTATTGTTTCCGAATAGTGTCAATTTTCTCCTCAAATATTCTTTTCTCCTCAAAAGTCATCATGGCAATATTCCCCTTTTTCTATAGTATGGTTGGGCAGTTTATCCTCACGCCCAGGAGTTATGGACTACTTGTCGGCTTTTTTCTCCTCAGCTTTTTCTACTGGTTTCTCAGATTTTTTCCCTGATTTCTTCTGCTCTGCTTCTACTTCGGCCACTGTTTTAGCACCGGCAACCGTATATTCGGATTCTGTTTTCTCAGGTTTTACGACTTCGTGACGGTCTGAATTGTCGAGGATTACAGCCATCAAATCTGTTAAAGCTCTAGCTTGTAATTTTAAGTCTTTAGACTTGTCAACCCATATGTAAGCTCCATAAGAGTATCCTTTTTTATCAGAACCTTTGATTTCACGTTTCGGAACTCCACCGAAAACAGCTAAAAATTGTCTAATATCTTCCTCTTTGAAGTTAGAGTTTCTAACTTTAATCCCATAGAAATATTCACCTTCAGAACCTAATAATTTGTGGAAAATAGGTTTCAATATTTCCTTCATATTCTTTTTTGAACCACTAGCATAATATTCGGAAATTGCATCCGACAATGACACTCCGCCATTTTCATATTTGAATGTACTATTGTCTAAAACTACACGGTTATAGATTGTGTGAGCAATCAAAGCAACATGTACTTTATCAGTTGCCGGAAGTGCTGTATATAAGTCTATAGAAAGACAGTTATCACATTCCTCTGTTAGAGCCTCGACTTCCTTCCGTGCTTTCCAAAATTCACCAAAGTCTACTCCGAGTGCAATACGGCAATCCTCTTCTGTAGCTGTCATAACGTCTTTTCCTGGGTGTGCCATTTTATATACTTCTTTAGCGTCACGGATGGCTTTTTTCTCGATTGCTACCTCAAGTTCTTTATGACGTACTACGGACTTAACAATACCAAAAACGTCAAGTGCTGATTTACCGTTATCAAGTTTCATAGCGTCAGATTTTACATAGAATTTTTCAGATTTTAACATAGTATTTCTCCTATTCTCCGCACCTTGTATATAGACGAGTTTTTGTGCGGTTCGCCTAGTTTTTTTTGTATGGTTTTTCTGTCGTTTTGACAGAGTTCCCATGATGGGATTCGAACCTATTCTCAAAGCGGTTAATCCGACACCCCTTAAAAAAGGGTAGACTGTGCCTGGCACAACATGGGATGCTTTCTCAAACTTTTCGTTGCTTTTCGCAATTACTAGGTTTTTATGAATGAATTATGATTTTTCAAATAATCCCATTAAAACATTTTTATGCACTATTTGAGACTTGTAACAAGTCAACAACCCATGTTATAATGACTATGTGTTATTTTTTTCATTGTTTTATGGGGTGCAATGTTTTTCTGGAGGGTTACTCGAAAGTAAAACCTATAAATTATTTTTTGAATCATTTTGAATAGCTACGTTTACCCGTTGTTATTGATGTATACCGAAAACATCTGTATTTCTTACCCGTCAAATATCTAATATTCGAATTGCCAGTTGCTCTTGTTACCTGGTCGATTTTTCACGCTAGTAACTTGTGGTTACTACAGCTTTAGCATTTAAACTCCGTCAAGTGGCGTTTTATTGAATCGCTATCTGTCGGTATTAGTTCGGTATCGTGGAACTTTACGACGTTACTTTGTAGAAAGTAGATACTGATAACTTTCTTTCGGGTATGCTATCAACCCCTTGCGAACTCCTCACAAGTGGACATATGGCTTTTTAAGTCCCTCATATGCTAGGACAACTAAACTTTTCAACGGAGTTCATACCGTATGGTCGCAACCCGTCAAGGTTGGAATGTGGCGGTTGTCAACCGCTCTCATTGACTATTCGAACCAACTCATGTGAATCTATGGTAGCACCCACATGACCACCGAATCATGTAACCTTGTTCGGTGTAGCTATACAATAAATCATTTTTGTGATTTTTGCAAGCGTTTTTGTGATTCTTTAAGTCATTTTTATGATTTTGTTAAAAGTGTATAGAAAATAGTTGTTTTTAAATGTTTTATAGTGCATATTGCATAATTGAACGTGTTTCTTCTATATAATGCAAAAAAAAGAAAAATTGAATGATGCTAGTTAGTTGTGGCTAACTTGGTGGTATTGGAATTGGATCTGAAGTATATAGACAGTGTGTCGAGAAATAGATAGATATATATTTTTTGTATAGTAATGAACTAGATATATAATTTTTATATAGTAATAGACATATTAATATAAAAGTGTCTAAAAAACGATAAAACAAACAAAAATGCCTATATATAAATACATTTTCTAAAAATATACATAATGTTGAGAAAAAGAAGTCCCATTTTTTTGCTTTATATAGAAGATAAAATTTCGATTTCATTAGTCAAAAAATGCGTAAATATAACAAAAGTGCGCATTTTTCAAGGGTTTTCCGTACACTGGGGGTAGTTAAAATCAGGCAGACTAATTCAAGTTAGTTGAGACTAACTATGCAGTCTTTCCACACACCAACTCGAAAAAATCCCTCCCACTTCTAAAAATTCACCCACAAAATTCCAAATTTTCACTCTCATCCTCAAATCCTCAAAATTCCCTTATTTTACAACGAAAATCACACCTCACCAAAAAATCATCCCTTATCGAACCCCTTATCGTCAAATCCCTTATTTCACAACACTTTTCCGCCATCTCTCACACAAAAATCATCTAAAATTTTTCACAAATTCACTCTCCCATCCCAACTTTCTTCCTTATATAAAGGCATTTTTACGATGTACTATTTTTACGTCAAAAATCACCATTCAACTCCAAAATCAAAAATTTTCAAAACTTCAGATAGAGAATAATAATATATCCCACAAATCAAAAATAAGGAGAAAATAAAAACCATGCGCCTAACAAATAAAGAGATCTTAACACAATTCCCATCCTGGTCAAATCACCCATCAGGAAACATTCAACAGGTACGCTATGGAGACATACCAGATTGCCAATATACACAAGAATCTTACAATCACTACCAACAAGAAACAGATCCACACCTATTAAACATTTTCTGTGCAGAAGCTTATATCTACTCGCAGCATGGAGCATTTGACATCTATAAAACCATAGCAGGTGACATTTACATCCATACAGAAACGCAGAAAATATTACACGGTTCAATCAACGTCCAATACAGAAATAAACCTATCACAATCCATCTCAATCTCATGTACGGATTAAAAGCACTATCACTACTCTCCTTGCGTGGCACAGGTAAAGTAAAAGGATTCTGCAATAAAGATGGAATTGGATCGCCTTGCAATCATCTAAACACAGAAGAGACATAGATATCATCAAGTCAGTCTTAGACAATTCTATGGAAGATTATGGTTATGGAGTGCAAAAGTTTATGCAAGCAGCAAGAGAACTCTATGCAGAAGATCCATTCAACACTATTATGAATAAAACCTTTGAGCTATAAAACACAACAAAACATACATTTCAGACGATTATTATACTTATTTAAATAAAATCAGACCAAATTCTGTTTAAGTGTTAAAAAGGCACGATTTACCATTCAAGGTATTAAAATTGATTCTAGCTCATTTTGTTCATCAATAAGTCATCAAATCGCCTGTTTAAAAATGTAATGTTATATCAAAATAGAAATTATATAAGAAAATATACATACTGAACTACACAACTTGTTTGTGTAGTGAACAAGGTTACAATCTTAGCTTGGAACGAAGAGACAAGATAAGATTGTAACATTGCATAAGGGAGTGGGAACTTTCCCACATAAGTAAGGCAGATAAATATCTGTCTATTTTTATGCACAAAAATAAGTACAAATTTTAAACTGATGGTTTAATTAAATAAAAACGTATCATTTTTCGTTCATAATCTCACACCCTACCAACTTTACACTAAGCACATAAAAACAGAAAATCAATCCATATTTATATCAAATACCCATCAAATTGCCATATCAGAAATCTATGATATACACCTGCCAGGAGGGGGTAATTAAAATCTTGTAGAAACATTTCTCTCATATTCGAGTACCACTTATATAAAAATGCAAAAAATAATTTTCGTAATGAGAGAATAAGTATATAAATCCAATATCATCCACCACATCAACAAAAATAAGAAGATAAAACTAATTACAACGAAACAAATTAAGAGAACAAAAATGAAAAACAATATTTAACACAAACAGAGAATAGAAATACAAAGGAGATGAAAATTATGTGTATGAAACATACAACACGCTCAGGAAATACATTGATTAGATGTAGTCATGTAAATAATAGTAAATGGGATAAAGCATACTTATTAATTCTTAAACCAGAGGATTGTAAAGCAGAATATATTAACTACTGTCCTAACTGTGGAGAAAAATTAAAAGAATACTAAAGAGTGATGTAATTGCCTACGGCGTTATAGATATTCGCAACAAGTTGCTCACATCTAATTTTTGTCATGTTGACAAGCAACATTCCAAAAATGAATATATTTATTTATTTTTCTAGTGGTTTTTTAATGATGAATAAAAAATCATCCAAACTATCACTATATATATATTATATTGTGAGAAACTGAATGATTTTTTAAAACCTTGCAACTAAAAACTTAAAAATCGTCAGTAATTCAAGGAGAAAACACCTCTAAAAAAATACTGCGATTTCTCACTATATATATATTATATAGTAATAGTTTGCAGTATTTTTTTTGTACCATAATTTGATTATTTTTCAAGGCTTTTATACATTTTGGAGAATATATATTATGAAACTTATTAATGATTCCATAATCAAAAGAAGGGAGAAATATACATGAATACTAAAAATATTAAAATAGGAAAAATTACAGAAGAAGAACTTGTAAATTTATTTGGTAGTGATGCTCAAAAAAAATCTTATGAAGAAAAAGGAAAGTTCATCGGAAATTATAAAAATAATCTTTTTAAGAAAGTAAATAAATACTGTTCCATAGAAGAAAGAGAGAAAGTTGATGGAAGACGTATCTATGAAATTACAGAAGTTTATGAACATCCTCTTCCATCAAACTTTAACAAGATGAATAAATCATTATACAGGTATATAGTACCTCTTATACTTTCAGACTTAATCAACGGTCATGATCAAAACAACAGTATAGATATCACTGTTGGTAAATGGGCTAGAGAAATTAACATGGTAAATAAAAATTATAATCTTTTGAAGTATAACCGAGAAGATAGCAGCAAAGAGTTCCAAATCAATATGAATGAGATTAATGAATTTTATGACAAAGCTGATCACATGATTAATTGGTACATAGAAAACGCACTTGACTATCTTAAATCTGCTGGCTTAATCATTTGGAGACAAGTTGATCGTATAAACATAGAGGAAACAGATGGCAAATCAGTCATTGACCAAGATGGGAATATAGAAGTTAATGTAACACTTACATCAAGGCAAGCCACAAAAGAAGACATGGATTACTATGCTCAATGTGTTTCTATTGCAGACAAAGAAGCAAATATAGAAAATGCAGGTGAAAGATATTACAGTTCAAAGGCAAAATATTTCCAGGAAACTTTAAAAAGAGAATTATATAAAAAGAAAATCAAATACTTCTACAGCACATACGAAGCGTATTATGTTCATCTTGATAAATGCAAATCATTGCTAGAACACTTTGGAGAATATAATAGAGAACAACTTGTTGACAGTTTCAATAAAGAATTCTCTGACATGATAGTTGAGAATGCAGGTATTAGATTTGACAAGAATAAAACTAAGTATCTTCTCAATAAAAGCGACTATCTTCTCTCATTTGAGAATTTATGTGAAATCACGGTAGATAACAAAACTGAATACCTTGGCAGTAGAATCAGAGAAAAACCTATTGAAGATAATTATAACCTTAAAGTAAATGCAAAGAAGAAAGGACAATAATAAATGAATTATAGTGAAGCACAATTAGAAATCATAAATACAATTGACGGAAACATTGGTGTCATAGCATCTGCTGGTTCTGGAAAAACAACAGTGTTAACAAAGCGAATTGAAAATATGGTAAAGAACCATTCTATTGCACCACAGGACATACTTGCTGTTACGTTTAGTAAAAAGGCAAAAGAAAATATTCAAGATAAGTTAAAAGAATTGGATGTAAATGGAGTAAATATTGAGACTTTCCACTCTCTCGCTCTTAAGATTATTGGTACAAGATATGGAGTAGGATATTTTAAAGTATGGACATTACAGTGGGAAAAAGAAAAGATTATGCAAACAATCTGTTGCGACAGAATGAATCTATGTAGTAAAGATGATGTTCCATATAATGATATCTTAAGATTTATTGGAAAGCAGAAAAATGCAATGCTAAGTGCAATGGATGAACTTATCTATTCAGATGATGATCCATTTAGTAAGAACAATATGAAAGAAATATTTATCAGTTATGAGAAATTCAAAGAAGAGAATAGATATATAGAGTTTGATGATTTTCTTAATCTTGCAAATGAAGCGTTAGATACTGATAAAGATACTTATGATTATTACAGCAATTGTTTCAAATATGTTTTATCTGATGAATTCCAGGACATTTCAAAATCACAATCCCTTTTATTAAAGAAACTGAATACCAAAAATACAATGATAGTTGGTGATCCATTGCAGGCTATTTATTCATTCCGTGGTGGTAATAGCAAATATATTCTTGACTTTGAAAAAGATTATCCAAATGCAAAGATTGCGCATTTGAATAAAAACTATCGTTGCAGCGAAGATATTATTAAAACAGCAAATGTGTTTGCAAATACCATTCCTGATTCTAAGCATAAGAATTACAGGGAAAGTATTGCAAATAATAAAGCATTTAAAAAACCAGAGTTTGCTATCTATAAAGATGAATGGGAAGAAGCAGATAAAATCGCAGATAAAATTAATTTACTTGTTAGAGAATATAAGTATAAAGACATTGCTATTCTCGCAAGAACAAATGCGCAGTTGACAAAAATACAGTCAACCTTTCATGAAAAATTAATACCGTTCAGTATTGTAAACGGAAGTTTGTTTACTGATCTTCCAGAAATAAAGCTGCTAATCTCATATCTAAAACTTGCGCTCTATGAAAATGATAATGAGTCTTTTAGATATTTATACAACAAACCGAATAGATGGTTAGATAGAAAATTTCTGCAAGAAGTAGAGAATAATAGTAAAAGAAAGAATGTTTCATTTTACAGTTCTATGATGTCAATTGACCGTAGAAATTGGAGATTTAAGAATGGTATTGATGAAATTTATGAAGTGATTAATTATCTTCAGAATAAAAGATTTTCCTCTATTGGAGATATGATTTCTTATTTAAGAATTAGATTAAATATTGACGAGTTTGTGACAAAAGGAAAACAGGCTGATGATGGAAGTTATGTTGAACAGATTGAAAATATGAATGCTTTTGAAAATATTGCAAAGAAATATACAGACTTAGAAAAGTTCATTATGTACTTAGATGATATTACAAAAGACTTGCAGGCAGACAATGAAAACAAAGTGCAACTTCTTACTATTCATAAATCAAAAGGCTTGGAATATCCAGTTGTATTTATTATTGGATGTAGTGATGGACTTCTTCCTCATAATAAAAGTAAAGATTTAAATGATGAGAAAAAGTTATTTTATGTTGGTATTACAAGAGCAGAAAAGGAATTATATATCTCTTCTATTCTTTCAAATAATGCAACAGAAATGAAAATAAGTCCATTTGTATATGCAATAAAAGAGACAATTAAACCTGATAAATCTGTAATGTAGAATGGGGAATAATAAAGATGTAACTTATTAATTATGATTCAGAAAGGATATTAAAATGCAACAAATAAATATTAATGAATTAAAACCACATCCAAGAAATAATGAATTTTTTGATGATATTAGTGGTGAAAAATGGGATGAACTTCTTGATTCCATACGCAAGCGAATAAAAGATGGAAAACGAGGGAATATTGAGCCAATCATTATAACACAAGATAAGGTTATAGTTTCTGGTCATCAACGTGTACGAGCTTTTAAAGAATTATCTATTCCGACTATTGAATCAGAAATTCGAATTTATAATTCAGATGATGAAGTCCTTCTTGACCTACTTGAATCCAATATTCGTCGTAGAGGTGAAATCGGTGGGTCAGCAAAGAAGGTCGGCAAAAGAATTAAGGAACTGGAAAGATTATATGGAATTCGAGAAGGCAGTGCTGGTGGAAATGGTTCTAATCAGTATATTAAAAAAGAGCTTGAGCCGAATTCTTCGGTTGAAGCAAAAAAATCCCAATCCGATCTTGCAGCACAAATGGGCATTTCTGTTGACACTCTTCAAAATTATAAACTTCTTGCAGAAATGATACCAGAACTTTCTGATTTAGTTGATACAGGTATTGTTACAAAAACAACGGCTCTTGCAATAATGAAAGAACTGCCAGAAGAAGATCAAGAAAATCTAATTGCTTCTATGGATACAACAAAGCGGATAACACAGAAAGAAGTGAAACAGTATATTGATGAGATTAATTACTTAAAAAATAATCCAAAAGTAAAAGAAATCATTAAAGAACCTGATGATTATAAGACTACAAAAAAACAACTTGAATATTATAAAAGTGATTATGTATCGTTAAAATTAAATTTTGATAATAAAGTAAAAGAATTACAAGATATGCGAAAGCAATTAGAGAATATAAAGAATGTAGAAGAAAAAGATCCTTATGCAAAAAAACTCAAAGATTCTACTCTTCTGTTCTGTTCAAAAGTTGCAACTTTTATTGAACAGGTTGGTGGGTATATTTGGCTTACAGACGAGATAAACAAAATACCAGAGCTTGAACGAGAAGGTTACATTAAATCAATTCATGCAATTAAATCATGGGCAGACACTATGGAATTTAATATTAATAATAAAACAAAGGAGATTAATTAATTATGGGAAAATCTTACGAAGAACTTATGGAACTTGTTGGTAAAACAGCAGAGATTTCTGCATCAAATACTGAAAATACAGCAGTTGTTTTAGCTAAATTAGAACAGCAAAGTAAATTATTGTCTGGTTTGTCAAATTCAGTAGTAAGTGTTCAAAATGATGTTGCTATTTTGTCTACAGATATGGAACAGTTAAAAATGAATGAAGAAGTAACAACAACACAACAAGAAACTTTAATCGAAGCAGCAAAGAAAAGAATTTGTGAAATTTTAGGAAACGATCCTCTTGAACAAAAGAAGTATTTTAGAATCTTTGTTCAGAAATTATACAAAGATACTAGAAAAAATGCTGGTTTAGGATCAAAAATTGCAAGAACAAGAAAAGGCGATTTTCAAAGATGCATTGATTACATAGAATCATGGAATCCTAGCTGCGGATGTGTAGAACTAAGAGCAAGAGCTGATGCAAATGCAGAGGCAAGACGTAAAGCAAAAGAGCTTGGTTATAACTAAATTATAAAATTGAAAACATATAAACATAGGTGAATGTTAGCCGTACCAACACTCACCTATAAAACGTATGGAAGCAAAGACAAAATAGAATTAATCGTTCCTATTGGTTTTGACTTTCATACGACACGCCGTTTTTCGTAACGGTAACACGTTCTTTGCCTGATGCAACGAGTAATTTTAGTTCTTGGTAATGTATGTAATATTTCATACAACATTTCAGAAAATCTAAAATTCCTAGCAAAACAGCAGGTGTCAGAATTTTACTTAGCAGGTCAATCATTTCTCCTTTCGTTAAAAAGTGCATAACAATAGGATAAATAAGAGACAAGCTATAAGTAATAAAAATGTGCATAATCACGATTACTCCGTACCAGATATAATCAGTTGTGATATTGGTTAATTGGTTACAAGCTGTGTATACACATCCAACTGATTATATCACACAAATGGCAAAGAATAAATAAGCAACCTATCAACTAATCTCACATCAATAGAAAGGATGATTAGAGATGAACTACTTAAATAAAAGGAGACAAACAAATGACAACAGTAGAAACAGAAACAAAATCAAAGAGCCATAGCACACTTCGTATTCCATCAAGAGATGAATTTCACAGACATTATGGTGGTAAACTATACGAATCTGATTTTTGTACATATTACTCTGTATCGTTAGAAACTATAGCAGGTAAAATTATGGCAGATTTGTACGAAGAAAGAAAAGATACAAAAAAAGCTAGAGAGTGTTAGTGTAAATGATTTCGAAATCAGACGAAAGATTGTTTACAAGGGCAAGACAAGTTGCTTTACAATCAGATTACCATAGAGAACATGTTGGATGTATTGCTGTGTATCAAGGAAAGATAATTGGAATTGGTTGTAATTCTGAGAAAACACATCCAGTACAGTATTATTATAATAAATATAGAAACAACAACCGGAATGAATATTTTGTTCCAAAACTTCACGCAGAAATCAACTGCATTAATAGTATCCGTCATCTGGATATTAATTTCCAAAAAGTAAAACTTTATATTTACAGAGTCTTGAATGATAAGCCATATGGAATTTCTCGTCCATGTCCATCTTGCATGTCTGCAATTAAAGATTTCGGAATCAAGAACATCTATTATACGACAGATGATGGATACGCATACGAAAAAATATTATAAGGAGATATTGATTATGAAAATGAAAAGTTGGAGAAACAACAATGAGATAAATGGTTTGTTTGGAAAAAATGAAAATATCTACTCTTCTATCACACTTAAAGATTGCGGTCTTGATCCTGGATGGAATTTCATGCAAGCACCTGAATGCGAATGTGGGTGTGGTGAGAAATGTAATATTTGTTTAAAAAATGATGATGAGACATTAAGTTTTTGCAAAACAATGGTTTACGAAAATGATAAGTGTAATAAATGCGCTGTGTTTGCAATCACAAAAGAGAATATGTTATTAGGCGCAATCAAACAGGAAGATGATATCTATTGCTTCAAATCAAAAGATCCTATCAACTATATGAGCGAAGTTGGAGAAATTTTTGATGGGTTAGAGCTTCATTGCTATGGATTGATCGTTTGGAATGGTAAAGGTTTATACAGAATTGTGGAGGAATAAGAAATGGAATTAAATAGAATCTTAAATGAAATGAATGATTTAAAATACAATATTCGTGAAGAAAAATGCATTAATAATTATGACTGTAGCAAGTGTTGTGAAATTGAGGAATGTTATTATGACGCAGTTTCTATAGAGAATTCGCTTTACGCAGAAAGTCTAGATTATGGTGGTTACGACTCAGAAGAAGAATTTTGGGAACAAACTATTAGTTATTAGACTGGCGGTGATTTATATAAATGAGTGAGTTCGGTGTAAAGATAAAAAATATTGAAGCAAGTACATTGTATGAATATAATAATGGAGTCAGAGATCATTATGATTACAAAGAAGCAATGTTCACTAACAGTTTATTTAGTGATTATTTAAAAGATAATGGACTTAAAGTATGGAAAGAAGAATCAACACGAGATATAATTTGTTTAGAATTTAATTTTGGATCAAGGTCTTATGAAGAAGAAATTGCGCATTTAAAAAAAGTTGCAATAAAAGCAAGAATGGAATATAAACTTGCAAAGTCATACGGTTACAAATCTCAAATTGTTAAAAAGAAGAATAAGCGTCAAAAATTATCTAGACTATTCAAAGAAGCAAATCAAAATAAAAATAAATACCAAAAACATTCAAAAGAAGAAATTAGGAATATATTTTATAATGATGGCGTTAATGTTGAATACATTACAAGAAAAAAGAATGGTGATGTAATTAAAAGAGAAATAATTCATTACAAGATGTTATATAGAAGTACAGGTAAGGCAAAAAAAGGTTCTTGTATGTTTATCTGTGATAGACTGTATAAAAAAGCAATTAAGTTTTTATACATGGGAATCAAATTACCAAAGAAAAACTCTCCAATTGTAGAAGTAAGTGCTTATGCTCCATTAATATCAAGTGCAATTGTTGGAAAAATAAAAATCAATCCAAAAAATATTTTAATACTTAAAGATGTTGATCGTTATTTTGAAACAGAAGTTGTAGCTGTAAAAACGAATGAAGATAAGCAATGCTACGCAGAACATGTTAAAAGATACAAACTGAAAAATACATTATTTGATGGACAAGCATTAATAGATAGTAGTATTTTTCCTGAATGGGGAAATGGCTATATTTTACTTAGACATCATTTTTGTAAAATGGCTGCGTTTAGTACAAATATTCAACGGTTCTTTAAGGATTATTTTGGAGACGACTATTATTCTGCTACTGTCAAAGATATGTTTGGAAATGAACATTATGTAAAAGATATTGAGTTGATCACAACGGACAATGCAATGAAATGGTTAAAATTTGACGTATCATATGAATATTGGTGTGAAAAAGTATATGAAAACAATTGCATGTTTGGTATTGTTAAAACAGCACATGAAAGTAAACTTGGAAATGTTCAAAGAATGAGTTATCAAATGGTTAATTGTTTAGATGAGTCTATTATGGAAAATGTTGTAAAAGAAAGCGTTGACTACATAAACAAACTCAAGCAAGATGATGATGAATTCTTAAAATACCTTGAAAAAAATAAGAATTTTTCAAATGACTATGAAGTGTTAATTGCATTGTGTAAACAGAACTATGATTTTACTAGAAGTTGTTATTTTAGAAGACGAAAAGAATATATTATCAAGAACTATGTGCTAAATATGAAAAGTGGAAAAATTATTCAGAATGCAGAAAATCTAGTTGTTGTTGGGTCTCCATATGCAATGCTACTATATGCTGCGACTGGTAATGAAAATTCTGTTGATGACGATGACACATTTTTTATTGAAGATGGAACAATTCAATGCTATACCGAAAGGTTTAATAGTGGTGAATATTTAGCATTCTTTAGAAGTCCTTTTAATAGTCAAAATAATCTGTCATATCTTCATAATACATATCACAAAAAATTGGAAAAATATTTCAATCTTGGAAGACAGTGTATTGCCATAAATATGAATGGTACTGACGCACAAGATAGAAATAATGGAATGGATATGGATTCAGATTCCGGTTACACAACAAATCAAAAAGATATTGTAGAACATGCAAGAAAATGTTATACAGATTCTCCTACTATCGTAAATTTAATCCCAAGGGACTCAAAAAAATATAATAAGACAATGGACGATTATGCTTTAATAGACAATAATTTAGCAAATTCACAGTTGGATATTGGATTATCAAGCAATTTAGCGCAAATTGCACGTACATATTCTTGTAATTTTGATGATGAAAAATATATTGATTATGTATGTATTTTAAGTGTACTTGCACAGGTTGCAATTGATAACGCAAAGAGACGATTTGATATTAATTTATCTGATGAAATAAAACGAATACAAAATGATTTAAATATTAAAGAAAATTTATATCCTTCATTTTGGTCATTAATAAAAAAGAATTTCAACAAGTCTAATATAAATGATAAATTGTCGTGTCCTATGAATTATTTGTATAACTTAGATTTGTCTGAATTTCATCATTCTACATCTACTCTTCCAATGTCTCACTTTTTTGTAAAATATGATATGAGTAATAACATTAGAACATGTAGAAAAGTCGAAGATTTAATTAGTAAGTATTCTATTTGTCTATACGATGTAAATTCTTCAGATTCAGGAAAAGAAGATTATTTACTTTTAAGAAAGGATTTTGACGATTTAATTTCTGACATTCAGAAAATTAAGATATCAAAAAATTATCTAGGATTATTTTCGTGGATGATTGATCGTGCATTTATGATACTTCCTGGAAGTTTAAGGAATCAAAAGAGCATATCATCTGTTTTAAATAAAAACAAACCACTTCTATTGAAAGTCTTATATGAGATAAATTCAGCAAATTTACTAAAATGTTTTGCTAAAAATTGTTAAAAATGACAGTTTTTTATGCAGACTTAATTTTTAAAGTATGTTGTAAACGTTGAAAAATGGGCATTTTTACCAAAATTCTAATCCAACCTAATGAGGGGAAAGTGGGCAATGATGCTTGACTTGCATGTTCAAGAGTAAATTTGCGTACGTTTTTCGTAATACCAACACAACTACTCTCTCCGCTAAAATTGCAAATGCGGAATACAAATAAGCAACACGTGTATATTATTACTCCTTCATTGGAGAATATAGGAAAGACAAACACTTCCCTACTAAAATTATATGTTGGCAGTGGGTATATCATCTGCTGCCAATAAAATAAATCCTGTATTATGGATATAAATAACTCAGTGTAGATCAGTTAGTCACTGTGCTGAGAGCATATGTATAGTGAGAAAGTGTATGAAACGATAGCTTCATATGTTTTCTTCCAGAGATTTGTGAAATGATTCGGAAAGACGGAAACCGTCAATACTAAATATGTGTGCAGAATACATCGGTATATAAAGTCAGATTCAATTCGTCACCATAATAGACGCTGCTGTGCAGAATAATCCAGATGCCAACATTGGTGGAACTTTGTTGGAGTTAAGTACGGAAAATCCAAATAAGGTGATATGTCGTTGTTGAACCGAAGAAATTCGGGTATAAGAATTGTTTACTGGACAAGTAGCCTAAATCAACGAAAATTAATTCAAATATAAAGGAAACATAAAATGTTATTAATATAGTGTTTTAAACAAATTCTGAATGACAGGTGAAAGTTGTGGGTGCTAATCCCATTCGTCCTTGGTGCTTGAGCATTGGTAAAGAAAGTTACAGAGTCGCTATCTGTAGCTCAGGCTTTGCTAGACGGTAACTTAATAATGTATCCTTGTATAGTCTGTAAGGCGAAGGCTTATTTCTATTCATAATAGAGGATTTATGTCCTCTCATATTATTATCATCTAACCTTTCTGTCAGTGGTGGCGGTGTTGATCAATCAGCACTGCTGCCTTTTCGTAGGCAGATAAAAAGAAAAGAGGATTACTAATGATTAAATTCATTAAAAAATATGCGAAAGCATGGTGGAATTCATACATGGAAATGTGTGAGAAGATGTATCGGTATTACTAATAATACTGGTGCATTTTTTGTTGATAATGACTCGTAGTCCAATGGTAGAACGGCAGACTGTTAATCTGTATGTTGTGGGTTCGATCCCCACCGAGTCAGTTACTAATCTCCTATCATAAGGAGAAATTTAAAACGAAAGGGTGTAATTACTATAGTATTAATTACTAAAGCAGAAAAAGATTATTTAGTTGCTCATGGAGTCCGTGAAGGAAGTAATGGAATTAGCCATACTATTGCAAAAGGTAGAAAACGTACATACTATCTGTGTGAATCAGAATGGAACATGAAAAAACTAAATAAACACAGAAAAAATAAAATCGTAAAGTAAACGAAATTTAAAAGAAAGGTGGTATCTTTTATTGGAATACAAATTGTTCCTGGATACCAATGCACTTCTGAATTTGCAGAAGGAAGCATTTAAAGAGTCTTTTGTTATTTCACAGAAGACATTAGAAGAAATTGAAAATATAAAAGGATCTTCAAGAAAAGATAATGAAGTAAAATACAAAGCACGTCAAGCAGCACATTTGCTTGATGAACATTTTGGAGAGTATGAAGTTATTGCGAATAACAACGATGTAAAGAATATAATTTCTGAATTTTCATTGGAAGAAACGCCAGATAATATTATATTGGCATCAGCATACTTATATAATAAAAACTACTCTCCTATTGTTGTATGCACTGATGATATTAATTGTAAGTTTATTTCAAAGAATATTTTCAAACTTACAACAAAAGGCGTAAATGAAATTAACTTAGTCAAGAATATTGACGAATATACAGGATATCAAGAAGTAACTCTTTCTGATGAAGAAATGAGTTATTTTTATTTGCATACAAATGAGAATATGTATAATTCTCTTCTTAATGAATATTTGATTATTCACAAATCCGATGGTGAAATTGTTGATATGCTTAAATGGAGCAATGATGGGTATAAAAAAGTTTGTTCAAAAACACTAAGGTCTCATCTTTTTGGTGATAAAATACGTCCAAAGGATGCGTATCAAGCATGTGCAATTGATTCTATTTTAAGTAATACAATGACAACATTATCCGGAAAAGCAGGAAGCGGAAAATCGTTATTATCACTTGTTGCAATGATGAATTTAATTGAATCAGGAGAATATGATCGCATTGTTGTAATGTTTAACCCAACAAAGGCAAGAGGTGCTTCTGATATGGGATTTTACAGTGGAGATGCAACTGAAAAAGCAATGCAAAATTCAATCGGTTCTATTTTAACAACCAAATTTGGTGACAAGTTTGCTGTTGATTTATTGTTACAGCAAGATAAAATTAGACTTGTCTCTATGGCTGACGTTAGAGGTATGGAGGTCAGAGATAATGAAATTTTATACATTACAGAATGTCAAAATACAACAAAAGATCTTTTAAAATTATGTCTATCTCGTGCAAGTAGCGGATGTAAAATTGTAATCGAAGGTGATTATAACAGCCAAGTTGATTCGTATCTTTATGACGGTGATTGCAATGGCATGAAACGTGTTATAGACATTTTAAAAGGAGAAGAAGAATTTGGTTATGTTAATTTACCGAATGTATGGAGAAGTAAAATTGCCGCATTGGTAGATAAATTATAAAAGGATTTAGATAACGTGATAAAAAAATTTGATAAAGAATATTCTACACAATATACTCCAGAGATGAAATATCTTCTATCAAAAGGTATTAAGTATTGTTTTGTAAAAGATATTCATGGGGTAACAACATACAAATATACGAAGACACCAGAGTTGTTTAAGGCTTTGGTGTCTTTTTATATGGAGAACAAATAGAAATACGAAAGGATTAATAATAGGTGATAAAAATGATCGAAGAATTTATTCCTTTAGTACCGTATTGGTATAATATTGGTGACACTGTAAACGGATTAGAAATAATTAAACAAACTTATGTTGTTAATAAAAAAGGATGGAAAAGCAAAGCATACATTGTTAAATGTATTAAATGTGGATATGTCTATCAAACACCTAAAAGAGAAAGTAATTTAAAGAAGTATGGTTGTGTTGTATGCAATGGTAAAAAAGTTGTAGCAGGCATTAATGATATTGCAACTGTTATGCCGTGGATGGTAGATTATTTAGAAAACAAAGAAGATGCAAAACTTTATACATATAGAAGCAACAAAATGTTACCAATGAAATGTCCATATTGTAACAAAGATAAGAAGAAATTAACACCAAATACATTATATAGAAATGGTTACGGTTGTTCGTGTTGTGGTGACGGTCTTTCATATCCCGAGAAATTTTTAAGACATTTATTAGATTATATTAATATAGATTATATATTCCAATTATCAAAAAACAATTACCCGTGGTGTAATGGATATAGATACGATTTTTATATTCCATCGAAAAATATAATCATTGAAACAAATGGCATACAACATTATGAAGATGCATGTTTTACAAATTACAAAGACCAAGAAAAAATTGACAAAGAAAAAGAAAAGTTAGCATTAAAAAATGGTATTAGTAAGTATATTCAATTAGATTGTAGAGAATCTAATTTAGAGTGGGTTAAAAACTCAATATTAAATTCAGAATTATATGATATATTTAATTTAGGAAAAATAGATATTAATTGGATTGAAATCGAGAAAAAAGCGTTAAAATCAAACATATTTTTAGCATGTAAATTATGGGAAGAAAATAAATCTTTTACTACGGATGATATCGGTAAACAAATGCATTTATGCGGAGCAACAATTCAGAAATATTTAAAAAAAGGTTCTAAAATAGGAATATGTAATTATAATTCCGAAATTAGTGATAATAGAAGAATTATAAAAATATTGAACAATCCGCCTACAAATGCGAAAAAAATATTTTATAAAGATAAAATTTTTAAGAGTATTGGAGAATATTCTGCTTTCATTGATCAAAGCAGAATGACTGTCGGCAGATGGTTGAGTGGAAAGGCAGTTCCTAGAGATAAGAAAAAAATGGAATTCTTATTAGCTCATTATGCTACGCCAGAAGAAATTAAAATATATCCAAAATATAATAAAATTTAAATTCTCATTTGAGAAAATATTACGAAAGCAAGGGGTAAATGCCCATGAGTACAACGCTCACATTAGAGGATATTGCGGAAGTCCTAAAACCTAGTGGACTACCTGATCCTATTTTATATCAGTATTATAAAAATTTGGAAAATAGAAAAATCATTATCAATGAACAGATTGGTGACGGATTAATGGAAACCGCTGTTCTCCCATTCATGGAGATGGATAATGATGGAACTGGAAAGCCAATTGAAATTCTTATTAGTACAATTGGTGGAGAAATTTATAACGGATTTAGTCTTGTTGATCAGATTGAGAAGGCAAAATCTCCAGTAACAATTCATATTATGTCAATGGCTGCATCAATGGGATTTCTTATTGCAATGGCTGGACATAATAATCCAAATGTTAAAACAGTTTGTAATTCTTTTAGTGTTGGACTTTTACATGGTGGCTCTCAGTATATGGAGGGTTCTATACATGCTGTAAAAGACACATTTGACTTCAGCCAACATTACGAAGATAAAATCAAAGCATATATTCTTAGTCATACAAACATTGACGAAGCATTATATGAAAAAGTTGAGAGAAAAGAATATTGGATGGACGCAGACGAAATGAAGCGTCTTGGTATTGTAGACGAAATTATTTAAGGAGAGTATACACTACTCTCCTATTTTTGTACGGAAAATTAGTTGATACAGAAGGAGAAAAAAGGAAATGGCAAAATCTAAATTAAATTTTATGAGAACAACAACAGATAAACTTACAGTAAAGAGTGGAGTTCTTTCTGAGGATTGTCTTACTATTACATATACAGATGAGAATGATGTTGAACAGGAAGTAAAAGTATGTGACTTACTCGCACCGTTTAAGAATCAGGTATTTGATTTATCGGCTGTGCTTAAAGCTGATGAGGAATTGGACGTTCCTGAGTCTGAAGAATAAGAAGGGATGTGTTTGTTATAACTTCTTATAAGAGATTTGATGGAGAAACAGAAGAAGAACTTATTTTGAGAATCTGTGAAAACAAAGAGCAGATTGGTTCTTGGGAAGATGTTGCTGCCGTGATTAATAAACTTACTGGAAATGATTTTGGTGAAAGCACTTATAGAAAAAAATATCAGTCATTTAAGAAGATGTTGGAAGCAAATCAGTCAAAGTTTGTTGATTCTTCTGAGCAGTTAGAAGAAATTAGATTGGCTCAAAGAGAACTAGAACGTTCAAAAATTCAATTTAGAGATGAAAGAAATGCTTGGCAAAAGCAAAACTTTATAGATGCAAGAGCAGAACAAAAATTAGATAAGTTAGAAGAAGAATTGCGGTCTTTGGGAAAAATTAATTTTGAAAAGCATAATAAAACGCACGTTTCTTCCGATAATGATATATTACTCATCTTAAGTGATTTACATATTGGTCAAACTTTTGAAACATTTTTCGGAAAATATAATACAGACATTGCAAGAAATAGATTGCAACAGTTGTTAGATGAAGTTTTGTCAATTCAAAAAACTCATAATTCTGAAAAATGCTACGTGTCACTCCAAGGAGATCTGATCTCAGGAAATATTCATAAAAGTATACAAGTAACAAATCGAGAAAATGTTATTGAGCAAATTAAAATTGCTACAGAACTAATCTCTTCTTTTTGTTATGAATTATCAAAGCATTTTAGAGTTGTTTTTATGACAAACGCATCTGGTAATCATACCAGAATTGACAAAAAAGATGACGCTTTGCATGATGAAAGACTTGATGATTTAATTGGTTGGGCTGTTGAATTATCATTGAAGCACATTAATAATTTTCATGTATTAAAAAGAAATATTGATACTGGAATTGTTGATATTTGTATAAGAAATAAAACATATATTGGTGTTCACGGAGACTTTGATCAGTTTAATAAATCTGGTGTACAGAATTTATGTATGGCTTTAGGCTTTGTTCCTTATGCAATTACATACGGACACATGCATGTATGCTCTGTTGATGAAGTAAATGGAGTAAAAATGATTCGTGGTGGTTCTTTGGCTGGAAGTGGCGACCAATATACACTTGAAAAAAGATTGACAGGGAAACCATCTCAAATAGTATGTGTTTGTACAGATAAAGGAGTTAAAGCATATTATCCAGTTGAATTAGATTGAAATATCATGCGAATTGTAGTTGCATGATAATGGTCATCAGTTACCTAGAATTGAATTCAACGAGAGCTGATCCATCTGGGCGTTGCAAGGAGCATGTGTTTAACGTTGGTATGCTCTCCAATGCGCTCGGACATGTTCCCATCTACCAAGACGGAAACGCCAGTACGCATGGACGTACACAGGTGTCTTTACAACAAATAAAGCGAAAACACACTATTTTAGCCGTTGGATGAATAGCGAAAAATAATTAAATAAATGCATATATTGATATCTCGTATCAACTGCTTGATATGTTTGTAGCGAAACAATCAAGAAGTACCTGGAGAATAAAAAGAAAAGATATTAAACAGAAAGCGAGGTGAATATTATGGCAAATTTCGTAGTTCAGTTTCCATTAAGAACAGAAAAATATCAAGAAGATACTCTGAATAAGCGTTTTGAAATCGGAAGAAAAATCTATAATTCTTTAGTGACCGTTTCTCAAAAGAGATATAAAGAAATGATTAAAACAAAAAAATATAGAAATCTGATGTTAATGCTGACTGGAAATAAAAAAACTGATAAACCGATTTGGAAACAGATTGATCAGATGCGAAAAGAATACGGTTTGACAGAATATTCACTTCACGCTGATGTAAAAGAAATGCAAAAGCATTTTAAGAAAAATATTGATTCTTTTACTGCTCAGAAGATTGCTACTACTCTTTGGAAGTCTTATGATAAGCTGTTTTATGGAAATGGTAAACGAGTTTATTATAAGAAATACGGAGATATGAATTCATTAGAAGGAAAATCTAATTCTACTGGTATTCGTTTTGTAGATGAACATTTGATATGGAACGGATTAAATATTCCAATTGTTATTGACTGGAATAATCCGTATGAATACCAGGCAATGCAATCTGAAATTTCTTATTGTCGCATCGTTAGGAAATTTGTTCGTAATAAATATAAATTCTATGTTCAAGTAGTTTTTAAGGGAATTCCACCAACAAAATTTAATAAAGAAACCGGTGAAATCAAACATACTTTAGGCAAAGGTGATGTTGGTTTGGACATTGGTACTTCCACCATTGCAATTTCTAGCAATACAGATGTTAAACTTCTGATTCTTGCTGACAAAGTACAGAATATTGAAGATGAGAAGCGTCGTTTATTGAGAAAAATGGATCGCAGTAGACGAGCTACCAATTCGGAAAATTATAATGAAGATGGGACAGTCAGAAAACAAGGAAGTAAAAAAGTTTTTTGGAATAAATCAAATCATTATGTAAAATATCAAAATCAACTGAAAGAATTATATAGAAAGCAAGCAGATGTACGGAAATATCAACATGAATGTTTGGCAAATTATATTGTATCACTTGGAAACAAAATATATGTTGAAAAATGAATTTTGCAGGACTTCAAAAACGTGCAAAAACTGAACAGGATGATTCTGGAAAATTTAAACGAAAGAAACGTTTTGGTAAATCTCTTGCAAATCGAGCACCTGCTATGTTAATGACAATTATTAATAGAAAGCTTGCTTATTATGGATTAGAACTGATTGAGATTAATACGTTCAAAGCAAAAGCGAGTCAGTTCAACCATATGACAGGAGAATATCATAAAAAGTCTTTATCTCAAAGATGGAATGACTTGGATGGTATAAAAATTCAAAGAGATTTATACAGTGCTTTCTTGATAATGAATATTTCAGATGACTTAGAAAATTTTGATATTAAAAAATGTAATGATAGATTTGATAACTTTAAAATACTCCATGATATAGAAATAAATAGATTAAGTAACACACCTACTTTAAGTAGTATGGGAATTTAAAATTTTATAAAACGGTTTTGACATGAGCCGTATGTTATCGTTAATTCGCTCATTGGAGCGATTGATAATGAAAGTCTCATAGAAATGAATTAGTCTTATATGCTTTCGAGTATATTTGGAAGTTTATGTATATGAGAACCCAACGAGTTTTAGCCGTTGGAGTGTCAGTTGGTTAATTTTATGTGACATTCTATAAACAAAGGAATGTATTCTAGGATGGAATACATATTATTAATATTTGGCTGACGAAGCCACGGATAGGTTCACGATTATCCTTAAAAAATCGGTTTGATTCAAACACGGTTGCGGTTTCCGACAAAGAAAAATCGCATTAGAGGGAATGGACTCATTGTAGCTGTTACCCTCTTTTTAGTATGGGAATAATTGAAAATGAAAGGAATTAGTTAAAAATGAATAGAACTGAATTTATTAGAAAAGTAGTTGCTAACACAGCAGAAAATAAATATACACAGAAAGAAATTGATGAGGTGCTTGACGCAGCAAAGAAAGTTCTCACAGATGCAATGATTGCAGGTGAAAGAGTGTCTTTCGTTGGATTTGGTACGTTTGAAGTCGGAGAAAGAGCAGCTCGTGTCGGAAGAAACCCACAGACAGGTGAGGAAATTAGCATTCCAGCTTCTAAGCTTCCAAAATTTAAAGCAGGTAAAGCATTCAAAGAAGCAATTAAGAATTCATAATTCGAAGGGATGTGCTTTTATTGAAGAAAATTGATGTGTGTTGCGTAGAAGAATTCTGTGAAATCTACAATGATATTGTGAATGACATTAGAGGTACTTATACCTATGCAGAAATTGTTGCTAACTATGATGAGGCAAGGGTAATTGTTAGAGAACTTGTATTCTATGGTTATGAAATTGCACAGGTAGAACTTGTTGATCCGGCATTTGATGGATATGATGGTGAGTTTAGCATTGCTGTTATTGGCGATGAGATTTATTGCGAAAGAGCAAAAGTTAATGGAAAGTATCCAGGATCAGGTGCTAGTATTGCTTACTTTATGGATGATGTAAGTCACAAAGCTACGTATGCTTATGATAAAGATACAAAGATGTATGAAGTTCATATTGAGGATGACGAAGACGAGTTTGAGTGTGATGAAGATTGTGATAATTGTCTTCTGAACGATGATAATACGAATATTTCTATTGCTCGTGAGGATGACGGTATGCATGGTTTTACAGTAACTCAGAGTGATGATCATGGTTGTTCTAGTTATAGCTGTTATTCTACAGATACTATTGATGGTTATACATTGGAAAGATTGTTAGATATTTTTGGCGTATAAATAAATAATTACGAGGGAAGGGCTTGTAAGTGTGTATGCTTGCAGGCTCTTTTTATATTGCCCGTTATAGACCACTAAAGAGGTGGGGCAGACTGTAAATCTGTCTTCTTCGGAACAGCTTGGAGCGTTACCAAGTAACGGGATTTTTATATTCTTTGCATTGTTGTGTGGAGAATAAATAAGTATTTTTAAATTATATAAGTGATTTGAAAGAAGCTGCTTAGTTGTATTACTATCTAGCTTCTTTTTTATTTTTGAAAGGAAGTGACGAATTGGCGGAAAGAGGTAGAATCTACCATAATTTTTACACTCCTGAATTATGGGAACAGGTAAACAAAGAAAACAAAAGAATCCTTGATGATTTTTTAGCAGAATATAAACAGCGAAAAAAGAGTAAGGGAACTATTGCAGGATATCATAATGACCTTAGAATTATTATGATATATATACTTTTAGAACTAGACAATCGTTGCGTTTTAGATTTGAAGAAAAAAGATTTTAGAGGTCTTAGTTTATATTTTACAGAAGAATGTGAAATGTCTGCTGCTAGAACAAATAGACTTAAAAGCGCAATAAATAGTCTTCTTACATTTTGCGAAGAAGATGATGATTATGAATATGAAATCAACTATGCAAAGAAAGTTAAAGGAATACCAAAATCTCGTGTAAAGGATGATGAGGATGACTTTTTCTTTACATATGAAGAGTTTATAAAAGTAAGGGATATATTAGTAGAAAAAGAAAAATGGCAATTAGCTGTATTATGGAGCTTGGGATTTGATTCAGCAGGAAGAAAAAATGAATTATTTCAAGTTGAAAAGCATGGGCTTCTTGATGGAAATAAGACTAATGTTGTCATTGGTAAAAGAGGCAAAAAGTTTCCGCTTGTTTACTTAGATGACACAAAAGAGCTTATAAGAAAGTATCTTGAATGGCGTGGAGAAGATAATATTGATTCATTATGGATTAAAGGTTCTGGAGAAAATAAAGAACCTATTTCTGATCCTAATGTATTATACGGAAGAGTCGTAAGTATCTCTAAAATTCTATCAGAAGTACGTGGTGAACAATGTAATATATTTACTCATACAATGAGACATTCAAGATTAGAATGTCTTGCACAAGGTACTGATGAAAGATTGCTTGATGAGAATGGTCAACCAAAAAAGTATCCACTTGAACAAATTCAAGTATTTGCGCATCATTCTGATGTAAGTACCACACAGAGCTATTTGAAAGATCACTCAGAGGATACAATCAATTCAATGTTTGGTATAACATAACACCACTTAACAAATCAACACGAATATACCATGAAGCAAGACGACAACCTGAAATTTATGAGTAGTAAATTACAAAGTGAGTAATCGTTCCAAAGTTTCCTAGGCTCTGACGATTACTTACCTCTTTGGTATATAATAAACAAAAAGAACAAAAATCATCATAGGTTTTTATCAGAAATGGTGTTCACACCAAGTCTGAATTTGAATGTGACTGCTGTGCGGTCTGGATTTGCTGCGATCCATAAATAAAGCAGAACGATAAAGTGGTGCTTCTCTACCATAAGCGAGAACCATTAATAAGAGTCAGTAGAAATGCTGGCTCTTTTTGTATTGCTGCAATGGCTCAATTGGTACAGCACTGGTCTTGAAAACCAGCATGTCGAGAAATCGCTATATAGGTTCGAATCCTATTTGCAGCGTATTTGAGTAGAAATAAAATTGGTAATTAACAGTTTATATGTACTGTTTATGACTTTACCACTCTTCTACTCTATCTATTAGAAAAATAATAAAAATATTTGAATAGAAATTTAAAGGAGGTGGCTGTTAATTGGCTACTAAAAAGGAAACGCAGTCAGCAAAATTAACGGCTGCACAAGCAAGAGAAAAAGTTGTTGAGTTACAAGAAAAATTAGATACCTTTAATCAAACATCGCAATGTCCAATGTGTAGAAAACATAAAAATATAGAAAAATGCTTTTACAAAGACACCGATCCGCTTTTTGGTGGTGAAAGCTTTAGTAGAATATGTAGGGATTGTGCAAGAAAAATTGCATTACGTGTAGACATAAACGGAAAAGAACATGAACCAACAAAGGAATCTGTTCAAAAAGCACTGTTTTATTTAAACAAACCATTTATAGAATCATTATGGAATTCAAGTATTCAAGAGTCAGAGAATGAGGTTACTGGAAAAGCCAAAAACAATGCATGGACTGCATACATAAAAAATGTAAGTATGATTAATTATAATGGTTTCGGATATATGGATTCAGATACATTCAAAGAGCAAATATTATATTCTGACGAAGTAGATGAAAAAAATAATAAAATTGACGAATTATCTGAAGATGTTATTGAAATGTACAAAATGAATAAACGTACTGTTTTAAGATTTTTAGGCTATGACCCATTTGAAAATGAACCAGAGAGCAAAAAACCATTATTGTATTCTAAACTTGTTGGATATTTCGATGAATCGGTTAAAGATGATGGTTTAAAACTTGAAGCTGTAATTGAAATAGTTCAGAGTTTTAAGGATGTTAAAACAATAAACGATGCAATTTCACAATATAAAAAACAACTTGGAACTAATCCAAGTGTTATACCAACAATTAAATCATTAGCAGACACAAAACAAAAAATGATAAATTCTGCACTTGCTCTAGCAAAAGATAACGGTATTTCAGAGAATAATAATAACAGAAAAAGTAAAGGTGCAGGAACTCTTACAGGAATTATCAAAGAACTTCAAGAAATGAATCTTGATGGATCGGAAGTAAATACGTTTGATTATGAAACAAATTTAGCAATTGAAGATATTATGACAAGGAATCATCAGAATCAATTGCGACAGTTGAATCCAGATGAGAATGATTGGGAAAAAGAAGTAATTCATCAAAAACAGTTATTGTTTAATTTACAAAAGGAACGAGACAATGCTGTTGAATTTAGTAGGTTATTAAAAAAAGAAAACAAAGATTTGAAGGATTTTCTTTCAGAAAAAGGTCTGATTGATGAAAAAGGACAGGTAATCGAAGAAGATGAATGAAAATAAAAACATTATCTTAATGGGAGATTCAATTAGTGAATTTACTCCTAAGAATTTTACCTTTTTTAAAAAACCTACATATTATGATATGTCCGAACTAAAACTAGAAGGTTTGAAAAAATTTGCAGAAATAATTCAATGGGGTAGACGAAATCCTGTTAAATTCTGTGAAAGATTTTTTGGTGTAGAATTTCTTGATTACCAAAAATATGTATTTATGATGTCATGGATAACTCCAAATGTTGTTTGGTGTATGAGTCGAAACGGCGGTAAAACTACCCTTGGCAGTCCTTTTCTTATGGCAAAAACAATGCTGCTTCCAAAATTTGAAGGATATATTTTAAGTTCAACTGGTTCGCAAAGTATTGGTATGATGAAAAAAATTGAATCAATTGCTAAAAAAGAGATTGCTTCATTTACTGGATTAACAGATGTGTTTCTTAATGAGCTTGTCAAAAGTGCAAATTCTGAAGGATTCAGACACGACCCAGCTTCTTATTCCTTCAAATTATATTCAGGATCAAGTCTGGCTACAGTTAATTCAAATTTTGATGGCTCTCGTGGTCGAAGAAGTAGGTTGAATTTTTATGATGAAGCATCTTATGTGTCTGAAGATATGTTCGCAGCTACTCTCCCATTCGTTACGCAGAATAGTGATTTTGCACTTGGTGGAGATGTAGATGTTACATTATTACCACCCAATTTCCCGAATCAAGTAATTTGTGCAAGTTCAGCAGGTTCAATGGATGATGTTTTTTACAAACGTTATAAAGAAGCAGCTATGCATTCAATGGCTGGTGACAAGAATTATTTTTGTGCTGACATAGATTGCGAAGTAATTTTACATGCAACATATAATGGAAAAGTTTATCCGGTTCCACTTCTTACACAAGCGAAAATTGATTCCGAAATGAAAATGAATCCAACTAAAGCTACACGAGAATATAAAAATAAATTCGATTCAGACTTGGGTGACGACATTGCCGTTAAAAAATCACAGATTTTACGTAATAGTGTTGTAAGACCACCAATGTTAGTAAATGATGATAATTCGTATATGGTAATATGTTTTGACCCTGCTAAAAAAAGAGATAACAGTTTTGTATTAATTGGTAAATTATACAGAGATGAAAAACGTGGCTGGTTACTTGATGTTGTAAATGGAATAAATCTAATAGATAAAGAAACCAAAAAACCACTAACTACACCAGAACAAGTGGAAATGCTTCAAGACATTATCATTAGATATAACGGATATGGAGTACCAGATTATAAAAATATTCACGGCATCTATATAGACGCTGGTTCTGGTGGTGGAGCAACGCAGATGTGTGATTTGTTATTTGATAATTTCTATGAAAAGAATCATAAAGGAGAAAAGGAATTCCAACATCGTGGGTTAATTGATGCAACATATGACTATGCGATTCCTTATGTGAAAAGATATCCTGATGCAGTTGATATAATTAGAATGCGTGAGCCTGCAAAATATAAAGCGATTATGTATTCCCAACTTTGCGAAATGATTGATCAGGATTTAATCAGCTTTACTGCTGAATATGATTATCATGGAAATCTTACAATGTTATCCGAAGAAGACGGGGAAGTTAAAGAACATATTTATAATTTGTCTGTGGAGGAAGAACTTGGACTTAAACAGCTAGATGCTATGAAAGAAGAAGTTACTCATATGTATAAATATAAATCTTCTAATGGAAATATAAGATATGATCTTGCTCCTGGGTTTGAAAATATTTTACACGACGATCGCAGTTATTGTCTTGCATTAATGGCTCATAGTTTGTTTGAACTAAGAAGTAAGGATAAAGTTAGGCAAAAACGTCCGCAAGCATCCACCCAATCCATTCTTTCCAAACTCTCAATCAATCAACCAAAACGACAATCATCGTTTTCTAAAGCAATCTAAATAAAAATCCAAAAACACATAAACAGAAAAGGAGGTGTTCGCATCAAAAATGACACAATCAAAAAAAGGGATGACAGAAACATCTCCAAAAAATAAAAATTACCAACCAACTGCTGCTGATAGAAAAACATATATGCAGAATCTCGAACTTCAGCAGAAGAAATTTGCAGAAGCACAAAATGCATTTAAGCAAGTCCGTGATGTTACAAAAACAACACGACAAATCTCTATTAGTTCATATAACAAAGAAAATGTAATTAAGTATCTTCAAAACATAGATAGCTACGAAGATGAACTGCGTGGATTGTCACGTTATCTATTCTATCGTTGCCAGCCATATTTCAGATTGGTTATGTATAACGCAACTATGTTTGATTTAAATGCAAGATACGTAGTTCCGTCATACGATCCAACTGGTGACAATGACAAAGAAAGTATATTAAAAAATTATTATGATACTTTGGTTTGGTTAAACAGAATGTCTTTGCAAGGAAATTTTTTGCAGGTTCTAATTAACAATTTCATAGAAGATGTATTTTATGGATGTTGTTGGTTGGATGAAACAGGAATGTTTATCTTAAAAATTCCACCAGAGTATTGTAGAATTTCTGGAAAATATTTTACAGGAGACTATTCATTCTCTGTGGATATGAGTAAATATAAGAAATTCGAAGATGTCTTAGAATATCTTGGTGATCCGTTACTTTCTATGTATAAAGAATATGGCGGTAATAGTCAGAAAAAGTGGCAACCTATGCCGGACGAATATGCTTTGTGTACAAAGTCAAGAGTCGAAACATGGGAAACAATCGTGCCTATATTTAGCGGTTTGTTTATCGACTTAATTGGTCTTTTAAATCTTGGTGATGTACAGGCTGTTGCAGATGAACAGCAGATTTATAAATTAATCACAGCTACCATTCCAACATTAAATGGAGTTGATGAGCCAGATCAATGGGCTGTAAATATTGATTTTGCTGTTGAGTATTATAATAAATTGGTTGATAGTCTTCCACCTTATATAGGTTCTGTAATAAGTCCATTACCACTTGACACAATATCATTTTCTGATGACCAAGCATCTGATACGACAAAAGTGCAAAAAGCAACAAAAGAATTATTTAACACTTCTGGTGGTGCGCAGACTTTGAACTCTTCTACTCTCACAAACTCAGAAGGTGTTCGTTCTGCGAATAGAGTTGATAGTGCTTTTGCAATTTCTGCTTTACTTGGACAAATTCAAGGTTGGGTAAATAGAATGCTCTCCTATCAGGTGAAAAATCCTGCAAAGGTAAAATTCTTTAATATATCCATTCATACAAGAGCTGAATTCAAAGAATCTATGCAGAAAGATTTACAATATGGATTCCCGAACATTATAGCAATTAATAGCTTGAACGGTGTTGGAGAGTTGGATACATTGGCAATGAATTTCTTAGAAAATGATATCTTAAATCTTACAGATAAATTTAAACCATTAACTTCTGCAAATACAGTATCAAATACAAGTGGTGGTGCGCCTACCAAGAGTTCAGAAGACCTTTCGGACGCAGGGGTTAAAACGAGGGATAACAAATAACGAGGTGGTTATATGAAAGAAAAGTTTTTAAAAACAACGGATACTGCTACCTCTGAAAACTTAAAGAAACTTGGATTTCAAGTAGTAAGTGAATCAAATGGAATGTATATATATTTGAATACTGACAAACTTCAGTTTTCAAATATAGATAAATCAAAAATACAGTATAGCAATATACTTACTTTTTAGCCACTCTTTTGTTCTATCGAGTGGTATTTTTATACTTATTTTTAAAAGAAGGGAGGTTAAAGTAAAGAAATATATGAGTAAAAAATTTTTTACAGTTGAAGATTTAATCAATTTTTGTGAATCAAAAAAAATATATAATTTTTCATCAAAAGAATCCAATGAACCAATTGTTGTTCAGTCAATTCAAGATTTTTCAAAAGTAGAAATTGAAGAGTCTGATGATGGAAAACTTTATGCTAAAGTTCGTGTATGTCACACTCTTTTGAATAGGAACAACAGTTATATTTCGGAAGAATCAATGCTTGAAGCAATGCCAACATTGAAATATTCTCCTTTACTAGCGTCAATTCATCAACTTGATGATGGTTCATGGGATTTTCATAGCCATGATTTCCATATTGAAAAAGATGAAGATGGTAATGAGTATGAAGTATATGATGAAAGTCAGGTAGGTACATTTACCGCTGATGATCCGTATCTAGAATATGACAAAGAAAAAGATAAAACATATGTAATTGCTAAAGTTGCAATTCCGATCGAGTACACACGTACAGCAGATATCATAGAATCAAAAGGTGGAACAAAGGTTAGCTGCGAATTGCTGATCTATGATTGCAGCTACAACGCTGAGAAACACTATCTTCAGTTAGATCATTTTAGATTTAACGGATGTACTTGCCTTGGCAGTGAAAAGGATGGTACGCCTATTGGAGAGGGAATGGAAGGAAGCTTCCTGTCTCTTGAAGATTTTAGCGTTGAAAATAATAGCTTATTAAAATATGTTGATGAAAAATTGAATGCGATGCAGTCTAGTATTGATGAATTAGATGCACGTTTCAATATAGAAAAAGAAAAAACTATGGAAGGAGGAAATGAAAGTAAAATGAATAAATTTGAAGAGTTATTAGAGAAATACAATAAAACTGTAGAAGACATTACATTTGAATATTCTGATTTATCAGATGAAGAATTAGAAGTTAAATTTAAAGAAGTTTTCGAAGATGGTTCTAATGATGATGGCGAACCAGGTAATAACAGCTCTGAGTCAGAACCTTCAGAAGGCGAATGGGATACATCTGATGACGGTAAAAATAACGAAGGACAGGAATTTGAAAAACTTGTTCGTACATATGAAATTTCACATGAAGATGTTCGATACGCATTATATAATTTATTAGCTTCATACGAGGAGCTAGACGATGATTATTATTACATCTCAAATGTTTATGATTCTTATTTTGTATATGAAGGATGGTGTACAGATAAGATTTATCGTCAGGGCTATGTAAAAGATGGCGACAATGTTTCATTTGATGGAGAACGTACAGAGTTATTCCGTGAACTTTTAACAGCCAGTGAAAAAGCCAAATTAGAAGAAATGCGTTCAAACTATGCAGAATTAAAAGCATTCAAAGAAGAGATTGAGCTTAATGAACTTCGTGAGAAGAAGAAAGAAATTCTTGATTCTGAAAAATATGAAATTCTTGCACAGAAAGATGAGGAAGGAAAATTTGTAAATAAAGATTATGAGAAACTTGTTTCCGAAATGGACAACTACTCTCTCACTGATCTTGAGACAGAAATCAAAGTTCTTCATTCTGATTATGTTTCTGAACATGGTAACTTTGCACTTTCTGACAAGGAAGAAAAGACAGTTACATCTAAGAAACAGTTTGTAAATGTAAACAAAAAAGCTTCTAAGCCTAGCAGATATGGAAAATTGTTTGCTAAAGAAGAAAAATAAGAACTAAATAACTTTTAACTTTAAGGATCGTCATAATGGCGGTCTTTTTATTATGCAAAAAAATAGGAGGAACAAAAGCTATGAGTATTAGATACAACGTAGAGCAGCATCACGTTGCGTTCCCAACTAAAGTCCTTTCAGACAAAGTTGGAAGAGTTTTGAACATGGTAATCAAGAAAGACACAGATAACGGTACAGTTTGCGGAAAAGGAGCTTATGTAAGCTTTGATCAGTATGAAGTTGCTGATGCGCCAGCAGGATTCGAGGGAGAAATCCTTGAGCAGGCTGCTAACGGAAACTGGTATGTAGAGGTTAAGAAAGTTGATGTTAATGCACCAGCAATTCTTATCTATGAAGTTCCAGAAATCGCTGAAACATACAACAGTGAGTTTACAAAGACATCTAACTTCTTCAATGCGGCAACAGCTGAGAGAACAAAGACAGTTAGAGGACTTGTACTTACAGTAACAGACGTTTATGAGCTTAGTGAAGACGCATTTGATGGAACACCTGTTGTTGGTAAGAAAGTAACTGTTGAAGCTGGAAGCCAGAAGCACAAAGTATCAGCAGAGTAAGAAAGGAGGGAATAACCAATGAGAAAGATGAATTTTAGCGCACATGTACTTAATGTATTTGACAAAATGAAAACTTCTTATGAGGAAGTAAAGAACTTAATGTTCGATTTATATAAAAATGAACTTGATGATGGAATTTCTAAGAGAGAGGCAGAGGATAAACTTCGTGAAGTATCACTTAAAATCTTCGGTCTTACAAAAGATTCTTCCCGTAGAGAAAGAGAACGTGCTTACAGAGATTATGGTCGTCAGTATTTTGATGTAATTGAGGAAGTAACAGATTGGACAGTTTCTACAGGACTCAAAGAGAACGAGTGGTTCAATGCACTTGTTAACTACAGAAACCTTAAAGAAGGAGATGCTAACCTTTTCGTTAATGAGCATGAGGAAGTAATTCTTTCTATAGCAAGAATGGGTAAGAGACACCACGACACAATGCTTCAGAGATTACCAGAGAATACAACATATTCTGTAGAGACAGATGTTTACGGTGCTGCTGTAGGTGCTGATATTGATAGATATCTTATTGGACAGGAAGACTGGACAAAGCTTGTAGATGCTATCACTAAAGCATTTGTTGTAAAGATTCAGGAGCTTATCTTCGCAGAGGTTCTTGAAGCACCAAAGAAACTTCCTGCACAGTCTGAGTTCGTACAGACAGGTGCGCTTAACGCAGCAAATAGAAAGAAATTCAACAAGATTATTCAGAATGTATCTGTTGCAAATGACAACGCAGATGTAGTTATCATGGGAACAATGGTTGCACTTCAGGAGCTTGAAGGTCTTATTGATGTTAAATGGGTTGCTGATTCTCAGAAAGAGGATATTGCAAAGATGGGTCGTCTTGGAAATTACGGACGTTACACACTTGTTGAAATTCCACAGAGATTTGCAAGAAATGATGTAACTAAATCAATGTACAAAGATGACACCCTCTTCGTATTTGCATCTGGAGACAACAAACTTGTTGATATGGTTGATGTTGGTGAGACTCTTATTGAGGAAATCACAGAGCGTGGAACAGCTAACAGCAACATCGCCGATATTATGAAGTATGAAGTTCAGAGAGAGCTTGGAGTATCTACAAGAATCGGACGTTACTTCGGAACATGGACTATTACAGAGTAATCTGAATAATAAAAACATATTAGAGGAGTAGCTTAACTGCTACTCTTCTATTTTTGAATGGAGGAAATGCTATGCCTACAGCACGAGCAAAGAAGGAAACAGCTACTACACCAAAAAAAGTAGCAACCAAAGCAGAAACAATAGAAAAGGTTGTTAAAGAAAAACCAGTTGAAGAAAAAATTGTAAAAGAGAAAAAGGTATTTACAGATTCTGATTATATTTTATGCCGATCAGTATGTTATGGAGGATTGAATATTACATCTCAGTCTGGAAATGTTTATGAATTTAAAGATTACGGATATGATTGCGAAATCAACTATCGTGACCTTGTTTCTTTAATTAGAAAAGGTTCAGATCATGTATTCTTACCGAGATTTGTAATTCTTGATGATGATTTACTTGAAGATTTTCCTACTGTAAAAAGAGTATATGAAAAAATGTATACAAGAAATGACTTGTTAAAAATTCTTGATATGTCTATTTATCAGATGGAAATGGAAATTAAAGAGTTACCAGAAGCCACAAGAAACGTTCTTGAGCAGATGATTGCAACAGAGATTGCAAATGGTCATCTTGATAGTATTTCAAAAGTAAGAAAACTCAGTGAAATCTTTAATTCAGATTTTAATCTTTTAAGCGAATTATTTGTTAAATAAAGGAGGTTATCATGATACTTCCTTATGAAACTATTTTTTCAAGAGCATTAAGTAGAATTGACGATCCAAAAGAACTGGCGTTAGATTCTAATGACTTTGTAGAAATTTACACAGAACGACTACACAATGTTCTTGGAGATATAAGAATAAGAAGACTCTTCTCTTCTATTACATTGGATGATGAAGTTCAAGAAGTATCTTTTGAACTTGAGAATTCAATAGATGAAAGTTCTGATGTTGAATATGTGTGCAGATTATTTGTTCTTGGAATCACTATTGAGTGGTTGAGTCCAAGAGTTGATTCGTTGAATTATACTCTTATGATGCTTGGTGGTAAAGAAGAGAAAATGTTAAATAATCCTTACAAACTTCTTCAAGCAAGACTGGATAATGTAAAGAAAGAATTAAGTAAGACGATTAGAGACCATGGTTATCTTTATAACTCTTATATTAATAAAGGTGTCTAGTATGGATTATTTATATGGAGAATTTTCTGATGAACAAATAAAAAATGCAGCGATGCTCATGCACAAAAATATTCATAGATTACTTTTATATAAAGATAATCTAGTTACAACTAAAATTTTTAATTCTGATGAAGAGTTTAAAAGATACTTTGAAAATATCTTATTTAAATTTGGTGGATTAAATACGTTACTTGGATATCCAGAGGAAATGGTGTTTCTTATGGCAACACTTCAAGCGGCTTATGATATCGTAGACAGTCCAAGGTATAATTACAGTATTTTTAGAAGGGCAATTTTAGATTCTCACGGATATATTAAAGCTATGTTGGAGGAGGTAGACAATAATGCCAAGCCTATCAACAGCTAGACGTATTTCAAACTTAAAAATCAATAACGCAAAAACAGTTGGTGAAATTTCAAAAGAAAATTCAGATTTTCTTATGGAACAAACGTTTGAAAATGATATTCAAGCAAAACATTGTTATATTTATGATTATTTTCATGATGATCAACCGGAAAAGAATTATCACATTACTCATGAAAATACAACCAAAACACCTATAGATGCAAAATTTATTATCAAAGAATATCGATCAATTGATAAAGATCAGGTAGGTTATTATTTACAATTCAGACCTAGTGAACCATTAGAATTTACTGATGGTGATGAGCTTTATTATTTTGAAAAAGATTATAGGAATGTGTTTATGACAGAATTTCCGATTTCTAGTTACGTAGACATTCCTGATGATAGAGGAGTTTATAGAAAGTGGATGGTTGTGGATAAAGAGTATGCTAATCAGTTTATGAAGTATCTTATCCTTCCATGTGATTATCACTTAACATGGGTTGAGACAGATGGAAAGAAAAGAGTAAAAAGAAAAATGTGGACAGTACTCAGAAACCAAAATTCGTAAAATGTATGCGCTTCATATTGGAAACAATATGTCGAAAGTCTTTTAATTGCGTGGAGTCCTTTAGAGCCAGTCGTACTACAGCGCAGATATGAAATAAAATCAAGTGCGAATGTTAAAAAATGATGGGATTAGGTAATACGCAGCCAAGATCCGAATAGGATAAGGTTCGACGGTCATGTACTCAAGTGAGTTAACAGAGACATCCTAAGTCTGAAAAGATATGGATTTGATATGACCTGAACTTATGCGAAAGTATAAGAAATAGAGTTATTCTATTTTTGTCAGAATAACGCACTGACAAATTAACAATTGATACAATTGGTGAGTACAGAGATTATACAAAATATAGTCCGTCATTATTGGAAACGATAGTGATGTATTTCCTCGAATTGCTGGAAAATCCTAAAGCTATTTATACTACAACATAGTAATGAAATAGATACATGTGTGAATGTTTGAAAAATAAATAGATAACTTATTTGCAACACCTGTCTACGGACTGAGGTGTTTTTATTTTGCAAAAAATGGACAATCAGCAGCGAAGCTCCGAACAGGAGAACGTTCAACGATCATTCCTGAAATGGAATAGGGACAAGCGTTCCGAAGTGGGGAACACCTAAACTAATTTGGCATGGTGAATGATATGATCTGCACTTTTATGAAAGTAAAAGAAAATAGAAAAACAATTTCTATCTTTATTAAAATTAGCGAGTTAATAAAGTAACAAATGGACATATTTTGCGCACCCGGACAATCAGACAAAAATCTGGATGCCATTAAACAAGTATACTGAAAAATTCTGGTACAACGATGATTTAAACAGAACAATGAGATTGGTTGTTAGCGCACCAACAGAACATCCAACAGTTTGGAAAGTTACTAAGATTGAAAATACGAAACCAATGGGAATACAGAAATTAACATTATATCAGAACTTCTGGGATGAACATAAAGACTACATCGAAAGAGATGAAGAAGGTCATGTAATTGGTATGTATGCAGATTATTATGATTCTTCTTTTGAGCCAACGGATGAGAAAAATCCAATTATAACACAGCCAGAATATAAAGCTTCTATCACAGCTTCTAATTATATTCTTAAAGTTGGTGGTAGTTATAAACTGCTCAAAGTGAACATAATAGATGATTCTAATATAAATGTTACAAGCACATATTCTGATGCAACATTTGAATGGAAATGTTTTATTGGAGATGAAGATATTACTGATATTGCCACTTGGTTAGAGCAAAAAGAATTTAATAATATTAAAATCAAATTTCCAGATGATAGAACTTTTCTTGGACAAACATTGCATGTTGTATGTAATATAACGTCTGATATAAGAAACTTATCTGCATCGTTTGATTTTGAACTTAGCATCTAGGAGGTTTATATGGAAGAAAATATTTACGATTTTTCAACCAAGAAAGAATTAATTAATAAATTAATTGCATATTCTAAATCTCCTGATGATGACAATATTAGATATAAGAATAAAGTAAAAGAGATTCTGTTAAGTACGCCAGAACTTCTATATGCTTTGCATGATGAAGAATTGGAGAATGAATTATTTAATGAAGACGGAACTCTTAATACTGAGGGTGAATGGGATAGATATTTCGGTGAAACATCTCTTATTCGTCCTTTTTTATTCTTTCCACAAACATCTACGCACAAGAAAAATTATATATGTTATCAAACAATGTTTAATGAATTAGTGCGTGGAAATAATGTTGAAAAATATTTAGACATTACATTTACAGTATTTGTCAATTCAGGAGATATTATAGACAAATACACTGGAATTCCTCGGCATGATTTGATTGCTGCTATTCTTAGGGAAAGATTTGCATGGGCTGGTTTTGAAATATCAAAGACAAAGCCGACATTTAATAAAGAATCTATCATGGATAATACATATTTAGTGAGAACACTTCAGTTTGAAATCATGCTTCCTAATGAAATGTCTGTAACTAAAAATGGAATTACTTCTTATTCAAATAGGAGGTGATCAAATGGATACAGCATTTATTCAAGATGTATATGATAAGCAATTAGAAAGTCTAGAGGAAGAAGAAAAGATAAAAATTGACTTTAATCCTCTTCAATTATATTTTGGAGAAGATTATGCAGTCAATGATCAAATAACAATTCACCAGCCATGTATTCAAGATTTTGTGGATTATGGCGATGCTAATCTATACTCAACAATTGCTCCTTTTACATGTAACACTACTTCGTATAGGGTACAGTTGTATGACATGGGTATAGATTGGAATAAAATAACAAACCAAGAACTATTTGCTATGTTGATAAAAACAATAAATCCGAAATATTCAAAACTAATTTTTGGAGACATTGATTTTTCGTGTTTTGATTTGTATTCGAAACACACAGAAGTCGGGGAAGAAATCGTATTGTATGATAAAATTCATGGTATTGAAATAGATGATAATACACGAGAAAAAATGTGTAGATATATTCAATTCATGTTCAATTCTTTTCCGCCAGAGGAAGAGTTTACTTCAAACAATGTTTTAAAACAAGATTTGATTAATAATGACAGGCAAAAACAATTAAACCAAAAGAAAAAGAAAAAATCTGATTCTAATCTGTTATCAATGATTTCTTTCTGTCTAAATCATCCTGGATTTCCATATAAAAAAGATGAATTAAGAAAAGTTTGCATAGTCGAATTTATGGATAGCGTTCAACGTCTTCAGATTTATGAAACAACACATGCGCTATATGGAGGTATGTATTCTGGATTTATTGATACAAGCAAAATAGATAAAAATCAATTTAATTTCATGCGTGATGTTCGAATCACTGCATGATTTTTATTACCTAAAAACAAAAATAAAAGGAGGAATAACCTATGTCATTCAAATTAGGCGACAAAATTTATAAAGAAATTCTGTATTTTTACGCAGAAGACCTTTCAACAGATCTCCCTCTGTATGTTCTTACACAGCTTTCCGATGCCACAGTAGAAATTACAGCAGAGTCAACTGAAGTAAAAGATAAGAACGGAAACCTTATCAAGAAAATCTGGAAAGGTAAGAGTGGTACATTTAATGCAACAAATGCATTCTGTAACATGAATATTGTTGAAGCTTCTTCTGGAAGCAAGGCTATTTTTGCATCATCTGAAAACAAGGTTCAGATGCCAAAAATGTTCCGTGTACCTGCTGGAACAAAGACAGTTGACCTTGGCGCAGACTTCGTTGAAGGATCAGTTAAAGTTGCACAGTATTTTGGAGATGGATCTATCGGAAAGACATATACTGTTGGAACAAGCGCAAGTAAAACTGAATTTAGTGTTGCAAAAGAAACACATACTCTTACACTTCCAATAGATACGGATTCAGAAATGTATTTTGTTAAATACATTCGTGAAGCATCTAAAGGTGCTGTTATCACAAACAGAGCTGATGCATTCCCATCTTCTGTACGTGGAATTATGAAAGCTACATATTACAATCCATGTAAGAAAAACGAGCTTAAGGCTGATTATGTAGAGTTCCCATCATTCCAGGTATCTCCAGAAGTGTCATTCCCTATCGGATCTGACTCTGCAACAATGGACTTCAAGGGAGACCTTGAGATTGACTACTGTGGAACAGATAAAGTACTTTACAAAGTATATGATGCTGACGAAGTAGACAATATGTAAAAGAGTGGAGAAATCCACTCTTCATTAATTTGAAGGGAGAAAATAGGATGGCAAATAACAGAGTATGTCTGTGCTGCGGAAACGCCTATGAGTACTGTGGTTCTTGTAGAAATGGCGTAAATCTCCCTGCATGGAAAAACTTATTTGACAATGAAAATTGCAAGGATGTATTCCAAACTGTAAGTGATTACGAACAGAAAGCAATTGACAAAACAAAAGCAAAGAAAATTCTTGCTTCTTGTGATTTAAAACATACTTTTAAGAGTAATATCGTAAAACTTGTTGATGAAATCACAAAAGAAGAAAAGAAAGAAGTTGTAAGTCGTTCTTCTAAAAAGAAAACTGATGCAACAAATGAAAAACTGAGTGATTGATATATGAGTGTAAAGAAAGGGATGTATAAATTCATATATCATGAAATTATACGTCCCTATTTTTTACGATTTTCATTATCAGAAAGGAAATAAAGGAATTTAATGAAATATGATAAAGAATACTCTACGACTTTTGTTGAAGAATTTAAATGGCTAAAGTCGAATGGTATTAGATATACATTCATCAAAACAGATGATTCTGGAATGACGGTGTGGAAATACGCAAAAACACCTGAGCTATTTGAATCATTAAAAAATTTCTACATTAATAACGAATATTATGATTAGAGGTGTTATGCATGAAAGTTTATTTAGATAATGCTGCAACTACTCCTCTATCACCTTCTGTAAAAAAACATATTACGTCTTTACTTGATTCGTTTTATAATCCATCTTCTACATACGAAGCTGGAAAAGAATCTAAAAGAATTATAGAAGAAGCACGAGATAATGTAGCAAAATTTATTAATGCTGATCCAGATGAAATAATTTTCACAAGCGGTGGTTCTGCAAGTAATACACTTGCAATTAAAGGATATGACAAAGCTAATAATTGTACTGTGTTATACTCTGCTATCGCACATAAATCAATATTAAAATGCGTAGAAGATATTTCATTTTCGCAAAAGATTTATGTTGATGGAGATGGGAAAATTAACTTGTTTATATTGGAAGATATATTAGAACATTGTGATCCAAAACCATTTGTCGTTATTGACTACGCCAACTCCGAAATAGGAACAATCCAGAATGTCAAAGACATCATTGGTCTGGTACATAGTTTTAATGGAGTTGTTTATTTGGATTGCACAGGAAGCATATCTTCTATTCCGGTAGATGTTAAAGAATTAGATGTTGATATGATTGGTTTTTCCGGTCATAAAATTCACGCATTAAAAGGTTGTGGAGTTTTATACAAAAAGAAAAATATAGAATTATCTCCACTTGTTTACGGTTCTCAAGAACAAGGATTGTTTGGTGGTACTGAAAATATATTGGGAATAGCTGCAATCGGAAAAGCGGTTGAAGATTATAACTATGCATGTAATTCATTTAATAGTAGAAATTATATTTGGAATTATATCAAAGACAATATTCAAGATATTTATATTGTCGGTTCTAAAAAAGATAGACTTAAACACAACCTTTTCATATGTATAAAAGGTATTGACGGAGAACAGTTGATGACATTACTTGATGCAAAAGGTATTCAAGTTTCTGTTGGTTCGGCTTGTAATTCTGGAAACAAAGAACCGTCAAACACTTTAAAGGAAATACATTTAAATAACGAAGACTTGAATAGCTGTATTCGTATGACATTTTCTGGATCAGAGACAATAGATGAATTGAGTTATGTTTGTGATGAATTTAAAAAGTGCGTAGATACATTAAGAAAATTTACATGAAATAGGTTGCTCAAGATGATGAGTGTAAAAGTAGGTGATATACCTGTGAGCAAGTATTACCCAAAGAACGCAATAGTCAGGAAGGTCTGCTACTCTCCTATAGAAATGGAGAAAATCATGAAGAAATTAAATTGGAAAGTTAGATTTAACAGAGAGAATATTTTATTTATCTCCCAGGTAATTATTTCTGTAGTGGTTCCAATCCTTACATATTTTGGACTACAGGCAAGTGATTTAACAACTTGGACAAAGGTTGGAGACACTTTCGTTCAGGCTGTTAGCAATCCATATGTTGTTGTTATGGCTCTTGTATCATTGTTCAATGCAATTACAGATCCAACGACAAAGGGCATTGGAGATTCTGAAAAAGCATTAACATATACTAGCCCTAAGAAGTAAAGAAAGGACTGGTGTTACATGAATGGATGCAATCAGACCAATTATGGAAATTGATTATGTGAAGTTGATTACACAGTTATGTTTGATTATTATTGGACTTAATTATTTTATACCTATTTGTAAGAATTTATTTTGTAAGGTTCTTGGAATTGAAACAAAATTTCAGCGTGAAAAAAGAGAGCAAAAGATTTTATTGCAGGAAACAGTAGACAAAGTTACGGAATTAAGTGACAGGTTTAATGAAGCTTCAAGTAATACAGATCATTTATTTGAAGAAAAACTTGTCAGATTTTATACTCCGTACAGAGAACAGTCAATGGGAATTCAGAAAGATTTAAAAGAATCTATAGAACTTTTGACAAAGACTGATATTACAAGGTCTGAACAAATAGAGTCTGTGATGGTAGGTATAAAAGAATTGCTTGGAGATACTATTGATCAAAAATACGAAAAGTATATTCGACTAGGCGGAATACCATCTGATGAGGTTGATGAGTTCAATTCTGTTTTTTCCGCATACGAAAAAGTTAATGGAAACCATAACAGAAAGAAGAAATATGACTATGTTATGGATAATTTACCGATTATTCCTGTGACAACTTTATACAATACTGATAAAAATTAAATAAATGAAAGGGCAGTTTCATGTTGCCCTATAGAATGTACTCGCCTTTACCACATGTAGATGTGTACCAAAACTTTCTATCAAAGATATGATGTCGGTTGGCGAGTACATTATAAAGAAATAAGTACCCAATATACTTGGATACTTATCTCTTAACTCTCTCTCGTGTAAATAGTCAGTTTACACAGTTGAGCCATATGGATGTAATATTTTTACTACGTCTGAATTATAGCATTTATAAAAAAGAAAATCAACATAAATCATATAAAATCAATTGTACTTCTACACCAATCCATAAGATTTTGTTTACTCGGAGAAAAGTGACTAATTTTTCTGTGTTTAAATTCTTATCATTTGTACGATTTATATTGATTTTTAGATTGAATTAAATCAATCTTTTTTAAATAAAGCGATTACAGCTAAAGCAAAGTTGCCAATGCCAAGTGCAATCATAAAAATGTAGTAAATGTTCTCCATATGAAGCTCCTTCCCTTATGTGCCGAAAAGTTTCATATGCGTGGAGACATATGCAAAATAAAATTATAACTTACGGTACAATTAATGTCAAGTATTTTTACTATACATGGTTCAGTCGTATGGTAAGAGTATTTGTTGAGAGTAGTAAAAGACTGAACTGCTAATCTCCTGCTCTTAAATATATAAATTATTTAAATGTTTTTATTGTAATTAATACAATAAGAACATTTTTTATTTTCAAAAGAAATGAGGTGAAAATATAATGGCTAGAAGTAAATTTAATGTAGATAAGGATAAATCAAAACGCACTTATAATGGAATAATTTTTGATTCTATATTAGAAATGAAATATTATCGTGATGTTCTTTGCCCCTTAGTGGAGAGTGGCGATGTGGTTGATTACAAGCTTCAAAAACCATATGAGTTACAACCAAAGTTTATACATGATGGAAAAAATGTTCAGCCAATAAAATATGTGGCTGATTTTTTTATTGTTTACAAAGATGGACATGAAGAAGTTATTGATACAAAAGGATGCCCAGATAGTGTCGCATTAATTAAGAGAAAACTATTTTGGTATCACTATCCAAATGTTGATTATAAGTGGATTTGTTATTCAAAAATTGATGGAGGATGGTGCGATTATGAATATGTCAAAAAGCAACGAGCAGAAAGAAAACGAAGAAAGAAATTATAAAGTGTATGTTCACATAAATAAAATAAATAATAAAAAATATGTAGGAATTACCAAATAAGATCCAAAATGCAGATGTAAAAATGGTTTTTAGTATTATAGTAAAAATAACACAAGTTATTTATAAGAAAGGCGAGAATACTCACTACTTTAGTAGTGAAATGAATCGCCGTTAGAACAGAGAATATATGTATGATGAAATGAATCATGGAAGTAATTCATGGTCGAGGATATGTATATTCAAAATCAGAAAAGAAAGTGAGGTGAAGTCTGTGGAAAAGGCATATAAGTACAGAATCTATCCAAATAAAAAACAGAAAGAAATTATTTCTAAAACATTTGGTTGTTGTCGTTTCGTTTACAACAAATATCTTGCTAAACGAATTGAAATGTATGAACAGAATAAAGAATCGTTTTCATATATTCAGTGTGCGAATGATATGAAAAATCTAAAATCAGAATTGGTATGGCTTAAAGAAGTTGATTCCACAGCACTTCAGTCTTCACTTAGAGATTTGGATTCTGCTTATCAAAAATTCTTTAAAGAACATTCTGGCTATCCGAAATTCAAATCAAAGAAAACACATAGATACTCATACAAATCAAAATGTACTAATGGGAATATTCAGTATTGTGACAAGCATATTAAGTTACCTAAACTTGGAATGGTAAAAACGAAAAATAAGTTGATACCACAAGGTAGAATACTTAATGCGACTGTATCACAAGAACCTAGTGGAAAATATTTTGTATCCCTCTGTTGTACCGGTGTAGATATAAAACCATTGGAAAAGACTGGAAATTCAATTGGAATTGATTTGGGTATTAAAGAATTTTGTATTACTTCTGATGGTGAGATGATTGAGAATCCAAAATATCTCAAGAAGTCTTTGAACAAACTTGCTAAGTTGCAAAGAGAGTTGTCTCGAAAATCAAAAGGTGGCTCTAATCGTAATAAAGCAAGGATAAAAGTTGCAAGACTTCAAGAACATATTGCAAATCAGAGAAAAGATTTTTTACAGAAATTATCTACAGAGATTATTAGAAATAACGATGCAGTCTGTATTGAAAATTTGCAAGTAAAAAATATGATTAAAAATCATAAACTTGCAAGAAGTATTGCGGATGTATCTTGGTCTGAATTTGTCAGACAGTTAGAGTATAAAGCTAATTGGTACAATAAACAAGTTATAAAGGTAGATAGATTTTTTGCAAGTTCCCAGACATGTAATGTTTGTGGTTATATCAATAAGGAGACAAAAAATCTTGGGGTTAGAGAATGGGATTGTCCTTGTTGTAATACTCACCATGAGAGGGATATAAACGCTGCAATTAATATTCTTAATGAGGGATTGAGATTATTAGAAGTAGCTTAGAAAATATTAAAAACGGTTGGAACAATCGGGATAGCTTGGTAAATATTCTTACAATAGTAGGAAATTCCCAAGAATCACACAACTAAAGTGGTGTGAGGTTCAAGTCGAATCAGAATGTAAAAAGGCGAATTATAAATACAATATTAAAAAATTTATAACTGATACACATTTGTAAAACAAACTGCTTTACTTCTCTTCTGTTTGGTGTTATCATCCAAGTATAAAATAAATATTTGGAGGTAATTATTATGCCAAGAGGAAGAAAGAAAATCGTTGAAGAAAAAGATTTTGAAAAATTAATCAATGATGCACAGAAGAAAATTGATGATGCAAAGCATAAGATTGAAACTGAAAAAGCTTTTATTTCTGAGCAGAAAAAGACGATAAAACAATTACAAAAAGAAAAAGTTGCCTATGAAGAATATAAAGCAAAAATTGATGAAAAAAGCAAAATGAACGAACTGTTGAAAGCAATTAAATCTTCTGGAAAATCCATTGATGAGATTGAAGCCTTTATAAAAGGTGAAACAGTTGAAGATACAGAAACTAAAACAAAATAATAAAAATATTGTGAATTATATTTAGAGTCTATGTGTTATACATAGGCTCTTTTTGTATGGAAATTTAAAGGAGACATTCTTATGAAAAAAGAAAATATGAGAATCAAAGAAAACATTACAATCAGCGATCAGATCAATGTTATTAATTATATTACGGATTACTATTTTACAGATGGTGAATATACTCCATATTATGCAGGGATTGGGAAAATTGAAGCAATCGCACTATTCTTTATTGATGGTGTTAAGTTTGATAATGACGAATATGTATATGAATGTGTAGAAAATGATGAAGAACTGAGAGGACTTGTACATAAGTTTTGCTATGATATTGCGAATGACAAAGTTGCAAAAAAGCATAACGTAGACAATGGTAAGTACATTGATATTATGAGATTTGTAATTGAAAATGTAAATGAAAAACTTGAATTTGAAAAACAGAAAAGAATTCATTGTACAGATGAAAAATCAGAATTTATTTCTTCTATTTCTAATTTTATTAATGACCTAGACTCTGCCATGAGTAATTTTTCTAACTTAAAACTTTCAGAACTTACACCGGATACAATCGAGAAAGCAAAGAATATTATTGACCAGTTATCAGATAAAGAAATTACCGCAGATGTTGTTTCAGATGTTATAAAGAATGCTGTGGATTTCAAAGTTGACGAATCAGAAGTTGTTGATGGTTTAAAGTCTCAGATTGGTAATCTCCGTGATTTGTTAAGAGATGAAAGAAAGAAAAATAAAACTCTAGAAAAGAAAGTAGCTGATTTTGATGCGAGAAATGTACTTGCAGACAAATAAAGAGGTGGTTATATGGGAACAAAAAGTTTCACAGATATTCAATCATTATTATCTGCTGTAAATCAGGAAATGGTGCAGGTTATGGACGAAGTTAGTGTCGAAGGCGAATTGATAGCGTCAAGAAATGCAGAGTCGTTCTATTCTCAAGGAGATCCTTCAAGTTATATAAGAACTGGAAAATATGGCGATGCTCCAACATCTGATGGAGTACAAAGGTCTGGGAATACTGTTTCTACAGAAATATATATGGAAGAAGCAGGTCATGGATATAGAACCGGTACATTTTCTGCAAGAGAAGTTTGGCAAGCTGCTGAAGATCATACTGCTGGCGTACTTGGTAAATCAGGACTTTGGCAAGACTCAGAGGATGAGATTAAAAAAATGGCTTATGATAAATTTGCTAAACATTTCAAATAACATTAAACATAAGAAGACGTTGATCACGTCTTCTTTTTTCATGTAAAAGAAAGGATGTGATTAACGTAAATGAGTGATTTTAGGTTAAAAGTCCAAGCTGAACTTGATGCAACAAAATTGGAAGGACAAATCAATGAACTAAAAAACAAAGAAATTCCATTAAAATTTAAAGCTGAAGGTTTAGAGAATCTAGATAAGAAGACATTAAATTATATTAAAAAACTAGAATCAAAAGATATTAATGTTAATTTTAATGTAACAGGAATAGATAGTTTAAATAAAGCCGTTGACAATTTAAAAAGTATATCTGGTACAAAAGGTAAGAAAATTAACATTGAAATTGGCGGAAGCAAATCTGTCGAAAAAGATATTTCCAATTACAAGTTATTGAAGGATCTTGCTAATGAGCTTAGTAAAAAGAAAATCTCGTTAGCAGGTTTTGATGTTAGCAAAGATGGAAATAAAATTGCTGAACTTAAAAAGCAGATAGAATCTTTGGAAACAGAATACAATAAAATGTTTCAGTCTTCTAAAGATAAATTAAGCGAAAATCAGGTCGCAAGTCTTACTCAGGCATTTTCCAAGATGAAGAATAGTGTTTCTGAAACAAAGGCTAAAATGCTTGATATGGCTGATGCTCCTAAAAAGGTTGCAAAAGCCGTAAATCAATTGGATGTCTCTACTTTTATAAATAGGATTGGTAAAACAATTGAAACGAATACGAAACTTACAGATGAATGGATTCAGAAATTACAAGAACTTCAACTAAAAGCTGCGAAAGTCACAAATGTAGATGAATTTTCAGGTGTCAAAAAGCAGTATTCGAACTTCATGTCTGAGATTGGTAAAGAAGGATTGCTTGGATTATCTTTTGCAGATAAGTTTAAAAAATCTTTCGGTCAGATTTTTCAGTTCTCTGGAATTTATGCTGGTATTCAGAATGTTATTTTTGAAATTCCAAGACAAATAGTTGCTTCAGTAAAAGAAATTGATTCTGCAATGACGAATTTATATAAGGTTACTGATGAAACAGAGGCTAGATACGCAGAATTTCAAAAAACAGCAGCTAGTACATCGAAGTCTATTGGACGGAGTATGTCTTCGTATATCACACAGGTTAGTGAATGGAGCAAACTTGGATACACTATGAACCAATCCGAAACACTTGCAAAAAACAGTTCTATTTATGCAAATGTAGGCGAGGTTGAAGATACAAGAGCGGTATCCGACATGGTTACTGCTATGAAAGCATTTAACATAGAAGCTTCTAATTCTATTTCTGTAGTAGACTCTCTAAATAAACTTGGAAACAATTATGCAGTATCATCGGCTGATCTTGGTGAAGGATTGTCAAACTCTGCATCTGCTCTCGCATCGGCAGGAAATGATATAAATCAATCTCTTGCAATGATAACTGGTATGACTGAAATAACTCAATCAGCAGGAGAATCTGGTAATGCATTAAAGGTTTTGTCCATGCGACTTCGCGGATATGACGAGGAGACTGAATCGTATACCAATGATGTTGAAGAATTATCTGGTAAAATTGCAGATTTAACAAAAACAGCAAAAACACCTGGTGGAATTAGTCTTTTTACAGACGAAACAAAAACAACATATAAAAGTACATATCAGTTACTTAAAGATATTTCAGATGTATACGGCAATCTCACAGATAAGAATAGTGCTAGACTATTAGAGGTTATAGCAGGAAAATCCCGTGGTAATCAAGTAGCTGCATTATTACAAGCTTTTAAATCTGGACAGGTTGAAAAGGCGTATAATGATTCGTTAAATAGTGAAGGATCTGCACAGCAAGAGCAAGATAGATGGGCAAAATCCATTGAAGCAAAAATCGCAAAATTTAAAGCATCTTTTGAGGCATTATCAACTAACACATTAGATTCTGATATCTTCAAATTTGCAGTTGATTCAGGAACAGCTTTTGTTGATGTTTTAAATAAGATTGTAAGTGTAGGAAATGGAATTCCTACATTATTTGCTAGTATCGCTGGCATTAAAATATTCAAAAACTTAGATTAGCCAAAATCCTGGCTACAGTTTATCTTTAAACTGGTCTATCATCGCAGTGCTGTATAGTAATATATAGTTCAAGAAAACTACATAATGGCGTAGATTTTCAAGGCGATGAGAATTTGGTTTTAAAACACATAGAGGAATAATTCACCGAACCCGTAATAGATACGGCAACGACGAACCAACCCTAATTACGCATAGTCGAATGTGAATCCATTAGTAAAAGGTGTCATAATAGGCATTGATGGGATAAGCATTTTAATATTAGGGAAGTGCAGAGAGAACACCCTTCCTCCAGAGTACATAAAAGCCTTATTTTATAGTACTTTGAATGCATGTTCCAAGGTAAACAAAAATTGTGGTAAACCACACAATGCGTTACCCATTGTATTGGCAAGGTAACAAATATAAATAAATATTATCTCCTACTGGAGAATATAATATAAAGAACTCCGTGAAGATACGGACTCCACGGAGCTTTTTGTAGGAAAATAAAAGGAAATAATATTATGGCTAGATGTCATTGGATTTGTCATTGTGGAATCGGATACTTACATTTCTTGACATCATTTTTGTTATGCTATTAGCTTTCTGATCAGACAATTCTGGATTGCTGACGATTAAAAGTGCAACATAACATTTTGATACATATGCGACAACATATGCTACAAGAGTGAAAATACCGCCACTAATTAATAACTTTAGTATGTTCAATACTACCCTCCTTCCTGTAAGATTTTATAAGTCTTAATGGAAAAATGGGCAGAATAGCCCTTAGAATATTATTTTCCAGAATCGTATCAGTCTTACACTGGTACTCCCTGTTTTCTGATGGATAGTGCGTGCATATAATGATGGTACAGGTTTTGCATCATAACTATCCATCCGAAAACATTATATCATTTTTAATAAAACTGGTAAATACAGAACATTAGTTCATACACACCTAAAAATGTATATACTATATATAGCAAACAACTGAACACAGAAAAACTTACGCATTTTTCATAAAATACTGTTCTACTTCTATGCAAAAATTATTGGTATTATTTCCCTGTAAAGAAGAAGCTTCAATTTACACATACTAAAAATAAAAAGGTGTGTGGATATATGCATAACAGATTACAGGAATTAAGATGGGAAAAAGATTGGTCACAAACACAGCTTGCTATGAAAAGCAATGTGTCACATTCTACAATAAGTTTGATAGAGAATAATCCTCTTGAAAACCCACATGTTTATACTGCTATCAAACTTGCTCATGCGCTCGGTGTATCTGTTGAAGATATATTCAAATTCTGAGAGTGGAGGAAAATTATAATGAAAAATACAGTTGTAGATGTTATTGGAATTCAGGTAACGAAAAATGCAGAAGGTAAATTTGACCATAAGGTTGTATCAGAAACAAAATTTACAAGTTATGAAGAAGCAGGTAAAAGTATAGATGCTCATAATGTAAAAGGGATTGTCTTTGTTGGCATTCCTACATACAATTAAGTATTACGGATGTGGATTTTTAATCAGCTCATCTAATGTGATATCAAGAGCATTGGAAAGTAAAACAAGTGTGTTCAAATCACAGGTTCTTGTGTTCTTTTCATAATTTGAGATTGTCTGATGCTTAACAAATACTTTTCTGGCAATATCATTTTGTGTCATTCCACGTTTCTTCCTATAATATAAAAGGTTTTCTGAAAAATAATTCAATATACTGTAACCTCCGAGTAAGATGATGTGTATTATTATAGGAAGAAAATGGAATTGAGTCAAATATAAAATTTTGATGTTTATGTACTTGTTAGCATATATCAGAACATATGTTTTGAATTGTACTTTATCATATTGTGTCGTATAATAAAAGGAGAAAATAAATGGAGAGAATAAAAATGATTAAAAAAATAAAATGCATTCAAACAAATGCAGTTAATTCTGAATACGAAGCATTATTCTCTGTTATTCATCCTATTTTAACTGGTTTGGTGCATACTATAAAACAAGACATAATAAACCAGATCGGTGGGTACGACAAAATAACACTTGAATTATTTACAAGATTATATAGTCCTGGTGATGGAGATTGTGGGATTTGTTTTGAATATGCGGTACATGATGCAATCATATCAAAAGATCCAAATGTCTTAAATAGAATAGACTCTGCACTTTCAAAATTCTGCAATATAAAAGGGAATGATCCATCTTCTATTTTGTTTGGTGTAGAAAAAGAAGCAAATACAATACAGTTTATTGACAGTGTAAAAGAACATCTGACTGATGATTCTATATTGTTAACAGGTAAAAAAGGAAAACCAATAAAATTAAAAAGACATATAAACGGAGTTGTTTCATCGTTCAGAAAACCAAAAGAGAGAGAAAAACTTCCTAGTAGCATAAATGGTTTATGGAAAGCAGATTTATTTGTTGGAAATGTAGATGTAGACAAATGGGTTGGTACAACTGTTAAAATAAATCCAAAACAACTGGAAGGTGCAAGAGGTTTAAGACTTGGGATAGTCCCTTCTGCTCAAGGGAAATCCGATAAAATTTATCAACACGAAACAAAAAATTTAATTGTATGTCCAGTTCCATATGACGAATCTTTTATGGAGATTTTCTATGAAGGTTGGAATATTGTAAAACAATTTATCAACGCAAATGGAAATATGCCAAAGGAAATCAATTTATGCTCTCCTTTGGATCGTTTGGTTTGTAAAGAATTAGTTTCAAGAGCAAAATTTCCAATACTTGATGTTATAGAAGTGATTAAAACGATGAGTCAACCACACTTATTAGATGTGACAACTGAAGATGCAGTAATAGAAAGTAATGTTGTATTAGAATCAAAAGTAAGTAGTATTGTTGCACCGTTATCTATATATTCTAATTAAATTAAAAGACACCTTGATTGGTGTCTTTTGTTAATCCTACTCTTCTATTTTAATAATAGTATTTCCTTAAAGGCAGGTGAACGATATGGATCATTCGAAAACAGGTAAATTTATTAATTATTATTGGAACGAACTTGCTCCAAAAGCTCGTAAAAGCAAATTATCGGATGATGAAGATTTTGTTTTGTGTCATCCAACATGTGAATTAGCAAAATTAATCGCAGAAGACTTTGATGAATCCATTGCTCTTGAGCTTGGAAAAGTATTAATTAGTTTATATGATAGGTAGTTCAAAAACATCCATGTTCTCCTACCATTTGTATCCACAGTCTTTACGTTCAAATTTGTTTTTAGTATTCTTATTTAATAAAATAATTATATTTTATTAAGACTTTTACATAAATAATAGTATTAGGAATTCAATAATCATAAATAGCAACGTGTACACAATTCCTATATAACACTTGTTTAGATATTTTGACCTGTCGTTTATTTCTTTATTATTTTTAATTGCCATTGTAATATATTCAGAAGAAATTTGTTTCACAATATTATCAACAATCTCTTTTTCTGTATATTCACCAATATATGTTTTATTTTCTTTAATAAAATTTTTCACATCGGCTGGTTTTGGATATAGAAAGCCATATTTTAAAAAACAAAATAAAAAATTCACAAGAGCTACTAACCCAAATAAAAATATAAAACACAAAATTATTGTTGCTGCAACCGATATAAAATTAAACGACTTCATCTTCTTCACTAAATTGAAGATAATCCAAATGATTCCAGATGTTTCAGCAGTTAATAATGTTATTGTTGGTGTAAATTTACTATTTATCCTATCTCTCTGTTTTGCACCATCGTAATATAATTCTTTGTAGTAGTCATTTTCAAAAGAAAGGATATCGTTATATGAACTCATTAAAAAAATCTCCTTTGCCAAAAGCACATATTATAGGAATGCAACCAGAAATATTCTGTCTTTCCTTTAAGCAACAAAAAATATGTGATGATTTTAATAAAAAGCAAGACGAAATTGCAGATCAAGAAAACAAAAAATGTAGAATGTCATTTGTTGCATGGAAAGAAGCAAAAAATAAGTAAAATGCTATTTCTTCTTATTCTTCTTGTACATAACATTTAAATCCATATTAAATATTTCTAGGCGTTTACCAATTATATTAGCTTTCGGTAATGGTTTACGAGTATCTTTTTGGTTGTTTTTATCTGCTGTAGTTTGCTTTATATTTTTGTTATTTTCGTTTGTCATATCAATTCCTCCAGAAAGCGTAGGTGATTTTATTTTGAAAGATAATTATGTTTATTCAAAAGAAGTAAAGAAGAAAAGAATACCGATTTTACTTCTAAGGACGAAATTGTTTTGTTATACGATTACACATTTATTTGATTAAAACTTGTATCCACAATCCTCACAATGCATCTAAGTTCAAATTAATTAGCAGAGCATGAACCAAGCATTGCAACGGCAAGGTATAAAACAATAACTATTGCTATTGATGTCGCAGCACCTTCTGACGTACTCATTCCTTTGTCTTTACAACAAGCAACAATATACATCATTATAACAAGTATTACAAATCCCATTTTTTATTTTTCCTCCTTATCGTTTGTATTAGTAATTCTTACAGTGTATTGTTTTATGCACATCACTACTAAATACACCGAAAAGCATCGATCCTTTAATCTTCTTTCCGGCAGATATTTTTTCAATATTGGTTGATCAGCATGTAGAACAGTGAGGTATGTTTTGTGTCTTACATTGGTTATAAAAATATTTCAATAAAAAATGTTATTAACAACAGAATTAGTTCGATGAATGCAAGTAAATAAAACAAACTAAATAACTTAGAGCGTTTTTTATTCTGTTTGTAATTGTTTATTGCAGATTTTCTATATGCAATCAGTAACGATTTATTTGTGGCTTCAATAATATCATCTTCATAATTTGTTTGAGATTTATAATCTTTTAATAAATTATAAATTTCTTTTGGATTGATGTTTCTTGAATTATATCCATATAGTATAAAGAAAAATATACTGGTTGATACGCACAGTAACACATACAATAATATAATAAGTAAAATATTAAAATTGTTAATGTTTTCAGCTCTATTTTTGCATATCTTAAAATAGTTGGAAGTTAGCCATATAACTGCACCTACAATAGATACAATTACAGTTATTGATTTAAAAACTTTATCACTATATTTGTTTCTATATTCTTCTTCATCTTTGTTTAATTGTTTGTACAATTCCAATTCATATGAAAGGAGTGATTGTTTTGAATCGTTCATCTAGTACCTCAAATTTAAATAAAAATAGCAATACTGATAGACCAAAATTAATTCCAAGAGACGTAAGCAGTATTCGTTATGGAGTTTTTTATTGGTTAAGGTTATTTAAACATTAACGTTTTTTCCAAGTATCTCGATTAACTTGAAAAATTCCAGGTCTTATTGAACTGACATCTCGTGGTTTTAATTTAGGACGTGGATGTTCTTTGTTTTGTTGTTTTGTTTCGTCTTTTTGTTTGTTATTATTCGTCATTTTAATCTCCTATCTATATCTTCCACTTATGACCGCAATTTTGACACACATTCATTGGTTTACCAGAGCCGACAAATCCTGTCCAGAACGAATATCCACGAGTTGTAGTGGCAATTGAATTCGTTTATTTATAAGCAAAGAACAATAGTAAGAACAATTAGCATTAGTCCTAATGTCCATACAATTTTTGTGTAACTTTTGTTCAGGTATTTAGATCTGTTGTTTATTTCTTTCATATTGCTAATTGCCATTTCACAATAACTATCCGATATAGTTTGTATTATATTATCTAAAACTTCTTCTTCGGAATATTCGTTAAGATATGTTTTGTTGTTTTCTATCATGTGTTTGACCTTTACTGGCTGTGGATAAGAAAATTCATATTTTAAAAAACAAAATATGAAATCAATTACGGCATTTATAAAAAATATAATAGTAGCTCCTAGCAATGTAATGATTATTATTTTCCATAATAAATATATCTCAATCTTGTTGTTTGAGAATAACTTTATTATTTTAAATAAAAGCCACATAATTCCACTAAATTCTGCGGTCAATATTGTTATTGTTGGTGTGAATTTGTTATTAATTCTATCTCTTTGTTTTGCACCATCTTCATATAGTTCCTTGTAAAAACTATTTTCAAAAGAAAGGATTTTATCATATGTCTTCAGTTAAAAAACCTCCTTTGCCAAGTGGTTCAATTATCGGTAAGCGTCCAAGCTTATATTGTATTGGTTGGAAAAAAACTCAAAAAATATGTGATGAGTTTGAAAATAAACAGGACGCAGAATACGCAAATTCCTTGAAAAGTTTCAAAGAACAATTAAAAGCCTGGAAAAATTCTAATTAGACGAATTATCTTTTTTATACATATTTTTATATGTCAAGTTAAATATTTCTGGACGCTTTCCAATTATATTACCTTTAGGTAATGGTCTACGTTTGTCTTTTGTTGTTTTATTATTTATATTTGTTGTTTCTTCCGTTTTATTTTTATCATTAGACATAATATTCTCCTTACCACAAATGACCACAGTTTTCACATTTCCATGTTTTATTAGCCTTTCGAGAGAAAATGCCGAAACCAATAATAGATGCTGTTCTCTCTCCTGCTTTTATCTTGCGAATGTTAGTAGATCCACAGGTAGGACATTTTGGTATGTTTCGTGTCTGTGTGGATTGTGTAGATATTTGGGAATTATTTTCTTTTTCGATAATACTTAATTTATATTGGTATTTTTCTTCTGAAAACTCTCCGTCCCCATATTTTAAAGCAAGTGTTTTATGATAATCTTCATTTTTACACATTATAAAATTAGTTAAAAAATTCTCCCCAGTTTCATCTGTTTGAATCATTGTTGTGTTGCAATATTTACATTTTAAATATATCGGATCTGACTCGTCTCCGTATCCACCGCTAGTAAATGCGCATGTTGGGCAAACAAATTTTTTATTAGTGTCCAATTGGTTATGTTTTATCATAAATTCATTAACAGGAAAAGCGCATTTTGGACATGCCTTTGCATATTGACTTGTTTTACTTTTACATTCAGGACAAATTACTAATGCCATACTTCGTCTCCTTTTACAAAAAATATATATCAAGTATATCATAATTTATTAAATATGCCAATGTTTATTAGATTATAATGCAGTTTAAAGAACTTGGTAGTTTATTTAGTAGTTTTGACGAAATGTCAAAGACAAGATTTAAAGGTGTCGTTAATTTTGATAGTATGCAAAATTGGCAAAAAGATTCTTTTAATTCTTTGTTTAAAATAGATTCTTCTGGTGTTAGTGCTTATACATCAGAACAAATAAAAGCAAAAGCATCTGTAGTTGGACTAAATGAATCTCTTACAACACAGGCGTTGTCCATGGCTAATGATGCATCTCTTACTGAAAAAGCAGCAACAGGTAAATTAACTTGGGGTAATGCATTAAAAGATGGTACGATTTCTACACAAGAACTTGTAGAAGCCTTAAGGAATAGCAATTCTGTGAGCGATGAAGCAAAAGAAGGGTTAGAGAGACTTCGAAAGACGGCTGGCACAAGCGAAAAGGATTTTCAGAAACTTACAGAATCTATTGTAAACGGAGAAAATGGATTAGAAAATATTTCTGATAAGGTCATAGATGTTAGTTCTAACATGCAAAAATCTACAGGAATATTTGATTCAACAAAAAATGCTTTGAATGGTATGCTTATTTCTCTCAAAGCAATGCTTCCTGTGATTGCTGCTGTTGGAGCTGCTATTGCCGTATATAAAGCTTGGGATTATACACAGACAGGTTTTACTCGTGCGCAAGAAAAATTTGAAAATGCATTATCTAGTTATAAAAATACAAAATCAGAAATCGAATCATTAAATTCAGAACTTGATAATACAAAATCAAGAATTGAAGAACTAAAAGAGCTTCAAGATAATGGTGTCATAACATTTGCAGAAGAAGTTGAGTTAGAAAAACTTCAACATACGAATGACGAACTTGAAAGACAGTTAGAAATAAAGACAAAATTAGCAGAAGCTCAATCGAAAATTGTAGCAGAAAATGCGAAGGCTGCTAGTTCAGAAGAACAATCATATACAGAAAACCAACGTGAAAAATATGGAATATTTCTTGGAACGTTAAAGTCTATTGGAGACACTATTTTCGCTCCTACAAAGCAATACACGGATTCAAATGGAAATGTAACATTTAATACAGAAAAGGGTAATTGGAAACAAGAGAATAACAACGACACCACTATAACAAGTCAGTTCACTTCTAATATTAAAAAGTTGTCCGATGCAAAAAAAGAATTGTCGGAAACAGAAAAGAAATTAGCAAAAAACCCACAAGACAAACTTCAATTAAAAAATCAAAAAGAACAATTAAAAAACATTGAAGAAATCACATCGGCATTATCTAACCAGTATAACACAATTCAAAGTTGGGTTGAAAGCAGCACTGACGAATATGGTAACGCACTAAAAGGTTCTGAATCATATGTAAAACAGTGGAAAGATGCAATTAATGAATATGTAAATATGGGCAAGACAAAGAACGAGAAGTATTTAAATAATCTCGAAAATTACTTCTCTTCTTCCAAATCTGGATCTTCCATGAAAGACTATCTTGTATCTTTGGCGAAAGATGGTAAATCTGCCGAAGAAGCACTGGAAGCATTTAGAGCTTCTGGTATGCGTCTTAAAGATATTGGAGTTTCAGAAAACGCATTTGTTAGATATTTTGAAGACATTAAAAGAGAAGCCCAAGAAGCTGATGAAGCTGTAAAATCAGTTGATGGAACTTTTGATGGATTAAAAAAGAGTTTCGAATCAGAAAATCAAGGTGCAAATTACGATGCAACAATGGGTTATTACAAGACCGCAAAAGAAATGTATAAAAATGGTCTTGTTGGAACAGATGATTTCAAATCAATGGCTCAGTTTGGCGTTGGATATGATATTGCAAAGAAACTCAAAGACAATGCAGATGCTTACACTTACGCATCTGATGCATATGTTGAAGCTTGGGAACAAAGTCAGGCATTATTAGAACGTTGGTATGGTAATGAAGATGAACTTACCAATATGACAAATGTTCTCAACGATTTTAAAGACGCAGGACTTGCATCATCTCTAGGCGACAATGAATGGACTTTCAAGAACGACGATGGTTCAATGAAATTTAAAACCACTGCTGAAGCAGCTGATAAGCTCAACACAAGTGTTTCTAACGTAGAGCTTGCAATGAGCAAATTGGAAGAACATGGTTTTGAATTTGACGGAATCGAAAAGAGTGGAGAACTTCTTGAGAATTATAAAAATTCTTTGGATCAAATCAAAGATGTTTATAATTCTATGGAAGATGGCGCACAAAAGGATCGTCTTAAAAAACTAATCGAAGGGTATGATTCTGAGTATGAAAAATTCCAAGATGATTTATCTGGATTATCTGAAGATCAGATTGTAAATATTAAATTTGAGTATGATTTGGCTTCTATTCAGCAGAAAATCCAGGAATTGAAGTCTATGGCTGAAGCAAGTGGTTCTAATCAGGATCAAGCTGCGCTTCGAGTTGCGCAAGAACAAGCGTTAGGAATGCTTGAGGGAAAAACTGGCGTAACAAAAGATTCTGATGAAGGTTATGCTCAATCTTATGCGAAAAGAACTTCATTAACCAAAGACATGGCTGGGAAAAGTGAAGAAGAAAGAGCTGCCATAAATCAAGAAATAAATGCTTTATTGGAACTTCAGAATGCATTCCAACAGTTTAAGTTAGACGGTGGAGAACTTGATTGGAATTCCTTTCTTGACACTCCTACTGCTACTGCTCTATTCAATGACCTCGTAGAAAAAGGAACATTAACAGAGAAACAAATTAAAGAGTTGTTTGGAGATTCTATTACATGTAATATTGATGCAGAATTAAATGATGATGATCTTCAAAAGAAACTAACTTCACTTAAAACAGATGAAAAGATTACATTTAAAGCAGATGTAGATAATCTTGACGATACCCAAGTTGAAGCGATTAAGAATCAAGATGGTACAATTAAGTATACTGCAAACATAGCTGGTGTACCAAAAGAAGTTCATAAAATTACTGAGCAAGATGGCACAATCCACTTCACAACAGAATTTGATGGATCTTTGGATTGGATTAATAACAATCTTCAGAATGGAGAAACAATTACTTACAAGGCAGATGTAAGTGGTATTCAGAAAGATATTGAAGCTTGTAAGGATGAAAACGGTACAATTCATTATTATTCTGTTATGGATGATGGTTCAAAACAAGAACTAACTCAGCAGACGGATAAAGATGGAAAAATCACATATGTAGCAGATACATCAGAAGTTGAAAATGCTGTAAAAAATACAGAGTCCAAAAATCCAAAGGTTAAAGTAGAACTTACACCAGACGAGCAAAGGGTTCAAGATGCGTTAAAATCTTTGTTAAACGACCAAACAAAAACAACGTTTTTTATTGATGCCGATTTTTCAAAGGTAAAAGATGATATAAATGCACTTGAAGTTGGGCATTCAATTGTGTTTACAGCAAATGTAGATGGCGTTGATCAAGCTGTAGCAGCAGTTAAATATCAAGATGGTTCAATTGGGTACATTGCAAATGTTGATGGCGTATATTATCAATTAAGTGCAGTACAAAACACAGATGGAACTGTCAGCTATACAATTGGCAATTATCCAACAGAAGTTCCAAACGCAAATCAAACAATTGATAGAACTCCAAACAATTCACAAGTATCAAAATCACCTTCTTCCGTAGGGCAGACAGTTAATAGAACACCGAATAATTCTGGAATATTACACGCACCAACAATCGTACAAAAAGTTATTAGATTTTTTACTGGTGGAGACAAACTTATTGGTACTGCTCACGCAAGCGGAACTTTAAGCGATTCTTCTAATTTAAAAGACAGTTGGAAAACTAAAAAAGATGAAGTTGCTCTTACGGGTGAGGTTGGCGAGGAACTTGTAGTTTCTGGAAATCGCTGGTTTACAACAGGCTCTAATGGTGCAGAATTTGCTAATATACCAGCAGGATCAGTTGTATTCAATTCAAAGCAGACGAAAGAGTTACTCAGTCAAGGATTTACAAAGTCTCGTGGAAAAGGAAATCCTTCATTACCTGGACTTCCTGCGTTTCTAGAGGGAACGGCATACGCATCTGGCGGAAGACTTCCATCAAGTAGTTCTTCATCATCTTCTTCCTCCAAAAAGAAATCCTCAAGTTCCTCTTCCACTTCATCATCTAGAAACTCAGGTTCATCACCAAGTTCATCCTCTTCTTCAAACTCCAGCTCATCTTCCGCAGATAATGCTTCAGAAAAAGTAATTGATTGGATTGAAACTCTGCTTTCAAGAGTTAAGAGAATTACAGATCTTGCTGTAAATTCTATTGATCGTGCTATCGGATTAGTCAACAAGCAGGTTAAAGCTGCTGATGCTATTTCCAAAGTACAGGCAGAGATTGGAGCTAATCAAGAAGCTGCGCAAGCATATTTGAATAAAGCAAACTCTATTGACCTTTCTGATGTTTATAAACGTAAAATTATGGAAGGCGAGTTAACTGTCGAGTCTGTTAATGATGAGACTCTTCAGAAGAACATCGAAGATTATAAGAGCTACTATGAGTCTTATCTTTCTGCAATGGACAATGTTCTTGAGCTTGAAGACAAACTCACAGAACTTGCTGAAAAACGTCTGTCAATTATTGAAGATCAGTATGATGCTATTGGAGATTTAAAAGAAGCGATTAAATCCGGACAGGAAGAAAATCGTACTCTTCTCGAAAATCTTGGAACATCTATTAACAGTGATGCAAATAAGAACAGTATCAAACAGTCAATTACAACTCAGTCTCAGCTCTACTCTTCTCTCACCAAGAAATTAGAAGCTTATGAGGCGGAAGTTGCATCTCAGTTAAAGTCAGGACTTATGAAGAAAGGTTCTGAACAGTGGTACAACGCTCAGAAGAATATCCAAGAATTCGCAACGAATATCACAAAGGCATCAAATGAACTTATTGAATTACAGGATAAGCTAAGACAGATTCAGTATGATGTTCTTCAGAATTCTATTGATTCATATGCTCGTCAGACAAATAAGATGAACGCATATATTGATTTGCTTGGCGCACAGGACAGACAAGTTCCTGAAAATCTGTATCAGCAACAGATTAAGTTGAATAACAACCAAATTGCAAAGCAATATAATCTAAGAGCAAAATATAAGAAAGAGCAAGAAAAATACGATGTCAATTCGAAAAGATATCAAGAGCTTGCAGAAAAGATTAATGATGCAGATATTGAGATTCTGAATCTTCGTAAAGATAATGAAGAACTTAAGGATTCTATTTTTGAACTCCGCTTTACTAATATAGATAAGGCAATTCAGAAATATTCAGACCTTGAGGATGAATTATCTAACTTCCGTGATTTGTTAAATGATGATGCATTCGTTGATAAACAGGGTGGAATTACAGATGAAGGACTTGCTAATATTGCATTATTATCTCAAAGTATCGGAAATGCAAAGCAGAAAATAGCTGATTATACAACAGGACTTACTAAACTATATGAAGCTTATAAGAACGGAACTATTTCAGCGGATGAGTACAATGAGAAAGCTCAAGAATACCGTAAAGGAATTCAAGAAACTACGAAGGATGTTAAATCATATCAGAATTCATTGACTGATTTGTATATGAAAGCAATGCAGACTGAGGTTGATTATCTTGGGAAAATAATCAAAAAACGCCAAGAAGCGTTAAGTCGGAAGAAAGAGTATTACGAATATGACAAAAAGATAAAATCTCAGAACAAAGATATTAACAGTATCAAGGCACAGTATGAAGCAATCAAGAATTCAAATAACTTGGCTGATAAAGCAAAAGCAAAGCAATTAGCTGCGCAGATAAAAGAAAAAGAAGAAGAACTTGCAGATACAAAACGTGACCATGCTCAAGATATGCAGGAGCAAGGATATACTCAGATGTCAGAAGATCTAAGTAATCTTTTAGAAGATACTGAGTATGAAATTTCTCATAATGCTGATAAACAGCTTGAAATTATCACCTCTATGTTGGACAAGGAAGTTGCATCTTATGAGGCTGCATATGCAAAGATTAATTCTATTATCCGGGAAACTGGGTTCAATGGTAGCTCTGATTTCAGAAATGAACAGAAAGAACTTAGCTCACAGCAAGGAGCGCAGAATCAGAAGAACGAAGCAACACAGTCTCAATCATCGGCTAATAAAAAACCATCTTCTGCTGCTTCAGGCACAAAGACAGATAAGATAAATGAAGGTAAACGTCAGAATGATAAAATAACCCAAGAGATTTTAAAGCCAGAAGAAACAAAACGTAAGGTTGCTGAACTTACTGTGGATAAGACTTCTGTTACTCTTGAGGAAGGAAAGTCCATTGGAATTAAAACATCTGTTCGTCCGAATGATGCTGCCAATAAGACTCTGAAGTGGACATCCAGTAATTCATCAGTTGCGACTGCTTCTAACGGAACGATTAAAGCAATCAAAGCTGGTTCTTGTACTATCACTGTTGCTACAACAGATGGTGGAGGAATCTCTAAAACAATTGGAGTTACAGTTACAAAGAAGCCTGAACCTGCAAAGCCGGTAAGTAAACCTACAGCTTCTAATGGCAAGGATGGAATTTTAAGAGTTGGGGATACTGCGACTCTTAGTGGTAGATATTATTATGACTCTTGGGGTCAACGTCCTGCCGGAAGCAGATATGCTGGTGTTCAAGATGGTGTAACTGTAGATAGTTATACTTCTTCTGAATATGGTGGAAATGGTAAAAGCACAGGCGATTATAAAGTTCATATTGGCGGTACAGATGGTGTTTACAAAGACTTGGGATGGGTAAGACCTGACCAGTTAAGTGGTTACAAGGATGGTATTGAGCGTGTACCTTATGACCAAGTTGCCGAAATCAACGAAGGTGATAAGGATGAAACGATCATTACTCCAAAAGGGCATACTCTGACACTTCTTACAAGGAACAGTTCTGTTCTTAAGAATGAAGCGCAGAGAACTCTTTGGGACATTGCTAATAATCCACAATTGTTTGCAAAGAATTTGATTGCTGAGAATTTGGTAAATTCTATGCCACAGGGATTTAGTGGATTTGTTAATGATGTTAAATTACCTGATGTTACAACGAATAATCGGAGTATTGTATTTAATCTAAATGATTTAGTCAATATTGAACAGATGACAAATACTGATTTACCAGATCTTCAGACAATCATTGAGAAATCATATGACAATATGGTTAAGAGAACCACTCAGGAAGCAAGAAAATTAGGAATTAAAAGGACAAGATAATTTCACGGCATTGTCGGGTCGAACCGACAGTGCTGTTTTTAATGTAAAAATTGAAATGAGGTGAACAAATGGCAAAGCAATTTAAAGATTTTTCTTTTTGTGGAAAAAAGTTTAGTGGGTTATCCACAAAATATATATCTGTAGATTTCGATAATAATAGTGATATCAATTTGGCTATGGAAAGAGATATGACAGTTGGTGAGACAAACCGATATAAAACTGAAGCGAATTATTTTTATGATTCATGGACTGGTGTACTTGAATTCGATTTACATATCATGAAGGATCGTTGCATTTATAATTCTCAAGAGTCTCTGGAAATCACAAAAGCAGAAATAAGAGAAATTACAAGATGGCTCACTTCTACTCACTTTCCAGAATGGATTAGATTTGAATATGACGATGATAATGAAGTAAAGAGATACTGTGGATGGTTTAGTAACATAGAAACATTTACTGCTTATGGTACAGTGTATGGTTTAAAGCTTCATTTTAAGTGTACTACTCCATTTGGATATACAGATGAAAAATCATATTCTGTCACTTCTTCAAAAAGTTATAAAAGTCTTTTAGTAACAAATGATTCTGATGAATTGAGTTGTTACTGTTATCCCCAGCTTACTATCTCTCCAAAGAATACAAACGAAATATTTATATGTAACCAAAGTGATATGAAGGTATTAAAACAAGGCACACTCTCCTCTTCTAATTCATATTTTGATGCACTGTTAGATGCAGTTGAAGATTATGCTAAATCAAATGGATACACTGTTGAATATACAGGCACTGGTGCGCAAAATATCGTTGCATTATGTGATAGTACAGCCGTTCAATTTTATCTAGTTGATGCTTATGGAGATGATGTTAAATGTACCGCTTATTATAAAAATGATTCTGCAAAACAATATCAGATTATTCAAGGCGGATTTATGTACCTGTCTTTAAATGCAAATCTTGATGTAACAATTGATACACGGAAAATGCTTATTACGGATTCAATCGATAGAATGGTTACATATGATAAACTTGGAATCAAAGATGTGGATCAGATGTATTGGTTAAGATTTATTAATGGAAACAATACTCTCCTACTCTATGGAGATTATGATCTTACTATAAAATTCTCTGAATCACGGAAGGTTGGTGAATAGACATGAACGTCGAATTCGATGCATATAACCAACCTATAAAATTAAATTTATATTTAGCCTCTCCGAACAAAAAGATCTTATGTGGATTTGATAATATTGATGAAAGTACATTTTCTCTCACAGAGAATTTAAATAATACATGGGAGTTATCATTTGATATTAACCGTTATGTATTATTAACAAGAGTATCTGACAAAGCTTCTAATTCTGTTGGCGGATATATTTCTGATGAAGAACATCGATTCATTGTTGATGACAATAATAATTATATTGCGTATCCAGAAACGATCGATGATACAGAGAACATAGAAATAGAATCTCTTGCTTATAAATTAGTCGATTCTAAGATGAGAATTTTTATAGACAGAATTGGTTGGTTTATTATGGATACTCCAACTGAAGATAATGACGGAACAAAACAGACAAAATCTATTACTGCTCAATCAGCAGAGATTGAGTTCCAACAGCATGATTTAAAAAACTTCAAAGTCAATCAAGGAACAACTGATTCTTATGAAATGCTTGCTGATGATAATGTCGATGAAGTTGATGGAGTAGAATTCGCTAAAGAGCAGATTAAATTTTACAATCCAGATAACCCACAGCTTAGTCTTCTTGATGTAGGAATGAAAGCGGCTGGACTAATTGGTTGGTCTGTTGGAGAAATTGATCCTGTTCCAAAGACATATAAGAATTATGTCGATGGAGAATATGTTGAAAAACAGGTGCGACTTGCGGATGAGATTGGGGCATTTAATATAGAAAGTGAAGATTTGTATACATTCTTCACTCAGGAACTTTCAAAGTATTATGAATGTATCTTTGTATTCGATATTCGTAGGATGAAGGTTAATGCCTATCGTCCAGAGAATTATGGTAGAGATACAAATATCAATATTGGCTTTAAGAATCTACAGAAGTCAAACGAGGTTACTGTTGATGAAGACAGTATTTTTACACGATATTATGTACAAGGTGCTGATAATCTTGGTATTGAATATGTGAATCCAACAAGTAACTGGATTGAAGACCTATCATATTATCTTAACGAAAAGTATATGACCACTACTTTAATTCAGAAATACAAACTCTGGGAATCTGATTTAGAGACTCGCAGATTATCTTTTATTGAGAATACACGATTATATAACAAACAGTTGTCAGTAATTTCAGAGTTATATGATCGTGTTCCATTGGATGATTGTTCTACAGATTGGAGTACTTTTTCTGACGATGAGCTGAAAGAAGCACAAGCAAATTATCAGGCGCAGCTAAAAGGTTATGAACAGTTTTATGTAGACAAAGATGGTAATTTTGACGAAGAGGCACTAAAAAACTCTTCTGATGCAAATGATTATTATCAGATCAAAAATGTTATTCTTCCGTCCATCCAAATTGAAATGGACAATCGTGAGCTTTCAACAGATGATGATAATGCAGATTATATTGATTCTTATAAGACTGATTGGAAATTATATGGTCTGGACGAATTACAAACAAAACTTGATTCATATCAAAATACAATCGATTTATGTAAAAAAAGCGGCTATGACAAACCATATTCTGACGATTCATCTCATACAGAAGATGTACATACTAAAATGTATGAACAATATCTTGATGCAATGAATCAACTCGATCCAAATTATATTGGCGGATGTCGAGAAGCATATAATCAGAGAAAGAAAGAAATCGACGATGCTACTGCACTATGCGACGAATATAATACTGGCAGAAAAGAAATCGCAAAATCCGTAGACAAAGAAACATGGACACATCCTCTTCTGAATGGAAACTATTATATTACTGATGAAAACAATAATGCGATTCTTGATGAAAAAAGAAATATTCTTGTATATGATGTTGACAATCTTATGTTTGACCAAGATGAACTTGAGCAATTATCAAGACTGTATGTAGATTCAGATTACGAAAATACGAATATGTTTATTGTGAGTTCAGATGATGCAGTAACCACAATTGACGAACAATTAAAGTTACTCCAAGCTGCGCAGGACGATTTATATATTTCTGCACATCCTCAGTATCAATTTACTACAGAATTAAATAACTTCTTAGCCTTGTATGGATATGAAGACTATGCAAAGAATTTGAAAATTGGAGATTATATCTGGTTAGAAACAAAGGATGATAATATTGTAAAACTCAGAATTATCTCTATTGAATATAATCCTTTAGTAATGGATGGAGATATAAAAGTAACGTTCTCTAATATGGTAGATTCAAGATCCGGTCGTGATGACCATGCATATCTGCTAGGACTTAGCTCTGGTGGAAGTAAAAAGAACTCATCAGGATCATCTGGTAATTTTTCACAAGATGATGGAGTTCAATTAACGTCTGGTCTTATTCAAAAACTCTTGGCAAATAGTGCTTTTACAAATCGCGTAACTCAGATTGCAAATAATCAGATTGCTTCTGGTGGAGGTTCTGGTGGTTCTGTGTCGGTTGAAGAAATTAATGCAAAGATTATACGTGCAACAGATATCTACGGAGAAAATGGATATTTCGGATATATCCAAGCAAAATTAATCTCAACAGATAAAATTGTTGCAAACAGTGGTACTTTTGGTGATTTAACAGCCGATGTTGCAAATATCAAAAGTGCAATCATTGGTACTTCTGCTACAGAAACAGGTATTATCATTAATCTTACATCCGAGAACGCAACAATTGATGAAGCCTTAATTAAGGAACTTGTTGCAAAATATATTACTGTAAATGACTTAAAAGCTGGTAACATCAACACTTCAAGATTTACTGTCTCATCTGAAGATGGAACTTTTCTTATTAAAGACAATACTCTTATTGTTTATGATGAAAATGAAAATCCAGTAATTCAGCTTGGTGAAGATAAAAACGGAAACTACGGTCTTGTTATTTCTGACAGTAACGGTGCTATTCTTTTAGATTCACAAGGGCTTCACGAAGGCATCGTACCAGATAACTTCATTAAAACTGACATGCTTGATGATAAGTCCGTTACAGAAGAAAAGATCGACCGTACAAATATGGTCGAATGGACAGATGATGACGGTAACAAAATATTTGATGTATCTAGAATGTATTTTGGAAGCGACAAATTTATTACTTCTTACAAAAGTATTGAAGAAAGTGTATCAACTACAAAAGATGGTATAGAAACAATTAACAATACTCTGGACATCATGAATAGTGGATATACTATTCTAATGCTCAATGATTCTCAAAACATTCCTTGCGACAATGATGGAAATACATCTTATAGTTTTCTTATCGAAATTCCATTTAGAGGATATCTTGGAGTAGATAAAGTTGCTTGTACAGCTATTTCTGTAGAAGATCTTTCTGAAGGAATTACTCTTGCAGAAAACGCACCATCAACTGAAACAGAAGATGGAAAAATTATTCTTAATGTAGCAAAAGGATCATCTCTTGGGAACACTGAAGTAAATGAAGGGAAAATTGTAATTCGATTTGAATTAGATGGACAAAGCCTCACAAAACGCTTCACATGGAACAAGACATTTGAAAAATCGACAGGTGATGTAGATAATACTACATTGTATTCTATTGAAGCTTCCGAAGAAACTCTTCTTAGATATTCTCTCGATTTAATGTATCTTGGAGATGAAAACGGAAACTTTATCGTAGACGAAGAAGGGTCTTCTATTTATGGAACTGCCGAAGTAGAGACAACACCAGAGATTACGTTTAAAGCTTATAAACAAGTTGATGGAAAAGAGAAAGAACCCTATTCAGGAAGATTTGTTATCCAGGAATCAAAAAATGGAGTTTCATATGCATCAAAGTATATGTCTGAAGAGGATGAATCTTCGGTTACTTACACTCTTACTACTTCTGCTTTAAACAGTATCAAGTGTATTCTTTATGAATCAGGAAGTATCAAAAAACAAATTGATTTCCAGACGGTTCCTGTTCTGGACGATAATGCAAGTCTTGAAAATCTGATTAGAACATATCGAGATACATTTAAATCTGTATCACTTCAAATAGATAATGTAAATAAGAGCGTCAGCCAAAATGCTTGGCAAAAAGATATTGAAGATAAAATCAATGATTATGACGGAAGTACCATTCAGACAATTAGAGATATCCAAACAGATCATACTGTTAAGATTGGAGAAATCTCTTCTCGTGTTTCCAAAACGGAAACGCAAATCGAAAAAGGTGATGAAGAAAGACAGACTCTTAAATCAGAAGTTTCAGAATTCAAACAGACTTATGAAGGATTTAAGCAGGACGTAGAACGAAATTATGTTACAAATGATGGAGTTACAGAAGTTGTAAACTCATCAATGAAACAAACAGCAGATGGAATTTTAGAAGAAGTTTCTAAAAAATATGGAACCAAAGAAGAACTTGCGGAAATCAAGAAAACAGCAGATAGTATTACAAGTACTGTATCTTCTTTGAAAATTGGTGGAAACAATCTTCTTACAAATTCTAACTGTTTGATATATGACGATTATGTATTTTTATAAAGCTCTGTGGAGTCATTCCATAGGGCTTTTTGAATAGGAGGAAATTATATGGCAGACTCTAAAGAGCCAAAAATGCTTGGCAGTTTTACTCAGAAAGCACTTCCTGAAGATAATGATTTGTTTATTGGATGGGATGCAAAAGAAAGTAAAGTTGAGAATTTCAAGTTCAGTGGACTTTGGGATTATATTACAAACAACTTATCTTCTACTGTTATCTCAAAAATTGAAACAGCTTCAAAATATGTTATTGGAGCAATCAATGAACTTAATGGGAAAATCCCAACGGTTAAAGCTTCTAGCGTAACTGCAACAGATAAAAAACTTACATTTAAGATTACATCAAACTCCGCATCTGATATGGGAATGTATGTAATTACAGGAAATGCTTCTGGTACAAAATTATTTACGTTGATTGCTTCTTTTGGCGGATCATGGGAAAAAATTTCCTGTACTGGATCTGGATTAGCAACCAATTTTACATGCACTGTATCAAATGGAACAGTTACTATTGCTGCTGATGAGATTACATCCGCAGACTCATTTACTATTAGTTGCGTAAAATTAGTTCCTGCAAAATAAGGTGGTGATTAAGTGCATACTCTTGAAAAAGTAACTATCGTTGGACTGGATGGAAAAGATGTGGAATGTGGACATCTAACGTGTGACGAAACTTGTACACTTCGATTAAAAGATGTATTAACAGCTTCTCAGGATTATATGTTTCAAATCAAAATCAAATCTAAAAGTAATGCTACTCTCACTGCAACAATTGGAAGTACAAAAAAAGTATTTGATATTACTTCCGAATGGGATAAGAAAGTCGAGTCTTTTTCAAGTGTCGATGTAAAAAATAAATATATGGATTTGATGTTCACAGCAGGCGAGTATTGGTTTTACAACGCAAAGCTTGAAATCGGTGCTGTATTAACCGACTGGTCATTCGGAGAAGGAGACATTACAGAACGAATTGTTGAAGCAGAATCCAGAATCACTCAGAAAATCGACGAGATTGAATTGAAAATAACAACAAATGAAGAGAATATTGGGAAAATTGATATTAAAGCTGATGAAGTAAAAACGGAAGTAATAAATGCAAGAGGTGATAAGTCAACACTCTCTGTTCGTATAGATGCAATCGAATCATCTGTGCAGGATGCAAACGGGAACATATCAAACGTGAGTCAAAAAGCTGATTCAATTGAAATGAAAGTAACAAACATGAATGTTGGTGGGCGTAATTACATATTGAACTCACGTTTTCAAGGATTAAAGGAAACGATTTATAACAAATTTGAAAGAGATTCTCTTATATTTGTTAGCACTTATGGAGCTAACAATAGTGCATGTGATATTGTATTGGATTGTGTTAAAGATATAATTTACAAAGACGGACTAACATTAACATTGTCATTTGAATATTATATTGATGGAATAGAAAATATCGCAGATGGCGCATTTATCGGTGTTGAATTGCAGTTCGTAGATTCAGCAGGAACATCAACCTCTCAAAAATTCCCTATCACTAATCTACAAGCTACGAATCAATGGGGTCGTTATGTCGGACAATTAACAAATATAGATCCATCTATAATAAATATCTATGTACATTTCATAAAACAGCAATCAAACGGTTCTCTTAAATACAGACATCCAAAACTAGAAATTGGGGATAAAGTAAGTGATTATTCTCTTGCTCCTGAAGACTTAATTAGCAGTATTGAAGACGTGCAGAATAATGTTGACAAAAACTATGAACAGTCTGTTGCTGATTTAAAAGTGCTTCAGGATAGAATTGATTCTATTGTTGTAACGGACGAGAGTGGTTCGCAGGTTATACAGACTGCCGATGGAGTACGTTGGAATCTTACACAGATGCAACAGGGGATTAATAATGCCCTTGATAATGCTGCGACAGCAAATGAGAATGCTGGAAATGCACAAACGTCTGCTGACCAATTGAAAGATCAAGTAAACGATATTAGCCAGAAAACAGCTTATATGGAAATCGTACAACAGGAAGATGGAAACCCATGTCTTGAACTTGGAAGTTCGGACAACGATTTTAAGGTACGATTAACAAATACATCCCTTGGATTTTACCAAGGAACTTTAAGGGTTGCCTATATAAGTAATCAGGCTTTATATATTGAAACAGCAATTATCAAATCGTCCTTACAATTCGGAGAAACAGCCGGATTCGTGTGGAGGCTAAGAGAAAACGGAAATTTTGGATTACAACCATTTTAGAAATAAGGAGGTGCGTTAACAATGGCATCATGTATTACAGAACAATGGGATGGGCGAAGCGCACCCCGATTACAACTTACAATAAACATTAAATCAACAAGCGGCAATAAAGTTACATTGAAATGGGAAGTTGATTATGTAGCTCATGATTCTTATGCAGCAAGTACAGGTTCACCAAGAAGCTACTCCGCTGTAATTAATGGCACTACGGTAGCAAACGGAACGTATGATATCAATGGCGTTAAAGGAATTCATACAATCACAAGTGGTACTTACGAAGTAACAAAATCAACGTCTGCAAAAAAGATATCATTCTCATGTTCTATGGCATTTAACTTAACATGGAGTGGAAACTATGCAGGAACTAAGAGTGCATCCGGAACGATTGATATTCCAAAGATGGATTCTTATTCTATTGCATACAATGCAAATGGAGGAACAGGTGCGCCAAATGCACAAACAAAATGGTATGGAACTGATATTACTTTGTCTAGTATAAAACCATCTAGGGCAGGTTACACATTCAATTCTTGGAACGAAAAAAAAGATGGAACTGCTAAAACATATAATCCTGGTGATAAATATACAACAAATGCAGCGTTGACACTGTATGCTATATGGATACCTATTAAATATACGGTTTCGTTCAATGGGAACAGTAATGGTGATACTGTTGAAAATTTACCAACAGGACAACAGAAACAACATGGGACTGCTCTCACGATTACAAATAAAACTCCAAAGAGAGTGAACTATAATTTTCTCGGATGGGGAACGTCTGCTTCTGCTACCACAGTAGCCTATAAACCAGGTGATTCATACACGAAAGATGCTCCACTGACATTATATGCTATTTGGAGTCCTTCTTACACAAAACCAAGAATTACAAATACAAAAGCATACCGATGTCTTGCTGATGGCAGTCCTTCAGATTCAGGAACATATATTAAAATTACATTTGATTGGGAAACTGATTTAGATGTTACAGCATTAAGGTATCAATACAAACTACTAGCTGACAAAGAGTGGGTAGAAACATTAGACCATGTACTTCCTGCTGAAGGTGAAAGTTTGCGATCCGGTTCTGTGACAGATATCGTTTTGGGTAATGCCGACACACTTATATTTGCTACCGATAAAGCTTATAAGATTGATGTTCTTGTAGCAGATGGAGGTGGATATAGTTATCACATCCAAATTGTAAATGAAGTGACATATCCGATTGATGTTCTAAAAGGCGGTAATGGTGTTGCCATAGGAAAAGCTGCAACTGAAGCCAAATTTGATGTGGCTTTTGAAGCTAACTTTGATAAGACTGTAAAATCACAAAAATCATTTTATGAGTTGGATAAATATAAGTGTTATTCATCAAATGACGTGATTCCATTAAAGAGTGGTGGAACAGGTGGAAACACAGCAGAACAAGGTGCAAAGAATCTTGGATATGGAAAAATATTATATAGTGGCGGAGCTTGGATGACAGCCGAACATTCGTGGACTCTTTCTGAACCAATCAGTGAACAACCACATGGTATTGTTTTGGTGTTTTCCGAATGTGAAAATAATCAGGCATCAAATAAAGGTTGGACACAGTTCTTTATATCAAAAAGATTTGTTGTCGAAAGAGCAGGAGAAGGATTTGCGTTCCCATTGTTTGCGTATAATTTTAGCAAATTAGGCATGAAACAATTGTTTATTTTTAGCAACAAAATTATCGGAAGCGATGAGAATAGTCGATCTGGAACAGCAAATGGAGTTACTTATAACAATGCAAGATTTATGCTTAGATATGTTTTAGGAGTGTAATATGGCAATTAAGAAAAAAGTAAAAATGCAAAATGGTGTAACCCTTAGCTACCATAGGATTGCACTAATCAATATAGATGTAAATCAGCAAATCACATTATTGGTTGAATCATATATTGACGAAGAAGGGCGAGAATATATGAAGTCATACGCTAGAGGTGAAATTGAAGGAGAACCAACATTTCCATACATGAGTAGTGAATATCATAATATTCCTTATGATGAAACACTATGTATCTTTAATGGAGATATAATGCATCAAGCGTATGAATACATAAAAACTTTTCCGCAGTTTAAAGATGCGGAAGATATTTAGGAGGTGAAAGTTTGGCGATTTCTTTAAAGGACTCAATGAAAGCAATTGAGTCACAAACAAAAAATGAAACACCTGTTTCTACGGTATTATATACTGATGATGGAATTAGTACATATGAGACAAATGAATCAAAACCGGTTTTTCTAGCTGAAAATGATAATTTGCCGTATAGCGACAAATATACTCGTTATACAGAATATTATGACCCAAATTTCAGCATCATTGATGAGAATAAAAACATTACTCTTGATCCATCTCAGATTAATCTAACTCAAGAAGAAAATTCACAGTATGTTCCATTTAAAATGTTCAGAAGATATGATAATGTTGATCAGTTAAACATGACATTACTGATGCATTGTGTAACTCCTATTGGCGGAGATGTATATGTTACACCTGTAAATGTACAGTATGATGATACATATCTATATTTTGGAGTTATTCTTCCAGGATCAGTCTGTGCAACAAAAGGTGATGTACTGTTTGAAATTCAATCAATTGGAACAAATGAAAAAGGTGATAATTACAAACTTATTACTAGAAATTCAAAATTTAATGTTGAAGAATCTCTGTCCGGAAATGGAACTGTAGAACCTACACCAGATACAGGCTGGATGACAACATTTCTTAAACAGGTTACAGATAAAGTTGGCGAAGCACAGACAGCCGCTAACGAAGCAAAGGAAGCTGCTCAGAATGCTCAGAACGCAGCAGATGAATTGCAAGGAACAGTTGATAGTGCAAAAGAAGAGTTGACAACAACTCTCGACGAAAGAATTGCTACTTATCTTCTCTCCTACTATACAAAAACAGAAATCGATGAGATGTTTAAGAACATTGACTTGACAGATGTTTATGACAAAATCAATAACATTGATGGTCTTGCTAAATTTAATGTAGAATATATATCTGATTCTAGAACAATAACATTCTACAATGGTGATACAAAAATCAAAGATATCGTTCTTAACACAGACCCGTCTGCTGAATGGGTAACAGCTTATGGAGCAATTGTAGATAACAAAATCTCTACAGCTACTACTCCAATCCAGGAATCACTGGATGAGTTCAAAGAATCTGTTAATGGGGATTTGGATACAATTCATCAGAATATTGATGATCTTCCGAAGACACTGAAAACAAAGTATTACGATAAAGAAGCCACAGATGAATTGCTTGAGGTAAAAGCATCTATTTCTGAAGTAAATAATTTGTCAAGTAAAATCGGAGCCGTGGAACAGACAGCAAATTCTAACAAATCTAGCATCGCTGCTGTCGGCACAAAGGTTGCTGATTTAGAAGATTTAATCGGCAAGATTAGCACTGATCCTGGAAAAACATATGATGCAACATATGACGATGAGTACAATTATACTCTCTGGGAGATTGAAAATGAAGGTACTGAAGATGAAGTCCGTACAGCAAAAGCAACATTCAAGATTGTTGGAGGTGGCGGAGGCGGTGCTACTACAAGTACTCTGAAAATTGAGTATGTGACAAAATCTCCTCTTATTGTAACAACAAACGATCGTGCAATTATCAAGTATAACTTCTCAGGACAGGATTCTTCTGGAGACATTGTATCTGAAGGTACGTATACATGGAAAATTGGAAAACAGACGATTGCTACTGGAATTGCTATCAACGGTGAAAATAGTTTTGATGCGACTGATTACATTTCTCTCGGAACTCAGAAACTTCTTCTTTCTATCACAGACGACGCAGGAAGTCTTGTAACAAAATCTTGGACAGTTCAGAAAATTGATATTCATCTTGATTCTTCTTTTAATGATAAATTAACATACCCAATTAATGAACCAGTATCTTTTGATTATACTCCATACGGTGCTATCTCAAAAGATATCCACTTTAAACTGGACGGAACTGAGTTGTATAAAGTAACTACTACTTCTTCTGGTATTCCAATGGCTTATAATATTCAGCCACAGGAGCATGGAGCACATCTTGTAGAAGTATATATCACAGCAGAGGTTAACGGAAGTACAGTTGAATCAAATCATATTTATAAAGATGTAATTTGGTACGATTCAGAATCAGAAGTTCCGGTAATTGGATGCGTATCCAAAGAACTTACTGTGAAACAGTACGATACAGAAAACATTGTATATACTGTATATGATCCAAAGACAGAGACTCCTACCGTCACACTCTCTGTTGATGATAAGGAAGTTTCTACACTTCAATTGGATACAAATACCCAAACATGGCAGTACAAACCAACAGACGTTGGTTCTCATGTACTAACTATTAAGTGTAGGGATGTTATAAAAACAATCAATGTTACAGTGGAAAAACTTGATATTGATGTAGAGCCAATTACAGCAGGTCTTCAGTTTGATTTTAATCCAGTTGGAAAATCAAATAATGATGCAAATAGATTATGGATTTGTGAAGATAATTCTGATATTAAAATGACTGTTTCTGATAACTTCGATTGGGAAAATGGCGGATATCAGATTGATAAAAATGGAGACCAATATTTTGGAATTAAAGCAGGAACTACTGCTACTATCTCATATAATTTGTTTGCAGATGACGCAAGAAGAAATGGTAAAGAATTTAAATTTATTTTCAAAACATCCAATGTGGCAAAGGCAGACGCTACTTTTTTAGCATGTCAAGAAGGTAACATTGGTCTTCAGATGAATGTTCATGAAGCATATATCAAATCTAGTGCAAAATCACTTTATGTTCCATATAGTGAGGATGATGTCATTGAATGGGAATTTAATATTAATAAAGACTCAGATATTCCAATCATAATGTCTTATGAAGATGGTACTCCTTGTAGACCAATGAGTTATACATCTGATTATTCATTCACTCAGGAAAACCCTGTACCTATTACAATCGGTTGTAATGACTGTGATGTTGCTATTTATAGAATGAAAGCATACAATACTTCTCTTACAACAAAGGCAATTCTTTCAAACTTTATTGCCGATGCAAGAACTGCTACAGAAATGATTGACAGATTTAAGAGAAATCAAATTTATGATGAGAACCAGATGCTTACACCAGAACATCTTTCAGAAGCGTGTCCAGACATGAGAATTATTATGATTGAAGCACCACATTTTACAAATAATAAAAAGGATTTTGTTAAAAATACTACTGTTAAATGCTTGTATAAAAATGGTGATCCAACACTTGATAACTGGACATTTGAAAATGCATATCACTCAGGACAGGGAACGACATCAAATGAGTATGGTGCGTCTGGTAGAAATATAGATGTTATTTGTTGCTTTGATGGAAAGAATCAGGTAACAAGCAAGATTCCGTTAGACCCAGATTATAAAACAATATTGACACTTGGAGATGGAACAAAGACCGAAGATGGAACTGGTAGAGTTTCTTTGACAAGAGATTCTGTACCAAACGGATGGTTTAACATCAAGGTAAATATAGCTTCCTCCGAAATGGTTAATAACGCTTATTTGCAGGCTAGATATAATACATATCTTCCATACAAATCTCCTGCTCAGAAAAGAGATTCTAGAATAAAGAATGACATGGAATTTGTAAACTGTGTCGTATTTATCAAGGAAAGCGATCCTGATGTTAGTACACATAGAGAGTTCCAAGACACAGAATGGCACTATTATGCACTTGGTAATATAGGAGACTCAAAGAAGACTGATTTAACTAGAGCTTACGATCCAGACGATATGAATGAGTTCTGCATTGAAATTAGTGATAATACTCTTGCAAACTCTACATTTCAAACTGGCGTTACAAACTCGGATGGAACAATGAAATATCCTATCTTAAAAGAAGAATGGAAGTCTGGAAATGAAGCATACGATGCTTTGTATAACGATTGGGATGGAACGTATGAGTTCAGATATGACTGTTGTGGAGATTCTAAAGATGGAGATCCTGTATCAACAGACGAGGCAAAGACAGAAATAAGAAAGAAAAACAAACAAATTTGGAGAGATTTCTATGAGTTTGTAATCACATCATCTAATAAAGATTTCGTAGATAAACTTAAAGATTGGTTTATTGTAGATTCTGCATTGTATTTCTATCTTTTTACATTAAGATATACGATGATCGACAATCGTGCAAAAAATGTATTTCCTCACTGGGCAAAACACTACATTTCTAACGAAGAAGTATCTACATTAGGAGATAAAGCACAATATTATACTATTGATGATGAAGCTGCTAAGATTAATAAAGGATACCGTTTCGACTTCTGGGATTATGATAACGATTCGGCAATCGGAATCAATAACAGCGGTGAACTTACAATGACATATGGAAAAGAAGATATCGACTATCGTACAGATGGGGACAAATCTTCTGGATACATATTCAATGCAGCTGACTCAGTGTTTTTCTGCCGTATTCGTGATTTGATGCAATCACAACTTCGTTCTATGTATAATACTTGCGAATCAAAAAACTGTTGGAGTGCAACATCTTTAATCAATCAGTTTGATGAAAAACAAAATGAATGGTGCGAAGAATTATGGAGGCTTGATTACGAGCGTAAATATGAGCGTACTTATAGAGATGGAAATACTCGTTTCTTAGAACAGATGATGAATGGTAAGAAGAAATATCAGCGTAGACAGTTTGAACGTGACCAAGAAATGTATATGGCTACAAAATTTATCGGAACAACAGCTACATCAAATCAGATTATGTTTAGATGTAATACTCCTGTTGAAGCCGTGGTAAAACCAGATTACACATTACACCTTACACCATACTCAGACATGTATTTGTCTGTGATGTTCGGTAACTCTTCTCCTACTCAGGTTCGTGCAAAAGCAGGGAAACAATATAACATTAAATGTCCATATACACAGATGGATGATACTGCCGTACTTGTATATGGTGCATCCAGAATTCAGTCTATGGGAGACGTATCTACATGTTATATCCATGATAACGACTTTTCAAAAGCTGAAAAGCTGAAAGAACTTATCGTTGGTAATACAACGGAAGGGTATTCAAATACATTCTTGACGAATCTTGTAATTGGAAACAATAAACTGCTTGAGAAATTGGATGTTCGTAATACTCCAAATCTTGCAAGCAGTTTAGACCTTTCTAAATGCGGAAACCTTAAAGAATTATACGCAACAGGTTCTGGACTTACAGGCGTTCTTTTTGCTAATGGTGGAAAGATTCAGACAGCACTTCTTCCAGATACACTTACATCTATCAATATGCGTAATCTAAAATATCTTAACAATCTTTCAATTGCAGGATATGACCAGATTACAACAATGATTATTGAAAACTGTAATACGATTGACTGCGCTGACCTATTAGAGAAATCACCAAAAGTAAATCGTGCTCGTATCATTGGAGTTGATTGGGAACTTGAATCTACTGACCTACTTGAAAAGCTTTACAAGATGGGCGGTGTTGATAAGAACGGTTACAATACGGATCAATCAATTGTAACTGGTAAAGTTCACGTACCAGTAATGAGAGAAAAGATTCTTGCTCAGTATAACGAAGCTTGGTCTGATCTTGAGATTACTTACAATACTCTCGTTGAGCAGTTTACAGTAACATTTAGGAACGACAACGGAGATGTTTTAGATGTCCAGTATGTAGACAAAGGTGAAAAACCTATTGATCCTGTTACAAGAGTTGATAATCCAATTGATACTCCAAAGAAAGCAAGTACAATCAGTACAGACTTTACATATAAAGGATGGGATACTCCACTGGTTGCTGCATTTGCAAATCAAACCTATACTGCTACTTATACAGGAAGCCTTAGAAAATATACAGTTCGTTATATGTCTCGTGGTAAAGTTCTTGAAACTTACACGGGAGAATATGGAACATATGTAGAGTACAAAGGAGACATTCCTATTTATGTAGCCGAAGAAGGTGCATATAAATATTATCTGTTTACCGGATGGGATCAAAGTGGTCTTATCACGGGAGACAAAGATATTAATGCAGTTTACGATACTTGCGAATACACTTTGGATTATTTCAAAGATAAAGATTTATCTACTCTCCGTCCAGTTGAGATTTATGCGATGATTCAGCTTGGATTGGAATCTAATTATGTAAGCTTGAAAGATTCTGTAAAGCTTCAGTTTGGTCACGACTATGATTACAACGATGTAGAACAGAAGGTTCTTATCTCTGAGCAAACAGAATTTACAGGAAAGAATTATGTAGATACGAAGATGACATTATTTGATATTGATCGTGATTTTGTATTTGCTACAGATTATAAATTCGATTCAGCATCTCCACAGTCTTCAGTAATGTTCCAGTGTTTCGAACAGAATGGAGTTAATGGTTTTAAGGTTTGGAATAACAGCGGAGCAAAAATTGCATGGGGAACATCATCAAATAGCATTGGAAGTCTTGGTAATCGTGAAATGACTGTAATCCGTCATATTAAAGGGGAAACAGGAATTCATGTTTACAACTCAAATCTTTCCGGAGATAAATCAACTTATGTTGAATTAACAAAGACGAGAGCTACTTCTACTTCTGCTCCGATTGTATTTGGTTGTAGCAGAGCTGATGATGGAGCATATGAAAATTATGCAACCGGAACAGTATATTGGAGTAAGGTTTGGTATGCGGATCTTGGAGACACAGCTTGCAAACAGCTTGTAGCTTGGACTCATGAATCTATGGATTTTGAGATGTGTGGATTCAAGAGATATTATCTCTCTGACAACGCATCTAAGAGAACAGCTATGACTTTCCTTGCAAAGAATCTGTTAGGTCAAAAGAAGGCTCTTGGACGTTCATCTAATAACAGTGGAGGTTATGCAAAATGTACTCTTCCGGATTATTTAAATACAAGAGTGTTTGAAGGTTTAGATGTTCAGTGGCAACAGTTGCTGAAAAAAGTAAAGATTAGTTCTTCTATTGGAGATCAATCAACAGAAATCTCCTATTCTGATAACTACATTTACATTCCTTCAACGTATGAACTTGATCCAACAATGAATACAGAGCCTTATGTATATGAAGGTTCTCCAATTACATATCTTACTACGAATGATAGCAGGATTTGTAAGTTCGTTGACGGCAAAGCAAATTCATACTGGACACGTTCGCCAAACTATCAGTACACAGGATACTACTATCGTGTAGAAGAGAATGGTATGCTCTCCGGTTACTACTACTCTTACAACGATGATGGTATCAGAATTATGTTCTCAATTTAATATCTTTTATAGGCAGGAGTAAACTTCTGCCTATTTTAATTGGAGGATTTATGTTTTACAAAGTCGAATATAACGGAAAAACAATTGATCTTCTTGAAAATCCAATCTATGTCAAATATCAGAAAAAACATGATATCTTTCTCTCCTGTCCAGAAACTGAGGCTCAAGGTGTAATGTCTTCAGACCATAATACAATCTGGCACGTCGATATTTATCCATCGATTGAAAAAGAAAATATAGACACAGTTTCCTTGATTGAAATTGACAAGTATGAGTATCAGAAACTTTACGCTTTAAATTTAAAAACTGCTGAAGAAATCATTGACGCTTATACATTGGAATTACTGAATGGAGGGATTTTATGACAACATCACCACAATTTATTGAAAGTCTAAGAAGACTTTATGGCGATGGAAGAATTGCAATTTTCAAGTTAGAACAAATGAAAAAAGATAAAGCGATTACTGAAGATGATTATCAGTATATCATTTCTAAGAAAGAAAGCAGGTGATCACTATTTATACAATTTTAGTAAAAGACACAAATGAATTGATTGCTTCTCAAGTTGAAAGAATCATGTGTAGAAGCAAATTAGTTGACAACTTACACTTCCTTGCATCACCTACATATAAAGGTATGGATATGTCGGACTTCACGGTTACTATGGAATATCTTTTACCTGCAAGCAAAACTTATAAGACAGAGAATCTTGTTATGTCAGATGATACTTATAAGGACATGCTTGAATATAAATTACCATTTGACACAGCATTTACAAAAGAGCCTGGAGATATTGAAGTTAAGCTCACATTTACGAAAGTCGAAATGCAAGAAGATGGATCGGTTAAACAGTATGTACGTAAGACAAGTGCTACTACTATCACTATTGTACCACTTGAAGCTTGGAGCGAGTTAATTCCAGATGAAGCATTATCCGCTATTGACCAAAGACTTCTAAAACAAGATGCGTTAATGAAACAGCTTATTGAGCTTCTCAAAAATTTTGATGATACAAAAGCTGACAATATTACTCTTAGAGATAATATTCTCCAGTTACTTGCAAATGGTACACCAATTGGAAATAAAATTGACATTTCAAAAGGAACAAGTCCTGATCCTGGCACTGATAATCCAGGCAAAATTGAAGTGGTCGAATTTTAATAAATTCAAAGGAGGTACATCATGGCAGACACATCTATGAAATTTGGTTACGGTAATATTGCGAATCTTGATACTGCAATTGAAAATGGAATCATTGATGAAAGAGATTTGGTTCTGACAAAAGATACAGCAGAGCTTTTCTATATTACCGACAACAAAGAAAAACAGGCAATTCGCCCACGTATTCTTTGTTTCAATAGTACTGAGGAAGCTACTACTACAGTCAATAAAAGCTCAGATACATATGCCGGACAACCAGTAGTAATTAAAAGTGCTTCAGACGGTAAGTTTTATCCATATCTTGTACAACAGGGAACTTCTTCATTTACTGTAGAACCAGTAATTACACAGATTTCCGGTGCAGGTATGGTATGGACAGAATTTTAGTAAAGGAGAAAATCGATGAATAACATTATTAATTTTAAATTTGGTACTCTTGATAAGTATAATGCAATTGAAACAAAAGACAATGACACACTCTATTTTGCAGATGGTCAGATTTTTAAAGGAGACAAAGTATACAGCCAGAAAGTTGTAAAAGTTTCTGCTCTTCCAGGAACACCATCACAGGGAGTAATTTATGTTCTGGATGATTATTCAGCAAAAATTTATACAGGTGCAGATTATGTTGATCTTGCAGTAGGTACAATCGGTACTATTGGTGATACAACAGACAATGATGGAAAAGTTGTAACACAGGCTGCCGTAAAGACTTATCTTGCCAAAAAGCTTAAGGGCGTAGAAGGCTCCGAAGCAATTCAGGCTAAGATTGATGCAGCAAAAGAGGATGCTATTAAGTCTGCAACAGAAACAGCTTCTGCTGACGCAACAAAGAAAGTTAATGACGCAAAATCAGAACTTCAGCAGCAGATTGATTCTAAGGTAGCGTCCGTTTTTAGATTTAAAGGAGCTAAAGAGAATTACAAAGAACTCGAAGCAGTTAAGGGTATGGTTACAGGTGATGTATGGCATACAAATGACGATGGTAAAGAGTATGTATATACAGGAACAGCTTGGGAGCTTCTTGGATTTACAGTAGACCTCTCTGCTTATGCAACAACTGAAGCTGTGACAAAAGCAATCAATGACAAATTTGCAGAAGTTACAAAATCTCTTGAGGACTACTATACAAAAGAGCAGATTGATGAAAAAGTACAGACTATCAATTCTGCTATTGATACAGCAAAACAGGCTGCGATCGATGCGGCTGCAACAGATGCACAGGAAAAAGCTACAAAGGCTCTTAATGATGCAAAAGCCTATGCCGATGGTCTTAATGGAGCAATGGATACAAGAGTAAAAGCAACTGAAAACGCAATTACTTGGACAGAAATTGCATAATTTTTCCTTATGGGATGTTATAAAAGGAGGATGATATGGGATTTTTATCTCTTACAGAAGCATCACAGTCTCGTTTGTCAGACATCCCTATTACAGATGGTCAATTGATTTTCTGTAGAGATACGGGGAATTTTTATAAAGATGATGCAACAACACGAATAAAAATGTCATCTGATTTGGTTATTTGTTCAGAACTTCCTCTTGCTCCATTAGCTAATAAAATTTATTTGCTCTTACCAAATACATTATATTATTTTAACGGAGAATGGATTGAACTGAATGAATCTCCTATCGTGACAAAAGATACAATATATTCTTTCCCGACTATGGGAGATACATATCATATTTATGTTGCTACTAAAACAAATCGTATTTATCGTTGGGACAACGAGAATACAAAATACTATTGCGTAGGTAGCAATTATGATGAAATTAATATTATAAACTGTGGGAACTCTAACTCTTAGAGTTCCTTTTTAGATTGGAGGAACAATGGCAAATAATACTTTAAACACAAGACTGGTTATTTGTAACGATACTACTGCAAATTGGGGGACTTCTGAAAAAGTACTGCTAAAAGGTGAGTACGCTATTGAATTTCCTGAAAGCGGAGAACCGAAAGTAAAGGTTGGTAATGGTACAGACAAATTTGCAGACCTTCCTTATCTTACAAATACTCCAACAGAAATTACAAATGCTATTAATGCTGCGGTTAAGGCAGCTTCACATTCTCACTCAAATAAAGCGATCCTAGATGCTATTACAGCTTCATTTACAACAGGATTAAAATCAAATTATGATAAAGCTTTTACGCATTCTCAGTCAGCACATGCTCCAAGTAATGCACAGGCTAACGTAATTGAGACTGTGAAAGTAAATGGTACTGCCCTCACACCAAATTCTAAGGCTGTAAATGTAAAAGTACCAACCAAAGTCTCAGAACTTACAAACGATAAGAATTATATTTCTTCTTATAAAAATACAACATACACTCTTGGAACTCCAACAAATGCAACGAATGGTAATGCGACCGTAGATATTGTAGACAGCGACTCCAAGAAACAGTCTGTTACAATTAAAGGTTCCGGAGCTACTTCTGTAACAACAGATGCTAATGGGGCAATTGTAGTCAATTCTACAGATACAAAATATTCACATCCTACTTCCGGAGTTTCTGCTGGTACATACACTAAAGTTACGGTGAATGCACAGGGACATGTAACAGGTGGTTCTAATCCTACAACTTTAGGTGGTTATGGAATTACAGATGCCGCCGCTAAACATCATACACATGGAAATGCTGATATCACAGCAATTGATGCAGGAAAGATTACAACAGGAACGATTGATATCGCAAGATTGCCTCAAGGTGCTCTTGAAAGATTAACAATCGTTGCAGATGACACTGCAAGATTTAAGCTTACAAAAACTAATGTACAGCTTGGTGATACAGTCAAAGTAACTGGTACTGGAAAAATGTACTATGTTGTTGACGAAAGCAAACTTTCAAGTGAAGAAGGTTATGAGATTTACACAGCCGGATCAGCTACTTCTGTTCCGTGGTCTGGTGTAACAGGCAAACCAACATCATATACACCATCTGCGCATAATCAGGCAATTAGCACTATTACAGGATTACAGGCTGCTCTTGATGGAAAAGCTACGGCTGCACAGGGAGCAAAAGCTGATAGCGCTGTTCAGTCTGTAAAAATTGGTACAACAGAATATAAATCCGGAACTACGGTAACTCTTCCAGCTTATCCTACTACTCTACCTGCATCTGACGTTCCTGCATGGGCGAAAGCAGCAAAAAAGCCAACTTACACGAAATCGGAAGTAGGTCTTGGAAATGTAGATAATACGGCAGATAAGGATAAATCTGTTAAATATGCAACAAGTGCAGGATCTGCTAGTTCTGCTACTAATGCTACAACTGCAAGTAAATTAGGAACAAACGCAGGTTCTACAACACATCCAGTATATTTTGCAAATGGTATTCCTGTAGAGGCGAATGTATCAACAAATTATTTGGTTCAAGGGACTGAATTATTAATTCTTGATGGTGGAAATGCCGGTGGCGCAACAACTTATGTATCAAATAATGATGGAAATCTTAAAGTTACCAGTGTTGTAAGTTCTACTGTTACTGATAGTAACGGAGACACACAGCTTGCTGGGAAGGAAATTTCTGTAGCAGATGATGATAACGGCAACGTTGTTTTAACTATTTAAATGGAGGTGATTTTTTGAGCACGAATAAAGTTATGAAAACTTTTGCCATAAATAATTCTCCAGTATATGAGATTATGGATGAAGCATCTCGAAATTCAATTGATGAAATCAATAAATCGCTTGAGAAATATGAAAACACAATGCCTATAGATCAAAGTTTGGGACTTGTTTGGTTAGGTTGGAGTAATAATATTGAACGTGGAAACGGAATTGAAAATGATGCAATTATGTTTTCAAAACATGATCTTGTTGGAATGCAACGTTTAAATTTAAATAGATTAGCCGATTCAAGACCGACTTTCACAGATAATACAACAAAAATACTAAAACGTGCCAAAGAATTAAATCCAAAATTACGTACATTTGAATATCTCCAATCAGAAAGTGGACGTACTGATTTTACATATAACGGAGATCATGCACATCTGAATTCAGATGGTTCATGGGACGGTTCAACAGCAGATTTATCTGGTTGTACAAGAATATATACATTCCAGCAAATTTGTGACTGGTTAGATTATTTTAAAGGATCTGGCACAGATGGTGTGTTCTTTGATGATTGGGGATATGATTTTACAAAAGAAGATATTTGTTATCAATTTGGATGGAAGCCAGATAACTTCAAAGATAAAAACGAAGCATTAAATCAGAAATGGATTACTCTTATCAATGCCTGTTATTCAAGAGGTTTATTTGTTATCACTAATGGTGGAATGCCATTTACTGTTGGGGATTGGTATTCATCTCTAAATGCTGATGACGTTATATGTTTAGAATCGTGTTTGATTTCTTCAACAAATTATAAAGATGATTATGCTTGGCAAAACGGTCAAACAAACATATATGATTATTGTGCGAATTGGTATTCAACTGGAAAATGTAAAGCAAAAATTTGGACATTGAATTATCTTCCAAATGATGCTGGAGACTATAAAGATATTTTGCTTACATATTTATGCGCCACAACACTAGCTTGTGGCGGTGGATATGTATCTATGGGGACGTTTAATTGTATTGAAAAGCCTGAATTTGTAGATATGTTTTCTAAAGGGAATACAAAAGTTATCAAAAAAATTGATGACAATATCTATCAATTAAAAGTTAATTCTCATGTTTTAGAGGTTCATAAATGGAAAAATTTATCTGGTAAAGTATCTAAAGAAACAGCAATTAAAAATTACTGTATTTTAGATGGACATAAGTTCAATAATGGATTCCTAACTGCACCAGTTATTGAACATGAACTGATGGACGAAATTACTACCTTATCAGACCTTGTAAATAATGCCACTGCTGATTCAAAAAGAAACGCTGTTTCATACTGGAGAATGGCAATCGATGACTGGAATAACACATTATCATTTTCGGATTACACAAATTTTATATCAACTGACTCAGAAAGTCATGGAATTTCTGGAGGAGCGATTGAAGTTGTTCAAAATTCTGATGGAACAACTGATATTGTTTGTAGCTATACAGATTTGAACCAAGGTGGAATTTATTTGAATGTTATACAACCAACAAACTACGAAGACTTTAAACAAACAGGTAAAGGGCTAGAATTCGGTTTTTCTGACGTTGTGTTTGATATGTCAGAAGATAGTTGGACTTTACCAAATGGAACAGTATATGATGCGAAATGGTTATGGTCTGTGCCATCTTTTTACATCTATGTTGATATGCAACCTTTAAACGGGGATGCTGTAACAAACTATAAAATCAGTGGTGTTGGAAGTGATCTTGGTACGGCAACTGGATACTATGATAAAACGTCTGAAGATATATTTACTTCTTACAATATAAGAGTATGGTTTCATGCACCAGAGAACGAAAAGTTTAATGGAACAGTGACACTTAAAAACGCATACCTCATTGATCTTGGCGAACATTCAGACGAAGTTTCAAAAAAATGGTATACAAATATTTTTCCAACAAGCTTCAATAATTCATCAGAAATGAGTGCAAAAATGACACCAGATACAAAGAATGGTTGGAAAGTATATGATTACAATATATCACATACTAATGCATGGGGATGGTCTAAATACAAATATAGTGGAGATGATGTCATAGCTTTAAGAGGACACACTATAGAACTTGGCTGTTCAACATTTGTGTTTTCTGATGGATCAACTGGATTAGGAACAGCATCTAACGGATGGGTAAATTATGCTTTTGGATTAGGAGTTAATACAGATAATCCAAACACAGTGCGTTTGTATAGTAATACAAAAAATAAATCAGATGTGTGGTCTGGTGAAAAAATATGTTGTATAAGATATACCATTCCAGATAATGCAACAAGCTTGTGTGTTGGCTTCCAAAGTTTTGGATTCGGTACAAATGTAACATTAACATTAGATGATGTATATATGTATGATTTGGACGAGGAGGTGTCCATACGTGGAAAATCATCCACTAATGCTTCGTTGAGATTATGTAGAATTAATGAAGAACAGGAAAATTTAACTCCTTCAAAATTTAGAAACGCTTTATATATTACAGAAAAAGGTAGTGTTTATTGTTATGATTTAAAAGGAGAAAAGATAGACATTGCTGGTAGTATATATGCTGGAGCTGTGTCGGCTGGGTACAAAGGCACTCCTATAGATTTTGGAGCATCTTTGTATAAACTTATAAATACGAAACTTGAATAAAAAGATTGGAGTAAATAATTAATGAAAACTTTATCAGTTAAACTTTTACAAAGATCAGACACTGAAAAGAACTGGGAATCCACCAACCCAGTTCTCGGTGAAGACGAACTCGGGTTTGTAAAAAATTCTGGCAATTTTAAAATTGGAGATGGTTCTAAGAAATGGTCAGAACTTCCACTTTACGAATCCTTATCTCCAGACGACCGTTCCAAACTTGATGGCATCGCATCTGGAGCCAATAAAACAACTGTAGACTCTGCGTTGAGTTCTACTTCTACAAATCCAGTGCAAAATAAAGTTGTAAATTCTGCTTTGGCTGGAAAATCAAATACAAATCATACACATGATTTATCTACGATGATTAATACGTTAACAACCGGAACTGCCACACCGAATGATGATGACTATTACGTGTCTCAATACGCAGGTGGAGGAACTACAACAACTACTTATCATCGTAGACCATTGAAAGCATTATTTGAATACATTAAAAGTAAATTACATAAGGTTGCTATCAGTGGTTCTTATAATGATCTTTCTAATAAGCCTACTATTCCAAGTGTAGGTAATGGAACAATTACAATAAAGCAGGCTGGAGCTGTAAAAGGATCATTTACAACTAATCAGTCTGGTGCAACCACTATTGAACTTACAGATAATAATACAAATACATGGCGTGATGTTATAGATAATCTTACTTCTACAGCGACAGATAAAAGTTTGAGTGCAGCACAGGGTAAGTGGTTAAATGAAAATAAAGCCGCAATGATGACACTTACAAATCAAAATTTAAATAGTGTTACTACTCCTGGTTTTTATAACGCTGGTGGTGGAAATACCGTTTCAAATAAACCATCTGGAGTTGACAATTTTGGATTAATTGTATCGCATACAGCAAATGGAACATATTATACCCAAATTCTATTTACAACTGGCTCTACAACAATAAACAAATCGTATAGAAGATTTTGTCAAGATGGCACATGGGGAAACTGGACAGAAGAAAAACTCACCGATACCGTCTACACGCATCCTTCTTATACTGCTAAAACAAATGGATTATACAAAGTAACTGTAGATTCTACAGGTCATGTTTCTGGAACAACTGCGGTAGCAAAATCTGATATCACAGCTCTTGGAATCCCAAGTACAAATACAACATATTCTACGGGTACTGCTTCTACTTCCGGATTGACTAAGTTATATACTGGAACCGGAACAGCTACTGACGGAACAATGACACAAGCTGCTATTAAGAGTGTTTTGGATGGGAAATCAGATACGGGGCATACACATGTCTCACTAGACAAAATAGGTAGCGTAGCTTATATTGGTTCAGATAAGGCTAATACAGCAGGTTGGTATAAAGTTTATAGTACGACATTAACCGGATACTCAAATCATGTTGCGAGATTACTCTTTACATATGGATATGGTAATATCGGTTCTGCTATTTTAGATTTGCATATAAGATGTGATAATTCTACCACTATATATGTAAGAGAATTAAAATGGGAATCAAGAACAGGCACAGCTTTCTTGCCTGGTGATGCAATCATCAACACAAATGGAAATACGTGGACTCTTTATATTTATAACCATCAAAATCAATATGGCAGAATGAAAGTCCGTGTTTTAGAGTCAACTAACACTTCTAACAATTGGAACATGGAAATAAAAAGTAATGACACACCAGAATCCGCCACTCCAACAGCAACAGTTACTTCGTCCGACGGAGGTTCTGTAAACTACGCAAATTCTGCTGGTGCTGTAGCTTGGGGAAATGTCACAGGCAAACCTTCCACATTCACACCATCTTCTCACACCCATGATGATAGATATTACACTGAATCTGAAGTAGATTCAAAACTTAGTGGTAAGGCAAACACTTCTCACAATCATACAATTTCTCAGATTACAGATATTGCAAATGCTTCAGTTAAAAGCGCAACATCTGCGACAACCGCAGCTTCTGCACAATCTGTAGAATGGAATAATGTAAAAAATAAACCATCTACTTATACTCCATCAACTCATAATCATGATAATTCTACTATTACATCTGTAGATGCAAGTAAAATCACTACAGGAACAATTGATATTGCTCGTCTTCCTCAAGGTGCATTAGAACGCTGTGTTATTGTAGCTGACGATACGGATCGTTTTAAATTAACTACAGCAAGTATCCAGAAAGGTGATACTGTAAAAGTTACAGGCACAGGAAAGATGTATTTCGTTATAGATGATACGAAGTTATCTTCTGAAGATGGATATACAGTTTATACCGCTGGTAGTGCTACTTCTGCACCTTGGAGTGGAATTACTGGTAAACCTGCTACTTACCCACCAAGTAGTCATAATCATGATAGTAGTTATTTGAAGCTAACTGGTGGTGTGATGACAGGGAATATTAGCTACAAAGGTTCAAAATCTACTTATGAGATGATTAAATTTATCGACAATACCTCAGATGTATATGGTAATGGTGTTGTAATTGGCGGAGGTGGAGCAACTATCGTTGGTGGTGGAGAATCCGCAGATGCAGCTAAATCATTGCTTAGTAATGGCGGAGATGAAAAATTATTCCTTACAAATGATGGCAATATTGACTTTTACACTAATTGCAATAATGGTATTGCAGGTGCAACACATACATACATTGATACCAACGGTATTTATTCTGGTAAAGCAAACACAGCTGGAACTGCGGATGTAGCAAAAGTAGCTAACTCAGTTACATGGGCTAATGTATCTGGAAAACCAAGTACATTTACTCCGGCTACACACAATCATGATTCAACATATTTAAAACTCTCTGGAGGAACCATGACGGGCGCATTAAACCTTGCAAATAATACATGGAATACGCTTGGTGACGATGTTGCCATTGGCGACCATGATAAAACTGGTTCACTTGGAATTAAAGGTCTTAATGGATCACCTAAAGCAACTTTTGTTAAATCAGATGGAACAAATTTATGTAATATTGGTTCTTCTGCATCAGGTAAACTAGAAACAAGTGCCACATCATTCCAGCTTGGTGGCGGAGCGACTATTACATACAACAGCACAAATAAGTGTATTGACTTTACATTTAATTAATATTAAGGAGCGGATGAATTCTGCTCCTTTTTTCAAAGAAAGGGAGTGGTCTTTATTGGCTTTACAAGTGTGGTTAAACACACAGAACAACTTAGAAAATCATGGACTTGGTACGATGAATATTACAGCATCATCAAGTCCTTCGTATATAGATGATAAATTTGGTAAGAGTATATCTATGGGAGATTATTGTTTAAGAGTCCCGTGGGAATATGACTCAGAAGAATTGACTATTGCATTATGGGTAAAACCAAAGACACCTAGAGCATGGTCAGATATATTTGCAATAGGCGAATATGATAATCGGTTAGAAGTAAATACGACGACTGGTTACTATTGGTTTTCAGACTCAAAAGGTTTAATTGGTGGAAATACATGTCTTTTTAATTTGTCAAATGACAAATGGCATCATATTGCATTTATAATTGATGGAACAAGTAGAAAATTTTATGTTAATGGTTCTTTAATAGTAGAAAAAACAAAGGTTAATAACTTGTCTGATATTTGGGGTTCAAACAAATCAATTACAATTGGCTCTAGAATTAAAGGCGATATGATGTATCAATCTTATATGTCAGACATCCGCATCTACGACAACGCCCTATCACCACGCGAAATTAAAGAATTAGCAAAAGGTATGATCTGTCACTATCCTTTAAACGATCCGTATCCTACTGCTTCTATTAATAAATATTCCGGAGATTTCTTTGAAGGAAGAGCCAATGGTGGTGTAAATGATATAACATGTACAAAGCTAACAGATGAACGTGGATATAATTATAAATATACATATACAGGTACTGGAACAAATAGTTGGAAGTCAATTAGCTTTCCAGTATTTAATTTCACGGCAGGAAAGAAATATGATTATAGTTGTAAGACTAGATGCAATACATGTACTTCTAATGTATCTTTTGAATTAAGAGCAAGTAGAATGGATAATGACTGGGCTAGACCTAAAAATTCAACAGTCTGCTCGTCAAGTTTGGCTGATGGTAAATGGCGAGAACATCATTTAATTATCCAACTTGAAGAAACATCAGATAGATCTGGAACAACTTATAAAACTAACCCAATCTTAGAATTTTATACAAGTGCTATGGCTACTAAAGACGCAACTTTTTCATTTGATTTTGACCTTAAAGATGTGCAAGTATCAGAATGTGATGTTGATACTCCTATAAGTAATGGTGCTTGGAATGATGGAATTGTTTATGATACAAGTGGTTATGGGAATCATGGAACAATGTATAATAAAGATTATATTTCATATAACAACGATGCTCCAAGATATGATGGTTCATGCAAACTATTAAATGGTGCGCAAACAGGAATAATTACACCGAATTTTTCATTTGAAAATATGTCTCAGGGAACAGCAAATCTCTGGATTAATAGACATTCAACTAGCAATACATGGAGAACTTATCTATTTTTTGCAAATGGTTATAACTGGACAGGAAACAAATATGATTTTATTATAATTGGTTCTACAGGGGCACAAGCTATTACAATGGATTGTTGCAGTAATACATGTACGTTTGATGTTAATTTAAATGTATGGAATATGTTCACAATCACATGGGATTTAGAAACACATACAGCCAAATATTATTTAAATGGCGTGTTGAGAAAAACTGTTACACACAGCAATATAGATACCGAGTATGCATCAGCACATGCATTACATCGTATTGGTAATTGTTATAGTGAGGACAGCTCTTCCACTTCTGATTATTCTATATCAGATTTCAGAATGTATGCTACTGCTCTATCGGATCAAGATATAAAAGAATTATACAATACGCCAGTGTCACTTACGAATACTGGAACATTAATGACTCAGGGTGAATTTAAGGAGATGTAGGAAAATGAACGAGATGCGAAGAAATTATTCAAAAAAAAAAAAAAAAATAGATAGAAACTGTCTGAATATTCTGGAGGTAGTTGTATGAGTTTGATGATACACCTGCCACTGAACGGACATACTAATAATCAGGGATTACTGGACGTAGATTTACAAGTTACAGGAGCAACTTACAAAGACGGAAAACTTGGAAAGTGTTTAAATAAAGGCGGAGTTTTGATTCCGGCTGAAGGTACAGAAAAGGTTCTAAATAATGATGAACTTACTATTGCTTTCTGGATATATGTAAATGCGGAAGAAGGAAGTACTACAAATCGCACAAGGATATTTGGAAACGATAATATGACAGCAAACAATAGTAGAAAGTTTTCATTATTTCAATATCCTACATGTAATGACTTTCATTGGAGTTGGATGAATGATGCTGAAAATACAATATTTTGTGGAAATTTTATAAAAGGTGTACTTCCATCCTATCAATGGACACATGTTGCAGTTGTATATAAAAATCCTACTATTAATATCTATATTAATGGACAACTAAAATGGTCTGAAGGCGGAAAAGTTAGTAACTCTTCTACATTTGCTTATGACACACAGATGATTTACAATTCAGAATATCATATGTTTAATGATTATCGTATTTACAATAATGCCATATCTCCTAAAGAAGTTCGTCTTTTATCTCAAGGGTTAATGTGCCATTATCCGATGAGTATGATTGATGGAAATATCATTGGAAGAAACTTATTAGATTCTTCAGGGTTAATTGATTGGAATGGGAGAAACTGGGGTGATGGTGTAATAAATAATATCATCATCAACGAAGTAACATCGGAAGGTTGGCATTTTAAAACTGGAAATACTGGCATTTTTAATTCAAATGGGATTTGTATAAATTTTGAACGTAAGAATTCCGGATTAAAAACAGGAGATGTTGTAACCTTTTCAGTTGATGTAAAAGGAACTATAGATAGCGGAAGTCCTTATATTCAGTATTGGAGTACAACAACTTCTTCTATTGATTTCTGGAACAGACGCGAGTTTGGAGATTTAATGGATGATGTTAAAAGTGATGAATGGACAAGATATTCTGTAACCGTGACATTAAGAGATTTGTATACTGGCAAAGATTCTGATTACTTTTGTGTCGGAGGCGGATATAATGCTGATCTTTATGTAAAGAATGCAAAAGTGGAACTTGGTTCATCTCCCACTCCTTATATGACATCTCTAAAAGATACTCCAGAAATGTATGATAACACAATCTATGATACTTCTGGCTTTGGTCATCACGGATGGATTACTTCCTCTTCTGCTCCTACCATCTATAATGATTCACCTAGATATAATTGTTGTTATAAATTTAATGGTAGTTCAAATTATATCGGAGTCCAAAATCCAATCAATTCTACAGCTACAGATTTTTCTATTGCTTGTTGGGCTTATTTTACAAAAAATACTGTGCACACTATATATACTGCAAGAACAGCCGTTGGTGTTGGAGTAGCCGTATTCTTTCTTGGAGGTGTAATAAGACTTGATGATGAAGTACATACAGAATTTGATTATCTTGTGACCACAAATTGTTGGCATCATATTTGTGTAACAAGAAGTAACACAGCCAAAAAATTATACGTAGATGGAAATTTAGTTTCGACAAAAGATGAAGTTGGGACATTACAAGGAGTTGGCACAAAAGGGACAATTGGAGGATCGGAAAATTCTGATAATGGAATCCCAAAAGGTAATTGGACTAACGGTTATCTTTCTGACTTTCGTATCTACGCCACAGCACTCTCTGCTGAAGATGTTATGAACTTATATAAGACACCTGTATCTATTACTAATACAGGTACTCTAATGACACAAGGAGAATTTATTGAGCAGTGATAAATAAAAATGGAAATATTAAAAAAGAAAATATATATGAATCAGATGCGATGAATATATTAGTAAATTCTGAGAAATATACAAAAGAAAATCCATATGTTCTTTCCGGAATAAGTAATGATATATATACAATAACAAATCAGTATTGCCATATAACGCCAGGAAAAATATATTATTATATGACAAAACAGACCAACAAGAGAAGTTATGGAAATCTAAATTACCGGAAGGCGGTGGTTTAATATGAGTATATATAAGAATGGTAATGTAACTGGAACTGAAATGTATGAGCATGGTGGAGTGTTGATGAATAATGTCAAAAGTGTTACATATGTTCCAAGGAAAGATACTAATAACTCAACATTAACTGGAGAATCAATTGCTGGATTTGAAGGAACTAAAAGGTATTACATTGAGCTTCTTATTTCTTGGGACGGATTTCAAGAAAATGTTGCAGATAATTTTGATATATGGGCGCAAGGATCAACGTTTAACAAAAATGATAATACATATTATTGGTCTAGTGGAAACTCGATGTGTACTGTTGTAAATAAAGTATTAAACAAAGATTTGGTTCTTAGTGCAAAATCTGGATCAAAATTTGTATCTGGATTCTTTAATAATAAAGACGACAAATGGACACGACAATACTTAGGAGTTCGTAGTGACTATTCGAATGGTATAGGAAGAATTACATTCTCAAATATCAAGGTTATGCCAGCAGAATATGCTATTGACAACTCTACTAAATCTGGTTCAATTGCTTCAGATAAAATCGTAGCAATACAGATTGAGGAGGTGTAATTATGAATATTTGTAAAAATGGAAACATCCTTGCAACTGCATTTGCTACCTCTCCTATTATTAATATGTATGACTCAAACTTTTATACTGAATCAGATGGATCAGTATGGGTAAGAGTCTTTCATCATACTCCCGTCTTATCTGACGGTTCTTTTAACTTATTCTCAGAATCTGACTCATTTGCAACACATGTATACAAGAACGAAAATGCATGGTTTAATGTTTCATTATGTAATTACAACACGTCAGGCAAATGGGAACTTATGACAATTCAAAAATAACAGAAAGTAATCCAGATTTTAAATATAGGTTTATTCAAAATGTAAATCCGATGACTGCTGCTTTCGCAGATGTGGGTCACGATGATGTTGAGGTCTATACAGGTGATGAATATTGGACTTCAAGTAGTTACGGTGGAGTTTATCTAAAGAAAGGTAATACTTATCTCTGTATGAACAATACATATAGCAGTAACTGGTGGGGAGCTATCGGTTGTTGGAATAAATTTAATGGTGGTATTCCATCTACACTTGGAGAAGTGGTTATAGATGGTTATTACGACTTATATTACCGCATAGACACAGAAATAACATCAAAATGTACTTTTAATGAAAGTGGAATTTCATCGGCAGATTTCATTGAATTTTAGCCTTATTTAAATGGATTTTTGGAGGATAGAATGACGCAACTTAATGAAAATGGGATAATTGATGTAAACTATTCTGTTACCCCCCCCCCGCAAAATTTATATTTAGGAAAACAAAATATAGCAAATAGTAATTGTACCTGTGAATCTAACTATAAGACGGATATTTTTCTTCCTTATGGATTTGATACTTGTAAAAAAATTAATCCCGTATCAGAGGAGAAACGAAAATATTGGAATAATACAAAACGATTCATGGTTTACTCTTATATTCTCGATTGGCAAAAAGAAAGAATAAAAAATGGAGATTTCACAGTAAGCATGTACGCTTATGTTTCTGAGGATTGTGATGCGGATTTTCGATTACATTTAGAACATGGTTGTTCGTATACAGAAAAATATAATACAAACGGTAACTCGTGGAGTATTGTAGACACTACAAAAGGAAAAGTGATATTGGTTTGGGCAAAATTTAGATCAAATGCAGATGATGGAAAGATTTATATTATGTTTTACCCAAACCCAAATTTGGAAAATACGTTTACACAAGGATACATTTTATTTACAGGTCTTAGAATCCATGAAGGAACAGAAATTTATAGACCGTCTTATAATGATCAAATTCACGGGATTTATTCTATCCCAAATTCAAACAAGATATACGAAAACAAAATAGAGTTCGATGACTTTATCGAATATTGATTTTTAAATATACGAAAGGAGGAGTTAACTTGGCTCAGTTAAGCAATCTAATCGTAACGGGAGTTTCGAGGCTTTTGTCAAAATTATATGTAAGCGACTCAGTTACAGCTCCAACATTTATTGGAAAATTACAGGGAAATGCAGATACTGCGACTAAAGCAACAAGTGCGGATTCGGCTACTACTGTAGTCGATTATGGAAATACATCAAAAAATATTAAGATTGGTTATAGCGGAAGTGGAATTACAGGAGATAACATTAAATTCATTGCAGGATATACAGGCGGAGACGGTGGTTCAAATATTGCAAAAATCAAGGATGTCAGTAAAGACGCATTGAAATCATGGCTTGGACTTGGTTCTCTTGCTTATAGTTCTGCTACAATACCGTCAGTTGGTAATGGTACAGTGACTGTCAAACAAAATGGCACTAGTAAAGGGACTTTTACTATGAACCAATCTGGGAACACAACTATCGAATTAACTGATAATAATACAGTTTATACCCATCCAAGTTACACAGCAAAATCTTCTGGACTTTACAAAGTTACAGTTGATGCAACAGGACATGTTAGTGCTGCTACTGCTGTTACAAAGGCAGATATTACAGGATTAGGTATTCCTGGAAGTGATACGAATACGGACACAAAGGTAACACAGGCAGCTGTAAAAGATTCAGATTATACAAACTGGAGATCATTGGTTTGGGGTGCTTCAAATAGTGCTACAGAAGGATTCTCGCCAACAACTGTTACGGATCAAGTTTTCTCAAGTGCTGGATTGTCTGTTCAGCCGTCTTCTGGAACAATCAGAGCAACAACCTTTAAAGGTGCTTTAAGTGGAAATGCTTCAACTGCAACAAATGCATCAAAAGTAAATAATCATACAGTTAATGCAGATGTTCCATCCGGGGCAAAATTCACAGATACAGTATATACTCACCCAACAACATCTGGAAATAAACATATTCCATCCGGAGGGTCTTCTGGGCAAATTCTTAGATGGTCAGCGGATGGTACTGCTGTTTGGGGAGCAGATAACAACACAACATATTCAAATTTTGTTAAGTCTGGTTCTGGAGCAAAGGCTGGTCTTGTACCTGCTCCATCTACAACAGCAGGTACTACAAAATATCTTAGAGAGGATGGAACTTGGACTGTTCCACCGGATAATAATACAACTTATAGCAATATGACTGCCGCTACAGCAAGTGCTGCTGGAAAAGCAGGTTTAGTTCCGGCTCCTGCGGCTGGAAAACAAGCATCATTTTTACGTGGAGATGGTACATGGGTAGTTCCTACAAATACTACTTACAGTACAGGAACAACATCAACAGCAGGTCTTACAAAACTTTATACAGGTACGGGTACTGCAACAGATGGTACTATGACACAGAGTACAATTACTACCGCTCTTAATGGAAAAGCAGCTTCAAGTCATACGCACGATGATCGTTATTACACAGAATCAGAAATCAATACAAAACTGGGAGACTTATCTTCTCTCTCATCTTATGGCTCAGATGTGACTTCAATTCTTAAAGCAATTATCGCTAAACTTCCAGAGACTTATTCAGGCTCATATAGTGTAACTCCGTCAGCTACCACACAGTCACTTAGTACAAGCGGTAAGGTCATGAAAGATAACGTATCAGTAAGTGCGATTCCGTATAAGGAAGAGTCAAATAGCTCTGGTACTACTGTAACAATAGGATAAAGGAGGGATTATATGGCGACAAATAAAGTTGTTTATAATGGAAAAACTCTGATTGATTTGACAGGGGATACGGTTACTGCGAGTGGTATGGCAAGTGGCGTAAAGGCTCATAATAAAAGTGGTACTGCTATTACTGGTACGCTTGAACATAGAACAGATTTGTTTCAATATGGCTCAGTTGGTACAGATCCTATATATAATAAAAGCGGTACATCAGCAAGTATTAGTATTTCACAAAATGTAAATAATTTGGGATCTAATGCAGATACAAACAAAGCAATTGTTCAACAGGGCGATATTTTAACAACAACAACAAGAGCTAATAAATTTGGTGACGCGCCACAAGACGCTGTTGTATCAGGCTATACTTTTACAAGTGCGAATGGCGTAAATATTAGTGGAACATTACCTAGAAATCCAGATGTTGCACATACCGTGTCTTCAGTAGAAACACATGTAAGCTCGATTGGAGGTTATAATTTAAAATTTGCAAAAATAACTGGGACTTGGAATCCTAATAATGATGATAAAATCGGCGCATATGTAGGTGATCAAGATTTGACTTTGCTTGTGGATGCAAGCAAATTTGGTAATGCTTCTGTTAGAGAAGTAAAAAAAGGTGTTACATTTACATCAATTAACGGCGTTAAATTGACTGGAACACTCGATGTCTCCTCTTCTGGTACTTCCACAGGCACAAACACTTCAGATGCAACAGCTACAGCAACAAACATTCTCTCTGGTAAAACCGCTTATATTAGTAGTGGTAAAACTACAGGTACAATGACAAATAATGGTGCGGTTACTGGAACAATTTCTACTAAAGCTGGAACATATACTATTCCATCCGGATACCATAATGGCTCTGGAAAAGTATCAATTTCTTCTACAGAACAAAATAAAATTATTGCTTCTAATATCAAATCTGGAGTATCAATTCTTGGAGTAACTGGTACATATACTGGAGATTCTTCATCTTCAACATCGTCCAATAACAATTGCGAAGCTTATTTGATTGATGTTACAAACCCAACAGTATCATTTAAAACTACATCTGGGACAATCAAAGCGTATGGTTATGCTACAGCTTCCAGTTCAAGTTCATGGGGAACTTCAACCACTACTATGTATGCATTCAACGGAACAAGTTATTATAAATCTGTAACATATGGAACACCATCTGCCACTTCTATTACACTAGGGGTATCTAATGGAAAACTTACAGGATTACCAGATCTTACAAGTGGAACATTACTAGTAACCAGAGGAATCTAACAACTAAATATCTAATTTTATTAATTCAGAGAGTGACGATTTTATTCGTTGCTCTCTTTTTGTATCTATAAAGTTCTTTTATTTCAAAGGAGGTATTTTTATGGCTTACAAACTTATTCAAAACCTTACTAAAGTTAATTACACAAAAGGTAATAACGGAAGAAAGTATATTGTAATTCACTACACAGGAAATTGGTGGGACAAATCTGTGAACAACGGCAACTACTTTAAAAGTACTAACCGTGGTGCATCTGCTCATTATTTCGTTGATACAGAGAACGTAGTACAGGTAGTTTCCGATAGTGACACGGCTTGGGCTGTTGGAAGAAATTACGGTTCAAATAACTTATTTGGAAAATGTACGAATAGTAATTCAATTAGCATCGAAATGTGTTCTACAGACGGAAAGATTTCTGATGGAACATATAGAAATACAGTTGAACTTACTAAAACACTTATGAAGAAATATAACATCGATGCAGCTCATGTTGTTCGTCATTGGGATGTATGCTCTAAGTCTTGTCCAGGTTGGACAGGTTGGGGTGCAAACGGTTGTGACTCTTCTATTTGGAATCAGTTCAAGAAAGATATTACTAATAAAATATCTGTTGGTTGGAAAAAAGACAATATTGGCTGGTGGTATAGAAATGATGACGAATCATACCCAAAGGAACAGTGGAAATGTCTAGATAACGTTTGGTACTACTTTGACAAAAATGGTTATGCTATAAATAATAAATGGGAATCAATAAATGGACATTGGTATTATTTTAATGATGATTGCAGTATGAAAACTGGTTGGCTTTGTGATAATGGCGACTGGTATTATTTAAGTGAATCTAATACGCCATATTATGCAATCGGTGCGATGGTTACGGGTTGGAGAAAAATTGATGGTTTTTGGTATCTATTGAGAACAAGTGGAGGTAAAAATCATCAAACTGGTTCAGCAGTTTTAGGCGAATATAATGATGGGACAAATGATTATTATTTTGTATCAAGTGGAGAAGTCTCTGGATTTCCAGGATGTTCAATGGTAACTGGTTGGTTAAAAAAAAATAATAAATGGTATTGGTATAATAAAGATAAGGATTGTATCCCAGTCGGAGCAATGATGAGAAATCATTGGGTTACAGATAAAGGCACAAAATATTATCTTAAAGATGATGGATCAATGGCTTGTAATGAAATAATTAAAATAGGTGGAAAAGAATATAGCTTTAATTCAAGCGGTGCTTTAAAATAATTTTCTATAATTAATTATGGGGAATAGTTGAGATTTAATACTCTTCTATTCCCCATTTTTTTACGATTTTTGCAATAATGATTTAATAGCTTCAGCAGTTTCTTTGTCTGTATATTTAGAGATGTATGGTATAGCTTTTACAGGTTGCTCCTTACGAATATTTATTTGTTTGGTTATTTTATTTTGACTTATATATGCTTTATCTTCCTTTAGTTTATTATAAGACCATACTAATTCTCTCGCCCAATATTCAGGATAAGACTCTTCATACTTGATTATTTCGTTATAATAGGATTTATTATTTATTAATACTTTTTGTGGAATATCAAATTGTTTTTCAACTGTGTATACTGTTATTTTTTGCGGTCTTCCATTAGTTAAATCTCCATTATAGAATTTTGGCAGTTCATCTTTAAGAAGTTTAAGAACATCTAAATCATTTTCAGTTTTTTTACTATGATATATTGTACCAACTGCTCTTCTACTTGCGTTTAATTCTTTTGCAATACGATTATAACTCATCTTTTTTACATCTCTTAAAAATATGACTTGCTCTCTGATATCCTCTTTGTTTGTATTTGGCAATACTCTATTCACGAGATCGTAAGGCGAAATATTCAATAGCATTCCAAGGATACAAATATCCAATGTTCTGCGTTTATTTTTTAATATCTCTCTTAACGATGGTTGTGAAGAAATTATATTTACATTAATCTTTTCGCATAATTCAGAATAATCATCGTACAATTTATTAAAATCTTTTAGCATACATCCATTTGCTCTATACTTTGAGTTCAATAATATAGTATTGAGATATTCCACAATATTTGAGTCATTATTTGACTCTGTATTTATGACTTCTGTAAAATACTTGGCAAACTTTATCTCATACTCATTATTGGAAATCTTAACATCATCATGTTGTTCTATGACATATTCTGCGGTATAAAACTCAGACTTATCAATACTTTTTACAGACATTTTGGAATCTATAAGATAACATTTATGCTTTGTGCATACATTAATTCCAACAAATTGATGTTCTCTGTGCCAGTAAGTTTCTCCATATTTTTCTCGATCTTCCTTTACACATATAGGACAATATCGCATACTAATACCATTACTTCTTGTCTTAAATCCAATTGATGACTCTTTATATCTTAAATTGTTTTCATAGGATTCTATTAGATTATTGCGCTTATCTTTTGGCAAAAATTTAATATAAGCTGACAGCATACTATGATTTATTACTAACTCTTTTATTGGAATATTCTTTTTGATGATGTTAAAAAATTCATTTGAGTATTCGTTTAAAAACTTTTTCGAGACAATATTTGCTTTCTTATCTAGTAGATGTTTTGCTGTTTGCTGATAACTATAATGTCCAGTTCTTACATGATACCTAGCAATCCAACTATACACTAATTCATCTGGATATAATTTAGGCATAAATCCAATCATTTAAATCACCTCAATTGTAATATGTTGACTCAGTATTTCTACAATATCTGTTCCATCTTTCTTACATTCTTTCGCAAGACTTTGTATTAAATCTGTTTGAATATCTGCGCTATTTTTTATCGACAAAGTTGTAATGATATTTTGTTTCTTTATTTTATTATTGCCGATAGATTTCTTTCTCATAGTAGGTCTAATATAATCGTGCAACATAGAAAGTCTATTGTTGTATGCTTCGTCTAACGATTTAATATCTAATACTTCTCTCCCATTTAAGATTGCAATCTCTTGTGCATCATGAATTAATGATACAACAATAGAGATAACTCCTGCACTGTGTTGATACAACCATTCTATAGTCGTGCTATTTATATATGTGATATTTTTTACATATTGGTAAGAAAATAAGCATTCACATACTTCGCAAAAATGTTCATCGTATGGCAAAGCTGTGTATTTTAATCCGACACTTCTACGAGCTAATTGCATAGCCTGTTCAAAGAATATTTCACTATCTGGTGTTCCAACCATGCAGATGCTAATGCCTGAATTGTTGATTAGCTGCGTCAATGATCCGATTAAGTTCTTGCCGTTCTTTGAATTAACTACGTTCTGTATTTCGTCTACAACAAGCAAGCCAATATGATTTAAACACACCTGACTAACAGCACCTATAAGCATATCAGTCGTGAACCTTTTTGTTTGTGCATAATCTGTTCCTAACTGCTCATCAACTTTGCGAAGAATTTCAAGTAATAATCCTTTTACAGAAGAATCGAATGGACATTGCACTGTTAAGCATGGAAGTATTTTAGTGTAAGGCTGTTCAATTTCTATTACATGATTTGCTTCAATCAGATTCAATGCACGAGAAATAGCTGATGATTTTCCTATCCCACTTGCACCAATAATTGTAAATGAATCTGATCCACCTATGATTCCATCATATTGCTGATTGCCAGTTTTATTCTTAATATTCTGCATCGTTCTATAAGTTGAATTGAATTGTTGTACAGTTAACTTGTTTCCTTTTTTCTGCATAGAACGAATGATTCCAAGATATAGTTTGCTATAAATTTCAGTAGACATTTGTGATGGAATATAAATGCTATAAAGGTCAGATAATTTCAAAAGTCTTTCGGTCATACTTCCATCTTCCTGAATCTGTTTGTCGTATTTTGGAATAATAGACATTGCTTTCTGAAGTTCATTTCCGGACAGCATATCAGGAAGTTCTTTGATTACTTTATTCATATTAATCATAATTCATACTCCTTTACGAAATCTCTATGAGTAAGTTCCTGTTCTTTCTGACGATTCTTGCGGATATTTTTTGTGCTTACATTAGAACGTACACTTTCAGAAATTACAAAATCTATATCTTTTGAAAGCGTAACTTTTGCTCGTAAATTATCATCGGTATTTTCTGCAATTAGCTTCTTAGATGACTCCATATATTTTTCTACAAATGATAAATCCTTTCCATAGAACTGAGAATTGATTAATTCAAATTTTACATACGTTCCATTTTCTTCAATGAGCCAAATGTAAGAAACATCTTCTGGATTGTAGGCTACTGTTACATCTCCTCCTACAAGATACATTTCGGTGTATGTTTTATGCTTATAGCGGAGACTATTGACGTTTAAACCATTTCTTTTAAACACTCCTTTCGTTCTTGGTAGCAAACATAAAAGTAGATTCTGTGGCGATATTCTTATCAAAAAGTCATCATTATAGGTCAAATAATAGTTCCATATGTCACAAGAATGTGGCGGAATATTTTGTTCAATCAGTGGTGAATTTTTGATAATTCTCTGTGTATTATAATAGATGATGCAACGAAGAATTATTTTTTCAAATTGTTCTAATGTTAGACAAGCATCTCTTCTATAATCATGTGAGCCACGTTCCTGGAAATCAGATTCTATGACACCTTTTCCTAGTAACTGTGGCTTATAAAGTGATTGAATCATATCAAAAAACTTTTCAACTGATCCTTTTAACTCTGGTCTATAGGCTGGTAGATTTATAATAGACACTCCTAAATCTGTAAGTTGTTCAAAGTTTTCTGACGCATATTCTGAACCTTTATCTGTGATTAATGTTGCAGGTAATTGATGACAATTCCAGTCGGATTCTTCGATATTTATTCCAAACTTTCTACAATGTTCTTTCTTATTAGTGACCACATTTAACATCAAAGAACGCAAACTGTACATTCCACCTTCCCATGTTAATGAGTAACCACAACACAATCCGCTGTAGACATCAATGCAAGCTGTCATTAATGGACGACCAATTAATTCTTGTTTATCGTTTACGAGATAAATATCACAGATTGTATAATCCAACATAGCTGTTCCAATGCTATTTGCAACTGTTCTAATTCCTTCTCCTAGCAATGGTCTGTGATTTCTTTGGTAATCTTTTATGCCATCTCTTGAGATATAATACGTTTCCATCTTTTTTGTTTTGCGATAGAAATAACGGAACTGATGAATGGTTGGGTGTGGTAATAAGTTGTTGTATTCATCTGTATATTTTTCTTTAAGCATCATGACGTAAGCGGTTGATAATGAATTCTTATTCTTTGTATAGAAGAACTTATTTAATGCCCAACGCATGTTTTTCTCATCTGTTGTTAGTTCTTTTTCATTGCTCTTTTGCGGTGCTAATGCAGAAATATTTTGATAGATGAGATACTGGCACAAGATGTTTTTGATTGTTTGTTTACTGCAATTATTTGTTTCAGATATGATTCGTATCATCTGAGTACGCTTGCTTTTATTTCCGATGATAGGAATGATATTTGAAATCAGTGAAAACCTTTCTTGAACATATCTGTATTCTTTTGATGGTACAGTTAGTTCTTGAAAATGTGTGCCAGTCATGTCCTGTAATTCATCTTCTGTGATTAAACGACAGGAAGAAATTGAATCGAATTCTGTCCAATAAGGCATCTGTTTCTTTGTGCAATTAATGATAAGAACTTTTGAACCTTTACTGTCTAACACACGAAATATTTCTTTGGTTTTTGGATTATAAAATAGACTCTTATTTTTCATCGGTTACAATCCCCCAATCTGTTATGCCATGACGAAACCAATACTCTCTTGAAGCATCTAATCGTTTTGCTGTCATTGGTTTGGCGATAGCATCTCGTGAGATACATTCACGCACTATTAGATTGTTGTCTGCTGTAACACACTGAAAATCAGATGTGAATTCTCCAAGTTCCAATCCAAGCATAAGGACATTACATTTTATCTCTTTGATGTTTGGATCGTCCTGAAGTTGTAATAGATAAGACTTTTGGATGTCATTATAGATATGGCAGACATCCTTAGATTTTGGCACTGTTAATTTCTCGCAGCGACCTTTGTAATTCTTTTTCTGCATAGCATTTGCTCCTTTCATCTGTATGTTTATACAGTTTTTGATGAATAACAAATGCATTCATGTGTAAGAATAAAGCTTCCCAAAAATGGCTATTTTCCCCAAAAATCGTTTTTGGGAACTTTTTCTTCATTTTTGGGAAAATTTTTGGGAAAGAGAAAACGTGTCAACCACGGGCTTTATCGGCATTTTCATCTTCTTCCCAAAAATCGTTTTTGGGAAATTCTCTATGTCATTGTGTAATCTAATTTTGCACTTTTGGGGCAAATAATTTTTGCGTTTTATAAAAGGGTACTAAACCAGCAATTTGCTAAGTCTAGTACCCTTTATTTTTACTTTTTAATGTGGATTTTGAGTTCGAATGAAATTGGTATTTCATTAGGATTTTGACCCTCAAAAAAGCCTTATTTTAAGCCATTTTTCGAACTCGACATAGAGCAAAAATTGGGTACTAAAACCATTTTCTTAGATTTTCCCAAAAACACTACCTTCTATGTCTATTTTGTAAACTATTTCGTTTATTTGACGCTCGACAAAAGTGCAAAAATAATTTACACAATTTTGATGAAAAAATGCAAATTTGGATTGCATAGGGACATAGAGGAATGCATTTGTTAGTATCATTTTACCACACTATGCATTCCTGTCAATAATTATTACATGTGTTTATTTAGATTTTGTTGTAGATCCGAAACCACCATTGCGAACTTCCGTTGCGTTGTCGTCTACTGTAATTTTGTATTTGTTTGGATAAAATCTAATCCATTTATTATTATAATAATCTAACGTATTTTTCTCAGAACTATTTCTAATGTTTTTCGTAGATAAACAATTACATAACGCTGCATATTCTTCAGAAAAATATATTTGTTTGATATAATTATCTTGGTCAACTTGTAGCATTATAACATTATCGCCTTTTAAGCCATTTGCGTATGCATGTTGATTGTTGTCAGAATAAGAAGTCCATTCTAAATTTTCTACTCGGTTATCATGTTTATTGCCATTTTTATGATTTACTGTAGGTAGGTTATTTGGGTTAGGAATAAAAGCTTTTGCTACAAGCCTATGACCCATTTCACATTTACTATTTCCATCAGAACCAATCATTCGAGTACATAAATACCCTTGAATTGTACCTTTCCTTTTGCTAGTTTCAGTTAATTTTTTTATTATAGGCTTGTAATTTTTTATTTTTCCATTTTTATAATGATATGTATAAGAATCCCTTTTAACTCTTCCATAATTACTAATATAATTGCCAGGATAATCATCACATAATTTCCATACTTCTTTTGATTCGTCAAAATCTATAGGTTTATAATCCAGTGCTACCAACTCCTCCCAATCGTTTTTCTGTAATTTTTTCGTCATCTGCTACACCAAATTTAGTGAAAACTGCCTGTACAATATTATCCCCAGAATTTAATTCTATTGATTTTTTGTATGTATTTGTGACACAAATAAAGATATGACCTTCGTTATCTGCTCCAAAATAATCTCCATCAATTACAGGAATAGTATTACAAATTACCATTCCTTTTTTAATTCCCATGCTACTTCGGGGGAACACAAACATTACATATCCATCATCCATTTTGCATCGAATTCCGGTAGGAATTTTTACAACCTCGCCATTCTTAATACTTGTATCAAATGGAATGCTTATATCATGACCTGCTGACATTGCAGTAGCTCTTTTTGGCAATTTAATGTTATCATAAACCTCTTTAATCTTATCTTCTGTTACATCTCCAAATGTATCAATCCAATCTTTTTTAAACTGTTCAAAACTAACTTTACTAAATTTCGCAATTCTCTGCATCTTCTTTATCTCCTTTTAAAATATTTTTCTCAGTCATTTCCTCAAAAACTTCATCAAGTTTTCGTTTAACTTTCTCTAATACTTTATTCTCTCCGCACAAACTTGTGTCATAATAAGCTGTGTAAATCATGTCAGAATTGTTGTCGATCACATCATAACCAACATAATTATCAAGACATGAAACGAGAAAACTTACACTAATAACCGGAATCTTTTTATATGTATATAATGGAACTGAAAGTTTATAATTCAGTCCGTGTTTTCTGAAACCATACGCAACTAAATCTTCATGCTTGCATTTTTTACTCAACTTTAATTGTTTCATTTTTCTTCACCACAATCTCTTCTTTAAATAAGAAATATATTCATTCCAGAAACCTTCTTCGTGAATAAATTCTTTACCATTTAGCATCTTTTTTCTCATTAATTTTTTCATATCAACAATATTATATCGTTTGTTTTTCGACATAATATTGTTGATAAAATCGCTCGTAATTCTTGAGAGCTTTAATTTATCAGACTGAGGAATAGAGTCGTTTATACTCTTATATTCTCTTAACTGGTCATCACTTATTTCATACTTTCGTTTAGGTAAATTCTTCGTACTGAATGGAGAAATACCTGCACCAAGAGTTTTTGGTTTTAATAATTTAATTACTTTCTCAAAATCTTTTTCGTGAAATCTAAAGATAACTTCTGAATCTGATTCCTGAATAAATGGGAAAAAATCTGATGATTTTAATTCTGATTTATATAGATCATTGTCGATGATATGGTAAGAAAGTTTTGTTGTTTTTGTTCCTCTTGCTACCATTTCTTTCTCAGTAACATTTACATTATTTGGATTAATATTTTCATAATATAATTGTTTTAAAATGTTATGTCCTCTTTGTATAGATGGAATATATGCTTCAAAAATTTTATGACCATAATGAAAAATTTTACAATCACAAGCACAATCAACATAGATATCAATATCTTCTAAACTTCCATCTAGCTTACGTGAAAAATCATGAGTTGATTCGCAAATAGGTACACGTAAACGAAATCTATTTTTATATTCTAATAATTTATTCGCCATGTTTTATCACCTTAATCTTCTTCGTAATATGTTTCGTTGCTTACTTTTTTGCCATGAGCTTCAGCGTATTTTACTTTTTCTAAACACTCACTTCTATTGAAGAAAATGGTTCTACCAACATCTTCATAATTGAACAAATAGCGATGTTTATCACGCTTTTCTGTGACTGCAAAATAAGTATCATAGACTGTTGCTACTTTCATTTCTAATACATGATAAATACCAACTGTCGGAAGAATTTGTGCATAATATAGAACTTGTTTTGGTTTGATTTCTTCGTTCATTTTGTTGCTCCTTTTAATTAAGAGGACACAAATTAATGCGTCCTCATTATAATTAATTAATCAAGATATAGAACTATTTTGCCCTGATCAAGAGATTTTTTTGTATCAATAACACACTGATTTTTGCTGCCACGGAATTTTAAATTCATATCTCTTTGTTCATGAATATATTGTCCATCAATAAGAACATCTGTCATTTTAACAATCATTTTTCTGAGTTCAATAAGTCTATCTCTTTCCAGATCAAGATTGTCAGTCACAATTGGATTAAAAATAGATTCCCAAGTATAGCCTGTATACATCCATATCTTTTTATCAGGAAATAATTCGTTTACATCTTTGATAACATCATAAACTCCTTCAAGATTTTCATTTGCTAAACATTCTCCACCAAGAAATGAAACTCTTTTTATGTATGGTTTATCTGCTAATTTAAGAAATGTTTCTTTAGTTTTTTCTGTCCATTCTTTGCCACCATTGAAGTCCCAAGTATCTTGGTTAAAACAAGAAGGACAATGGAAATTGCAGCCTTGTACGAAAAGGGCGACTCCAACGCCCTCTCCATTACTGATGTCCATGTATCTAATTGAGTTATATTTCATTATTCATTTTCCTCGTATTCAAAGTCATCGATGTGGTAAACTCTATCGTGGATATCTCCATATCTTCCTTGGTTTCCACCATTTTTTGCAGTACCAACATAACCACAAACTCTAAATGCGATGTCCATTTTTGTATTATCTGTGTTGCCACAATTAGGGCATTCCCATACAAGTTTACCGTTATCATCGTCAATAAGTGGAATGTCTCCATCGTATCCACACACTTCGCAATAACAATCTTTTGTATTGATTTCTGCGTACATAATATTGTCATAAATAAATTTAATTACTTCCAATAATGCTGGAATATTTACGTTAATTGATGGGATTTCACAATACGAAATTGCGCCTCCTGGACTAAGGTTTTGGAATTTTGATTCAATTTTAAATTTGTCAAATGCTGTAATTCTTTCAAACACAGGAACGTGATAACTATTTGTAATATAATTTCTATCAAATCCATCAAGTTTAATAAAAATATCATCACCGAATCTATTTTTTAAGCACTTTGCAAATTTATACGTAGTGCTTTCGATTGGGCTGCCATACAAACTATAATCAATGTTTTCAGCTTCTTTCCACTGATTACATTTATCATTTAATGCTTGCATTACTTCCAATCCAAACTTTTCTCCTACATCACCATCTGTATGGGATTTTCCTGTCATATATTTCACACACTCATAAAGTCCTGCATATCCAAGAGAAATCGTTGAATATCCATCAAATAAAAGTTTGTCAATTGGTTCATGTTTTTTAAGTCTTGCATATGCTCCGTTCTGCCACAGGATTGGTGCAATATCAGAAGAAGTTTTAAGCAAACGGTTATGTCTAGCCTTTAAAGCCTTATGGCATAATTCTGTTCTTTCTTCGAAAATTCCCCAAAACTTATCCATGTCGCCATCAGATGAAAATGCAATATCTGGAAGATTAATTGTAACAACACCCTGATTAAATCTTCCGTAATATTTATGTTTTCCATTAAAGTTTTTAGCGTTAGAAATGTTTCCAACTTTATCAGAAAATCTATCAACAGTTAAAAAAGACCTACAATTATGACTATAGATTCCGCTAATTTCAAAATGCTCACTTGTTGTTGTTACATCGTAAGAAAACATTTTTTTATTAATTTTGTTGATTTCAGTAACTTCAGATTCATGATTATAACTAGATACATTTGAATCAATATAATTATCATATTTCTTTTTACATACAATATAATTAATTAGTTCATCTGTTGGATAAAACTCAACTCTGTATCTAATCAATTCTGGGTTACGTTTACTGTAATGGTTATGGTACAGCTTTGCTGGCATACCTAAAGACTGTGCAAGTGCCATTTGTTGTAATGCAAGTTCTTTGTTTGTAGAACCAATTTGAACTATAGAAAATCCTTTATTCTGAGAACTATTAATGTACCCATCTGCATCAATCATTCCTGCCAGGAAAGCAAGTTTTGACGAATAATTCCATGAAAATACTTCATTAGGAACATGTCTATCAATCTTATTCAGACCTTCGAATTTTTTAGCGAAATAATTACAATACACAGATATTTTTTCATTCTGACTATGTGCAATCAAATCGTAATATGTTCCTTTCTTACCTCTTTGCTGTAATTTTTTTTCAATATCGAGATCAAAATATTTCTTCATTGTTTCTGAAAACTTATCTGCAATTTCATCTTCATTTTCTGCTGCAATTGAAGAAAATAAAGAGCCTTGATAACATCCATCACAAAGCATAAAACCTAACAACCACGCCTTGTCTTCATTGAATACAATATTTTCTTCATTATACTGATGTGAATTAATGAGAATTCTATCCTTTAATTTTAATTCAGATGCATGGATTGTTCTTCCATCTCTTAATGTAAGTGGGTGATCTTCTGTACAAAGTAATCTTCTTCCGTTGGAAAAATTAACATCAAGCCAAGAGGTTGATATATTTCTGATTATTCTCTCTGTATTAACAAATCCTTTGTCTGTGTCATAGATTTCTACATCGCTCAAATCCATATATAGATTTGGGTTGTTGTCATTATACTGATGTTTTATTTCAAATCTATCAGAAAGTCTATTCCACATTCTTTCAAATGATTCAACGTAAAGATTATTGTTATATGTATATGTAACAAGTTCTTTTCCATCAACACATCCCATGCATGTATACACATCACCTTTAAGTTCTTTCATTACTTTTTCAGAGATGTAATCTGGAACTAATCTTTTTGACGTGCATTCGGCAGCAAGTTCTGTTAAATACCAATATTCTGTTGATTCGTTACAATTGTCATCCTCAAGAACATAAATGAGTTTTGGAAATGCTGGTGCAATATAAACACCATCTTCATTTTTCACACCAAGTTTTCTCTGAAGTAACATTTCTTCAATTAACATCGCTAGGTCTTTCTTTTCTCTCTCATTCTTTGCTTCATTCAGATACATAAAAATTGTGATGAACGGTGCTTGCCCATTTGTTGTCATAAGTGTGATTAACTGGTACTGAATTGTTTGAACACCTTTTGTAATCTCTTTTTTCAGTCTTCTCTCTACGATCTCATTGAGCACATCTTCCGGATATTCCATTCCGACCAGTTCCTGCTCGCTGATCACTTCCTTACGGATCTTCTCTCTGGAAACATCCACAAACGGTGCCAGATGTGCAAGTGAGATACTCTGTCCACCATACTGACTAGATGCAACTTGAGCAATGATCTGAGTAGTCACGGTACATGCTGTAGAAAAACTATGTGGCTTTTCAATCATTGTTTCACTAATAACAGTACCATTCTGAAGCATATCTTCAAGATTTACTAATCCGCAGTTATGCATATGTTGAATAAAGTAATCTGAATCATGGAAATGAATAATTCCTTCTAAATGACTCTGAATAATTTCTGGAGATAATAAAAATCTTTTTGTTGCGTCTTTACTTACAGATCCAGCAATATAATCACGAATTGTAGGGTTTAATGCTGGATTTTTATTCGCATTTTCATCTTTCCATTCTTCGTTGTTTGCTTCTACAATTCCAAGAATTTCCTCGTCAACAGTATTCTCATTCTCTCTCTGGAATTCTCTTGTACTTCTATAACCTTCATATGCTCTTGCAGTAAGTCTCTGTTTTTTGGTAATCAGCTTGTCAAATACCATTGCTTCAATTTCAGAAATATCAATCTCTTCTCGATCCTTACATTCCTTTTCAATCTCATCTGCAATAGATTCCGCAATTTTGGGTTTAACAATTCCGCTACCATTTTTCATAGCCTTTAAGATTGCCGTTGAAATTTTATTCTTATCAAAATCAACTTCAGAGCAATCTCTTTTAATAACTCTTACCATTATTACTTATCCTCCTTTGTTTCTTTCAAATCTTCATCAAGTTCGAATTCTTCCATATCACTTTTCCATTCATTCCATTCTCTTTCACGAGAATCATCGTAATTAACATTACAAAAACACGTCATTATGACTCCAATAACTGCACCAACTAAAAAACATAAAAAATTAGTTACTACCATTTTCAGATACCTCCTTAAAATCTTTCGATCAGACAAATCTGATTGTTCAAATCGAGCCAATTCTTGCATCGAATGAACTCAATATTTGTATTATTCCAATCCATATATTCTCCATATAAGATTTTATATTTTGCACTACTTGTTTCGAGATTTCTGATAGAATCATCTACGAAAATAGAATTAGACATGTCTACATGAGATTTGTCGTTATGTGTTTCCCAATCAACACCAACAAATTCAGCATTGCAACTACTATCGAAGATTTCTTTAAACAAATTATCTTTTACCCATTTTTCTTTCAGTCTCAAATTGTTAGCATACCCATGTGAGACAATAGTGATATCATATCTATGGGATAACGATCGTAAGACTTGACCTGCACTTGGATACAATTTGACTCTTTGGAAGAATCTTTCATCACCAAAATATCTGTCAATCTCTTCATATGTAGCAAGATTACATTCGGTAAACTCCCAACTTGTTACATCTTCAGGATTAATCTGAACAAAGCCTTCATTAGATGCGTAATCTTCATTGTATAGAGACACAACTGCTGCGATTGTATCTACGATTGTGTTGTCAAAATCTAAAAATAGTTTAGGTTTATTCATTTTTCTCACCATCTTTCCAATATTTTTTAAGCAATTCTTTTATGTATGAATACCTGGATGTGAGAAAAACAAGTTCGTTATTGTCGTTTTTACATCCATCTTTTGACAATTGCAGAATTAACTTCTCAATGTCATTTGAATCTTTCTCAAGTTTTTCACGGATAGCTTTAGATTTCTTTGTTTCGGAATATCTTGTTTTATTAGTTATTTTCTTTTTACTTTCGTAGTAGTCCACATAATTATCCAATATTCTTTGACATTTTGATGGTTGTGTAACGCTACATTCTTCCCACGTCAAACAGCATTTACATGGACAATTGAAAATTGTTGTATTGTATGCAGAATACCTAAATGCCATCTTCTGCTCTCCACTTCTTGACATAATCATAGAAATTATTTTTTACTCTCTCACTATCACATGTGATGGTCACATCTACAGGCTTTGAAAGATCCAAGCTAAACAGACCAAGTGTACTTTTGGCATCAATAATATATCTGCCCTGCTGCACTTCAATTGTTCCATCAAAGAACCTTGCACCATTCCTAAATGCAACTAATTCAGTTGTGTCGTTCAATAGAATCCACATCTTTAATCACCCTTTCTTTACAATCCACAAATTTACATCCTCTTTAAATTTATTCTCCACAGACTCATCATCTGTATGAATAACAACTTTTGCATCTTTGCCAATTAGATTCATATTAGCTCCAAGAGATTTTGCATCAAAACACATGTGACCAAAGTAGATATCTATATCTTCATCATATTTATCACACGTTGTTGTAAATAATGCTACGTCATTAACTGTTGCAAAATTAATATACATTTCTATATTCTCCTATCTTTTAATACAGCCAGAACTTGCTCTTTTTAACTTAAGTGCTAAACAATATTCGTATGGGTTATCATAATGTCTACACGCTTTGCCAATGGAATCGATGATGTATTCCACACCATCTTCATCCACTGCAATTACAAAATTGTCACCTAAATTATGCAAGTCTCTAGCTAATTGTGCTGTCGTTGATACCAATTAACTAATCCTCCACTTACTTATTCTCTGTTATATAAGAAAGAATTTTTTGAACTACGTCATCGAGATTATCATCTTCGTTGTTATACATAATCTTATCTACTTCATTTTCAAGACCTTTGAAGTCAATTAAGTCGTGTTCAATACGTCTTTCAGCTTCTTCTTTCTTGTCTCCACGTTTTTTTAATCTATTTCTGATTGTTTTTATGTTTGAATATACATAAATTGATTTGACCTTTTCAGGTTCTAAGATTTTTTTGATTTGATGAAACCCATCAGGGTTCAAAATTATAATTCTATCTTCATCTGTATCATAGCTATCTATTGACGATCCATAATACCAAACACCATCTACAGTGTCGTAAGACCTCCACTCTGCGAAAAATCCGCTTTGAATCAATCCTTCAAATTCATCGTTAGTGATAAAATGATAATTCTCGCCATCTTTTTCACCTTTTCTTGGTGGACGGGTTGTGTAAGTTACAACCCGTTTAAGTCCTTTTTTAGCCAGTTTTGAAGCTATGGTGTCCTTACCACTGGCTGTTTTGCCAAGTAATACATAAATCATATTAATAAATTCACTCCTGTATCTATAAAGTAAACAGCTAAAGTTGAAAATGTTAATAAACCGGAAAGTACTAAAGCAAGTAATAAGGAATATAATATACGCCTACATAATGATAGACCACTAATTCCTGAAAAGAATATAGAAATTACAAATGAATTTATAAATAGAAATAGAAAAAATACGATCATAGTTTCTATCATATTCTTGTTCTCCTTATCTTAGATATTTCTCCATAAACATATTCTCTGTAAGAATCGGAATACCAAGACTTTTTGCTTTCTTATTCTTACTACTTGAAGATTCAATATCGTTGTTAATTAAAGCTGCTGTTTTGGTACTTACTGATCCAGAAACTTTACCACCAAGACTCTCAATCACTTCTTTTAACTCATCACGATTTCTGAATTGACTAAGGCTTCCGGTGATTACGAATACTTTTCCTGTTAAATCTGTTCCTGATACATTAACTGTTTCTTTCTTCTTAAATGTAAATTCGTTGTGACCAGTATCTGTAAATTGCCAAGCATTTTTATCCCACCAACTACTAAGTGATTTGACCATTTCTGTCCCAAAGCCATCTATTGATGAAAAATTATAATCCTCCATTCCAGACATACGCATTAAAAATATGTCAAAATCTCCATTACACACTCTAGAAATTGCTTTACTTGCAGTGTGTCCAATTAAAGGAATTGATTGTGCATAAATGTATCTAACTAAGTCTGTATTTCTACTTTCTTCAATTGATTTAAGAAGTTTATCTACTGACTTCTTACCAAATCCTTCGAGTTTATACATGTCCATCTTATGAAGATGCAGGTAATAGATATCTCTGATTGATTTTAACCAGCCAAGGTCAATGAATTTCTGAATTGTTGCTTCAGATAAACCATCAATATTCAATGCATTTTTGCTAACTGCATGACAAAGTTTACCAAGAAGTTTACCTGCACAGTTATCATTCGTACACATAAGAACTTCTGAATCGTTATCTTTTACAATCTTTGTAGGTTTTCCACAAATAGGACAGGTTGATGGGATTGTGATTGTATTGCTTTTTGTAAGATTTTCTCGTAGCTGAGGAATTATCTGATTGGCTTTATATACTGTAATCTTATCCCCAATACCAAGTTGCAGTTCTTTAAGAATGGAAACATTATGGAGTGATGCTCTATTAACTGTTGTACCATCAATTTCTACGTCATCGAAAATTGCTACTGGCGTGAGCTGTCCTGTTTTACCCATTCCCCATTCAATATCTTTTAATATGGTAACTTCTTCTTCATCATAAAATTTGAACGCCAACGAATGTCTAGGATGGTGTCCCGTGTTACCAAGTGATTTGCCATATTCTACATTATCATATGTAATAACAAGACCATCAATCGGATAACCTTTTACGTCTGCAAGGTCTTTTAGATATTCAACAATTACATTAATATCATCTGTTTTACTGTTATATTTTGAATAAGGCACAACATCAAAGCCTAATTCTTCTGCAAATTTGAAACCATCTGTAAATCTTGTAAATCCATGAGGAATCTTCCAAGCAATAAATTTTACATGACGGTCTTTTGTAATTTTACTATCTAACTGTCTAACTGATCCGCTTGCCAAGTTACGAGGGTTCTTATATTTCTCACCATTTTTAAGTTTTAAATTAATATTGTGGAAGTCTTCTTTTGTGATAATTGCTTCTCCCTCAATCTCAAACTTCTTATCCATATCAATAGATACAGGTAAATTATCAAATACTTTGGCGTTGTGAGTAATCAATTCACCAACCTCACCATTCCCCCTAGTCTCACTTTGGGTCAATTTGCCATCTTCATATGTATTTAAAACCGTAAGACCATCCATTTTAAGAGAAATAATACAATCTCTCCCATTGGAAAATTTCACTAAATCATTAACAGACTTTGTTTTCCCAAGAGAAAGCATTGGATGTGAATGAGTTACTTTTTCAAGTTTTGTTTTAACCTCATATCCAACCTGTTGCGTAGGACTATTAAGATAAACAACACCTGTTTCTCTCTCTAATTTCGCAAGCTCATCATATAAGTTATCCCATTCATAATCTGTCATAATAGGATTACCACTGTTATAATAAGCGTCTGATGCTTTGTTGAGTGTTGAAATTAATTCTTTAATTCTATCTACTTTATTCATAAATTACCTCATCATTATAATCAAGGAACGAAGATACATGTACTGTTGCACAATTTGTATTATTAAAAATCATATCAAGCGTTTCTACTGTATCCTCTACCATTGCAATCTTTTCTTCTGGAATACCAAGAGCAACTGAAAAACTTCTCAGGATATCAAGCTTTTCCTTTTTAGAAGCAACTAGAAAAATGTGGTCAGATGGAATACCATATCCATCTTGGCAGAATTTCATTTTGGACGCATACTCTTCTGTCGATGCTTTAGAGCAAACATATACATTATCTGTTCCTTTTCTTTCAATAAAATTTTGGAACAATCTAATTGGAGATACCGTAGAATACATGTCTTCTCCTGCTGTCATTTTTCTATCCCATTCTTCGTCATCAATACAATGTTTATTAACACCAAATTCATACGGTGCTAATACTCCGTCCACATCAAAGAAAATCACTGTGTCTGGTTGTAATAAATAACCCATTAATGTGTTCATTCTTTATTCTCCTTCTTCAACTCCACAAAATTCTTTAAACAGTTCCATAAATTCTTTTTCTTCTGGAAAGAAAATATCACGCTTCTTTGTATTGCTGCACCAAACAATGAAGTTATACATAAGCTGACCAAATCTTAAGTCAGGATATTTTTCACTCCAAATTGTTGCTAATTCTCTGCAAAATGGATATGTTCTATTCGGATCTCTCATTAATTTTCATCCTCCAAGGTTCTTAAAAGTTCACCTGTTTTCCCAATTCTGTATTCGAGCAGGTCATAATCCAATTTAGAATTATCGTTATTATTGTATTTTTCTGACGTAATTGTGCGTAATACTCTCATAATTACTTTTTGATTGTTTAAAATTTCTTTTTCGATATTTTTATTCATAATAAATACTCTCCTATTTTTCGTCTCTTTTTGGTTTTCTTTCACATGTCTTCTTTTCTGTACAGAATCCTGTTTTCTCACATTTTGGTTTGCATTTCATATCTATTAATGTCTTCCACTCTTCTGAATATTCTCTTAATGCATGAAGGTAATCTTTCATTAACTGATTTCTATATTCCCAATATGCTCTTGTACAAGTTCTCTGATTTGACATATCTACAACGTTTCTAAAATTACGTTTGTCTACCATTTTACTTTGATATGCTATAGGTAGTGCCATTGTCGCATCTTCGACCGGAATATTATATACATTGATAAATTTGCTAATCATATCATTAATATTACTCATCATTGATGACCACTCTGCCAACGCATCATTATTATTTGCAATTGTAGGTGGAGTTACATATTTAAATCCTTCACCCTTAGAATAATTGATATATCTCGTAGATGCTTGTAATCTGGTTGGCAAACCTCCTACATGTGTATACCATTCACGCAAAACCTTGGCTGAATATCCATCAATAATTGCATATACATCTGGAAACTCCCATGTCCTTCCGTGTTCACTTTCAATGCAATCCAAACCACGTTTGTAATTTTTTTCATTGTCTGATGTATTTGCTCCCCAACATACACCTGCATATCTTCCAATCATTGTGATAGGATATTTTGTTGTGTCTTTTGTAATTATTACTGTTCCCATTTTATTCTCCTCCAATGTGTAACCAAATTTTCTTTCTTCATCGACTCCAAGCCAGCGTTTGAAATCTTCCATACTGACTCGGAGTTCCAATGTTTTAGGATAGATTATTTCCTCTATTGAATATTCTCTAATGTCTTTTACTTTCTGCATCATTGCTCCAATCAATGTTATAAATACATTTATCGACATGTGTTACAACAAATTTAGCGTTCTCGAAATGCTTCACTACTTCTTCACTGTTAATAGTCAGTTCGACAGAAGTTTTGTTTTGTTTAGCGGTTTGTTTAATTTCTTTCTCGATAAAGGCAATATCTTCAGAATAATCATCAGATATCTTCCTAGCCTCATCTGCTGTGAACTTCTTCCTTTTCCATCCATCTGGGTTTAGAAGAGAAATAACACTAACAACGTAAGCAATAGCACAAGCAATAATCATTACTGTATACAACATTTTCATATGTTTCCTCCTAATGAAACGATTCTTTCATCTGCTTATCTCATCACATTTTTCAGCAATGTAACCCTTGTTAACAGACCAACACCACCCGGAACAGGTGTTACATAATTAGATGAAAAGAATTTATCAAAGTCTTTCGTATTTACATCTCCACATAACTTACCGTCCTTATCTCTATTGATTCCAACATCTACAATAATTGTATAATCATCAAAATAAATCCAATCTAACTTAAGTGGTTTACCAATTGCAGAAACAACAATATCTGACATTCTAGTAAAATACTTTATTTTATTCTCTGGTGTTTTGCTGTTGCAATTAATAACTGTTGCACCATTATCAATCAACATGTTTACAAGTGGCTTACCTACTATCTCACTTCTTCCTAATACAGTTATTAACTTACCTCTTAAATCAATGTCATTAGCTTCGAGCCAATCAATAATTCCTTGCGGAGTGCATGGATTGTAAAGCGAATCCTTTCTGAAACCATCAACATCTTTTTCTGGACTAATGAACTGCTGCAATATTTTTACATTGTATTTGTCTGGAATAGGAAGCTGGATGATGATTCCATCTACTTCCTCTGATTTATCAAGTTCTTTAATAATTTGGCATAGATCTGATTCGTCAAGATTTTCATAATCTGTAATATGTACATGATTGAACTTGATCCCAACATACTCACAATCTTTTCTTTTGCCATTTACATAAGAGTTACTTGCTGCATCATTCCCAATCTGAACCACTGTAAGGCAACGCTGTCTTGGTGATTTTTCGCATAACTCTTTTAGTTCTTCTTTTAGATTGGCTGCGTATTCTTTACATGAAATTTTAATCATTTGATTCTTATTTCTCCTTTACATTAAACTTAACCATGTTTGTCTGTTTCTACTTTTGTTATTCTCCATACAGATTTTAAATGCCATAGGCTCTGATAATAGCAAGCATCTTTCTTTTGCTCTAGTTATTGCTGTATATAATAAACATGTATCAAGCAATGTGTAATGAGTCATATCCGTAATAATAATTACAGATTTAATTGATTGTCCCTGTACTTTATGAACTGTCATAGCATACGCCAAATCAATCTGACCTAATTCGTTTCTATTGTATTTAACAACTTTCGATTTCCCATTCATCTTATATTCAACATTAAAAACTGTTGTTTTTTCATTACCGTCATACTCAGTTTTAATATCTTTGATATATCCTATCTCGCCATTAAATACATTCTTGTCATAGTTGTTATCTGTCTGCATCACTTTAGAACCAACATAAAATGTCTTATCTCCGATTTTCATATATTTTTGAGTCTTGTCTGCTATTAAATTCACAATCTTTTTGTTCATTTCGTTTGCACTGTTCTCACAATTCTCACGTCTTGGTGTTATGATTACAACATTATCAAGACCATCTTTTTCAACTACTTTCATATATGTTTTTATTGCAATTGACGATAGACTTTCTCTTGAATCTCTGAACATATATGTCATATCTTGCAGTTCACCGTTGATAATTTTCAATTCCGGTTGTTTTATTGGAAATTTTCCTTCACGAATTTTATTTGCGTCCATAAGAATTCCAGACTTTTCAGCCTGTCTAAGAACTTTTGTCAATTTGAATATTGAGAAATCATCTGTTTTTTCAAGCAAATCACCAAATATATTTCCATATCCTATTGGTGGTAACTGTCTGTTATCACCACACATGATAATTTTTTTGCCAGTCTGTATTGCAGAAACGATTGATTCAAATAGATACGAATTAATCATCGAACATTCATCTACGAAAATAACGTCTTGTTGTAATGGTACATCTGAGTTAAATGCAAAACCATTTGGACTATAGCCAAGTAATCTATGAATTGTAGATGCTTCAAAACCTGTTGCTTCAGTTATTCTCTGACCTGCCATTGCTGATAAAGCACAACAGGAAATTGAATATTTTGCATGTTTGTAAACATTAAGAATTGCTCTTGAAACACAAGTTTTACCAACACCTGCGAATCCAACTACTATTACAACATTGCTTTTTACGCTGTTTTTGACAAGTTCTTTTTGTTCTTCTGTAAGTGTAAAACCTTGATCCTTTTCTGACTGTTCTATTCCTATTCTTATATCTTCTTCAGTTATCTTTAACGGAGTTGTATTATTTAATCTTTTTAACTGTTCAAATACATTTTTTTCAGATTCGTAATACTCCATAAGACCAACTTTGTCATAATAGAAATGAAGATTTATTTCTTTATTTTTCTCATTCTCAATGATTGATTTAAAAATATCTGTGCATTCGTTAATGTTGTCAATGACAGCATTTTCAAGTGCATCTATATCAACCCATGTATGTCCTTGATTGTTTCCAATATCTTTAAGGTAATATTTTATAAAAGCGTAAGTTCTTTTTGCAGAACATTTGATTCCTGGATTTAGTTTTAACGCAAGTTGATCCACTGTCTTGAATCCAAACCCTCTAATATTAAGCATGATATATGGGTTACTTAGCAACTTTTCTTTTAATAATGTTGGATTTGGTTCATTGGAAAGCAACTTTTTGATTTTTGCATAAGTAACTCCAAGTGGTTGAAGCAATGTTAGAATGTCTGAAATAACATAATTATCAATTACTTTCTTTTTAATTGAAGCATATGTCCTGTCCCCTATTCCTTTCAAAGAACGAATATCAACATTATCATTGCCATTAATAATATCTTCTACAATATTTGGATATTTTGCTAATAATGTTTCTGCTTGGTTTTTCGTAACAATTGATTGCAAGAATTTCTTTTGTTGTTCTTCTGTTTTGGGCGTTATAGATGTAATAATCTTTGGCTTATACTGATAAGATTTGTATTTACTATTGTAATCTAACGTAGCAGTTACTTCGTATTCTGATCCAACATATAACTGCTGCATGTTTCCAGCTAATATAGACATTCGTTTACCAGAAGTTGATTCAATACTTTCAAATGGAGAATCAGGAACTTCATCGTATTCTGGTATTTCGTCCTTCGTATGGAATACAAATACCCCATACGAAGAATCATCATTGTAATATCTTTCTGTAACTGGAACACATTTAAACTTTACTTCTTCTCCAACTTTCATTGAATATCTCCTTTATTTTGACATTTGTATGTGACGATCCGAAAGCCATTGTTCGTATGTTTTCATCTCTTTTACAATCGCTTTGTCATCACTCTTTCTATACAACACAGAAACTTGTGTTCCTTTTTTAATTAAGTCTTCATAAGATTTTAATTGAGAATGCCAACAAGTTACTTCTATAAGCCCATATGCAGAATACAACCATACAAAAGCAAACTGTTTTCCTGTTCTGTCTTTTTTCTTTTGAATGTTTGCAACAATACCTACAACAACTCCATCTCCACCATCTTCAACTTCGTCAAAATCTTTTTGAATATATTGGTATGCTTCTACAAATGGATTTTTGTCAATAAAAACAGATAATGCTTCAAATTCCCATAGGTTTTCATTCTGTAGGTATTTGTCACAGAACGTCTGCATTGACTTGTCAAACTTCTCTTTTTGCAATTTATTGAATTCTTTTTCTTTTTCTATGTTATATAATCTTATTCTCTCTTCTTTGTCTTTGATAACTCCACCATCAATTCCATATTTTTCTTTAAGAATTGATAGTTTTGGCAATGTTTTTACTGGTGTAAATTCTTTTTTCTGATATTGACCTGCTGCAAAATTAATTAATAATTGACGCTTATCCTTACATGGAATTGCACCAGCCTTTGCAAGTGATACTACAATAGACACTGACGGAGACATTCTTTCGTAGAAATCTTTAAAGTTCTCAAATGGTTTTTTATTTCTTTCTTCGATCAATGCATCTACGAATTTTTCTCCAACACCCTTGATTGCTTCAAGACCAAACAAAATCTTGCCATTAAATACTTTGAATCCACGTTCAGAACGATTAAGATGTGGTGGTAAAAGTTCAACTCCAAAGTCTTTTGCATCAAGAATATATTTGTTCAATGCGCCATAATCATCTCTTTTTTGATTTAATAATGCACAAAAGAATTCAACTGGATATTTTGCTTTAAGATATGCTGTTTTAAGAGTCAAAAGCGAGTACAGGGCGGAATGACTTTTGTTGAAGAGGTAATTACCCTTACTTGCTAAAAAATCACTAATTTCTTTTGCAATATCTTCTCCATATCCACAGTCAATAATTTCTTTATATATTTTTTCAGACTCTGTTTTTATAAGCTTTACATCCTTCTTGCCTACAGCCTTACGAAACTTGTCTGCTCCACCGTAAGTTCTTCCACCAAAAATACGTACTATATCCATCATTTCTTCTTGATAGATCATACAACCATAAGTGCTTTCCAAAATTGGTTTCATATCTGGATGCATATATTCAACTGTCTTTCTACCGTGTTTGCACTCAATATATTCATCCAACGCACCCATACTGTCAGGTCTGTACAGAGCCAATACAGCAGATACATCTTCTAGATTTGATGGTTGAAGTCTTAATAGAAGGTCTTTCATTCCCTGTGATTCAACTTGGAACACACCATTTGTTTTTGCTGAACATAGTAGTTCATACATTTCCTTATTGTTTAAGAAATCTGGATTATTTGCATCAATCTCCCATTCATCAATACCTGCATATTCAACAGCGTATTTGATTGTATTTAATGTATCTGCCAATCCCAAACAGTCAAACTTAATAATTCCAATTTCTTCAACGTTCTTTTTGTCTACTTGAATTACATGCTCACCTTTGCTACCAACTTTCATAGCCATGTAATCTGTAACTTTTGTATCTACAATTCCAACTCCACCTGCATGAACGGATGTCTGTCTAACTCTTCCACTTATTTTTCCTGCGATGTCAAATAGTTCTTTGTAGTCTGCATATTCTTCATACAATGATGGATTGTTATCTACGCATTCTTCAAACGTAGGATATGTAAACTTCTTGCTGATTTTGTCACAGATTTTATATGGAATCTTTAATACACGACCAACATCTTTAATCGCTACAACCGGAGTGATATAAGAAAAGTTGATAATCTGACATACCCTATCTGCACCGTATTTATCCATTAGATACTGAACAACTTTTTCTCTATCAGAGAAATCGGTATCAATATCAGGCATAGATACACGTTCTGGGTTAAGAAAACGTTCAAAAATCAGATTGTATGTAATTGGATCAAGCTGAGAAATTCCAAGCAGATAATCTACAATAGATCCTCCGCCACTTCCTCTTCCGTCACCTACGTAAACGCCATTATGTTTTGACCATTTTATAAAATCCCAAACTATAAGGAAATAACCGTCAAAACCCATTTGATGAATGATTCCAAGCTCATAATCAAGTCTTTTTCTTCTTATTTCTTTATCTTCTTCTGACAATTCATCTAGTTTTCTTGTTTTCCAACCATCTTCACAAAGATATTTCAAGTATTCAAAATTGTCTTTAAAACCATCAGGCAATGGAAATGTAGGCAACTGCGGAGACTGAAATGGCATACTTACATCATCAACCATATCAGCAATGTAATCAGACATTTCAATTCCTTTTGACACATTATCATGTCCGATTTGTTTGTCCATTATTGAATGAATTTCATTTTCTGATTGTACATAGCAACCATCATATAGTTCTGTCATTGTTTCATTATCACGAGCAATCTGAACATGTCTTGCTTGATAATACAAATCTTCTTCTGTGGCAGCATGAGAATCAGTTGTAATTGTATATGGTGTATTTGTTACTTCTGATAATTTAAGAATTTTTTGATTGTAAATAGATTGGTCTTCTGTTTTATGACTTTGCATTTCAAGAAAGAAATTTGGAAAAATACTTTTGTATTCATTGATATAATCTACGCATTTATCAAAGTCTTTTTCACGAGCAATTTTGGATGCCAAACATGCAGAAAGAATGATTAAATCTTTTGCGTATGGTTTTAACATTTTCAAATCTGTTCTAGGCTTGTAATAAAATCCTTCAAAATTACTTTTTGTAACAATCTCGTTTAAAGCAATTCTTCCTTTTTCATTCTTCGCAAGTGCAACCAAGTGAAAGTATTTATTGTCTGGATCTTGCACTTTTATATCAAAACATTCGTAAAGTTCTACTCCGTAAATCATTTTCACATCTGGATACTTACTTTTTAACTTGTCAAAATAAATCCAACTGTATTCATTTCCGTGTTCCGTAATGGCAAAAGCATGTAGTCCAATCTCTTGCGCTCTTTTTAAGTATTCTTCAGGATGGGAAAATCCATCCAAAACTGAATACTCACTATGATTATGTAATGAACTAGCCATATTTTATCTCCTACTTAAATTCATAGTCTTTTACAATTACTTGTGGTGTTAAAATTCCTTTGTAATTATTTAAACTAACTGTTCCTACAACATCCATTGTTCCAAGAAGTCCGTCCGTATCAGAAAACATACTATTGATAATTGCATCTTTTTCTTTATCAACTGAGAACTTTACAAATGCAAGTTCATCATTGTAAATGACTTTCCAACTATTTGACTCTTTCCCCATAACAAATGTATCTTCTTTTACAACAGGAATATTTGATATATGAACATAAGGTTCTTTGATCCCTTGTCCAAACAAGTCTTTTATATCATCAATTTCTTTTACAAATGATATATCAATCTCACTAACATCTTTGTCAAAATCAACTTCGTAATATGCTGTAAAATCAATGTTTTTCCACATTGTATTTATTCTACTAATTGCTTTTTCAACATTGTTTCTGTTGATACTAAAACCTGCTGCATTATCATGACCTTGTACAAACTCAAATAGATTGGTGCTATCAAGTTCATTCTTTAGACTGCCAATTGGACTATGATCAAAGTTTCTGCAAGAACCACCATAGAACATTCCACCATCATCACGTAACTTCTGTCTTCGTAATAATAAGCATGGTTTATTATATTTATCTGCAATTTTCATTGCTACAAGACCAGTCAATGTTTGGCTAAGAACATTAGAGACATTGACAAAAATTGCTTTGTTCTTATATAACTCGTTCTGTTTTATAATATTATCAATTTCATCAACGCTTTTAGACACTTCTTTTCCCTGTCTATTTTTAGCGTTATAACAAAGTCTTGCTGCTCTTGTGTAAATATCTTCATCCGTTTCTTCTGTAGCACCACGTTTTTTATACTTAAACACTTCATCAGTTTCAATAAACGCTCTGAATAATAAGTCTTTGTCATCCTGATTACCAACTCTAATCATTGCATTTAAGATTGGTGTTACGTAAAATTGCACAGAAATAATGTTCACAACATCTTTCATTGAGTATGATTGCTTATCAATAAGTGCTTTAAAAACCTTACTTCTAATCTTGTTTAATCCTGTATTGACATAATATCTTGTCTCAAATTCTCTCATGTCCATTACATCACTAATGTTTGACAGTGCTACCATATCAAGAAAATCATCTGCGTAATTCTCCCAAAGCTCATCATCTACAGCTTTTAAGAACTTATATACAATACCGCCACCACAAAAGTTTTTGTTTGGATAATCGCACATCTGATTATTTACAACAATTGCATACGGATTCTTTTTATCACAAATATGATGATCTAAAACGATAACGTCAATTCCGTTTTCATTCAATTCCTTACATTGAATTACATCATTACTTCCTGCGTCTGGTACAATTAATAAATCTATATCTTCTGGAATTGTAATATCTTCAGAAATTCCATGCTGTTTTTGCGTATGCAATGAATATGTTATATTTGCTTCAGAATTTATCTTTTTTGTATATCTTATAATCTCGCTGGCAGAACAAAAGCCATCAACATCAGGATCTACAATTACATGAATTTTTGACCCTCTGTCTAAATGTGATATATAACATAAAACTGCTTCGTGAATATTGTCGAGCATCGAATAGTCGTTAATACATGATTCGTCTATGTTTAAATATTCTTTCCAATTTTCTACACCACGATTTAGTAGGATCGTTTTTTGTACGTTGTACTCATCGTTTAATGAGTCTTTGATTAATCTATATTTCAACAAATCACTCCTATCGTAATTTATAAATATTCTTATTTAATAATTGTTCAAATTTTTCTATATTATCTGTCGGTGATTCTTTCTTAGATAAAATTCCATCTTTATCTATCAATGCATAAATCTCAACTTCGTCTATAAAACGCTTTGCTATAGAATCCAATTCTTCTTTTTCAACATCCTTGTCAAAAACAAAAATGATCGGAACACAAAGTCTTGTTAGTTTATTAATTTGACATTGCGTTATCTTTTTTCCACCAGTTGCAACAGCTTCTTGATATCCAGCATTCCATAATTGCTGAACACCCTTTTCTGCTTCTACAACAAATACTCTTTTTTTCTGTTTTATAAAATTGATTGTTTTATACAGACCGTATAAGATTTGTGACCTTGCACATTTTTCAAGATAGATAAATTTCATAGTATCTTCTGGCACTTCTCTATAAAAATACCTTGCTTTTACACCAACTAAATTTCCCAAATCATCTCTTATAGGAATTGTTATTCTGTTACTTTCTTCATCATATCCAATCTCAAATTCTGACTGTGTATCGTAATCAACATTATCTTCAAGAAACATGTCATTTACATAAGGCTTATAATAGGAAAGAATTCTTTCAGAGATTGGTTTTAATGGTTTTTCCTCTTCTTCCACATTGTCATTTTCCTGTAAATCTAACAACATTTTCGTCAATTTAAGACTTTCTGGAAGTTCATCTTCTGGATTAGAATAGTAATCTATATCAAGAACATCACAAATCCATTTGATTGCATGTGGAAATGTTTCGTTCTTATAAAATTCAACTAAAGAGATTAAATCAGAACCTTTTCTTCCGTTTGTTATATCTCTTGTATAATTAATGGTGGTTAAATTGGTATTTTCATACACACAAACCGCTGTTGTGTTATCACCATCTGGATTTGCACATTGATAAAACCCATCTCTATGTTTGATATGATGACATCCAACTTCTTCTAAAACTACTGGTATTAAATCATTTTCTAGTATATTTTCTTTGAGAGATTCGATATCCAATTAAACCACCACTTCCTTTATTTTTTAATAATTTCTCCGACTTCCAACCAAATGTTGTAATCTAAATTTATTTCAAATAATGTTTTTTTCTTTGCGCCAAATCTGTTCTTATCACAAACACAACAATAATATCGTTTTGTCTCGTCTAACGAATGAACTGTATTAGTCCCCCAATCTGTTGTTGTAGTATATCCATATTTATGAAAATCTGATTTTGGAATTTCTTTGAATAAAAACAATGTATGTAAGACATGTTTGATTGATTTACAGTTTGCAATGTTACTTGATGTAAGCTCGTCTGGTTTTACAAAGTTTGCATCGTCCGTCAACTGAATTGACAAGTAGCCAAACATATTAAGATCCTTCGCAACTTCTGTAAGCCTTGTTGCTGTTACTTTCATTGCTGCCCAATCACCAGTTGTGGAAATGTCATTTTTGAATGTATCATAGAAAAAATAATCTATTCCAAGAGTAAGATGTGCTTTTCTTATTTCGAATTCAAGTGTTTTATCATCATATGCAGAAGCAACATCTTTTACAAAAATAAGACCTTGTGTCTCTTGTTCGATCCAGTCTGCAATCTGCATAATCTTTATGTATTCGTCAGAGTTTGCAGCGACTCTCTCTATATAATCTTCAATAGATTCTGTAATATCTCCCCATTCGTCACGTTTCTGATAAATAAATTCACCTTTGTTATCTTTGTATAACCCAAGAGTGAATTCTTTTTCTTTCTTTTTTATCTTTAATCCGTGAATTTCTTGGAACTCTGGATTGTTAATAACAGTTGTTATTAATGCATATCTTATTTCTTCAACAGACATCTCGTTTAAAAGAACAAAGACTTTTTCTTTTAATACCAAAGTAATATAAGCAATTAACTTTGTCATAAGTCTACTTTTACCTGCATTACTAAGCATACCAACAGCCATTACAGACTTCTTTTTCATTCCTCTTGTGATATCATTCATAATAGGAAATGGCATTTGAAGTCCCAAGTCAGGTGTTTCCATACAGTGCAATAATGTTGTACGAATATTGCTATTTAATATTTCAGCTTCTTCGTTCGTTAAAATTACAGTATGAATTCTATCTGTTTTTGAACGGATCAATCTGTAAATATCCATTGCTGATAACATTTCAAATTTAGGATGAGAAACAATCTTACTTACATCAAAACCATTTCTTTGATATTCTCTAAGTAACGAATACTTTTTAAGGACTTCATAGTACCCAGCCATATTGTCTGGTACTGAAAGTTCCATCCATTTTTCAATTGTTTTCCATCCACCATATTTTTTATACAGGCTTAATCTCTCAGATTCTTCTGCCATGTATGTACTAACAATACTTCTGTTAAATTCCTGGCTGCGAGTCTTATATAAAATTTCTGCATTGTCATAAAAGAACTTTGTTGCTTCATCATAAAAATCATATTTTGACCTAATGTTATTACCATGTTCTACAAACAAATCTGGTTTTTTGTATATGCTTCCAACGAGCAATATTTCATTTGTTACGTTACTAATTATCTCCATTGAAAACACCTGCCTTTAAATTTCATCAAGCATTGAATTGATATCTATTGCATTATTCTCTTTCTTTGTATTTGAATTTTTAACAATGTCATTGTATTTAACAAAGTCAATGCTTTCTTTCTTCTTTTCTTCTATATCAATCATTGCTAATTTTTGTTTTTCTTTCCAATCTAAATACGCATCGTATCTGGAAAGCAAAATAGACATGTCATACCATACTCTTGAAATACCATCTATATTCTTGTCACGTTTTCTTTGTTTTTCCGCATTCTGTAAAAGAAAATTTCTTTTTTGTTGCCACATGTCCAATAAGTCTTCCGGTGGAACTGGCTTGCTAAGTCCTTTGTAACTACCATTAAAAACTTCGCTCATTCTTACATAAAAATATGATGGCACAAAAGTTAAATCATACATGTCCATTACATATTCAAACAATTGATTTCTTGGATTTTCACTTTTTTGGATTTTATCTTCGTACTGTTTTTCCAATGTTCTATATTGGTCAATTTTTTCAATACATTCATCGACAGTTAATGGTTTTTTCTTTTTTGAAGTCTGATGTTCTACAAAACAATCACAATGAAAACATTTTCTAGTATTTCTTTTTTCGTCTACTATAAAAAAATATGATTGCTCATCTTCTTTTTCTAAATTTATTTCATTTTTACAATATCCGCATTTGTATTTTTTACTTCTAGCCATTTTTTCTCCAATAGTTACACCAGCATATAAAAATATACTGGCGTAACGTTTTTATAAATTTAGTTTATTTAGCAGAAACAATATCGTAATATTTCTTCAGTTCTTCAATGTCTGTCAACTTCATATAAGCCTTTGGAAGACCTGCTTTTGTAATCTCTGTCTGTTTTTTGTTCTTTTCTGTTGCAGGAAGTGCTGTAATAACAGCTTTGATTGCATCACAGTAATCCTCTACTGTTTTAAGGTCTGAACCTACATTTGTTTCAGACTTCTCTTCAAACTCTGAATCATACTTAGCATTATCTTTTTCAACAGCCTTGAGTTCTTTCTGGATCGCAGAGTTCATGTTGTTCTGTACAACAAAGTCTTTTTTGTCTTTATTCTTTGTGATTGCTGTCTGCCAATCAAGAATGGATGGTTCAATAATTACTTCATTCTGCTGATGTACAAGAGTTCTGTCTTTGTTGTCAATAAGACCTTTGATAATTCCATCATCGTCTTTAAACATACGGATTACAGTTTTGCAGTTGTATCCAACATCTTTAAATCCATCAGGAACAAATGCACCAGTTCTTACAGTTTTAAACTCACCATTCTTGTCTTTAAACTGATCGGTTTCTGGTTTCTCTCTTGATGTAACAGCAAAGTGTTTTCCAGATGCAAGAAGATCAAGAATTAAATTCTGACCATCAAACTTCAGTGTTCCCCAATCTTTCTGCTCCATTCCTGCGCCTTCGATTGCAACTTCTTTTGACATTCCTGTAAGTTCATTTTTCTTAGCTCTTACGGTTGCTCTCTTCTTTGAGAATTCAATAATACTCTGCTGTTTTGCTGTGTAAAGAAGTGTTGCTCCGTCAACAACAATCATGTCTGGTCTAAATGGTTTTCCATCAGAATCAAGATATACTTCATCTGTTTCATTTCCGTCATCATCAAATTCGTAAAAGTCATCTCCGTCTTTTGCCCTCTTAATAAATTCGCTCACCTCGGAAAGTGACTGTGTGTATACGATGTAAATATTCTGAAGATCATAACCCTCTTCTTCGTACTTATCTAAGTATGTGTCAATACCACCGTTTTCTGGATCAATAAACAATACCTTAAACGGACTTCCATCTTCATTTACAAGTTTCATTGACTCAAGACAAAAGCTAGATTTCCATGTTCCGTATGCTCCATAAAGTAAAAATCCAAGTCTTGTCTTAATTTTCTTTCCACCACGTCCTGTTGCCATGTGTAATTCCTCCTAAATTTTAAAAATAATCACTTCGTTAGTTGCAGATTGGTTTTTACCAACCTGCATTATCATCATCTTCTGAACCTGCGTGAACTGAACCCCATGTACCATTTTCAGAACCACCAAAGTCTTTAGCAGCTTCTTTGGATGCCTTGATTGTTTCGATTGCTCTGTCAATCTCTGCTTCTGTGTATGTTTCTGTGTCGATTGTCTCCGGATCAGCACCAGTGATAATAAGTTCACGAACTGTAGGTGTGTTTACACGCTCCATATTATTTTTCTGTCCCCAACAATCTGTTGTCTCAACTTCTGTTGTATCTTTTTCTACAGAAATATTTCCCCATACTTTGATACTTGTGTATGGCTTAAGCTGTTTTGCGAATACACGAGCAAGACCCATATCTGTAATTACAAATTCTGCATCTTCAATGGAATCGTAATTAACAATCTTTGCTTCAACAGTCGCTTTTGTTTTATCATCGTTTGGTGTGACTGACATAAATACAATTGTCTGTGTGAAGTCTGCAAGTGAATTAAAATCTTCTGCTTCAAAGTCAATATCTTTTGCAAGTGATACCTGACTAGGAACAAATTTTGTTGTATGACTGTCATTGTAACTTCCATACTCAATTCTTCCTTTTACAAATACTGTCTTATCATCAACGAGATGGTCGGAAATCTCTTTTGCAGCATCAAATTCAACAAGAGTTTTCTTATTGTTTACATCGTTGCCTTTTTCGTCTTTTACTTTTTCAACACCAACTTTTACACCCATCAGCCCATAACCTTCCTCATTGAATGTAAAACGGTCTTTCCAAGGAACATCTTTTGAAACATATTTACCTGTTTCGTTATCTTTTTTTGAAAACTTGACAACATCTCTTTCCATTCCATTTAAACCAACATACATTGTAGAACCTGGATTGAATTCAATTCCAAAACTTGTTGATCTCCAAGGCTTGTTTGTTTTTGTAAGCTTTTCGACATAGAAATTATCTTTCTGTGTACCACTAACCTTACCTCTTACCTGAAATGTTCCTTTTGTCTGTGGTAAATCAATACCTTTTTTCTTTTCTGCCATCAGAAAATCCTCCTTAAAAATAAAAAATTTATGTAAATATTGTTAATAAAACAATCTATCTAAACGCCCAACCGGACGGAACACAAAAATAAATTTATGCAAAAATCTATATGAAACAGCGATTTTATGGTGTTTTTATGTCAATATATTGTATTTATATTATTTATAAACACTATATATAGTGTGTCAATTTTACAAGAAACCAAAGGTACGCTGTGCAACCTCTAAATTTATATTCTCTATTCAATTTTGATTTGAAATTGTGAGCGAATTGCTCAAAAGTGATTAACTGATTTTGTATGCCAATCTTGTATCTGTAAAATATACTTTATTAATTCTGCAATGCAAATGATACTCGTCATATTCTAAATCTTCTATTTTACTGTCTTCATAGATACTAGCACCAGGACTCTTTGATGGAAATGTCACTCTTGATCCGTCATACTTTTCATATGCTTCGCAATAAGACTCCCAATCATCTGCAAGAACTACTCTAGACTGATGATCTCTAATATCTTTATTCTCATCTATAGCAAGATTAGTTTCGATAATCTCTATCATTGGTTTGTTCTCCTATTGAAATTAATCCAAAATATCTCCTGCAATCGTAAGTGTAACATTTATAATTACTCTTGCAACAATTGGTGCAAACACCAAACATTTGATAATTGTCCATCCAATCATACTTCCTGTAAGTGTCCCTGCGTCATATGCAGCACATGCAACAATAATCGGTTTAATAAATAACAACCAACCACCAGTGTAAATACCAAGTCCGATTCCAACGATAATGGTAATCCAAAATAAAGTTTCTCTCATTTACTTACCCTCTTTTTTAGACTTCTTCTTTGCAGCAAGTTCAGCCTTTGCAAGCTCATTATCTAACTTGGCAAACACAGAAGTCATCTTAGCGTAATGTGGTTTCTTGGATTTTCTTTTCTCTGCTCTCGCACATTCTTCCTTAACCCACTCTTTAGTTCCTTTCTCGTAAGGATTTTTCTTGTAAGTATAAACCTTACCTGCGTCTCTTCTTTTCTGCATTCTTTCTTCTCTTGTCATGTTTCTTATCTCCTTTTCTTATTTATTCTCTCCAATGATATGGAGTTCTCCATCACAATAATGATCCTGAACATATAACTTTTTCAGCATTGTTGTGATGAATCTCTTGCATTGTCTGGCAAGAAGTGGCTCAAAATCTATGTCGTGTATCTTAGCTAAAGTCTTGCATCTGCGAATCTGATTAGTTGATGGTCTTCTGTACTTATGTGGAATCTTCCACTTGCCATCTACTTTCTTGATACCACACTTCTTACAGATATGTATTTCTTTTTCCCATGAGTCACACGGATCATCGAAATTACAGAAGTGCTTAATCTTGTACTTCTTAATCATTTCTTTGTCACAATACGGACATCTCATAATTTTTCACCACCTATGATTATTATTCTCCACTTTACTACCGAATTTAAAGTCCTCGTTTGAAAGTGGTAAGTCAACCAAGACTGATAGATTGCACACGATTCGAACGTGTTTCTTCCTATTAATAATGCATCACATCGTTAAGAAAGCGAAAAGAACAGGATTACATTATTTTTCAATAAGATATTCTACCAATGAACTAACAATCTACTTTGCACATTGAAGAAATGAGGCGTGCAAAACATGAATGCAAAAATCAAATGTTTTCTGCGTCAAGTTGACTGTACAGGACTCGAACCTGTGACCCTCTCTTGCAATAGATGTTCTTCCCACTGAACTAACAGCCAAACCATTTTTGTAAAATGTAAATACCCTATGTTGGGGGTTAATGCCATATGTCATTCGTGCTGCTTGCATAACACACGAATGTAAAATACAGAAATTGAGCACTTTTGTACCGACTTCATCATTCTTGCTCAGGGAATAAGTGTCTCATATGGCTAATACTGGCAACGAGACTCGAACTCGTATGGTGTGTTTTTACCGATGGATTTTAAGTCCATTGCGTCTACCAATTCCGCCATGCCAGCTCGATGTGCATTTCTGCACATCTTTTGCACTATAAATAACCCATGAAAGGAGTAATATTTGTGAGACGTTCCAAAATCTCACAAGCTAGGCTGTCCAGATTTGAACTGGATCTATAATAGTCAAAGTATTATGTGCTACCATTACACCACAGCCCATTATTGCAACTTTTTTGTCTATATGGTAAGTTGCCAACCAAACAAAAGGAAGTTATGAAAAACATTGTATCTGAACTAGAATGTTCATAGAAAGAAAGGAAACGAATAACACATTCTGTGAATATTCAGATACAGTGGATCATCTGGGAGTCGAACCCAGTTTATACCTTATTAGGGCTTTCTGCTTATGAGGCAGCTCATCTTACCAGTTGATGTAATGATCCATATTTGCCAACCCTCACGACAACTATGCATATTATTATGTAGGTTGACATTTATTAATTAATTCACCATTTACTAGCTTCGCAGACAACTTACAGCCAAGTACAATCATACTGAAAACTGTTTGTCGAAGATTTTATAAAACTTTATATCTTTACTATTTACTGCTTAAACTTTACATAAAAAATAATCTTTGAATTTTGAGCTTTACTACTTGACATTTGAACTTTACTCTTTACAGTCATCTTGTAATTTATAAACGCTCAACACTGTGCATCAAGCATTCCTGTAATAATTTGCTATACTTGCTTTTTATGTTTTATTATGTTGCAAGCTTCTTTATTATTTTGATTCAGGCTATACTTGCAAAAGTCTGAATGATTGTAGTTCTAAGTTTTCAGCAAACAGTGAAATAATTTCCTATTTATATATTCTCTAATACTCTACAGTAGTTTCTGTAATAGCATTGCTAACACTTAATGCAGCATCTACTTCTGTCTTGAAGTTTGAGATATATTCTTCCAATTCATCAATCTTCTTCTTGATATCAAGTGGATCAACCAAGTCATAAGAATTTGCTGTGATAAAATCTTTCTTTGCTTTCTCAAAATCAGCAGTATTTGTTTTACCCTCTTTTGATCCATACATGTCAATGACAAATTTATCTGCTCTTTCACTCAGTTTTTCGCCATTCTCTGCTGAGATAGTTCTATTAGCATCTGCGTATTGACATCTCATTTCATTTAAAAGAAATTCCTCAAACTCAATGCCATGATTTTTCATCTCAATTGCTTCTGCAACAGTATATTCTCTGTCTGCAATCGTAACAATTGTCTTAGCATTAGAAAGCACAACTGCTCTCTTGATTGCATTTCTTCTCTTAATAAGATCTGATGCTTTGTCGTAACTTCCAACCATTAACTTCTTAGCGTCCTCAACCGGAATACCATTAATCTTTTCATTAGAATGTTTGTTTGCTACACAGAACTGTGCATCATCAATTGATCTCTCAATTCTGGAATCAATAATCTTTAACTCTGCTAATGCTTTGTGAACACTCATTTTCTCAATTGTACTCATAATGTTTTCTCCTTTAATCTTTGAAACTTAAACTTTATACTTATTTATTCTCCACTTCGTAGTGGATAAAATCATTAATTTACTAACTCTGAAATCATCTGTAATGATAAAACTATACTTTTGAGATTTTTACTCGCAGAATCTTCATGCAAACTAACTTTTCCATAGTCAATATTGATTAATGAAACCTGGCTTTCATTCACTGTTTCTACGCACCAATTCTCATCTAAAATGATGTATTCCTTATCTAGTTCAGATAAACTAAGCACAATTCCGATTGTACCGTCATTGTATTGAATAACCGCACCTACATCTAATTTAGGCTGATATAGCTCCCAATCGTTAGATATAATGTCTTTACTATCGAACACTTCTGCTGATCCATCACAATCCACAATTTTGTCGTTTTCCAGCTTGATGTAATAACCATTTTCCCAACACGCTTCCTTTATGCGTTCTCCGTTAAGAAGATGTTCGATTGCTTCAGAAAATCTCATTTCACAAACTCCTTTCTATAACCTTTAATTACTTATTCTCCATCACCGTTCTGCAAATTTTATTTCTTCACCACAAACATTGCATTTTAGATATCCAAACTCAACAATCGAATAAGGCTCAAATATGTATTTGAAGCTACAATGAGGACATTCCTTCTTGTGTTCTTCTCGAAATTCATCAATCACTTCTTGCTCATTGAAACTAATTGGAAATCCTCTATTACAGTCGCCTTGCAACTTATCAATTTTTTCTTGCAATTTCTTTAACTCTCCATCCTTGTAATGTTCATCTCTCAATCTATTATTCTCTTCTTGTAGTGAATTAATTGTCTTATCTTTTGTTTTTAATCCTTCTACTACAGACTGGAGACTTTTTATATATTCATCAGTCTTGTACTCTTCATACCATCCCATAATAATTATTATCTCCCATCATATTTAGAATTTAACCACCGAATACAATCTTCAAGAGCATCATCATGATAATCAAATTTATTACCACTTGGAGATGACCACCATGTTCCATCATGAAAATTGAAACATTCCTTTATTAAATATGGTGCAAGATCATTTACATTCATTGTCCTGATTGCATCCAACCATCTGAATTTTCTTCCCATATATGTTATTCTCCTTATTCGTGATGATCATAATATCTGTAAATTGATCTCACATTATCTTTATTTTCTCTGCTACCATCGTAGAAAACATAATTTGCAATGATTTTTGCACCAGTAGATTCCATATATTTCTTCACAGCATTCAAAGTTTTTCCTGAGTAATATGAATCGTCTACGAATACAAATTCCATTCCTTCATATATTCTCCCAATGTCATAAGGAATTTCTTTATCGTGTCTCAAGCCACCTGGCAGCAACAACAAATGAATGTCATCGTATGAATATAATTTAGAATATACAACACCAATTTCACCTGACATTACAAAGTTGCGACACTTCGTTTCTATGACAATGCGATTAATGAAAGACTTCAAAAGATTTTCATCTGATTTAATCGCAGCGTCTAATTCATTAAAATATGCTTCACCACCAACATGTGTTTCTAAACACTTTTGTACTTTTTGCATCATCCGTGGTTCTAAATTAACCACACAATCACTTCCTCTCATATTATTTTTAGAAATACTCTGCATAGCTGTGACACTATGCAAAGTTGGAATGTGTAAAATTAAACTATGTACAGATTATTTGTCTGTAGATTCAGCAATTTTAGCACCTGCAAAACCTGCAAGAATAGAATTTAAGTCGATTCCAGTTGACTCTTTCATACCATCTGTAACCTGATTAAGAGTGTTCATGATATCTTTCATCAATTTTGAAGAGTTTCCATCTCCATACATTGTAATTTTGTCAACTTTGGCAAGAGGTTCTGCGATATTCTTGGCGATTTCTGGCATAGCTTTGAAATACATATCAAGAACTGCTGCTTCACCCATCTGTTTCATTGCTTCTGCTTTCTTCTGAATACCTTCTGCTTCTGCAAGAGCTTTTGCTTTGATTGCATCGGCTTCAGCCTGTCCTTTACTACGAATACCTTCTGCTTCCTGTTCCATAGCATATTTGTTAGCTTCTGCTGTTGCTTTCATAGCTTCAGCTTCTTTCTCACGTTCAAACTTCTCTGCTTCAGCATTTTTCTGTCTCTCAAAAAGATTTGCTTCTGATTTTCTCTGTGTTTCATACAGTCTTGCATCTGCTTCCTGCTGTTTTGCATATTTTTCTGCTTCAGCCTGTTTCTTTACAGTAGCTTCAAGAGTTTTTTCTGTGAGTGCAATCTCTTTCTCTTTAATCTCCACAGCTTTTTCCTGTTTAGCAAGATTAGCATCTGCCGTAGCAATCTCCACAGATTTTCTTTCATTTTCTTCCTGAATACTATAAGCTGCATCTGCTGAAGCCTTTTTCGTATCAGCATCTTTCTGAAGTTCTGCTTTTTTAATTTCAAGTTCATTTTCTTTCTGTGCAATAAGTGTGTCTGCTGCAATTTGAGCTTCTCTTGACTCTCTATCTGCGTTAGCCTGTACAATTGCTTTCTTCTTCTGTGCTTCAGCCTGAGCATTTGCAATTTCCAATTCAGAAGTTACCTCTGCATCATTCGCTTCTTTTTTAGCCATAGCACGAGCCTTGGCAATTTCTTTTTCGCTATCAGCTCTTGAAATAGCTGCATTTTTCTGAATTTTAACAATGTTGTCAACACCAAGATTTTCAATTACTCCATTTTCATCAACAAAATTCTGTACATTGAAGCTCACAATGTCGAGTCCCATTGCAGCAAGATCTGGTTCGGCATTTTCTTTTACGAGTTCTGCAAACTTCTGACGATCGGAAACCATTTCTTCCAAGTTCATTTTGCCAACAATCTCACGCATATTACCCTCAAGAACTTCTCTTGCAACCTGTCCAATGTAGTCAGTTGGTTTATTAAGAAAGTTCTCTGCTGCAAGTTTAAGTCTTTCTGTGTCGCTACTTACCTTTACGTTTACTGCTGCATCAACGTTAATGTTGATGTAATCTGCTGTTGGAACTGCACTTGATGTTTTTACATCAATTGGAATTAACTGAAGATTTAGCTCGTCTTTCTTTTCAAAGAATGGAATCTTAAGCCCAGCTTTTCCAATAAGAACTTTTGGATCTTTTCTTAAACCAGAAATGATATAGGCTTTATCTGGCGATGCTTTTACATATCCAGAACCAACAATTCCAATTCCACCTGCTCCTACAATCACTACAGGAACTAAAACACCAAGTCCATTAATAATCTCATTTACCATTTTTCTTTCTCCTCTTTTTTAAATATTTATACAAAAATTAGTTAGTTTAATTAAGCTAATTTAAGTCCAAAAATACATCATATATTGCTTACTATTTGATATATACATAGAGCAAATTCAGTTCTTTATTTTTCAGTATCCAATTGTTAATCTTGAACGATTACGGCAAGAATTTGTCCTCATATCTGACGTATAACCATAATACTATTACTCTTTTATCGTTCAGAATAAATTCCGAATTCTTCTCTTGAATCTTCATCGCTTTCATTTGTCAATTCGTCTTCTGTCAAGAACTCATCTCCAAGAATGAATCCATCATCTACATTTGTATTATTCTCTACTGACATTTCAAAGAGTTTCTTATGTACTTCGTCTGACAGCTCCATGAACTTCTCTAATAGGATTGAAAATGCAACCAAAATTCCTAAGAGCAATACTCCCATGAAGATCAATACAATGTTTTGGAAAATATCCATTAGAACTCACCTCCAATCACTTGATCACATTTAAAACATTCCAGTTTAATTTCAGAAAGCTTATAATATTCAATGCTATCTGCCAACTCACATTCATATTCTCCGTCTTTATTTTGATTCACATCAAGAACTTCTCTAAATCCAATCAGAACATCTTTGTCCGGTAGTTCAATTACGTCTTCAATAAATACTTTCTTGTATTCATTGTCTACATATAAAGACTCATCACTAAACTTATTCTCCACTTCGTATGGAGTATACTGACCAGGCTTTCTGTAAACTAAGATACGGAATATATCGTCTTCGAAATCATGCAGCCAAGTCTCCAAATCTGTATTACATCTCATGTATCTCACCTCACTTTATCACATTCATGAAAATCCAAAAGCATCTGATATTTATATTCTCCAAACCTTTTCTTCCAACGTTCCTTAGATTTGATATTTATATTTCCACTTATACCCTTTGCACAAAACATCTTTTTCACATGATTTTATTATTCCAGATAAACCTTTTAGCCCTACTGATTTCGCCGCATCTGTAATTGATGCAAATTCTTCAATAAAATTATTGTCCTCATCATATTTTATAACTGCTTTCTTTTTGTTTGCCATCTCCGCTTTGTATTCTCCGATATTATCTTTTTTCTCAAAACTCCATCTATAATTATTTGCAGATTGTTGAGAACCATTTAAGCATAAACTTATATCTGTATTTCTTGTTCCTGTTTTTCTTCCGGCTTCAGCAATTGACCAAAATTCATCTATATATTCACCATTCATTTGATATCTATACACAGTTTTGCCCCTAGTCTTTGAAGCAGACGAAAATCCTCTTCTCTTGCTTTCTTCAGGTGAATATTTATCATAACCTTCTAAAATACGAATAATTTGATGTTTTCCATGCTTAGTTATTTCACGAATGTCTTTAATAGATTTTCCTTCATCCCACAGACGATATATATATTTGCTCTATCAATTGTATTTTTTAATGTATCCCCACCAATTGTTTGATTGTAACCATCATTGTATGTATCGTAATATTCTATCCAATAAATTTCTCGTTCATTTAATTTTTCTTTTGGACATTCTTCTAAAACAATTAATTCAAAATTACTTTTACCATATTTTCTTATCGCCTTATGAATTGCCATATTGTAAGCTTTTTTGTTTACATTATATGATTCACTCAAATGATTTCTATATCTATACCATATATCTATACTTTGACCTATATATTTTTTATCGTTTATTTTATTGCGTATCATATATATTCCACAATAAATTTTTCTTTTTGTTATTTGTTATTCATCTCCTTCTTAGGATTATTCTCTGCGATTTCTTTTGCAACACTTGATTTACCACTTCCAGACAAGCCAACCATAACCCATAATGTTGGTTTATTCATTATTCGAACCATCCTTTCGTAAAATCATAACCATCCTTATCGTGAAAATATAATGGCTCTCTACTTTCATCTATCCATCTTTTTTCATTGTAAGGATCTAATTTATGATACTCTACATGGTCATATGGCATTTTAATGTCATAATCATCCTCAGTGGACTCAGCTAAATAATCTCTACCACCAAATGTATGATTCGGAATGCCTTCTGGAATATGTTTCATATATCTTGGTTTTACATTTTTATGACTTACGAACTCTTCTTTTAATTCTTCAATGGTATATTCTCGATTATATTCGTCAAAAATATCAATATCCATTCTATGAAATTCCAAGAACTTTAGCATATCTTCTACTGATTTATACGCATTCCCATGCCACTCAAATAAAGGTTTCCAACCATAACTCAGTTTCATGATATGTACTTCATAGCCAAAATACGGAGTATCTGTAAGCTCGTACTCATTATCGAAATACTTCATTGCAAGTTCCTTGTCCTTCATCATCATGTAATAATTTGTTCCCACGTTATCACCTCCGCTTATATATTCTCCACCAATGAAATTCGCATTTCATCTATATTTTAATACTATATATAGTGTGTGATGATATATTTATATACTACATGTAGTATTACGATTTATTGCAACACACAATATTATCTATATATCTCATAATATAGCATTTATACCAGCGCATATTTGAACTTTTTCAAAGCCATACTTATAGTAGATGCTTTTATATTCATAATTTCTGCAACTTCATTGTTTGTGTATCCATGATATTTGAGAGCAACAATGTTCTTAACCTGGTCTTTCAGCTTGTCATATTCTTTCTGAAACTTAGCCTTGAACATATAGTCTATCTCAATATTCTCCGATGAAGTCATAAGAAATGTCTCTTCTATAGCTCTATTCTCGTTTTCATTCAATGCTTCCATGGAATATACTTCATCATGTCTCAAGTATTTACCTGCATTAACTTTTCTCAGATAATTACTTACTTCATTTCCCATACATCTGTATGCAAACGTAGAGAACTTTGTTTTATCTGAATCGTAATTTAACGCAGCTTTACACAAACCAATAGAAAGCAATCCACTGAATTCTTCCATATCCAACTTGTGATCTTTTGCATATTTATATGTAAGATTATAATTTTCTTCCACCAGATTCTTTTGTTCTTTGTTAAGCATTTTATATACCTCGCAATCATTATTTGTATACTTACTTATTCTCCAAAAGAATCTGAACAAATTTACAAAATCTCAAATACTACATCTTTCATAGAAGATGGAATCATGAATGTATTTTTCCTATGAGTAATCTCATATTCTTCCTTACCATCTTCGTTTCTTACAACCTTTGCTGTGAGAATCTTTCCTTTTTTAATCTTTACACTGTCTTCTTTTTGGTCTTTGAAGACAACATCTTTAATAAATTTAATCGTCATAATGTTTATTCTCTCCTTAAAGTTTTCATATTTTACAGCTATTGTGTTCTCTATGTGATTCATAAAACAATCACTTCTTTATACCTTTTTAGAAGTTCCTCTTTGTTATTCATTACCCATTCTTCCGCATATTTCCTTTTGTTTGGATGTATGTTTCCTTTCATAAATCTTCCATCTATCAAACTTAGCACTGCTTCTTTATTTTCGTACTTGACATGCACATGTGGTTCTTTATGACCTTTCTCTTTCGTATGCATAATTATTTTTATTCCAAATTTAGAATGTACTAAATCATAAAGTTTTCCTTCTTCGTCAAAAATATAAATTGAATATTTAAGACAATAATTATCCATATATAGACAGTTCCTTTCGCTTAATGTGAATTTGTAAAATTTCCAAAATTAATTCCTTTGTATAATCTGTCCAATGCCACTTCAAATGCTCCGATTCCTGAGAAGAAACTGCTTAACTTTAAATCATCAAAAAGATATGGCATGGCTTTATACAGCTCAACAAATATGTAATATAAAACATCTACCACGATTGAATTTCCAGCTTGCTTATACAACTGCGAATTTGAAATACCTGCATTATGTGCTGCATTGAAATTTTCATCCGAAAATCCCATAAGTCTAAAGCATTCTTTCGGAGTTAATTTTCTTACTCGTAAATTATTTGTTACTGGCAAAATAGCTGTTTTAAACCCTTCTGGTCTTGTCGTTAATGTAGGTGAACAGCCCGATTTATTTACTCTTTTATTAAATGCATCAATTGTATCTCCATATTCTGCATCGGAATCATCAAATGTATCTAATGCTTGTCTAAAAAATCTTTCTTTAGGCTTGTCTTCAACAGATTCGATTCTACATACACCTGTCTCTGTAGCAGTTAATGTTGGACAAATATTACCACCATCTTGTACTCTTCCACGTCTAGTTTTAGAATCTGGATATGATAAATCTGCAACTCCACCAATTTCACATTCTATGTAACCTTTTTTGGTGGCTTGTGGAATTGCAACTGTTTTAATATCATTATCCAAAATCTGTTTCGGTTGCTTATAATCTATTGCTACTAATGCACCCATTACGGAATCTTTCTGATATACCAAATCTCTTTGACCGATTGTTCTAAACTCTGGTTTTGTTGTGCCAATAATATTTTTTGTAAAAGTATCATCAGTTAGCTTGAATCTATCTTGAACTTCTTTGCTAAGATAATATTTTTGATCAACAACGTCTTCCAATAAATCTTTCAATCTAACACCATTATCAAATGGTTCTGGAAATTTAAACTTACCATTATCCAAATCTTTCTTAATAAAAATCAGATACACACGCTCCCTATTTTGTGGAATACCATAATTCTTTGCATTAAGCACCTTCCAATACACGTTATATCCGTATTCTTCCAACTCATCAGTAAACAATTTAAATGTTGTGTCTTTAAACTGTCTACCGACAATGTTCTTTACATTCTCATAAATTCCAAAATTTGGTTTATTTGCTCTGATAACTCTTAAATATTCAACAAGTAATGATGATCTTGTCTTTTCAATATTTTCACTGTTGCAATTTGGACACTTATCACGTTCAGCCCAATGAACTGTTAATGGATTATATTCATGTCCACATTCTTTACAAGTCCAAACAGAACCCTTTTGTTTACCTGCTACAGAAAAATCCTGACACGGGCTACCTCCACAAATCATATTAAATTGTTCAAGATTTGTCTCATCAACTTTTGTAATATCACCAAGATTCAATGATTCATCTACACCATGAATTGCACAGTATGATTTTGTTGCATACTTATCAAATTCACAGAAGTTTACCAGTTTCCAATCTTTTTTGAATGAATTTATGCTTTCACATGGTAGTTGCAAATGCCTTGAAAGCGAGGAGTTTTTAAAATTAAGAAAGGTGAAAACAGGTAAATTCTAGAATAAAGAGATTGCGCAATCCCCTATAAATAAGGGATTTTTATGAATACTGATAAAAGCATAAATTCATTCAAAAAAGATTGGAAACTGGTAAACTTCTGTGAATTTGA